TCCAAACACCTATCGATGACTGGTTCAAACTTTGTCCGTTCCAAGCATTCAAATCTGTGTTTGGATTGTCCAACTATGTCATGGACAATACAGCACTGTATGAGTTCTTGAAGAAGGAACTCACGATTGCTGCATATGACAGAGTCCAGGTGTCTCTTACTGAAATGGTTGATGGTGGAAAGATCGGCAAGAGTTTTATGGCTCAAGCCACACCTGCAACCACAACCGGAACTATGTCCATCCAGCATGTGTTTCCACCCGTTGATCTTGGTGATGGACTGCTTGTTGGAGATGGTGGGGTGAAGAACCTCATTCCTATTCCAAGGATTGTGGACATTCCGAAATACAAGCATATCTTCTTTGTGCTTGCTCCTGAATCAGAGATGGGTTTTGCCAACTGTGGATGGAGATTCCTTCGCAATGTTGTGTCTCTTTTGAATGGAGCACTTGAACGTGAAATGTCTCAAGTTGCAGAAATGCACTTTGAAGATCTTCCGAATGTCACAGTGCTTCGTCCCGAGAGTTACGTACCATCTGCTGGATTGCTAAATTGGTCTGACAAATATGATCAGATCGACAAAGCATATGACTTTGCAATGAAACAACTGGAACACGAGAAGGACATCTAACATGAAGAAGATATTGGTTGTATTCGCTTGTGTTGGATGCATCTGTTTCACTGGTTGCAACACCAGCAAGGTTCACATTTCTGATGATGAACAATGGTACATCCAACAGATAGAGAAGGAAAAAAGAGATCCTTCCAAGACAATTCACAATTGTCCGTACTGCAGATGTCTCAAAAGAGATGCTGTCAGTATACCTGTACAGGAAATACAAAAATAAAAGAATGTTGACATCTGAACCCCAGGAAAATCCTGGGGTTCAGATGCCTTAATCAAGATTGTTTCGAATGCAGAACTTGTACGTTGAATTACTTCAACGTGATGTTGCCGTCGGCATCGACATTGAGACAATCGAACGCAGTCGTGTTCAACTGACGACGTTCTTTCTCCTCAAAGCGATTCTCTCTCTTGAACTTCTTCTTTCCGCCCTTGTACTTGCTCGGATCGAACTTCTCACGGTTCTTGTTGTTGAACTGACGACGAGGAGCGTCCTTGTGCGGTGCATCGGGAACAAATTCCCCTGCGGATTCGTGAAGATCGACATTCGCCTTGCGGTCGAATTTCTTGTTCACAAACTTGCCGTTCTCATCACGGCATTCCTCACACTCCGGGTTGCGACAATCCCAGAATCCCTTGCTGTTCTGAACGAGTTCGCTCTTGCAGACTCTGCATTTGTGGACGCGCGGATGATTGGGATCATCCATGGGTTCCTCATGATAGAACGCCGCGAAAGTATCGGCATTCGTCACGAGAAGTTCGATGACCGCCTCACAGAGGTAGTGCAGACGGTTGGCTTTGGAACCGGGACCGAAGTCCTTGCGTCCGGTCTTGGCTTCGTCGATAGGTTCACAACGATGTCCGAGCGCATACATGAGACGACCTTCCGTGGTTTTCGGAGTCGTGTACGCATCGATCAGACTTTCGACAGTGACCTTGTTGCCGTCATCATCGACGAGTTCTTCACCTTTGTCGAGGCGAGCGAGACTGTCGAGGAACGCAAGGCAGTTCCCGTTCAGTTTCATCACCTCTTCCTTGGTGAATTTGCGAAGCTTGAATTTGAACCCATATACAATACCGGTCATGGCATTGACCAGCCAGTCACCACCGTGACGACCGTCTTTGGGTCCGTAGCCGCGGTGCTGCTTCGCATACGCGACAATGTTGTTGGCGATCTCTTCCGTGTAACCGGCTTCGATCAGTTTGGTTTTCCGAGTCTCGTTCTTCTTCTGGATGAACGCTTCACGTTCTTCCTTGGTGAACTGTTTCTTCGGGGCGGGAGTGGAGTTGGTGTTCGCAGCGTCGTTCTGCATTCTGGCATTCCTTCATGGTTGTTTGGTGAAAAGATCTCTTCTATACCTACGGACCAAATCCATATGGTGTATGAGATCGGTTAAGATTCGCTCATGTAGTTCTGGAGTGTCACCATATTCGATCAGTTCGAATAACAGATCTGGTATGACAACATATCCGAGTTCCACATATTTCCTGTTGAGTATGTCGAATCTACCCATACTCAACATGGGTTGATAAACAGCAAGTTGTTGAAACAGCATCGTTGTGAAATACTGAACCATCTCCAATCTTGTTTTGAATACAATCTCAGGGATGTTATACTTCTCACGATACTTGACCAGAACATCGGATTTGAATGTCTGGACCAACACTCTTGTTGCTATCTCGTCACACTTCTCACGATCAACTAGATCGTCGAGCATAGTAATGGTATCTCTTAACCTTTCATTACGAATGACAACGCATTGCTTAGATGTCAAGCGATACCATATGTTCTTTATCCACTTGAACATAGACCCTCCTGGGTCTTAGGGTGATCAAGCGATAACGCCGGTTGACGAAGTCTCGCCTTCCTTGGCTTGGAGCTGCTCTGCAGCATCGGATTTTGCTTTGAAACTCGCAGCGCGTTCGTACCGAGCTTCCTTGTCATTCAGCATCTCGATGATATCCTGACTGATCGGGATACCGACATTGACGGTGAACGGAAGGTTGAAGTACTTGGTAAGTGATTCTGTGTCCTCGACGATGCCGAGGTACATGACACCAGTGATGATGTCAGGTGCGATGCCATCCTCGGAAACAGTAAAGGTTGCGTGAACCGGAGTTCCATTGTCAAGACGAACAGAATCTTCACCAGGGAGACCGTAGCATTCGCCAGTCGAGGAATCAATGGCGTTGATCGACATATTGTACAGACCGTACTTCACAGCAGGCACGATGCCGACAGGAGAAAGAAAATTCATCTTGTCGGTGAAATCCACTTCTTCTATCCAGGCGCAGGTGAAAAGACCTTCGAGCTGATGCAGACGATCGATGATGGAAAGGTTGACTTTCACACGACCGACTTCCACATTGTTGAAGATCATGGACGGGATATAGATCTTCTCATCCTTGGCGAATGCCTCGAGAGTGCGGATGGTGTTGATGCTGTTGAAACAATCCGTCTCGGAGCACGCATCCACGATGCCGATGGCGATGATCCGTTTCTTGCGCTTGCCAGCTTCGCGGATCAAGAGAGGTGCGATGACGGATCCGGAACCGCCGCTCATGGAGAAGATGAAAATGTTGACATCACCGAAGTCATCGTACACTCCGGATTTGTCGAGTTTCCACTGGATGTCCTTGAGCAATGACGCGCGGTTTTTACCGGCACCCGCTTCCGCGATCACGTGGGTCTTGACCGGGATGTAGGCTTCGGATTCGTCACCTTCGCGACGATCATGGAATCCGGCTTTGTCGATGTTGGACGTGGAGGTATCGATCACAACGTGACTGATACCGTTGTCACCGCAGATGTCCAATTTGTGAGTGCCGTAATTCTCACGATACTTGCGGAGAATGTTGCAAGCGGCACCTCCTGCGGCGATGATTGAGAGATTGATGTTTCGTTCCATTTGAGAACTCCTTCCTGTTGATTGGTTAAGCGAACATATTGTTCTTTGTGAGTTTTTCTTTCAAAGATTTGTTTTCTTCCATGGATGGCTGAACGTCTGGCATGCACTTAGCACAGATAGGTGGAAGATCCTTCGACATTCCAGCGTCACATTCGAAGCAAATGGGTTGACCGCAGACAGAACAAGTTGCGAATGGTGTAACCAGTCCACGGATGGGAGGTGGTAAATTTCTCCCACAAGATGCACATTTTGTCATATTCACTTTAACTCCTTTTGTTAAAATTGCTTCGCGAATATCCTTACTCTAATGTAATATATTCTCATACAACCCATGAACATTGTGCATGTAATGATGCTAAAAAATAAAGAGATACAGTAGGGTCCGTACAAGACCCTACTGTATACAAAGTTGTGATTAAGGAGACATTTCTACATTGACAAGTTTTCCTTTGTAGAAACGAGCATCAAATCCTCTTCCAGAATCATTGTAGTTCATGAACCAAATGACAGTATCGTAAGTGTACAACTTCCCTTCATTATTATACGTAGCTCTTGCTAGAGTCTCGTCCTGTGAGATCCAGATCTGTCTCAGATCGAAGTCTTTTGTCGCATCAATGGGATCGGTATGATCAAGTGGTGCGTTTTTCGGACCGCCTTCCATCTCAACAAATTTCTGACACCACTCGTTGCACATACGAATAATGTCATTGTAGTATTTGTCAAGTTCAAAAACGAAATTGATGATATCTGCTCCAAGTCTCGTCGGATCGAGTTTCTTCTTTTTGCTTACGTATATGCTTACCAGTGGATTGTATCGTCTGTTGTTGATCATCATCGCAACATGGAACCGCAATTCAGTTGACTTAGAATCAGTGTCGATAAGAGATTCAACACTTGGTTGTACTTTGAATTTCATTTAAATCTCCATACCCCCCAAATGTTAAAAGAACCTTATCGGGGGGGGGGGTGAACCCTCCACCGATAAGTTTATTGGTTCATGCTCTTTCGAAATATTCGCGTCCATGCAAACATGCTGGACACTGTTCCGGTGCTTCAAGCATAGGTGTCGTCACATATCCACAGTTACGACATCTCCACTTGATCTCATCGTTCTCAATGAAGAACTCACCGGATTTGATGAGCCCGAAGAACTTGAGAAATCTTCCCATATGGACGTTCTCAACTTCCCCGATCTCTTTGAATCTCTCTGCGAGTTCACCGTATCCTTCTTCTTTGGCAACATCGGATGCGCCAGGATAGAAGGATCGTGTTTCATCTCGTTCACCTGTCATTGCAGCGATGAGGTTCTCTTCTGTGTTCTTGCCACCAAGACCAAGTCTATCGAACCAGAGTTTACCATGCTCGAATTCTTGCATAGCAATCTCTCGGAATGCTGCGGCTATCTGACGATAGCCATCTTTCTCGGCTTGTTTGGCGAAGACCATATACTTAAACACAGCCATAGCCTCACGGATGAGAGCATCCTCAAGAAGGATCTTGCTGCGTTTACCTTGTTCAACAACATCCATGATTTGTCTTCACTCCGATTTGTCTTTGATCAATTCATCAAGTATATCTTCCGTAACTTCGTAAGCCATGATAGATTCTTTTCTGTCATAGAGAGCTTTCACAACTCTATGGAACCCATCAAGAATACGACGATTCTTCCAAACAATGATTGGGAATCTTGTGTCTGCATTATAAATGCGATCAAGATGTTCTGCAAGCATAATGGGGTTCAGAGGAATCTTGTCCTTGACTGTAACACCATCTGCTTCAAAGATGCACTTTCCCCACATGGAACCGATTTCACATTTACGGACCAGATTGCAATCCAAACGGAATTCAACAGGTTCGATATGATGTCGATTCACAAGAGCAATGAGATCTGGAACAGGATATCTCTTACCCTTATATCCAAATTGGAACTTTCGATCGATTGCTCCATTTGGAATTGATTTATCTGTTGTAAACAACATGGTTGAATTTCCTTGTTTTATCTTTAGACATAAGATGGATTGCGAAAAAAAAGAGAACCCATTGCTGGGTTCTCTTTCGTTCTCAATTGAGAACTTCTGGAGCGTCGTGTCCTTTCCATTCGTTATATTCTTCGGATACTTGACCATCAGCAGTGACTTCGAAATGGCAACGAGTACCATTGTTGTAAATCACTTTTACGACAAATCCCTGGAATTCGCCGCATTCTTCTTTTGACAGATTGGAAGATTTCCTTTCTTTCATCAGATATTTTGCGATGGTAACAAGAGCGTCGAACGAAAGATCAACATTCCACTTGCCGATCTTTTCTCCATTTGAATTGAAACGGAACAGTTCCATGCCTTCGTCGTAACAGGTTCCCGTTGTGACAATGTCGAGCTGTGCGAACACAGCGTCCCGGTTGATCGTGTTCATCATGTAGGTTACATTATCCATTTTGTACCTCCTGGTTGTTATGGATTATTTGTCGATCGTTCATCATTGTAATTTATATACAAACTGAAATCAACTACAAAAAAGGAGACCCTCGATGAGGGTCCCCTGGGCGTGGCTTAGAGCCACCTGACGAAAGATGAAAATTCTTCCGAAGTCATCTCACGCACGAACACGAAGTCGTTGCGGAGCTGATGCATCGAAACAGTTTTCTTGCTCATCGGCATGGTGCCGTGTGCGGAAAGGATCCTCGCCAGCTTGACAGTACCGTCAAGATTCTCACGAACCACGACATAGTAGTCCGGACAGAATCCGTAGGTCTTGTAAACTCTGCCGCGCAGATCGGAGTCCGTGTTGTCATCGACGATGCGGACGGTTTCGACCGGAGCCGAGACACGCACATGCACCGGACGTTCGACGAAACGAACGGAAACGTGAGGACGATTCTCGCGCTCAAGCTCATCGACGATTGCACCACAGGTTGCGCCAGCAGCGGCGCCGAGAACAGACCAAAAATTGCTCATTTGTTACCTCCTAAGGTTAGGTGTTTATTTGGTTGGTTCACGTGGATAATTTATATTTGAAATTCAATGAATAACGCAACAGAGCACCTGGGTTTGTGCCCAGGTGCTCTGTTACTGTGTATGTTACTTTTCATTCCAAATGTCAAGGATGTTCTTCTCACACTTCTCCAATATCTCGTTGGACAAGCCAACTAAGAATGGACTAGAGATCAACCTATTTAAAGCACCTCTAGCGCTTGTACACGCCTCCACCTTGATCGAACCATCTTCCGTCATGATGTAATCATCATAGACGCGAGAACAAGTTGATTTCAAGGAAGAGTCGAAGAACAGCTTATCTCCCATACGCATACCTTTGGTCTGCTTGATGTAGAACCGGAAGATAATGGTCTCTTCAGTGAGATCAATGATTCCGATCTTATCAGTTGCATACAAAGGCTGTGAAGGAGGATAATCCTTACTGTTAGATGACTGACTCGCCATCTTAGCACGTTCATTCTTGTCTCGTGTGATAGACTTGACAATCGTCTGTAAAGACTTACTCATATTCCTGAGTTCTGTCTTGTACATCACATCGATCTTGACAATCTCTCCAGAATGTCCAGCTTTAGGTGTAGCTCTGTTCAAACTGCTGAGCATCTCAGCAAGTTCTTCATCCACATCATCACCAGCCATAGATTCAGGAATGACAGATTCATCAAAGATCATGAGTGCATCTGTTGAGAGAACTTTCGTTCCAACAGTTGCAATCTTGTGAACGTTCGTGCTTGTTGTGAGAGTGATTTCTTTGACATGGATCGGATTGAATGTCATTCTGTCACACAGTGGTTGTGTAAGGATAGAAGCATCCTCAATTGTACCACCGTTATCCAGAAGGGCAACCATAGCCGGAACACCGATATTCCAGTCAACTTGTTTGCTATAAGGATCCGGAGTGAAATAGCTCTTGTTGTAGATGATGATATCATCCTTCTTGAACTTATCACCTTTCTTGAATCCATTGATTGCAACAGGTTGGTCAACCCAGAATCCATTGGAACAGTTGTTGGTGAACTCTTCACCGATATTGAGACATACGGTCTCTCCATCAGCATACTTGATCTTGACAATGCCAAGTTTTTCATCGACTTCCTCGATTACACCATCCTGTTTTGCAGGATAGGCAAATGGAGGACGTGTCTTGTGCGCAACAACTTTCTCATAACCAGTTCTGGTTCGCGATGGTTTCATGTTATCCAATGGAACCACGTGAGAAGCTTGTATCGATGAGAAATTGCAGCGCTTACCCTAATGCGTTCAGATATGTTCGCTATACATATCCCGGAATTACATCCAGCTCTACATCACTGTAGATGTACAGACTATATCAACACCAGTTAAAAGGTGGATACCTTTTCGGTTCGCTTGAACCTACAGGGCGACAAACCCCATTAGTCGTTGGACACATCCTGTATCACAGGACTTCGTACCTGGTTGGGCATTGTATTGACCTTTAGCACTCTTTCGAGCTTTTATTTCAGCATGGGTCATCTCATTTATTTTTTCTACTTTCGTAACCATCACGCTTATCTTTTGGATTACGTTGTGGTTAAATGAGCTTTAGCCTTTTCCAGAGTTTAGGTATCTTTACAACCACCATCTTTCGATGATAGCGGACTATAGTTAATCGTCGTTAGTAACGCCTGGCATGATCAAAGAGTTCAACGACAGCATGTTCTCTGGTTCGAGTTTGTCAGGATCCGGCGCAACCGCCATACCACGAACATTGGAGATCAGTGGGTTAAATGGAAGAGTTGCATTCAAACCAACCTTTCCATTATCAACGGTTGCTTCACTCACAACTCCAAGACTGTCTTTGGTAAATTGACGATCTGGAATCATGAATGTCTCAGCACTGCGTCCACCTGAACCAGCGTTAGAGAACTTGCTGTATGCTTTGATGTCGTCAATTGGGTTGAGAATGTTGACATTCTCCATCAACTGTTCTTCCATGATGCGCTGCTTGATGGTGTAGTCACTCATGGAGAATTTGTTGGTCGCACCAATTGATTTGTGTTTGTATGTCGCAAATGCACGAGCCATCTCGTTGTAGATGATACCTGTCATCTGTTCAACACCACGGAACCTGAAGTTCGTTGCAGAAGCAGCAGGTTTGTGATCACGTGTTGTCAACATGGATGTTGCACGAATGACAAGATCTCTTACATTCGTGGGTTCTCTCATCTCACGAAGGATGTCTCGTGTAATAGGATCGATGAACAAATCAAAGAAGTCGTCGATACCTTTGATGTTGTTGATGGAGAGTTTCTTCTGTTGGAGCAGATCGTAGTAGATATCCTTCCCATCCATGTCTTCATAAAGAACATTGGAAAGATCGAAATCATTCAGACCTGCAAACAACAGTGCGTTCACAGCAGGTACTCGTCCGATCACCAACCTCTTATCGGAGAACTTGATCACAATGTCCGATGTGTTGTTATGCTGACGCGTGCCAGCATCTTGCAGATCATAAGTAACATTGCAATAGTTCAGCATGTTGGTCAATCCATACCGATATGCAAGAGCGAAGATAACGGGAACTGCTTTGTTGAGGATGTGCAATTCCACAAACTCATCGATTGGTCCGATCGAACTCAATGTACTTATCTCAATCAGAGTATCAATGAGAGCACTTGTCTCGTAATCAGTTGGATTCTTCATGTTCACACGTGACACCATGCCATCTGCTTTGATGAAGTAACAGAAGGTATCACTTGCGAAAATACGAGTTGCAAAGAAAGTTCCGTATTTGTTCTCAAGTTCAGCATACTGACTTGTGAATTCCTTTGGGAACAGACTTTCTCTCTTGTCATACTCAAGATAGATTTCGGTATCATTGAGTTTGACGTACTCATACTTGGTTCCGATAGAGGTGTATTCATATGACAGAGGTCTGGTTGGATAGTTGCACTTTCCAATCTTTGTCTGCACAGTAATTCCGGCATCTTTGGATTTGCTGAGCAACTTGCCGAACCAAGACATGAAGTCATGTGCAACATTCGTGTTCCTCTCAACAATGACTTTGTTGAAGTTGGAGTTAAGAGTTACACGAATGGGAGACACCTTGCAGATCGGATTGGATACACGCTGTTTGGTCATGGCTTTCAACGAACCATTGACTTTGGCACGACCTTTATCATCCACCTTCGGTATCGTGAACTTGATCCGATGTGTCTTGTGCTTGGTGTCTTCGTATGTTGCTGTGATGGTACGAAGTTCGTTCAATTCATCGATACTGACTTCATCCTTCACATCTGTAAGGAACATTCCTTGTTTGTTGAAGGACGTAAGGATGTTACCGATGTCTCGATCCATTGCTTTCTTGACATAGGTTGCATCAAGTTCGGCAATGGATGATGCTGTATCTGGACGATCATCCTTATCCACATCTGCAACTGCAGCATCTACCTTGTCATCTTCGAGTTTATCATCGATTTTCTTGGTGACTTCGGCAAGGGATTTTCCACCGATCTGAAGAGTCTTGTATTTACGACTCATCTCTTTTGCACGTTCTTTCTGTGCGGGGGAGAGATCTGGTGTTTCTTCGATTGCTTTATCCGCTGCTTTGTCGAGTTCTTCTTCATCCACTTTTGCAGCTTCTTCCAACTCATCTGTTGTCATGGGTTGGTCGAAAGTAGGAGCATTGGGTTCTGTTTGTTTCTCATCAACGGTGACGAGTTTCTCAGCAACCACGGGTGGTTCAGTAGGAGATTCTTCTTCGATACCATCCATCTCTTGTTCAACAACACGATGTCCGTTTGCTGCAAGCAAGTTGACATGTGCGATAATACGAAGCAATGCTGAATTTGCAGCACCATTCATCTCCTTGAGATCGCGGAGATTGTGGATGATAAAGTAATCTCCAGCTGTGAAGATGAAGTTGATCTTCTCATACAGTCTCGGAGGAACCATCTCAAAGATAGAGGTGGTATAAGGAACTTCATCTCCGAACCCTTCCAACGCCGCGATAGGATCGGCATCGATTGCAAAGTTGGCGAGATTGGTGAAGAAGTCACCTGGATCAAGGTCTGGATCAAATCCTTCGAGAGACATATCCATACCTTCTTCCGATGCTTCAACTGGTTCAAGGATTTCGCCACGTTTCGGAAGATCGACCTTCTTTGCAAGGATAGCGTAATAGTGTGCAAGGAAGATGTAGGTGGACACTTCTGGATAGACCATAGAGACCTTGTCCATCTTCTTGAACACACGAATAAAGTCCTGTTTGCTGAACTGAAGATTTCCAATGGGAATATGAATGTAATGATCCAGTTCAGGAATGCGGTTGATCGTGTTGATGATGTTTGCCAGTATTACAGCAACCTGACGCATCCTCCTTCTCAGACCAACGATACGTGCTCTGAACAGAGCATTGTAGTTGATGACAGGTTGAGTGGATGGACGAACAGGGATTTGTGTTGGATCTGGATAGAACATCACGTTCGGCATAAGGTCACGCTTGTAATTTGCAAGAGCAACCTGAACACCTGTAAGCGTATAGATCATACCAGAATAATCTGGTTGAATCAGATCTGTTGGAAGTGCAGGACGAGGTCCAGTCACGTGATAGACAAACTTCTTGTAATTGTTAATATTCAAGAGTTTGTTATCCAGACGTGGAACCATTCTCAGAGGACCATCTGAGTTGAAGTTATCCAAGATGTGAAGACAGGAATTCAAAGGGAATTCTTTGAGGTCACTGATCCTGAATACTTCTTTGAAGCGAGAGACTCGCATCGTCTCATACCTGAGACGAAATTGGGCGTGTCTGAGCATGAAATATTCTCCTTAAGGTAGAGTTATCAAATTGCATAAGATGGCGTTTAAGGGTATTTTAAACAAAAAAAATAAGGGACCTCCGAAGAGGTCCCAAGCGGATTACTCCGCGATTGCTTCGTCCGGAACTGTTGCGTCAACGGCCAAGCCGATACCAACGACAACAGCAACAACCGCTCCAACAACTGCTGTGATTCCGAGAATCGCGTGCAGACACTCCGTCCGTTTGCGCTTCTCTTCTTCGAGCTTATTGGCTTCGTTGACCATGTCTTGAATGACGCTGTCATTGACACGATTGTTACGATCGTAATTTCTCTCACAGAACATAACTACCTCCTTATGGTTTTGTTGTTCAATGTTCACGTTGGTAATTTATATTCGAAAGTGAATGGAATACAATTTTGACAAAAAAGAAACCACCGTCACCTGTGGTTGTCTGCGGGACCTGTGTCTCGGTCGGATCCGCATAGTTTCACACCCAAGGACACGGTGTGCTGAGCGCCAGAGAAGATGTGCGATATCTTCAATGAACTCACCTGTGTAATATATACCCATTCGTCTATGAGATACACTGTGTAATATCTTGCAATGATACGATGTATTATAGAACTCAAACAAACATAAGGAATAATACCATGGGTGAAGAGAACAAGAAAGAAGAAAAGACCTTCTGGCAAAAGGCAGGACACGTGTCATTGATAACCCTGAAACTTGCAGGCATTGCTGCATACGGGATCGTATGTCATATGCTTAAATGGGAACCAGATGGTTCTCCTCCAGAAAAGCATGTCGATCCAGATGCTGAGCTGAAGAGAAAAGGATATGAAAAGACAGGTGTCGAAGTCTGGTATGACGATGACGGTTGCAGAAGAGAAAAAGAAATTTGGAGCAAAAAATAAAAGGCAACTGCCGACTCGTGAGAGCCGGCAGTGCCAATCATTTTTATTCACCGATGTTCGCGAATCTTTCGTTGATTTCTCGCGCCCATTCACGAGCGGCTCTGTATTTGCGCACAATGCTGATACCACCGGTGATGGTGGTGAAAGCATAGAACGCGTAGACGAGCATGACGCCAACGAACGCGATCCATCCGCAGTTCAGTGTGCTCAATCCGTAATGGTAGTCCACGATGGCGATGATTGCCGGCGGCATGTACCAGACGATGCAAGCGATGAGAACTTTGACGATGGTGAGACGGACGACTTGGTTTTCCATTTTGTACCTCCTTGTTTGGTTAATGGATTTGTTGTTCGTTCATGCGGGTAATATATGTCCATTCATCATTGAAGTACATGAATGTATTCGAAACATTTTCACATCTAAATCATTTGCGTGCTTTTACAACCATTTTAAAACTTTAGGAGGTACAACATGGTTAAGCATCTTAAATGGATGTGTAGAGATCTGATGATTCAGGCTACATTCTGGTCAACTCTACTTTTCTCAATATCACATCCACACACCCACAAGTATCTTGTTAGCAATATCAATGCTAACATGATGGCAATCCAAGGTGTCATGACTTCAGTCATGATTATCATCAGCAACTCATCATTCAACAAATGGGGTGACAAAATCTTCAAGTATTTTCCACACATGTGCATAGCTGAGATCATTGCATACGGGTTCGCACTGACTGCTGTTGGATTTGGATATATTTCACCAACACTCTACATTCTCATTGATATTTTTGCATACGGATGCATCACACGCAACATGATCTGTTCTGGTAACAGATTGCGTAGAATCATCTACAAAAATGAGATTAGAGAACGGTATGACAACAGCGCTCCGATCGCGAACTCTGCCGCGTGTATTATTGGTGGGCTTCTTGCACTTATCCCATTCCCAGATTGGTTGCCATGGATTGTTATGATCTGCGGTATTTCAGTGGACAATGTATTCTACCTGATAATATACAAAAGAGCAGTGAAATAAACTGCAGAGAGGCACCCATGTGGGTGCCTCTCTTTTTTGTTTATCTTGACCTAATCTGCCATCTTATAGGCTCTTCGAGGTCATTAACCACTTGAGCTGAACCCTATAACAACTATGGATTAAATACATGGAAACCAAGAAAGAACAACGTGACTTAAAGTCCCTCATGGACGATGTCTGCAAGGATCTTGTCTCACCTTACGTGCGACAAAAAGAACGTATCTTTGTTGACATAGAGGCACTTTATGATTTCAAGTTAGGAGCACTTCTTGCTCTAACATCAGAGAAGGAGTATCCTTATATTCTTGAACACTTGCCAGAGTATACAAGTGCAAGAGATCTTGAGATCATGAAGTACTTTCCTGACCTTGATTTCACAGAGGAAACGATAGTGAAATTCATGCAAGATGAGAAACACAGGACAATGCTTTCATTGCTTGCACCTCCTCTATCTTTGTTGGAAGATTTCAGAGATATGATTGCAGGAATCAACACCTACAATACATCAAAGGAATCTCACGAACCTCTCAAGATAACCATCAATCAATCCACATTCCAAATCGATGACATTGCTAAAGCAAGACTCATCGAGTATATCACCTCCATAGATCCTCACATTACAGTTGATTTTGTGAGCTATCAATGGAGTGAAATACCAAAGGAAATCCTTGCTAAACAAGACATTCTGATCATCTATGACATCGTGTCTTTTGTTGCAGCAGATTCCAAGTTTGTGGATTGTTGTAGAGAAGGATTGCTTGGTAAAACAACCATAGCAACCTTCATACAAGTGACAAACCATAATTGCGATGAAGGTGAAGCGATTGCCAATTTCTCGGCAACGATGAACATCTTCTGCAATAACTTCCTAGTCTTAGAAAAGGAACTTCTTATTGGGAACCCTGAATAATGGCCGATGACAAAGACGATTTCTCGACCGAGTATGATGATCTCGATCTAGATCTGGATATCATGGGTGACGAGGGTGACTTGATGGATGACAATGGTTCACGCCGTCCATCAGCAGTAACCAAAGAGTTCTTCTCAGGTGCTTTGAGTGGCCTTGGCCAAGGAATGAAGAAAGTTGCTGCAGATGAATTTGCACGCAAGTTTCCTGTCGCATCTCAGGTAAAATCTGAGGTAGATCAGACTTATCAAGAGTTCCAGCAACTCAAGAGTGATCTTGCACAGCAACTCCAGCCAATGCTGACATCTCTGGAAGATAGTGCTACAAAACTTCTTCCAAAAGCTAAGAAGCTGATACCTTCTCGACTGTATGACAAGATATCCAAGAAGTTGGATGCGCGTGCCAAAGCAAGACGAGAAGAAGCTGCAGCTTCTAGACAACCTTCCAAAGAAGAGTACGAAGCTGAGATGATTGCTGGTGAACTTAGTGCTCTCTTTGGAGAGCAGACTGAGTACCAGCAAGCGCAAGCCGCTGAGCAGAGACAAGCCAATGTTCTGAATCAAGCTCTGGAAGCAACCAGAGCTCACAAGTTGAACATTGGTCTTGGTCACATCTATGAATCCGTCAGGTGGACGGAACAGTTCCACCGCACTACGCATACTGCGTATATGAAGAAGAGTCTCGAGTTAAAATACAAACATTTGTTTGCAACTCGTGATATCTTCAACTTGATAAAACAGCAGACTTATATGCAGAACGAGTACCTGAAAGGTATCGCGAAGAATACAAGTCTTCCTGAAATTGTCAAGGAAAAACCTCTCGACTACGTGTACCACGAGAAGACCAAGTCTTATGGTACAAAGATGGCTGAATTCACTGGTAACTTCAGAAGGAAACTCTTCCAAACTGTAAAGCAACGTGGAGTGGAATTCATTCAGAATGGTATCGGTGGATTGGTATCCAACCTCCAGCAAGCTGCTGATGCTGCAGATATGGCAGCAGGTATTCCTGGTGGTGACAGCATGGTGAAAGGAATGGCTGCAAATACAGCTGGCTCCCAGATCATGTCTGCTATCATTAACAATACCATCGGTGGTGCTGGTGTTCGCGCCATCACAGATAAACTGACTCCTTACACCCAAGATCTTGATAAAACTCTTGCGAATGTGAAGACAGATTTTCTGTTGAAGCTGAACAAGAAACGTCAAGAATGGATGGCTGGTGGAGGTGGAATCTTTGGTAACCTGATGGCTACTGTAGCAGGTGCATTGCCTGGTATGGAAGCACTCAACTATGGTACCAACGACCTCCTTACCAAAGGAAATGAACCAACTGCATTCGACAAGCTGACACGTCAATCCATTGTCGAGATCATCCCTGGATTCCTGGGTAAGATCTTACAGTCTATTGATGCGGTCAGAACTGGAGAGATGCAGGAGGAAACTGTTTACGATATCAGATCTCGTGCGTTCACTTCGGTTTCGAAGATGAAAGAGACTGCTATCGAAGCCATGTTTGGTGAAGAGTCGGTTCGTCAAGATATGCTTGGTCGTGCACTCGGTACTCTGAAAGCAGGATATGCTACAGAGCATACAAAAGAACAAACAGATCAAGCATTTAAGAATCTCGATAAAGATATCTATCGAGTCCTCTTGAACCACGCCATACACAATCTTCCTATTGATCCTCTGAAAATGAGGAAGTTCGCTACAGCGGGAGGAGTCCCCTATAACGAACTTGATGTTTACACAAGGAACATCATCAACAAGGTTGAACATCCAGTTGAAGCACTTAGGGTGATTGCAGATGCTGTGATTAACCAAGATGGTGCTATCGACTCTGGTGTGATGACAGAACTGAAGACTGCGATCTTCCGTATATTCGATTCGGATGCTTACAAAGAAGAGCTTCCGAAGATGTTCGAAGATTGGGGTCAGAGAAGGTTCTTCCAAGATCAGTTCACGAAAGTGGATCGTGATCGTTTGCAACGTGCTGCGGATGCTGGAGATCAGAATGCATTGAAACTTCTCCGTGAAGGAGAAGGATTGATTCAAGCTGGAACCAACAAGTTCAATCTCGGTAAACTTACTGAGATGGGATCTGATATGGATTACAGTGGTGTCTCTAGAATCTCCAGAGAAACCATGACTGATGTTGGTGAACGTCTGAAGAATTCATCAGAACTTCGTAAGACAATGACTGCTAACATTGGATCAGCTGGTGCTGCAGCAAGTCGTGGAATTGGTAAAGTACTTGGTAAAATCGGTGATCTCGGTGCACGAATTGGTTTATCACCAATATGGCTGGATGAACTCACTGATAAGTTATCAGGTGCTACTAACGAAGAGACAGTTGCAAAACTGAGAGACTTTGCTAGCAAGCATGGATTCTCGGTTGATCGATTCACCAATTGGACATTGAGTGAAGAAGACAAAGATGCCGCAAGAGCAGAAGAAGACAAGTCCGTCATCGAAAGTGCAAAGAGTGTCATTGGAAGATATGCAAGTAAGCTTCCAGCTGACTCTAGAAAATTCTTTGAAGAGATGTATGATCAGCTCCCTGGAGCAGCACAAGGTGTGCGTTCAAAGATGCAATCAGCTGGTGCTGATCTCGGACAAGCTGTTCAGAATGCAGCGTCTTCTGTCAGATTCAATGACACTTCTATCGTTGAAGCTCTGACCAATATCAACAGAGATATGGGCGACGGTTTCGCAAGCATAGCTTCATTGCTGGTTGGCGAAATGGTCAAACCTAAATCTGGTGATCAAGCTTTGTACGATAGACTTCGTGATATCGTCGCGAACAAATCTACAGCTCCTGCAGGTGCAACAAATATGCAGGAAAGATTCCAGAATGTTGACGTTACTGAAACTGATACATCAGAAGAGTCTATTCCTGGTTCCAACCCAATGCTTGATGAATTCAGGAATTGGCGTGAAGAATACACTTCTGTCACAGGTACTCTGTTCGATGCTATCATGCACGTGGCAGAGAAAGTGGAAGCTAGTGGATCTGTTGTCCCAGGCGAAGGTGGAGAAGCAGGTGCTCCGAAAACTAAGAAACCGAGTTTCATGAGTAAACTTGGTAAAGGTGTTGTTGGAGCAACCAAGTTCGTCGCGAACAAATACGCACAGCTCTATGGAGGAATCCTGAAAGCTGGTGCAAGTGCGGCCAGTTATGTTGGTAAAGGACTGATGAATGCGTTCGGTGCATCACCTTATCTCGACATCTATGTCAAAGGTGAGATTGGTCCAAAACCTCTCGTAACTTGGAAGCAACAAGCATACGACCCTGGTATTGTATTTGCTGACACAGGCAAACGTGTTGGTTCATCTAAAGAGATCGATCGTCCTTGTATTGATCCAAGAACTGGCAATATTGTCATCAGTGAAGAAGATATCAAAAAGGGTCTTGTCACTATATCCAACAATCCAATTGGATCAGCCATGAAAATGGCAGGTCTTGCTATTGGCGGAGCGGCCAAAGTTATTGGTAAAGGTTATTTTCAGGTTTATGCAGCAGCACTGAAAGGACTTGGAAAGATCGGTTCTGCTATTGCAGGCGGATTGTTTGGAAGCAAGGAAGAACAGTTCTTTGATGTCTATCTGAAAGATCGCATTGAACCAGGGAAACCACTTCTTTCTGTCAGACGACAAGAAGAAGGTGTGTTCTTTGAGAACAATGAGCGTGTAATCAGAACCAAAGACATCAACAAACCTGTGTTTATTCCTGACAAAGAGAGACCCAAGTGCATCATCGGTGATGAGGAACTTAAGATTGGTTTGGTTGATATCAACAATAAGCCAATCAGTAAAGGACACTCAGCATCTGAAGGATTGCTTGGAAAACTTGGTTCTGGATTAAAGGCACTTGGCATTGGTATTGGGAAAACACTTCCCAGTATTGGTGGACTTTATGCTGACATCTACAAAGGTCTCTTTGACCTCGGTAAGAAGGGAATCAGTGGAATCTTTGGAAAGTTGTTCGGTGCTGGCAAAGGTAGTGGACAGATCGGTGAAGAAGGTCTGAAGACTATCACTACTCGCATGGACAAGATGATCGATCTTCTTGGTAAGGTTGTCGAAAACACGAACAAGAAGAAGAAAGATGCTGGAGACAAGGACGGTGACGGAATTGTTGATGGATCTTATGCCGATCAAATGAAGAACAAGAAAGAAGGTGGCGGACGAGAGAAAGCCGATCTTGATGCTCTTCACAAAGATGTCGACCATGCATTCCCTGAGGAAGGAGCTGCTGCTGCAGGTGGTGAAGCAGGTTCACAAGCTGGTGGTGGATCCAAGAATCAAGCTTTGGATTATCTCAAGAAAACCAAGTTCGGTCGTAACATGAAAGCCAGACTCCTGAAAGGTAAGAGAAGTGCTCTTCGTATGGGCAAGAACTTACTGACGAAAGGAAAAGGCTTGGGAAAGACACTCCTGTCGAAAGGAGGGTCTCTGATGAAGACTGGACTTGGAAAAGTCGGTACTTTTGCAAAACCATTGCTCGGTAAAGCTGGCGCGCTCGTCGGTAAACTTGGTGGTGGTACGCTTATGAAAGGTGCCGGCATGCTCGCAGGAAAACTTGGTCTCGGTACCCTTCTTGGAGGTGCTGGTACAGCTGCTGCTGGAGGAACAGCGGCCGCCGCAGGAACTGCAGCAGCGGGAGCTGGTGCAGCGGCAGCAGGTGGCGCTGGTCTTGCAGGACTTGCTGGTGCTGCGTTACCAGCGGCTGCAGTAGCCGCCGCACTGTACGGTGGTTACCGTATGGCTAAAGGTTTCACTGCAAAAGAAACAATGGACAATCTTGGTATCGAAGATGAACGTGATGTTCTTCTTGAAGACAGACTCGCATCTGCGCTTGGATTCAACACGAAGATAGGTGCAAAGGCAATGCGTGGTCTTCAGAAGATCAATCCTATCATCGGACTTATCAAAGGTATCCGTGGAAACGACAATCCGATGACTCCTGAAGAAGTTGAACAAGGTCGTGCCAAACTCCAACGTAAGGCTGAAAAAGGTCTTCCTGGATATGACAAGATCTTGGATGCTTACGAGAAGGCATTGGAAGATCATAACTGGTCACGTGCTAGACAACTCTGTGGTAAGGAAGCTGATGGTGTTATCGCATCGATGTGGAAACATTCGATCACTGGTAAGACTGTTACATTCCTTGGTAACCTGATCTTCGGTGACAAAGATAAGCCGATGGAAGAGGGTGAGATCGAGAAAGTACGTGCGAAGTTCAACAGCATGATCGAGAAGGGTAACAAGAAGGCTGAAAAGCTTCTTGACAAATTCGAAGATTATGTTGCAGAAGGGAACTGGAAGAAAGCTCGTGAATTGGCTGGCATGGAAAAGCGTGGTCTGTTCGGAGCATTGTTCCAGGATTCTCAAGGAAATGTACAATGGGGTAAAGTAGCAGGTGCTGCTGTCGGCGGAGTTGTTGGATATGGGTTGGGTTGGCTCTTCTCAAAGAAGGATCCAAATGAACCTATGTCTGATAAGGAAGTCGAAGAGTCTAGAGCGTATCTCCAGAAACTCATTGATGGTGGAAATAAGAAAGCCGAGGTCATTCTCGAACAATTCGATGAAGCCGTCACTGAGATGAGATGGAAGAAGGCTCGTGCACTTGTTGGCAAAGACGTGAAGTCCAATCTCGAGAAAACTGGAAGAGCATTGAAGACTGTGAATAAGTGGTCTAGAGCAATCGGAACACTTGGTTTGTCTTTGCTGTTCGACAGCGATCAAGAGACTCCCATGGATGAAAATCAGATCAAGAAGTTCACTGACAAGATGAACTTCATGATTGAGAAAGGCGATAAGCGTGCACAGAAGAAGCTCGATGCTTTCCAAGACGCTGTCGCCAAACAAGACTGGGAGAAAGCACGTCGTATTGCGAACATGCCTCATGAATCACTTGCAACAAGAGGTTTTAAAGCTAACCTTGCTTTCTGGTGGGGAAATGACGACAAGGAAATGACCCCAGAGGAAATTGAGAAAGCCAGAGCCAGTATGCAACGCAAGATCGACATGGGTCAGAATGGTATCAAGAAGAAACTTGACGCCTTCGAAGATGCTGTCGGAAGACAGAATTGGAGAAAAGCGAGAGCTATCGCTGACATGCCTGACGATGGAGTGATGCAGAAGACCGGTAAACTCATTGCGAATCAATGGAGATTCTGGTTTGGTGGTGATGGCAAACCTATGGATGAAGGTGAGATAGAGAAAGCTCGAAAACGTTTCGAAGACAAAATCTCTGATGGTGATAAAACTGCTCAGAAGAGACTGGATGCGTTTAACGATGCAGTCGCTGATGAGAAATGGGAACGTGCTCGCCAGATTGCAGATATGCCTTACGAAAACATTGTCAAGAGAGCTTGGAAATCCACCATGTCCTGGTTAACTGGTGACAATGACAATCCGATGGATCCGAAAGAAATCGAGAGATTCCAAGGTCAATGCGAACAACGTATTGCGGATGGAGACAAGACAGCTGAAAAGGTCTTGGAGAAATTCAATGAATATGTTGAAGGCGAACGTTGGAATAAAGCAAGAGAACTTTCCGGATTCAACGATTGGGGTGTTGCTGGATCCATAGCCAAAGCTGGTAAGAGTATTTGGAACTTCTTCACTGGTGGTAAAGAAGCAGAAGATTGCGACAAACTGCGTGAAGAAATCGAGCAGAAAGCTCAGGATGATGAATCCGGTATGATCAATAGAGGTCTGGATGAATTCGAAACCCTGTACCGTAGACAGAAGTACAAAGAAGCTTATGAACTTGGTCAGGATCTCATGAAGTTAAGTCCCAAAGAACTGAAAGAGAAACACGGATTCAGTACTGACGAATATGAAGCACTCTCTGGTGAAGCGAATAAGTTGGTTGAAAAGATCAACAAGAAGCAAAGAGAGAATAATGGTTGGTTGCATCCTATCACAGAGATGAAACTGGCTATGCTTCGTAGACGTATCACAGGTAACCCAGATCAGTGGTCAACTGATTTCTTGGACAAAGCAAGAAGTGATCTGTCTGCTATAACAGGCGAAGATGAGTTCGCTGAGGATTATGAAGAAGGTGGAGATGACACTGCTGAGAAAGCAAGATTGTTGATTGAGGATTCTGAGAAAGCGCTGGACAACTGCAGTGCTTGGAAACACCCGATTGACAAGGCACAACTCGCGGGTTGGAACCTTCTGAATAAAGCTCAAGCACCGAACATGTCGGATGAAGAACTCGAAGCTCGTTACAAGAAGATGGAAACAGACTTCGGTGATTATTTCAAACGTTCAACTCCTGCAGAGAAGGAGAAAACTGAAGAAGAACCGGAGGCTGAAGAACCAGAAGAACCCGAAGAGGATACTTCAACTCTGGATGGTGAAGGTGAAGAGGAAGAAACAACGGAAACGTTTGACGCTCCTCCTCCGCCTGAAGAGGAAAGCCTGCAAGATATCGTGAGGAACTTCAAAGGAGATCGCACGACCTCCATTGCTGCACGAGATCTGAGAGGTGTTGGTGCTTTGCCTGAAACCAAGGCAGAGACACCTGAAGAAGCTGCTGCTATGGCACCGCCGCCTCCTGTGTCATCCACTGACATGTCGATCGCAGCATCACGTGCAAATGCACAGCAATCTTCGAGTTCGACCTCATCCATATTCCAGAAATGGTTTGGTGGTGGTCAGAAGACAGCTACGAGTAACGAATCCGCAATGCAGATGTTGGTTAAACAGAATCAACAATTGCTTGCATTGCTTGGTGCAGTCATGTCGGCGAATGGTGTCAAGGTTGAAGGTATGGAAGCACTTGCTGCTGGATTGGCACAAGGACCTTCTGTTGTCAACAATGTATCCAATGCATCGACCAATGACGTTAACGGACTCGACTTCCGTAAAGCATAAACATCAAGGAACAGAGGTGGAGTGATCCACCTCTGTTCCTTATTTTTTCATGATTTTGCGATCTTGAGATTTCTGAACAAACCAGATATTGTCATCAACACCGTATCCCATATGAAAGAATCATAAGACATTGTGTATGGAGTGTTATCACTCTTCAATACCTGTGTCAATGAAGATGCACTGTTTCCTTGGAATGGAACAAACCAAACTGTATTCATAGATGTTTGTGCTCCTGCAAGCCTCATAGTTCTTCCATGTGTATCACCAGATCGGATTACCATGAGATATGTTCCATCTGTTACAGGAATCATAAGTGTACCAAACCCATGATCATCCTCAGCTGTCCACGACGTAGTAGAATGCATGATAACTGGTAACCATGAAGCAACTTGTCTCCAGTAATTTGTTTCAGTACCAGGTAATTTAGTTGCATTTGTGAACTGTTTGATACACTGATAATACTTTCCATCATACTTGACAAGAGCGCCTACAGAATATCCATTATAATCAGTTCCATTGAATTGATATTCATATATTCTGCTGTCAAACTCACTGATCCGATTGGTCAGCAATGTACAAGATTGTCCTGTAGTTGCTGCAAATCTCACATATCCATCAGCGTTTGCTTTGTACAAAGTATACTGATTATCTGTGAAGATACGTGCGTTCTTATAATCAGGATACTTGAATCCAACATCTGTGTGAGTGTGTCCAAGTTTGCTATAAACAGTATCATGATTGTGATTCTTTGCAGCATATGTCTGGTTTAACCAAGATTTACATGCTTCAGAGAACGGGATGACTTTGGTTGGAAATGCCATGATTCATAGTCCTTATGTTGGGTTGTTAAAATTCAACATTACTATTCATAGTAATGTTGAAACATTTTCAATTGGCATTCCAAAAAAATAAATTCTTAGGATCAGGGATGGATTGCTCCATCCCTGACCCCTATAATGTCAAGAGATAAAATCACTTATTGTCAAGTTCTTTTTCTCTTCTTTCAATATGTTCACGTCTCCACTGATCAGTTGGTTTGTTTCTCACATCAAGCATCTTTTTCTCGTAGTTCAAATTGGCTCTATCAATTCTGGCAAGAATTGGAGTGAGTTTTCCAAGAGTTACGAGAACAATGCGTTTGTCTGCAAGATTTTCCTTTGTCTCTGGTTTCTTGAATAGAATGCTATCCGCCTTTTCTTCCAGAGATTCAATTTCTTTCTCTGTCGCTTCAAGACCATGCTTGATATCAAGCATTCCTTTATTAGCATTTCCTGTTATAAGAGAGATATCACCGAACTCGCTATATTTCTTCTCTTTATAATTCCTCTTATCTTCTTCGCTCATAGATTTGACGAAAGATTCAAGAAATTCGAGAGATCCAGAATCAGTCTTATAAAAGACTTGACTTCCATAACGCAAGAATGCATCTACATTCCTGTCATTATGTCCTGTCCAGTTGTGACTCGGTGTCCTGGATTGATGTGCAACCATCAAACATTGTTCCATTGGTTTCTTCTCAGGAAGTCCAGTACATGGAATATCATCTTCAGTGGGAACCTTCTTTGTTTCTTTCAGTTTCTTCTCAAGTTCCTCACGTTCTTTGGCACTACGTTTGTTGAAGAATCCTGTAATAAACTCCACAATCTTCCTGATAATTTTCCGCATGAAGTCAAACACAGCTTTGGCACCAGTGGCAATAGCTTGTCCGATACCTTCGAGACAAGCATCTTTGTCATCCGTACGGATATTCATACTTTCGAGGGTGCCACCAATTAAGTCCATGACTTGTTCTGTGATCCCATAGGTCTCTATGTTTTCCTGAAGTGCGATGAAGTCACTTAGTTCTTCCATAGCTCTGTCCAGATCTTTGATCTCTGAAGACAGATCCAACTCTTCTGTAGTTGATAAGTCCTGAACAACAGCGACATTTTGTTCAACTTTGAATTTCATTTACATCATCCCCTTTGTGATGTGTTATAAAGATTTGTCATAAAATGGACTAGCAACCATAGGCTAAAACCAACCCTTCGGACGATAATATAGCTTAAATAAACTTAAAACTTCGGAGAATTGAACTTATGGCCAAACGTGATGTTGTTAGTGATAATGACAGTTCTTGGCTGAAGCAACCATATGGTGTGATCATAGGTAAGGATTATAAGACTTATGAACTCGCATTGTTGGAAGCACTCACTAAAGCACTGGCAGGATCACCTGGTTCTACTGGCTACGTCATGTCAGAAGAAGAAGCACGTAAACGTGCGAAAAACCTTATCATCCAAAATAAGCAAGAGAGGAACGGGGGTATATCCGATCCTTATCAGTATCAATCACCTCGTGTATCTGATGCATCAGTGGGTGGTAATGATGCGATCAATCCTTACTCTGCATTTTGTTTGGATGATGACATCGTGCACGATCTTCACAAATGTTCTGGTAACATTTATGGAATGGGTCGTGTCTACAATGAAATCTACGAGTCAAAACAACAGATTCTGTATTTGACAATGGGTGTTCCAAAATACAACAACCTTGACAAGTACTTCATGAATGCCAATGACAAGATGGTTGCCAATCTTGCTGATAATGGATACATCAGCATGGCTGTCAAACTTGGCAATCTCTTGGCAAAGGGAGTAATGCTTGCAATCGAGTTACCTTGGTTGCCGATCATCTGGGCGAAGGATCTGATGTTTGCATCCAAGAAACTGGATGTCACGGAATACTTTTATCTGTATTCATCCATGGTGGTGTACTACAGAACTGTGAACACTCTTCTTTCTCATGTTGCAGTCAATATGGGATTGTACGGTGCATTCGGTTCACAAAAAGGTTCCAACATGTCGACAGCTCAGCTTGCAAGATACAACAAGAATCTTCCCACCATTATGAAAGATGGTCCGGATATCTTTACGATCATCAACAAGAGAGCTGCTCGTCTTGGTAAGTCATCCAAAGTTGCAACAACAGATGATCTTATCAACAAATGTAGAGTCCAAGGAAAGAAACTGGATATCTTTGCCAAAGGTAAAGGAAGTACTTCCAATGGATCTACATGCAAAGCACCTTCTGTTTGGAACAAATTCACTGGCGCGCTCGTCAGTACTTCTCTTGCAGGAAGTGACTTCATTGGATTCCGTGTAGAAAAGAGCACAGATGCAAGTGAATCATTTTCCAACAGTACAAAAGACTCTCCACTTGGATCACAATTGAATGGTATGGTGGATGCCAACCGTCAGAGAAACATGAGCGAGTTTGCTCAAAGCAAAGGTATGGCTGCATTTGCAATGAATGCTGTCAACCAAGCAAAGAGCGCGCTTCAAGCTATGGCTGGTGGATTGAAATCATTCACTCAGTATGTGGTCACCAGTAATGGATACTTTGATCTTCCTCAGACATGGTCGGGTTCTACCTTTTCAAGATCGTACAGTTTCAGTATGAGATTGAGAGCAAGAACTGGTGGAGATAATGTGTCGATCTTTCAATCGATTATGATTCCACTTTGTCTGCTTATGGCAGCAACACTCCCAAGAGGTGCTGGTTCTTCAACTTACACATCTCCATTTATCGTGAGAGCATTCTGTAAAGGTATGTTCAGCATTCCTGCTGGAATTATCACAACTCTGTCGATCAAACGAGGTGATGGTGAATTTGGTTGGAGTATCAACAGAATTCCGACTGTTATCGATGTGTCTTTCCAGATACAAGATCTCAGTCCCATTCTGTTCATCTCACTTGCTGGTGAAGGTGGGTTCTTGAAAGCTCTTAGTAACAATACAAAGTTACAAGAGTATCTCTCAACACTTTCTGGTATTGGTTTGCGCGAACGTTATTTCCGTCTTGGACAGATCAAACGCAAACTCGCAACTGCTGTGTTGATCAATAAGAACACCACATTCTCATCCACTTACTGGGGAACTGCACTGGGTGATACTGCTGTTGTCAAGATGATTACAGCAATGAGTCCTTGGGATCGCATTCCGAACAATTAACATATCAAAGGAAAACAAATGGATTACAAACCGAGTCACAGAGGTGTGGCGGATTCTTCATCTGTTCTCAAGTTGAATGACTTGATGGACAGGTATGAAAGAAATCTGGAGTGTCTGAAAGAACTCCAGATCATCCGCAAAGCCATGTTGGATGGTACGTATGACAACAGTCTTCACAGAGTTGTCAACGCATCTGAAGCACTGACAACCATGATTGGTTGTTCACTTCCTCCTCCGAGCAATGGCTACGACAACAAAGAACTTCTTGACGTTTATGTCAAGCACATTGATGTCGCAATCGAAGGATTGAAAGAATCGATTGTCAGTATCATCGAGACACTGTACAAGGCATTCTGCGAATGGCTCAAGGATCAATTCCTTGTTCTCAACAGATACCGCATCAAACTGCAGAAGTATCGTGCAGAGTACGTGGTGAATAAGAGTGTCATTGGAAGCAAAGACACGTTCGACAAGATCGAGCTGTTCACATATGCTTACAATGATTGGGATACTCTTGTGAAAGCAGCGAAGAACCTTTCCGTCATTCTGAGCAAGATCAAAGCAGATGATGTGAATGGTTGGGTCAATTCCAATCTTCAGAAGATCAACGAGTATCTCGGTGAGTTCGGCGCCAGTATTGAAGGTGGGTCTTTCAAACGCGGTTCTGTGAAATATGAACGCACGAACAAACGACTCAGCGACCTTCGCTGGAGATCTGACAACTTTCAGGTCTACTTCGATATGGCTATCGATCTGCTGAAAGAAGCCATCGAAGATCAGAACACCGAGAAGATCGTCAAGACCGCGTATGCTGCGGCTCGCAAAGAAGCAGCAGAATCAGGTGACAACAAAGCGAAGGATGAACTGAAGATGGTTCTTGATCTCTTCAGATTCCATCGCAACAACGTTGCTGGAGTTGCACGCGTTCTTGCTGTTATTTATGAGACAGCAAAGAACAACAAAGGTGAAAAGAAATAAAAGAAGAATAACATCTACCATCCGGACTAGTCCGGATGGTAGATGCTTTATTTGTTTTACAGAGTTGCGAAGGATCCAACCTTATTGACACGAAGTAACGCCATAGGCGCGGTCATGTCAGGTGTTGAGATCAATCGTTCACCTGTTTGATTGTATCCACTTCTGAGTGAAATCGCTCCAGATTGGATTTTGTAATGTTGCGGATTTGACACAAAATCACCAAGGTTTTCGCCTGGTATTGCATTCACATTCGCATACAAAACACCACTTGCTGATGGAGTGGACACACTACCAGAAATCACCTCAACTGAGTTGATCAAACCAGTGGAGGTATCATATTTGCATTTCACATACATGATGACAATCCTCCTTGTTATCAGTTGAAGTGAAGACGGATTTGACGAAGATCAAATCTCTCGTTAATGATGCTGTTCGTTCCAAGTGATGTGATGACAGACATCTGCATCACATTGTTGACAGTGTTGAAAGCATATCTGAGAGAACAGAGATCCTGCAAACAGAAGATAACTTCCTGTCCAGAGAATTCCTTGTTGGGTCCTGTTCCTCCAATCTCCAAGGGATAAATAGATCCCGTGTAAGAAAGGTTTGGACGACAAGGTGATTCCACAGTGAAGTAACATCCAGCAATCCTGTCAAAGATATCAAACGACACTCCAGTAACCTGTTGTGGTGACAAGAGTGTATCTTGGACAAGAGGTTGAAGAATGGTTCTTGACTGTGACTGGAAAGGATCAGCATCTGTGTGTTGGCTCATCATGAGATGCATCGGGTAGTTGCCAGCCCAATAGATCATCCCATCTTCATGTTCCAAAGGTTTGACATTCTGACGAGCACCATTTCCCTGTGTGGACCAGATGGTCTTTCCATCAGGCATGGTGAAATCATCGTCATCCGCATGCTCGTCATAGACTGGCATGCTGAAGTTATCATCCGATGGATATTTCAGAGCAAGAGGATCGCTGTACAGTCTCCATCTCGAAGCATTCCCTGACTTATTTGTCACGATCAGAGTATCAGTGATGACACCATTCTGAGGAATGACAAACTTGTCAAATTTCATGCCATACTGCAGAACAACACCAGACTGTTCTCCATTGTCAACCCAGCAAAGACGAACATACACATTATCTCTCGCATCGAGAACAATGTAGTTCTTCATGTCTGTGACAGTGTTGTCATCCGCACATGCTCTGGTTTTTACACGGAACATTCTTGCTTTGTCAGCAGCAATGTTGGTAATGACATCGAATTCATACGACCAGTTTCTCGCAAGAGATTCAATGCGGAATGTACCAAGATCCGTAATCGAATCTTCCAGTCCATCCCACCTGTTGTCGTAGATGAATGCAATGTTGTACCAATGGAATCCTTGATCTCTCACTGAGATGATGTGTTCAACCTGAGCATAATGGTTGTGGAACTCATCGAATGCATTCAGTCGTTTCACCAACTCGGAGATGAGAGGATGTGTGTACAGAGAGGAATCTGTCACCAATCCAGATCCTTTGATCACGGACACCAGGTTGGCGAGATTCTTGTGAATGTCAATCACGTCTTGCGTGGAGACATGTCCACCAAATGCATGGTAGCTGATCATCACATCTCCGACATAAGACTTCAGAACATGGATGTGTTCATACACACCACTGGTGTGAGATGAGATCTTGGTCTTTGCAAGATTGACTCCGATGATCTCGTAGTCAGTTCCTTCCACCCAAGTAGACACATTGTCAACGATGTGTCCTGACATATCCACATATCCATTGGCATTCTGACGTGAAAGAATCACACGTCTCTCTTTCGATGTCGTTGTGTTCAGTGCTTCATTCCTGGTGGACTCCGTATAAATGAAAATCTTTCCATAGAAGGATGCCAGATTCTCACGTGTGAGAGTTACAGGAGTTGTGGTGAATCCTTGAACAACAAGATCGTGTGCATAGAAAGAACCACGATCGGGACTGATGAACATCTGTCCACGAGGAACGTTGACAGTATGTCTCTCGTTCACGATGTAGTTTGCAGATTCAAGACCAGTAAGATCTTGTTCGAGATACGTGTGGTCTTCAAGGGATGCACCGAACAGATCGGTAACACCCATACTTCTGTTTCTGAGGAACTCAATGTCCGTAAGGACTTTGGCCATCAGAGCAGGACTGTACTCAGGGCCATCGCCGTCATACAAGTATGATTCATTGAGATCGAGACGAAGACGTTGGTAATCAACAGAGATCGTCACATTGGAAGACCCATTGTTCCGTACTTTGAGAATGATGGATTTGACCAAGTTCTTATTGAATGCACTGTTTTGAAGCAATGCATCAGAAACTGCATCATAGTCGTAATCATTCTCATCAACGATCCAACCATCAGCCGCTCCATTAGAGAGCACGTCCCAAGAAGCACCATTCTTCTTTCGAACAACGATGCTGCTGAGAAATACTGGTTCATTGAAGCTGATACGCTGATCCGCTCTGCTAATAACAAAGCGAAGGTCTTCTCTCTTGAACGCGGTTTCGGACCCAGAGAGATCATATTTCACATTTGCACGTGTCATAAGTTACTCCCTGAAATTACGTATTTTTGTAGACGGCGTTTGCCGAGAGGATTTCTTCAAGTGCATTGATCTGCGCTTGCAATTTCGCATTCTTTCTTCTCTCCATTTCGTAGAGATAGAAGAAGTTGCGATCACTCACGTTGTCTTTCACAACATAGACTTCTTTGTACAGCGTTCCTTGCATCGTATCATACTGCTCAATGTTGTCAGCATCGATCGTTACAATTTCAGCTATGTGAGAGTCTGTTGGAATATACCTGAACTTGAACCCGATGAACTCTTCAGGAGAGTTTTTGTCAATAGTGACAGCGTGTTCAGCGACACTGTCAATATCAACAATTGAATCAGTTGATTTTTCGAAATATGTATTCGAAGGAACTGTTTCACCGGGTCTCACTGTAGCGACGTCGTATCCTCCAGTGCTTGTATTGATTCTGTAATAAATCTTTTCTTCACGGAATTTAGTGTCGCCTGTGATGAAATAAGGAGATTTTAACAGGAGAATTTCGCCGTGTTCAATAACAACGCTACCTCTGTATTTCTCCTTGTTGTCATTTGTGATGATGGTTCGGGTTCCAGGAAGTCGTTTTGCAACAATTTCCTCATACTCACTCTTGGACATCCATTTCTCATCAGTGACGATCATGTTGATGTCACTGGAGTATACTCCATACAGAGCAAGTTTGTCTTTGATGGCTTGGAGCATCGGTTCAAGCATGGTTGCGTCATCGAATAATCCAAGTCTTATAGCAAGAGTGATATCCACGTACTGATTGATGTCCACTTCTGGGAAAGTTTTGATTGTTTGTTGCGGAACATACAACACATCTTTCTCATCAACAATATCAACCAATTTGTAGATTGGGTAATTGGCATAAGACACATCTTCGAGGTACTGCTTGACAAGTTCGGAGTTTCCAGTTGGAGTTTTCTCGTAACGAGTTTCCATGACTTCCTGACGAACAGGAACAACCACTTCAACTCCATCAATGACTTGAGTTTCATTGACGTATTTGACAACAGGGACTTCAACTTCAGTTGTTGTCATCTCTGGTTTATACACGTCTTCTGGTCTTCCATCGAAATAAGCAGTATACTCATCCCTGGTGTATCCGAGCGGTTCAAAGAAATTCTCGAAAAGTTTCACACCAGATTTCGCTATATCCTCAAATGATGCAATCTGTTCGAGGCGGAAAACCCCCTCTCCTTTGTGAAGACAAGGGTTCCCGCCTGCACCATGGTTAACGAACTCTGATTTGAACTTGAAACGATAGACTCTACCGAGTACAAGTTGTTGAGTTATCATGTTCGGTTCCTATGCTTGACAGATTACATTCCGAATTGATTGGAAGGATATGACTGGCGTGTGAGGATGTAGTAGGTGATTCCATCAACTGTGAATGACACCGACATCGATCCATTGTAGAGCTTCGCTCCCGCTGGTTGTGGATTTCCTTCAGTTGGATTGAAACTGATCAGTGCACCAAGCTTGTCATTGAGTTGTTCTGCAAATGCTCTTGTGACAGAGCTCTGCTTGTTCACATTGACATCTCCATTTGGCAACGCCATGTATGTCGGATGGATTTCTCTGAGTTTGCGGTACTGTGCCGCATTGTCGGTCGACGGAATGGAGAGCAGCAAAATACTCGAAACACTGTTCGGGAGAACTTCGAGATATTTGTCGATGTTTTCTTCGAGGTAGTTCGGATAAACTGCTCTGATCACATCTTTGAACATGGTGTAACCATAGGCCTGTGAAGGAATAATGGTTCCAGAACCATTGTCAACAAAGTGATGCCAAATCGGAACGATCATGAAGGTTGCGCTTGCGAACAAATCTGGAAGGATATCCATCCAGTCTTCATCCACAGTACCCGTTTTCTTCAAGAGATCTTCCTTGATGGCGATACGCACTTCATCCGAGGATGGAACAGCACCCTTGTACATCGCTCCAAAATAGAGGTTGTACTGACCTTGTCCATTTCCAATGACATTGTTGATATACTGACAAAGGAACACAGATACACCAGAGTGATCCGTTTCTCTGACAGGGTTCGGAATGCCATACTCATTCATCAGATATGAAGATGCCTCAGAAAGAATGTCCGCCACATTGTCAGCATCGCTCAGTGATCTCAGAAGTGCTGGATCACACGGATACACGATATTCGTGATATTCGAATACGGGTAGTTGTTCAGGAACGCTTCGCGTGACAGAAAAATGTGGAAGCACACGATCTGATCGTTCGAAAGATTGACCTCGAACTCAATCCATGTTCTCAACATTGGGTTGAATGGATCAGCCATTCCGTTGAAGTACATCTCAATCGGAGCTGATGAAATGATGTAACCAGTCTTGTTGAGATAATCTTCACGATTATCAACTGTGAGTGTGACAGGTGTGGACGATCCGATGGGGAGGAAGGTCGTGTTCCGATAAGAGTCAATGTTCTCATTTGTCAGAGTAACACGAGTTCTTACATCGGTGTCAGTTCCAAGAACATCTGCAGACACTTTCAGTGATCCAGTCAGATAGACATTCGTTCCATAGGTGTCATGGTTTGCATTGACAATGGCGTTCATTGTTGCGGCAGTTGGAAGAACGCCGTTCACATTCTGACTGTACACACAATACTCGATGATGTTGAACAGATACTTCAGTTCAGCATCCGTGAGTGTCGCTGCAGAAAGATCAGTCGATCCGATTTTTGTTCCATCGAAATGGAGTGACATCACACCGTCCGGACGTCCAGTACGAGAAGTGTCACCAAGAAGAGGATCATTCGGAGCGACTTCTGAACTATCAGTACTGATAGCAACCAGACGGTTCGCTCTGCGATCAACGATGGTGGATGGCTCAACGAAGTAGTTGACCATCTGATCATCCATGTACATGAATCCTTGATCTTTATCTGCAAGTGCACCCATACCTCTTGTACGACGATGCAGAGCTGTGTCATCAAGGAACGCGTAAATGGTAGTCGTTGCTGTAGTAGCCATGTTTACGCACTAGCTCCTATAGTTGTTTTAAGTGATTTTAACCTGAGTTTTGCTTCAAATTGCATAGGATGTTCCTAGACAATTCTATGTAAAATGGCTTATATAAGGAGATAAAATATGGCTAATGGACCATTGAACATCCACCTTCTCGACGTGGATAAATTCATTCGAGAGCATGGGTGTAAAGAAGTGACCAGTACCTTTGTGCATGCTCCTTCTTCCAATCAATTCCATGAAGCAGGTCTGTTCTCAGAACAGATCTTTGGTAATATTGCAGATCAGAGAAGATTGATAACTTTTGGTTACATCAATCTGAACTGCAAGATCTTTGCACCTCATGTGTTTCAGATCATTCAATCTTTGAAGAGATTCTACATCGAGATCATGAGTGGAAAGAGCTATGCCATCTGGAATGAAGAAGTGAATGACTTCGATCGTGCAAGTGATGCTGATCCGAATGCAGATACTGGATACACCTTCTTCTTGAGTCATTTCTTTGAGATCGATTTCTTGAAGAATGCTTCATTGAAACGAAACGATAAAGTTGATGTCTTGAAGAAATATCAAGACAGACTTCTCATTGACAAGTATCTTGTGATACCTGCTGGATTGCGTGACATCAAGGTTGATGAAGCACGTCAAGAAAAAGACAGCATCAATAACTTGTATGTGTCATTGCTGAACAACGCAAAAGCTATGCCACCAACAGGTGCCAACAAATCCATCTATGATACCATTCATTACGCCATCCAACGCAAGGTGAATGAAATTCATCTTTATGTGGCTGATATGATGAAAGGAAAGAAAGGATTCATGGAGGGTAAGTACGGTGCGCGTTCCATCGCACAAGGAACACGTAACGTTATCACAGCATCCTCTATGGAATCCATCAGTTCCAACTCTGAACAATATCACAAGGTGGATGAAACAAAGATTCCTTTGTTCCAATGTGCAAAAGGATTCTCTTCTCTTGTCATTTACCAAATGAAACACAACTTCTATTCCACTGTGCTGGAGAATAGTTCTGATCAAGTTCCTTTGATCAATCCAGACACGTTGAAATTGGAGTATGTTCCGATTGACGAAGCTGAGAAGGACAAACTACTTGGAACAGAAGGCATGATGAAGTTCATCGACCTGTTCCAGGATGGTGAATTCCGATTCAAACCTGTAACTGTGGTGTCTGATAAGAAGAAGTATTGGATGTATCTTGTGTATGACACAGGAAAGACAATCAACATCTTCCGAAATATCGATGAGTTCAAACTTGCAATGGAAAGCAAACATGTGGAGTTCGATCCGAAATATGTGAGAGCTCTCACAAACTGTGAATTGCTTTACATGGCAACTTACGCTGCAAGTTACAACAAGCATGGTACTGTGACACGATATCCCATCACAGATGAACAGAGCATCTATATCAGCAAGGTTCACTTGATGAGTACAACTCCAAGTCGAGTTGTGTTTCTCAAATCAGATGTTGGATCGGATACTACGTATGATACGAAGTTTCCAGAATATCCAATCATCGGAGAGAACTTTGTCGATGCGATGCTTCTGCATCCTACAAGATTGAAAGCACTGGGAGCAGACTTCGATGGTGATACATGCTCTTGGATTCCAATCTTGAGTGAAGAGGCGAACAAAGAATGCGAACAATACATACATTCATTATCCAACTACATCCTTCCAAGTGGACAGATGCCGTTGGCTATGGATGACTTGTGTTTGCTCACACTTCACAGTCTCACCATGGATCCACCGAAAGAGTGATCAACATTCATCTTATCGGGGAGGGTTCACCCCCCCCCCGATAAGGTTCTACAATATTTTGGGGAGAATAGGAAATATCATGCAATACACAATCACTGATGTTTCTCTAGAGTTTCTTGGATTTGGGAATCCGGTAAAGAAACGTCTGGAGAATCTCAAACAACTTTCAGCCAATTTCAATATGGCTGCAGATATCTTTGGAAAAGAATTAGAGAATGCTTACTCTAATCTTGACAAAGACATTCTCAAGGACAAGTACAACAAAGGTGACATTGTTACACAAGCACCTTCCAGTAAGGATGTTCTTGCAAGGAATCAAAAGTTCATCAATCTTTTGAAAGAATTCGTCAAATTCGAATTCAAAACCATCCCAAGTGGAAATGATCTTGAAAACCTTTATTTCAAGACAATGAATGGAAGTCCCTATCCTGGTAAATTCGCGGATACCTATGATCCCGAACGTAAAGGATTCATGCTCCGTCCTCTCGACACCAAAGCAATTGTCTATCCACAATCTGGATGGTTCGGTTTACCTGGAATACAAGTAAGGAGATCGTGTGAACAGATGTCTCCATTACTTCGTTCCATCGGAAATAAGCTTGCATCAGTAAAAGAAGATGATGTAAAAGAACGTGAAGATTATGGAAGGATTTCCGTACTTTTCAGTCTCTATGCTGATGTCTTTCATGTGGTTGAAGCCGAGAGTATTGATTGGCTTTACAGACTTGAAAAATAAAATCAAATGCAATATACCAACTGCTGTAGCATTAAGCTACAGCAGTTGGCTTTTATTCGTTCACTTGCGAATACCGTAAGATAGATCACAGATGTCACCTTGTCTTTCTTCAAAACAAGGACACCTGGTGATACACCTTGCAGCATATGTTGGTATTCTCAGCATTCGATGTGTGCAAGTGTAAGTGACAGTTCTGGTGAATACACCTTTGTGTATATTACACCACGCACAGTTCTTGCACTTGCGAATACAGAACACCTTTCTCAACCACTTGAACATAGTTCACCTTTTCTTACGATTGTTGAGAATGTGATTCACGTGATCTCTGTAGGATTTCTTGGTCTTATAGATCCATATGCTTATGGATCCATCATCTCCGAGATTAAATCTGAAATAAAAATATTTCCGATATCTGTCGAGAATCTCATACACTCTCCTGTTACTTTCTCTATCGTAGAAAGGGATTTGCACATTCCCGTAGGGCGTAAATGTGTTCGTCACTCTGTCATTGTTCCATATACTGGCAATCCCTTGAAATTTGAATTCTTCAACGAGTTCAAGATAATGATCAGGTTTATGTGTCTCGTGCATCTTGTCGTAAAATCTGACAAGATCTATAAATGAGTCAAGTGCTAATATTTCACGTCCGGAACAGAATAGCACATAACTGACTCCTTTATCTGTTTTCACCTCACTTATATTCCTGTCCATCTCATCCCTGTAAACAGTCGGTGTGATTTCAGTCCATTTTTCTCTGACTGCAAGTTGCTTGAGTGTCATCATTTTGTTGCTCCTTTCCAATACATGCATTTGAATGGTTTCTCCATCATGAGGTAATCTATATCCTTCAGATAAGGTGCCCACTTATCCTGTGTATCAGGACAAGTGCAATCCACACTTGTGTATTTGGAGAATCCAACAAGATGACGTTTGACTTTCTTCTTTTTGGATCTCTTATACACATGCGTGTAGTGTGTGTACAGTGGTTTGGTTGTGTACAACAGAGTGCAGTACACACAATTCTCACAACATTTCTTCTTGAATGCTGATTTGATGTGATTCCATAGTTTCTTGAACATGATCATTCTCCTTTGTATAAGTTGGTTCATTGTAGTAATGTATAATTGAACTGGACATGAGATTAAGCACAGCAACTGATGTGACTATACGCCACATCAGTTGCTTCCTATAGTTTCTCAACGATACTATGATAGTATCGTTGAGATTGGATGTGTCACGATCTCCAGCATACTCGTGTGTCAGTTACAATAAAACATTGAACAAAGGATCCTTTCACATGAAATTTAAAACCACAAATCACGATGCCTCAAGTGAAGGTCTTGGATTCGGAGATGGTGTTGCACTTGGTCTTGCATTGCCTTATCTGATTGTAATCGGACTTGCCACAATCGTGGGTCTCGTTGAAATGATTGACAAGTGGCGTGACAGCAAACGTTCACCTGCTGAACGTCTTGCACGCAAACTAGATCGACTCACGAAAGAGAAAAATTATCTCTGGTACAACAATGAGGAGTTCCCTGATATGTGGGGAAAGTCCCCTGATCAGCAAGATTACGAATGGGGATATCATCTCGAACCTTCCTCCAAGGTTGCAACTCCGAGACTGTCTGTCGACAATGTTGTATCATCTGCAGAATTTATCGTACAGATTGGCAAACTCAAAGCTTTCGCTGAAGGAGTTGCAAAACTGAGCGACACAAATAATTGCGGTACTGAGATCGACAAGATATTCAAGAAATCCTTCGGCAAGAGTATGATCATCGAACAGAACAAGTGCATGTCGATCACCATGAAACGAGAAGTTGCGACATGGCCGACTAATGAATACTTTGCGCATCTCAGCATTCCCATGTCAAAGATCAACAAAGCATACATGGCACTTATTCCAGCTTATACTAAGCTGAAACAGAATATCGATGAGATCATCAAAGCAGAGACCAAGGGTGCTGCAAAGGAAGAACTTGAAGGTCGTGTGACCTATGTGAGAACATGCGAGTTCATTCTCTCCATCCATGATTACATTGAACATCAGCTCTATGGTCAGCTTGACCGTATGGCTGAAACTGTGGATGTGGTTCCCGTTTGGTAAATAACTGAAGAAAAAGATCAGGTGGAGGAACATTCCTCCACCTGATCTTATCAAACATATTTGGTTTGTAATCAGAAGATTACTTGCCTTCGTCTTTCTTGCCGGGGGCTTTGGCGACGAGAGTCTTGCATTTCATGCAAGCTTCGTGCATGGACCACGCCATTTCATTGATGCAGGCGCCGACACCCTGGGACAGGTTCTGAATGGCTTCGAATTTGGCGCGCAGAATGAGTTTCTTCTGTGCATCATATTCTTTCTCTTCTTTCGTGCGCTTGTCGTTGAACCAATCACGAATTCTGGCGAAGAAGCCGCGCTTGTCCTGCATGGCTTTGTCGAACTCTTTGTTGCGAGCTTTCGCCGCTTCATAGATCGACTGGAATTCCTTCACAAGATCGCCGAGATCTTTGCAGGTCTGCTGAAGCGTACGTGCATCGAAACCATGCTCACGCAGGGTCTTCATTTCACGTTCCGGAAGGTTGTTCCTCCAGCCATTCCACCACTGTGCATTTTCGTCGATGGTCCAGCTGTCGGGAGCACCCCACAGTTTGCCGGCGGTACGCTCGATGTCAGCCAGTTTGAACTTCTCATCGAAGATTTCGGAAACAGGTTTCTTCAGGAGCTTGATGCAATCCTGACAGGCCTTGATCTGAGAGGAGAACTGCTTGAAGGAGTAGCTGTTGACAGCGACTTCATCGAGTGCTTCATTGACTTTGTTGCCGAATGCCTCATCCAGAGAACGGACGTAGTTGTAGTACTCTTCGTACTTGCTGTAGAATTTGGCTGCGCCGGCAAGTCCCATGACAACCGATGCAACGATTGCGATGGCATATGCGGTGAGAAGAGCTTCAACAAGCGCTTCATTGGATGCTTCGACATCACCCTTCGCAAGGTCAAGGCATTTGCCGACAAATTCCTGGTCGTCCATGGTGGACAGAGCTTCAACCGAGCATCCGAATGCATCGGCAAGATCCTGACGCAGTTCAGGTGTCAGAGTCTCGACAGCGACTTTGCCGATGGCTTCGCGACGAGCGGCGATGGTCTCAAAGGACTTCTCGATCGCGGTAGCCGCTTCGAACTGAGCCATCTCCTTGTTGAATTTGCGCTCAAGCTGGATGTCGTGCTGAAGGTCTTCCAGAGTGAAAGCTTCAACAGATGCAGCAGGAGCTGATTTCTGTGACGAGAATTTCATTGTATGGTATCCTCTTGTTTTCACACGTGTTGATTGAGCGAGAACACACTTTATGACAGCCTCGTCAAAAAAAACAGTCACCGACACTGATTATTTTTCTTCAACTATGCTATCATAGCATAGTTGAAGAAGGACAAGTGTGTCGTCAATCGTTTTTTTTTGATAACTGCTATCACCGTGTGTTTAGCTCATAGCCATAACAACAAACAAAGGTGATTTACATGAAATTCACTTCAACTGTCAAAGACAATCACGAAGGACTCTCTGATGTTGAGTTCTACGCACTTGTCGACAACATGAATGGAGATCTTGATGCACTTGATCGTGAAGACGATGCATCGAGTGCTGTCATTCTGAACAACCTCCATTCACTGGAAGCTCTGATCGGATGCACGACAGAAGATTTCGTGAAGGACTTCTGTGCATCGAATGAAGATCTCGCATCCATGTACAATGGTGATCTGGAAGCATTCAAGAAAAGCGTCCATGATGAGATCGTGTCCATGGAAGGCGTCATTGACGAATGGTTCGGCGATGGCATCATCAAGGCTCTGGTTGGTCGTAAGATGACCACGCTCGAATATCTGAAACCAGCTCTTGATGAATGCGAACAGAGACTCGCTCAGTGCGACGAAAAGAAGGTCGAGTCTCGTGCGAAGATCTGGATCTTCGGTCGTGTCATCTCTCGTTTCCTCCCCTCAACAGATGCCTACTACAAGAACATCGCCGCTCTCGAAAAGGCGGCTGGTGTTGTCAAGAGTTTCTCCAGTCTTGACAAGTTCGAGGCCCCCAAAGTGATGGATGCTCTCAAGGACTCCACCTATTGGAATGCGGCAAAAGGAAAACTGAAAGGTCAGTCTGACAACGACTGGGCTTATGTTGCCATTCGTTCACTTCCTGCACTTCCGTATGTTGGATTTGCTGCTGGCATCCACAATGCATTTTTCTGGGATCCCGACAAACCGGTGTCCACTCGTGGATGGAAATCCAAAGCTGATTTCGAGAACGGCATCAAAGAAGCAAGGAAGCTCATCAAGATCATGGAAGAGACTGATGCTGCTTGCAAGAAACTTCTCGGAAATGCGCAGCCTGAACTGAAGAAACAGGGACATGAAGCTGCATCTGTGTGCAAGTTCATTGTCGCAGAGTGCGGACATCTTGGACGTGGTATCGTGACCGCAGCTAAGAAAGTCACTTCTGGATTTTTCGGACGAGTTGGACGCAATATCGTCCACGCATAACAAACAAATACATCAACACTATCCACTCTCGCAATGAGAGTGGATAGTGTTATTTGAAACAATTATTCTTTTCCAAATGAAACCATTTTTTTATCGGAATCAGTATTACTTCCAAGACCATAACCTGCTCTGAGTGCAGATGCAAGTTTTTTCATGATGGTGATGTCTGTCCGGAAAAGATTCAAGACATCTTTGATAAACTTTGGAAGTTGTGTTTTTGCGGCGGAAATGAGTGCTTTCGTTTCAACCTTTCCATCATCTTTCGCCTTAGTGAACCGACGCAATTCTTTCTTGATATCGTCAAGCGTGTGTTTGCAAGATATAAGCATATCTGCCGCGGAGATAATATCCAAAGGTGTTCGCTTGGGATCGTAGCCAAGTTTTTTGAGTGATTCTTGAGGATCCCCACCACCACCATCCATCAGGATACTCATACCAGTAACAAACCAATCCACTTCGATGCCGAACACACCAGGAACATTCTTTTTGGTCGTATCAATTCCGACGACTTTGGTACGACCTTTGTTTGATTCGAGAACATTGTTGATTTCACTGATGGATTTTGATGGCACGTCGAAATCAAACTTTTTGACAACTGCCGCCACGGTGCCTGTCAGCGTAGCAATATCATGAGTGAAGTCAAGAAATTTTGATCTCTCAATCATTGCAGCTGCAACAAACTTCGATTCATCGAACTGAAGTTTACCTCCTCGCGAATCTTCAACAATTTTCTTGGAGAATGCCACGAGTGCATTGCAAGAATGTTCAACGCCGACGATATATTTATCAATGAATTCGATGATTTTGTCAATCACTGTTTTCATGATTTCGGCAATCGACTGAACAAGTCCTTCCAGACATGCATCCTTATCATCGATACGGATGTTCATGCTCTGCAAAGTACCTCCAACGAGATCCATCACAGGTTCGGTTATACCGAACTTTTCGATATTCTGCTGAAGCATCTGAAGATCGTTGAGTTCTTCAAATGCCTGATCAAGAGATGATGTATCGAGAGTATTCATCAGTGCTTCCACTGATGCAATATCCTCTACAACCAAATCCTGAACAGTAGAATTTGATTCGAGTTTGAATTTCATTTTGTTGTATCCTTCGTTGAATGCTGACACACTGATGTCTTGCTATACACACGTAGTCAAGACAATGCTATGATAGCATTGTCTTGAAATAAAAACTAGAGAAGGAGCAGCAACGCTCCTTCTCTAGTGTATAGAAAAAGTCAGTTATTTGTTTGTTCTTTTTCAGATTCATGAAACTTTTGTCCATAACTTTTCCCACTCGTATAAATGCGATTGAGAATTGTTGCAAGTTTCATACATCCTGAAAGACAGTCTTTTGAACCCTTTAAGAAGTATTCTACAGATTTGTTTTCACTCTCGTTCAGAATATTTCTTGCAGCATAAAGTCTTTCATTCTTGAATACTTCATTCCTCAAATAATCACAAAGTTTTCCAATTTTCTTCACAGATGAATCCGCTTCAATCATAGTCGTCTGGATTACATCTTGTGGAGTGGAATAACCTTTTTTCTTATAATTGGATTCAGCGTCATCCATTGATGCTACAAGTTCATCAGAGATTTCGATATTTCCAGCATCATTGATTTTGAAGAGCAATCTATGCATCTTCACCATATGTTCGCCGCTCCAATCAACATCATTACCTGATGCAAAATCTGCAATATCTTTCATGAATTTTTTATCTGGGATGCCATGCATAGAAATCGTCAGACCTTTATCTTGAAACTTTTTGACAGTATCTGAAATTTCTTTTGCTTCCTTTGGATCGTGTTTGTTGATGATACCTTTGATAAAGGTAATGATCTTATCAACAAGCTGTTTGATGAACTCCCAGACTTTCTTGGATCCTTCTTTCAGTTTGTCACCGAGTCCTTCAAGACAAGCTTCCTTGTTCTGAATAGAGATGTTCCAGGACTCAAGTGTCCCACCGATCAGATCCATGACAGGTTCCGTGATGCCATATTTTTCAATATTGGCATGCAGTAGAACCAGATCATCGAGATTCTCAGCAGCTTCGCACAGATCAACATTCAGAAGAGTGTTGATATCCTGTTCAAGAGCGCTGAAATCCACAGGTGTTTCTGATTTCAGGTTTGATTTGAATTTCATGGCGTTTACTCACTTTGTTGTGATTTGTATAAGAACAAGAAGACACACATATGAAAATTATCGTCAGCAGATTGACACTATCTAGTCTCAACGATACTATGATAGTATCGTTGAGAAATCACACAAAAAAGAGACCCTCGTGAGAGGGATCTCTTAGCACCGGTTTATTTTCCGGTGCACAGTCCTGCGGGTATCGCATACCCGCGGAACCCGAACCAAGCGTCCGGATTCACACTGACGTGCGATGTTTTGGGGTTCCGCATGGCCACCAGTTTGCTGATGACCAGTCTTCTCTGGGCGGCAGGGAGCCGCCGCACAAAAGCAGCGGCTTCCACGAAGTCCTCGGAGGTGTACTCCGAGATCGGTTTGCGCAAATCCATGTTTCAATCTCCTCATTGTTGTTGGATTTCACACGTGTAATATATGCTCTAAATAACATCACCTACAGGGAGAATATCCCTGTAGGTGATGCTAATGAAATCAAGTATGTTCTCGATCAATAGATGATGTCAGAAGGTCCACAATCAACAGCTTTACCGTCGACCACAATAAGACCAACGCCATGTTCTTCATCCCATACATCAGGTGTAGAATATCTACCTGTGAGAACAATACCCACAGCAGCTTTCCACTTACCACCCTGTTTGATGTAAGTTCCAACAGGATATGCAGACTCAAAGTCCTTCTTCAAATCAGCATAAGTCAGTTTCTTACGTTTCGAAGTCTCAGTGACACTGTCGTGATAGATCTGACACCGATTTAGAATCATGTCAGCAGCACTTTCAATGATCTTGTCAATCTTTGGTATCACCATGTTGAATTGATCAACCATATTTGTGTCGATACCAAATTGAGACAATTTTGAAGTTTGTCCACCAATTGTCCGATCAACACCGCATTCAAGATACACACCACATGCCACTTGTTTCCCGAATACCGTGAAACGGATCTTCGCGACATATCCTCCCTCAAGATCTCCCTTCATGGAAGCAGGATTGAAAGATTCAAGAGAAGATCCGCATTCTGTATATGCTTTCATGTTCTCATACATGAAGCTTTCAACAGATGCATCAGATCCGTAATAACCTTCAACTCCTGCGAACACAGAAACAACTTTGTCATCGCGAATGCTGAGACCAATGTTGAGTTTTCTGCTCACGATGGAGGACTTGTTCACCTTGACATTCTCATCAATCTTCTTGAGAGATTTGACAACTTTGTCAAAGGTATTTGGAATGAGTGTGACTGCATTGCACACAACATTGACGTCATCGAAGAATTCAACTCCTTCAACCTGTGCGTCATCATTGTAGTACACGTGCATGTAACCGAAGTCATCGACAGGGTATTTCTTTGACTTGGTTTTCTTAAATTCCTTGAAGGATCCTTCACCCATCTTGGAACGAAGTTGGTCTCTCTTGGTACCGAATTTGATACCACCAGCTTCTTTTCCTGGATTGATGCTGATGGACTTGGGTTTATTGGACCCATTCAACCCTTCAAGACCTTCTGATGATTTGTCACCAAATGACTCTTTGTATTCGTTTTCAATGAACGCAAAAAGTTTCATGGATTTGGTGGATTTCTCATCGAACACAGGACTTGAGTCATGTTGATACCAAGACACTTTGTCTGATGAATCAGCACAAAGATGGTTACCAAATCCATCACTTCCGACAACAACACGATCGATCTTTTTATTCTTAAGACGATCATCGTCTTCGAATAATGATCGTGTCTGTTCAATTGCAAGCTTCAGATCGCTCACATATTCTGTGCTCTTGCTGAAGTACAAACCTGCATATTTTTTGAAGAACTCTTTTGTTTGTGAGCCAAACTTGATTCCAAGTTCTTCTTCAGCTTTCTTGATGTCAGCGTCAGATGCCATGTATTCCTTCTTGGAAGTCCACACTTTTCCTGGAGTAAGTGGTATCTGAAGATTTTCAAGAGATGCTTGAAAACTTGTTTTGAAAATCATGTCAACTCCTTATGAATTGATATTGAAGATAACACACATGATAGAAGTTGCTCCGATCTATCGACACCTAGTCAGATCAATACTATCATAGTATTGATCTGAAATATCACTAGAGAAGGAGTCAGATCTGACTCCTTCTCTAGTTAAGATATAATGAACTCAGTTCGAAGCTTTGTCAAGTTTGACTGCAATCCTTGATGCAGATCTCACTGATTTGGCAATGTAAGGCATAAGCTTACTGATGAGTTTGCTCACCAGTTTGAAAGACTCTGCTTCATCATTGTCTTTCACATTGGCAGACGAAGCAACCTTCTTTGCATATGCAACACATTCATTGGAGAACTTGATCAGTCCACCATATGCATCAATCATACGAATGGAATCATCGAGAACGTTGTCAATGGAAGAGTATCCTTTGACAGACAACTTGATGTCATCACATGCATCGATGAACTTCTGATCCAGCTCCAAGGTACCTGCGTTCTGATCAATGGTCCCCAGTTTGATCACAGCATTCAGTCCCTTCAGGAATCCCCATACAGAAGTTGTCACACTACTCACCTTGGTGTTACCAAGTTGAATAATGGAGTTGACATACTTGGAGGGGATAAGACCTGTTGCATCTGTGTACTGATCCAACCTTTTACCAGACAGTTTCTTCTTCAGATTGATCAGTCTTTCTCTGTTGAACTTGACCAGTTGTTCATTGACCCAATCCCTGATCTTCTCATAGATACGAACAATGAACTCCCAGATTTTACGAGCGCCTTCTTTGATGCGCTCTGCAAGATCTTCAAGACACTTGTCTTTGTCAGTGATGTTGATATTCCATTCTTGAAGAGTACCACCCACAAGATCCATAACTGGATCTGTGATACCATACTTCTCAATGTTGGAATAGAGAATCTGACAATCACTGATGATAGATTCCATAGATTCCAATTCTGTGAAATCAATAACACAGATATCCTCCATCGAATCACTCAATGATTCCATATTTGGAATTGTCTGCTCGACAACTCCTGTTTGTTTGAATTTCATAACTCACCCTTCATTGCATTAAAGTGTGCCTAAATACCGTCATAGTATCGTCCGAATAAAAAAAAGAGACCTCGGGTGGGTGATACCCGAGGTCTTCTTTTGTTTAACTTTTTGGATTTGGAGAAAACCAATCAAAAAACCAAAATTTTGGAATCAGATCGAGCATCCAAAATTCATGTTCGTAAATCACAGTCTTCGGATGATATGAGACAGTTACTTGTTCAAACTTGTGTGGACGAATAGTGCTTGATGCGCTGAACACCCATCCAAGCTTATCATCCCACTCGTGAAAGTGTTGTATGATCATATTTGTCACTTTCCAACTGTGTATATCAACCTTTTTCTTACAATGACGAATGTTGTTGACATACACAAAAGATATCCAACTATGATCTCCTTTCTCATATTCTGAAATCACAACATAGTGATCTGGATTTTTTGTTATTGGACCACGACGATAACATTTTATCCAAGGTTTGACTCCAAACAGAAAGATTCTGTAACTCCTGTACTTTTCACTTTCTCTTTTCATGATGCATTTCCTTTCTTGATTTAAGGTTTGAGTGCGCACGTCACTTGAGTAATATATGCATTAAAAGAGAAGAGAGACACGATGTCTCTCTTCTCTTGACAGAATGTGTTATATTCCCTTCAACATAACTATTCATAGTTATGTTGAATTCTAGCACAAACAAGGAGATTACTCAAATGGCATTCCCTACAAAAGTAGTACCGTTTTCACAAGCATGTAAGACATGGTTGAATAACACATATGCTCCAAAGATTCATTATCATGATGATCGATACAGTAAATTAGGTCACACGCATCCAGATAGTATTGCAGGTAATATGCCAGATTTTTCAAGATCAAAATCACTCGGTGCTCAAGAAGTATGGAAATCACGCACATCTGAATGCTACAAAGAACCAGGTACTAATAACACTGTAACTGGTGGATGTCCGTACGTCCTCAAAATAAAACACCCGTGTTATGTCATACTACAATTCCAAGATGTCTCGAAGGCTACTGGTGACTCTGAATGGGGGATGTGGTGGGGTACTAATTATCGTCACGTATGTGCACTCAATCAAGCTGACGACAACAACACCGGAACAGCTATCAGAAAAATGACAGATGCCAATGGTTTTTCAGGACTCAGTTATGGAGTGAATTTCTTTACATTCTTTCGAATTTGTGATAACATTGAAACTGCTGGAACCATTGCATTACCAATGACCAATACTGATTGGTACTACAGACCATACATTGGTTCTGGAGGGTCGAGGAATGAAGCTTGGGAGAGCTTTGATTTTAAACTGATACCCATGCTTGGCACTCCATCAGGAACATTGTTAGTAGAGAGATACATGTTTACCGCAGACAATAGTGTATCATCCATTCTCAATTCTAATGTTACATTAGGAACCATGAGTGGGAATAACAATGTGATGACATATTACAACAAGGATTCGAATCCTACAGAAAGCATGTCTATAACTAGACCAGGAAAATTTTATGCATGATACAAGAGACAAGAGGAGATGTCTCCTCTTGTCTCTTATTCATTATTTTGTTAGTTTGGTATCACTATTACTATTCATAGTAATAGTGAATTCTGAAACCCAAACAACAGAAGGAACATACAACATGGCATTTCCAACCAAAGTAATTCCATTGTCAGATGCATTTAAACAGTGGTTAAATGCAACCTTTGCACCTAAGGTGCATAAACACACAATGTCCGATATTACTGGGCTTAATCCAATTGGTGGATCGATATACATTGTAGACGAGGGCGATATATCGAATTCAAATGAAAACACTACCATGAAAGTGTATAGAGGAGACGGTACATTACTTTCAACAAATATTACGGGTCATTGGATACAGTATTCAAACGATCTTATCGATCAATGGTTTGAATTACCACCAAATGATTACGGACATTATGATGGTGCTATATATCCAAAATCTAAAGTAGTGTTTTCAAAACCTTTTAAAACCACATCTTACAGTATATACATGCAAGTATTTCGTGCAGATGCCAATGCTGCGGATGGACATGGGTATGTTGAAGTAAAATATAGATACACTACTCATTTTACCTTTGACACCGCCGCATTAGCAAATTCGTGTTACATGGTAAGAATGATAGGATTCTGAACTTCACAACAAAAAGAAGATCTAAGGAGGATACGAGTCCTCCTTAGATCTTAGTGATTCAGAACAAAGTGCTGATTGGATAAACAACCCAAATAACAATGAATTCAGCAGGTACGAAGAACGGATAGTAATACCAAGGTTTGTTACCTCGATATCCATCTCTTATCCAACCAGACTGATATTCATACCATTCTTGTTGATCCTCTGGTGTTGTGGTGCATACACAACCTGTGCACATACCACACATCAGTAAAGACAAACAAATGATGAGAATATATCGTTTCATCATGAAATGTATCCCATGTATTGTGACCATGATCCGGTTGTTGATGGACTCATTTCCGTGGTGCAATTTTCAAATTGGATACCAGATGCAATGGGTCCATTATTCGGTCGCACTTCAGCCTTTGATACAGAGCTAACGCTCAATCCAGTCGTACAATTTTTGCAAATTACACATTGATCACGGTATGGTTGAGATCTCAGAAATGAGAAATTGGTGACACTGATCCCTATACCGAATCCATCCACAGTATTGGATCGAAGCAGTGCAACATCAGATTTTTTATCAACAACCAATCCGGTACCTTGTTGATTTCCTTTGTTCACGATAACAACATCTTGCATCTGTGAAATTTTTGTTTCAGAAATCTGAATACCGCCCCATCCTTTAGCATAGATCTCCACTCTCTTGATTTCATTGCAGAAGACTTCCTGAAGACCCAATACATAAGAGTCTGCTTCATCTGTATTGGATAATCTGATGTCAAACAAAGAACAATCAGTGGTTCTTCTAGAGATCCACATCAAATTCGCACCCAACTGGAATTCAGTTCTCTTGGATGTGAAGACAATAGATGCTGGATTGTCAACGAAGCGAGTGTTGTCGTACACACGAAGTGTATATCCCGCGTGTACTTCGAATTCTCCAGAATTTGATGAGAGAGCGTGAACATAGGTATCACCTCCTTCTTCATACTGGACATGCACTATGGTTTCCTCTCCATCGGCTACAACAACTCCATCACCTGTGAATGTGTACACAGGATCTTCCGAATTGTTGATCTTTGTAAGAAGTTGATTGTAGATGGTCGTGTCGTCATCGAACGGAGCCCCTTTAATGAGCACACGGAGACCTGGTTTATAACACTTGACGCTCTGTTCTTCTGCAGAATAATCATAGACTCCTGCTGCACAATGAATGTACGCTCTACCACCATCTGCGATGGACGTGATTCTTGTATTGATGTATTCAATACACTTGTTCAGAGAGAAGAATGGTTTAGCTTGTGTTCCATCTCCAGTTACATCACTACCGTCTGGACTGATGTAGATGTCCAGATCGTTAGTAACAACTCTATTGGAGACAAGTTTTGCTGATTGAACATCAGGAGTCATCTGTGCGATAGAACTTGCAAGAGATTCCTGTTCTTCAACATAACTGTCACCATGCCAAGTTTCACTCATGATGATAAATTCCTTTTTGTGTTTATACTGTTAAATTGTGGGAATTGCCTGTTATAGGATGGCAAGAAAGAAGGTTAGAGAGTGTCATTATGACACTCTCTAACCTACCGAAAAGAAATCAGTACTTGATATAATGACCAAAAGCTACAGATGAATCAGCTACCCATTGTGCAAGAACATTTTCAGTATGATTCCAGGCATCATATCCAGCTGTAATCTTTTTTGTACCAGTACCGTGCAACATGTACACAATACCAGTTTCTGTGTGGATCAACTTGATATTGATCCAACAATCCCAGTTTCCATTCCAATTGGCATCTTTCTCACTGTACGATCCAGATCCTCGTCCACTTTGGTTCCCCCAGAAACCAAAGTAACTGCTGGCTGTTCCTTCCTGAATGTCACGGCTAAATGTTGCCGAACTTCCATTTGTGATTGTTCCGGAACCACCATCAGCATAATACCATGTATAATCTTCCAAATTCCTCGTAACCTGATAGCTACTATGGATAACCCATCTTTGAGGAAGATTTCCACTCACTCTCGTGAGAGTAACTTCAAGTCTGCATGGTCTCAGATTTTCTGGAATGTTGAATGTGATAGATCCCTGATATGAAACAACAGCTCGTATTCCTTTTTCAGGATGTGCTGAATCATACTTCACTTCAATAGAAGAAGCTGACCATTCACCGTTCGTTGTCTGACCAACTTTACAGTTTATAGAACTTCCAGTCCTTGCATATAACCTTGGAAGGTTAAAGGTTGTTGATCCATCACCTGCACCGAACTTTGTTCCAAGTTTGGCAAACAGTGCAGAATATGTAGTTCTACTAACTGCTTGTCCGCTGCATTTCAAGAATCCAGTCAATGCGTGATAACCTTTGACAATTGTTCCGACTGGAACTGATGGAGCAAGGTTGGTGACGTTGGTCTTGAATGTAGTGTGAGCAACTATCTTGTTCACAACATTGGTGATGAATGTTGTATCATTCGGGAGATTCTTATAATCCATCACCTTCTTTAACAAGTTAGCCATAGCACACCTCCTCGTTTCTGACAAAGAGTTGTGCTATAAACTTACAGATGGATTCAGTAACTTGGTGTCACCAAGTTACTGAAGGAAAGTTGTCCTTCCAGTCACCTGCAAAAATAGAACTCTTGGTTGTTCCGAAGAAATATGCAAGACTACCGGATGTATAAGTACCATTTCCAGATCCAGCATTTGTGCACCAATTTGAAGATGCTATTTTTCCATTGATACCAACTGCTGGTAGAAAGAACAGAACAGCTTTTTGTGCTTCCTGTCGCATCAACCTAAAATAGGTTGATGTTCCTGGAACTATCGGATACATGATAATATGACTTGCACCACCATCAACGTAGTTGTGATACAATACAGTTGCCTTATTTGACGCGAGTATAGTCGATCCTGATTTGAGATCATTCACGTTGTTCGCTGCGACGATGCAATAATCCATATCCTGATATTTCAACGTTGGGATCCAGTAGTACAGGTAACCAGGGACATTGCATTTCCATATCGGATTGGTTTTATGATTAACATTTTGATCTTCAAGAGTTTTCGCATTCAAGAAATCCGGCATACCTTGTGCTGGATTCACAGGAGCTTTCACATTACGGAGTAATGCGTTTACCTCCGCTTCAGTGTAGTATCTCTCATCATGGTTGTGACCAGAAGGAGAGTATTGTCTTGAAAGACTCAATACTTTCTTCAGAAAACTAGCCATGTTTTCCTCCAATTCTGTTGAAAATTTGTTGTAAATCTTTAGGGAACTATGCTATGATAGCATAGTTCCCTATTCAAAATCAACTCTTAAGGAGGGATAAATCATGGCATTCAATAAAAAATCTCTTCCTATTGATCTACCAACAGGAGGGAATGTACCTATCGGTACGATCATATTTTTCACCAACACAGCAACCATGCTCTCTAATTTGCAGATCAAGAATTGGCTTGTAGCAAATGGCGCATCGATCAAGAAAGCAACATATCCAGATCTGTTCACCGTGATCGGATACATCTATGGAGGAAGTGGAGATAACTTCAATCTTCCTAAACTCACGGATGCAAGATACATCCGAGGTGGAACCTCTATCACGACTGCTATCGCAGCAAGTCTTCCGAATATCAAAGGACATGCTGGATGGTTCAATGTCTGGAGATCTTGGAATACCGCTAATCTTGGTGGTGCATTCTACAACACCACTATTCGTGGTAGATCTGGAGAAGAACATGCTGGAAGTGACCACGAAAGAGATCTTCAGTTTGACGCATCGAAATCCAACTCCATCTATGGAGGGACAACTGTTACTCCATTGAGTATCCAGTTGGTTCCTCTCATTCGAGCATGGTGATATCACAACAACCAACCCAATAACAAGGAGCACATACATGCGTATCAAAAATGTCTACAGTTATGATCCAGAAACATTCGAGTATCGTGGAATGATACCAACACAACTGGATCCTCGTGAATCCGAATTGCAACAGAGAGACATCTGGCTTATACCTCCGAACACAACAGAAGTTCCGCCAGATCTCAAGTCCCTCAAAGAAGGATGTGTCTTCATCTTCGTACCATCCAAGAACAACTGGATCTCTATGGAAGACCATCGTGGTGTGGACGTGTATAATGCACTCACCCATGAGTTCACCAAGATCAAAGATCTTGGTCCTATTGAAGAACCTATCTTCGAAACAGACAAGCTTCCATATCCAAGAGATCTCATCATAGTTCTGGATTGGAAAGATGGGAAGTTTGTGGTGGATTCTCAGAGAGACATGATTGTTGATTTCATTAATCAGAACCACAAGACTCAGAGAGACATCAAACTCCAGGAAGACATCAAAGATGACAACGGTGTCTCTTTCAAGACAGATCTTTACTCTTGTTCTGATTACGAACGAGTGATCTCTCTTGATCTGTCTATCGACAACTGGATCTCCTCTGATGGAACCATCGTTCACATGGACAAAAACAAAGCAAAAGAGATCCTTCAGAAAATCCAGACACGTAAAGCAACCTTGGTTGCTGATTGCGTAGCTGTGATTGAAAGAACCAAGGGTTACACAAGTGATCAACTCATCCATGAGTTGGAGATTATTATTCGATAACGTTATAAAGATACTCTCAGATGGGAACAAGTCCCATCTGAGAGTTCTTCATTTTATGCAATTTTAGGTAAGGAAAATCCTTGACTTTGTTATCACAACTCAGCGTATTTGGATCATCCTGATACCTTCAGTTGATGCTTATTCTTCTTGATCAGAAGCAGCCTGATAATCGAACACATGTTCGATAGTGGACTGCTGGATACAACGTGTGGTTGTACCATCAAAGAAGAATGTGAACAGATGAGTTGGATATCCAACTCTTGCGTCATCACCAAGAATCACTTCCATGTTCTCAATGAAGAAGCTGAATTCGTGGACATTCTCATTGTCACTTGCAACAGTGCATTCCCACATGACCAATGGTCTGGATGCAGAAAGAACAGGTGCGTTCACTTTGATGTTTCCGTCATCATCTTCACTGAACACAGTTCTGAACTTACTTCCTATTGCAGGGAATGTCAGACTCTTTGCATCTTCATTGGATTCAGTTGGATCTGCAACTGGAGCAAGTGTTTCATACGACAACGGACCGAACGCAACACCACTCGCAAGATCAGTAAGTTTCTGTTCCAGAACAGCAATCTTGGTAAGGAAGTCAGCTTTGTTGACTTTATTACCAACCTTCCTCTCAACATAGCTTGCAGATACAGATCCTTTGTTCTCGTGAGCAACGGTCACACCTGTGGTAGATGAGATTGTCTTGCTCAGAGCATCGAGAAGATCCGACTGAAGGACAAGCTTAGGAAGAGAACTTAGTGCAACACCAAGTGCATTGAGGACACCCACAGTGAGTTCGTGAGGAGTACCAGTTGAGATCTGATACTTGTATACTGTTGATCCACTGGATGTGTCAGCAAAGAGATATGCGTGTCCTGAAGGGATCTCAAGTGATGTGGAATCAATTACCACGACTGCAGACATGAGTTATCCTCCATGATAAATTTTTGAAGTAAAGAAAGGAAGGTGTGGTGTAGCCACCACACCTTCCTGTAGTGGACTCATATGATTGATCAGAGAACGATCCAGTTAGTGTCGGCTTCGACGTATAGGAACGTATAGTTCTCCACATCGATGGCGATACCATCGCCGTCAATACCGATGGCGCAGGGGTTGGACGATCCAAGGATCGTGTCGGAACTGCCGGAAGCCAGGACAACCTGACGATCAGCGCCGCCAACAACTGTCGTGATGCGGATGACAGTGCCATCAGCCGGAGCATCGGGCAGAGTCAGCGTGCATTCGGTGCTGACGATATAGTGGTTGTCGATGGCGAGATCGACGGCCTGCGGTGCGAGAGCCGTACCTTCATCGACATAGACGATCGCGTCGATGTTTTTCTTCTTGGCCAGCTCAGCGTCCACATAGGACTTCATGTAGCCGGAAGTGCCCAGCTGTTCCCACTTCGTGCCGTTCCATGCGAATTCCGCATCGATGGTCTCGTCATTGGTGGAATCATTCTTGGTCACGAACCAGACATCGCCGACCACAGGTGCCGGATCATCCGTTGATGCGGGCAGATCAGCAACGTAGGTCTTGATGCCTTTGTAACGGAACACCTGCGAAATCGCAGATGAAATAGCGGATTGAACTTCCGAATATTCGGGATATGCCGCGAGTTTGCTGATTTCGGAATCGCTCACCAAACTCTTGTTGGTGACTTTGTCAACTTTGGCGGTATCCAAAGAAGCCAGAGCATCAGCAGTAGCTTGCTTTTCAGCAAGGAAGACTTTCTTGTCGACTTTGCGGTCGGCAAGGGTTTTGGCGTAGGCAGAGGAAGCCTTTGCACCAATGGCGATGGAAACGCCGTCAACGCTTGCGACAGATTTGGAAACAGCAGCGGTGACGTCCTCTTCAAATGCCAGAGCGGGAAGTTCGGCTGCGGCGATGCCAAGAACTTTCAGAACAGATGCGGCGATCTCGGTCGAAGAGCCGGAATGATCTTTCGAATAGAACTTGGAGTCATCGGTGTAAATCAGAACGAGGTTTGCAGCCGGCGTGTACTCCGAAGGAGTAACAGAAATAAGAGATGACATGAATCCTCCATTTTGGATGCACTAATTAAAGCACAATCCAGTTGCTTGCAACGCTGTCGTAGACCAGTGTATAAACAGCGTTATTAACGATGATGCCATCTGGAGTAGTTCCGACTTCAAGAGGCAGATTACTTCCATCGATGGTAGCGGGCGCAGGTGCGAGCACCTGCATGTTAGATGAACCAGTCGAAACATTCAGCTGAATCAACTGACCATCCGTAGGATCGGCAGGCAATGATGCCGTGAACGGAGCTGAAGCAATGTAGCGCTTGTCAGCTCTCAATGTGAGAACTTCAGGTGTTTGTGCAGTACCACTTCGGATGAAGATAACTGTCTGAACATCTGTTCTCAATTGAGCGATCATTCCTGTCAGGGATTGAAGTTCAGTATTGAGATCGTGCACTTGTACATGATCCCAATGGTGTGCTTGTATCTCTGCTTCGATCTCCGAGTTCAAACCACCCCAAGAGGTGGGAACTTGGTTGCGGATCGCATCGGAACATCCTGCAAAACACTGGGATGTGTTCGTCCACGCAATCCTGGTATTCTCCCATAGCTTGGAAGCTGGGACTGTACCAGTCAACCCTTTACAGTTGGTGAACGCATGATCCATGCTGATCGAGTGACCAACAAATCCCTGAGTCGGGATCAGTTTTGCAACGTCTCTCACCAGATTTGCACACCAAGCAAAGACGTAATAATTGGATCCGTCCTTTGTCATGCCTGGAATGATAAAGTCTGTGGTTGTGAGAGCAGCGCATTCTGCAAAGAATGCTGTGGTCGTACGGCATGCATTCGAGATGTTCTTAACTCCCGTGACTTGTACAAGGTTCGTGTCACCCAAGAAAAAGGATGACAGATTGAACGCGTTCGTGAGAACGCATTCGGATGCCGTAACCTTGAGAAGTCGAAGAGCAAGAGCTGCGAATGAAGCATGATTGGTCACATGACTGGAGATTGGGAGATCTTCCTCGATACATCTTGACATAAGGTTATACGTCAAGTTGTCTCTGCTACTTTCCCATTCAGTTGTGAATCCAAAGTACTTTGTACCGTAGATCTTGACGATGTACCGATCCGATACCTCATAAGTATGCTCAAGTTTGTAGACATATTCCGTGTCATCCAACTTGGCACAACTTGATGGAAGCTCAGATACAATAGTAACGGATCCGTCACCCCAGTCGATGATGAGATCTGACTCATCAATCGGAGTGCAGGATCTTAACAACGTTCGATGTGTCATCTGTGCTGGAACTGCAATCCTGTATTTGAATCCAGTGACAGGATCAGTATCACCCGCAGCGATAGCTGTGTCATTCGGGAAGACTTCAAACGCGGTGTAGTCTTTCCCATATGCACGAATCGCTTCGTTGAATGCGGTGATGTCTAGCTTGGCAGCTTCCGCAGCGAGAGCACGCTCTCGTTCAACGCGGATCAGTTCAAGCACATCCACTGTCAACGCATATCCAGACAGATCAACGTGTGTCCCTAAGAACTCCCACTCATCTCCATTCCATGCATACTCGGCATTTTCATTACCGAGATCATCTTCTCTCACTGTGTAGGTGTGCCCCACAACAAGATTGGTCGAAGGAAGATCTTGCATGGATTCAACCACACCCATCCACTTGAACACGGATGAGATCATGCGGTTGATCTGAGATTGATTGTAGTAGTAGTCAGGGTTGACCATTATTGACCCATCGGCAGCGTTGATCAGTGTCGTTCCATCAACGGGTGGAACGATCTTCGAAGCAAGCATCACCTCATCTAAGGTGTAGTTGCTCGAAGTAAAGCTGTCGTACATTATGAGCATAAATGTACCCTCACGTATATAAGGTTAAAACCTAAAAATTTTCAAGTGCTATAAAATGGATGACGGTAGAAGGAGAAAAGAGAGGATAAGAGCCACACAAAGTGGCTCTTATCCTTTAGAAGTCATCAACTGTGTCGCTGCTAAAATGAACGCACGACTCGTGTATCATCCCGTGATACTCGATCGTAAATTTGATCCCAAGGCATCTCTGAGGGATGCACTCTGTGAAGCATTCATTGGGGTCAATTGTAGCTTCATATGCCATGTTGTATCTGGCTAAAGCTTTCTTGATCAATTTCACAGACAGTTCAATGATCTTGTTTCGATCATCGAGTGAGATGTACTGATTACGATAAGGAAGTTCGACCTGCTGATCTAACTCAAAGTCAGCTTCTCCCATCGCCATGTTGAAATGGCACCATTCTCTCACTCTCTTACGAAACTTCAAGTACTTATCCAACAGATTCCGAAACATGCGAGTCTCCTTTTCTTTGTTGGACGTGTTCTGGTATAGAATGGATCGACTAGATGTGTCACTGTTTTAAGACTTTGATGTTGTCTTTGATGAACTTGTTCACATCAATGTTGATGATCGTACAGATGTTCTGATTGCTTTCGTTCATCAGTGCGATCGAAGGATACTGCTGTCCATTCATCTCAACATATCCTTCTGTATGATGATAAGGTCGATAGACCTTGATGTCCATCTGCATCTTGGAGAAGATGTCTTCGATGTTTGTGAGAATATCTCCTGTGGGATCGATGTTGGTTCGAATGAACATGTTTGCATTCCCACAGATGGGAGAGTTCATGTGTGAAAAATGCGGTGCTTTTGCAACGAACATTCCACTGTATCCGAAGAACAGTTCATTGCACTTGGTGCACATCATGAACACACCAACGTATCCATTGTTCCCATACATACGCTGATAGATCTTTGGTTTGTCATCGATCAGATTATTGTGTTGGAAGATGATTGGTTTCATCCTCTTTCCACAACAAGGACAAATGACATTGTAAGAACCATTGAGATTCTCTTCACCGTATACATTTGTTGTTTTCATTTTGAACTGGTCTCCCATCAACCTGATTGCAGATCTCTTTCAACTTGGTTGCATCTGCATTGTTGAAGTTCTTGAAGAGCTTGTCATTCTCTTTCATGTTGCGTTCGTTCATCGCACGTTCTCTCTGTCTCTGAACGTTGCTCTCTTTTCTACTATCACAGTAGACACCAAAGAGTTTCTTACAATGTGTGCAGATGCACACTGCAAGTTTGAGATAAGCAACCATCGATTGTTCAAGGAAGAAGATTGCTGGAGTGAAGAATACACCTGATGAGGGATCATCGAACTTCTGTAGCACTTTGACATGCTCGTTAGAATGTTTCAATTCGAACTCTTTGCACAGAGGACATTTGTCAAATCCATTGTTGATGATTTGATCAAACTCCTTACAACTTACTTCAATGATATCCATAGACACGTACTCCTTTCATTAGGTTGTATTAGATGTACTGTTTGTGTAATTCAATATCACAATTTCACCACTATGTTATGCGCAACAGAAGTGGGATGGCCAATAACCTGGTCTGTTGCCCAGGGAGGGCCCTTATAGATAGAGATTAATATAGAGATAAGATATAGATAATAAGAAATATATCTTAGATCTATAAGAACAATAAGAGAATAGAACAACAGAGAGATGATGGATGCACTATAGTGCATCCATCATCTCCTTCAATAAGTAATGAATATGAATAAATGAAATAAGGAAATACCTAATAGATAAATGACTAATAGAATGAATTGATTATAATCAATAAAAGAAGATAATGATGAAATAGAACAATAAGAACAAAAGAATAACCAATGCATAAAATGAACAACAAACAACAACATCATAAACAAAAAAAGAAAAAGAAGAAAGAACAGTGATGACATCACCTATCCATTGGAGGATAGATGACATCATCACTGTTGGGTTAATTGTTTCCATTCCACTGATTGGAAGCAAGTTCCATCAGTTTAAGGAAGTTCATTTCGTTGAAAATGTTCTTACGAAGTGCATAGGCATCAATGAAACGAATATCATCGATACCTTCGAACTCATCCGAAGACACCTCCTGGAACTTGGCTTTCATCTGATCGATCTTCTCCTGTGGGACACCATGGACATTACCATAGTTATTCCTCATGATAATGATACGAACGATGCACTTGGTGCGACGAGCAATGCCAAAGTAATGCTTACGTTCCCACTTCGTGAGATTCGTATTCGTAACGATGACATTAACTCCGTTGGAGAGATCACACTCTGTGCTTTTCTGGCACTCTGCATGATACTCCGCGAGTTTCGAAGGATCGAACTTGTATTCCTTCGTTGTAGCATCGACGAAATACTCATCCGTTTCGCGAAGAACCGTGAGGTTCTCGTTACGACGATCTCTCCGTAGATCGAGGAACTCCTTGAGTTGATGTCCAAGTGTGGACTTCCCAGAGCCAGGCAATCCGATGATGAGACAGAGACAGGGTTTCTTTTTCATTTTATACCTCCATTGTTGGTTATTGTTTCTGTTCATCCGTGTAATATATGCTTGTTATAAGTCGATTAACAAAAAAAATAACTACTACTCACTAGGTGTAGTGAGTAGTAGCTGTAGTTCATAGAAAACATGGACAGAATGGAAACACTGATTCTGTTTCAGCAAGATGAACATCGATACGGTGCCTCCGATCCATCGTGCGAACTCCGATCGTACGATATATCTCGTACGATATGAACCAATCTTCTTTGTTCTGTGGATCACGGACATTTACGACAAGTTTCATCTTATGACTGGGTTCCTTTGGTTCCCATTTGAATTTAACATCGAGTGGTATCAATGGACGATATTTGTTCCTTTCTTTGTAGTACTTGACAAAGTCAGAATGATATCTGTCGAGAATCTCTTTTGCTTTAGGATAACTTTCCACGGGACATACTTTCACCCAAGGATTATCCTTATTCCATTTGCAGTATTCTGTGATGACAATAACCCATCTTGACATGTTAACTCCTTGTGTTGAGAATTTAAGTTAAGTTGTGAGAGAGATAGAGGAGGGATAGTTGTTCCCTCCTCTATCTCCTTGTTGTTCAGACATCAAGTCTTTCGCCTTGCTTTCCGTAATGGAACTTGTCGATCATCCCATCTTCAACGAAATCTCTTACCATCTCTTCGACAGTAAGGATATCGATACCCTTGATGGTTGCTTTGTGCAGATCAAGTGCATTCTTGTATACCTTGCTGTAAGTGGGAGGTAAGAGATCCGTGTGTTCCACATACTTCTCTTGGATGTGCTGGAGAGCAGTGGATGCAACCACATGGATCAGGTGATCATTGAGATGTTCACCCGTGTGTTGATGGATCGTGTGCGCGATGGCTTTCTCGAACAGCATGATCGTAGACAACCTGTGGGGAGAGCTACGATCTGCTGTTGCAAGATAATCCGAGTAAATGTTACGCCAGGGTGTACCATACGCAACCTTACGAACATACTTCTTGGAGTCACGATGATCAATGATCGATGTGGTGATGTTCTCCACAGCTTCTGGTGACAGCATCTTGTGGAGTTCACGTTCCACGATGTAGGAGGAGTAGATCTCATGATCTACTCTCCCCATGCTCATAAGAGCACTATCATGATACATACAAGCGACCACAAGTTGACGAACATCAAGATCTGGGTTCTCCAACTTGACAATATCCAGAGCAGTCTCGATCACATTGTGAATATGAGTATTCCAACCATGATCGAGATCGTTGAGTGGATAGTGCAATCTTGCAAGTGTTCCGATCTTCACAAGGACTTCGTCATCCTTGATCAGATCGTAGACAAGATCTTCCTTTTGGTTCAACATGAGACTCCTTCACTTGTTGGTGATGACTTTGGAAGCGTGGATGAACAGGTCGAATGCTTCGAGAAGATCGTAGATGTCGTTCCCGAGGTTATTGAGATGAACCTTCTCATCGTTCCCGATCTGACCCCATCCGCGATCCACGATGCAACTCGTCCAGAACTCCGGACAGTACTCCCAAGGAGTGAGCTGATCGATATTGTTGGACAGAAGATTGCGGACATTCCGATACACGTAGGTGACATACCGGAGACATTCCTTCGCAGTCGGAGGATGGATCTCGAAGACGATGTTGCAGATCTCTTGTGCGAGACGATCGATCTGTTTGTCTTTGGCGTTAATATCTTTGATCTTGATGTGATCAAGCTCTCTGGTTGTGAATGCCGAGATTTTGGAGCGAACTTGCATGAAGGGAGTGAACTCCTCTTCTTCATGTTCGATGAGCTTCGCCCATGCCTCAACTTCGGGCGGGATAGGAGCTGACTTGTCCGCGTGCATGAGGATCGTGATGAGCTGATCCACATTCATGGCTTTATCAGGGCCATCATTCTTGTTGCACGGACATTTGTCGCAGTCCGGATGGATGTCGTTCTTCAGATGGGTTTTGATTTCTCTGTTCTTGTTGTTCATGCGTTCTTTCTCCTTTTCTTTACGTTTTTTGGTTTCTGATAGGAATGTCGCGAGAACTTTTAATGAACGAGTTCCCGTTGATCTGTCAAGTGGATCAGGTTTCTTTCCGCGTTCGCACCAGTGATGATCGTACATAAAGTTCATGATAATTTCGTCATTCTTGGCGTAGCCGTTCATGAAGTTCTCAATGTACAATTTAGCCAGTTTGCCATCCTGGTAAGATTCACCGAACACAGTTTCACAGATGTATCTCGCGAGAAGTTCTTCTTTGGAATCCCCGTTATCCAACAATCCATCAAGTTCAGCAACGATGAACTTATTGAAATTGTCGAGATAGCCGATGATTCTGAACAAACAATCGAGAGTGTTCCTGTAATCCTTGACGAATTTGGATACCGGTCTGTTCTCTGTGATTTCACAGAGAAGCTGATCTTCGAAAACGTCATCGAAGAATGTATCGAGCAGAATGTGTGCATCCGCCGAACTGACTTCAAGGTCACTGAAATTTGTGGCAAGATGATAGCGGTATATTTCAGACAAGAATCCGAGTTCATTGATCTGAATATACGACTGAAGATGAAACACAACATGTGCGATGAACGATGCCAGCATGTAACCAGTGGATCTATGCTCCCGTTGATCCGTGCCGTGTTCTTTGAACCAATCATCCACTCGATCAGGATCGAGATCCATCTTGGTGATGACGTCAAGAGTTTTTCGATAGTCTTGGACTCCTTTAGTCAATCGATTTGCTTTGATTTCATTTAATTTCATTGAACCAACCTCCTTCTATTGGTGTTGAAAATTTTGGTGTTTCTGAGATGATAAGTCAAGGATTTTCCTTGATTAAATTTATCATTTCAGACTTCGTTTCAGATAAGTAATATATGGATTCAAATCCGTTGAAAATGTGAAAATGACTGTAATATAGGCATTGACCATGCTCTAAAGTCTTCAACCAATAAAAGGAGAATCTATGAGTGCTGTAAGGTTCATTTATGATGGATCTTCTGGTCGGTGGCAGTATGTGATAGATAGTGGGAAACACGAAGGTACCTCTATTCAAATGATTCAGGTGAACTACTTAGCAGAGTTGAGAACTCTGCAAGAGAGGGATGCCTTAGTCATGGTGAGATATGCGTATCTGGATGATCCTACTGTCGACGTTGGGTGGGCTACGTATTACTACGACAAAGCAGCTTCAGTATGGAGGAAGTTCGCAGAACAAGAATCCATGGATGGGGTTGTGGAGATTCCAGAAGATCTTCTGGATCAGTATGCGACAAAACAAGAGCTTGCTCAGACAGCATCCACCATTCGACAAGAACTATCCGTCGAACGAGAGCGAATCGATGCAGTCGAAGACTATCTCAGGGATTGCGACACACCTCTCAGGGAACTGGGAAGGTTGATCGGTTAAACCAGGAGGTCGTCCTATGATTACATTGAAACAAAAACTGAATCAGCTCATCACCCAACTCAAAGCAACACATGCTGATATTATCGAAGCATTGAACGAAAAAGGTGTTGTTGTAGATGAGTTGGAAAGCAATGCAAGTGTTGCTCCGCTTATACGTAAGATCTTCCAGAGTGACTGGGAGTTCTTCTTCAATTTCAAAGAGATCGATCAGTTCGGACAACCGCGTACACGTCAGTCCGGACAACAGGCTGGAGGGTTTTATCTCTTTCATCCTGCATTTGCCTTCGATAACAATTTTCCTTTCATCAACGTGACTCACGTCTATGTACCAACTTGTCCATTAGTTGGTGCATTCGGACATAATTTTAAACTGGACACTCCCATTGTTTCGGATATGAAAGATCCTGTGATCGAGAAAATATTCGACTTCAAGGAGGAGTCTGTAATAGGAGGTACTCTCCATGGCTATGATACACTCAGCTGAACATACGTTCTGCTACATCGATCCTAGCAAGAAATCTGCTCAGGATGCGTCAGCTGGTGATGGATCTTCTCCAAGTTCTCCATTGCTTGACTTTCCAACCACATTGCAAGACAATGTGATTTATATTGTTCGTAGATCGAACAAGGAATTCCCTGCCATTGTTTCAAGCAATACAAACTCCAGTGCTGTGAAATCCATGGTGATTTGGGGAATGCCAACCCAGAATGATGAACACTGGAGCCTGGTTCCACAGGAGGCAAGGACCGCATGGGGAGGCGATCCACAGAACTTGCAAGTGTGGCTTAGGTTTGATCAGAACTGGGATCAGCACTCACTTTATCTCCCGAACTGCAAATATCTCGATCTGAGATCATTCAACTTCGCGCAGAATGGAGAAACGCACCAGTGGTGCATCTATGTCGCAGATTCATCTGGTCGGTGCAGTCTGTATGTCAACAATGTTCATTTCTTGACCTACACAAATGACTTTACTGCTGGTGAAGAACCATTTTCACGGTATCATGGAACACATTTCATCTACATCGCCGGTGGTTCGTATGCACATTCTGCAAGGTTTCTCAATTCAAGAATCGACTGTACGTGGAATGGAACCTGTGTGTATTTTGGAAGACAGCACAACATTCTGATCAAGAATGTGAAAGTACATACTGTACAAAACGTTGATCGCGATGCTGTATTCAGTTGGAACTGGGATGATCGTCTCATTCCAAATGTTGTGATCCAGGATTGCGACAATTATTTCTACATGTACAATCGTCATGATTGGTTCATGCAGCCGATCTATGCAGGTACAGTCAGAACTATCACGGCGAAGAACGTGACATACCAGATGGCTGAAAACCAGTACTGGGTACCTTACGACAACCGTATCCATATCGGAGAATTGTTCAGTCACGAGATCAGATCTCCTGGTTCTGTCATTGAAGACATCACTGTCAATTTCCCTGATCAGATGGCTGGCGGTTATTTCCCATTCATCCGTCTCAGTTATCGATGCGATGACGCATGGTCGAATGATCGTGATCCGAGTTTTGGACAGTACACAATCGTTCGAAACATCAATATCACCATGTCAAGGAGTCCTCAATATGGGGATGGAATAAACAACGGTGGTGGATATGTTTGGAATACAGGTAGCAGTAATCGCGGACTTCTTCGTCTTACAAGAAGCGACAGATTTGGACGTGTTGCATCATCTGACTATCTGATTCAGAACATCGCCATCATCGCACCTCGTGGCATTGCCATGGTTCTTGACAATTGTCTTGTTGATATGAAGGACTGCGACATCGAAGGATCTTGCGAGTTCTGCCATTGTGTTGGCAAGATCGGCAACATCACCACATGGTATCCCGGATATGGGGTGCTCGATAGTGCTGGTAACATTCTCTACATCAAGAGTATCCAGTGCAACCGCAACAACCCGAGCTGGGAGTACAATGGACAGTATGCATTGGTTCCTTCCTATGGATCGAACATCTTGGTTGGTTCAACCAATGTGATCTGTATGCCGTCCACCTTCATGAACACGAATCAGACTCGTAAAGAGTGCTCCTACATCTGCACGAATGACCAGCTTGCAGGCAACTACACTGTCCGCAATTCCTTCACGGATTGTAGAACGTGGTCAGTGAACAGAGTTGGATCAGTTGGTGGTTGTACGTTGAAACTCTCCAATGAGACAACGGATGACTTCAACTATCCTCTCAAGATCGGTGGCGAACCGTTCAAAGGAATCGCCATTCAGACAACGGCAGGATCTCACGTTGCGAAGATCTATGTTGCGATGTATGGATACAATGATTTCTCACAGATCATTGATCGTCTCAACTGCAAGATTACTCTTCCAGATGGATCTTTCGTAACAGCTTTCGATGGAAATTGGTATGAAGATACAGAATCCAGTTGGGAGAACATCGAGGGACACACGGTCTATCGCCTCGAGATACCGTTCGAACTCAGTGAAGCAGGAGAAGTACTCTTTGAGTATTCCTTCTCTTGGTACATGATTGGTGGATCAACTTATCTTGATCCATATCCAGTCATTGTGTAATAATCATCATAAGAACAACCTGGTGAGATATCTCACCAGGTTGTTCTTCTTTCATTCATTGCTGATCGTTGTCAGACTCTTTGATGAGAGCATCAACTTTCATCTTCTCATTGAGCAGACGTCCTGTATCTTCGAGTTTCTTCTGGATGTAATGATCCAGCGTACTGTTCTCGTTAGGACATTCCCACAATGGAAGAACGATGGTGCTGTTGTTGAAGATGTTCAATGCTTTCTTGTAGACTTTGTCTTTCAAAGCCTTGTGTTCATCATCACTTCTTGATGTGATGATGGCATTGCATCTGGTTGCAGATTGGGTAATGATGCCAATGGTTTTGGCGACGTTCTCCTGATCTTTTCCTTCATATGCAAGCATGATGCAACGAGTTCTTCCATCCATCCCAGATCCATCCGTGACATAATTGAAGATGTCATCGAATGTAAGGAGTTTGGTTGGGATACGTTCTGTCATATCACGATCCACTGAAGAATACATGTAGAGATTCACATGATTCTTGTAATCATGGAATCCACATGCATGTGGGTGACTTCCTGAAGGACTGAAGTGACAGAAAAAGAAGAATCTGTCAGAGGATTTCTCAGCGATCTCTCTACGAAGATCACAATACATGGATGAGATGAAGAAGTTCTGTACAGACATGATCGGAAGATCAGGTACAGACTTGGTCATGTCACAGTATTTGTCATACTGTGCATCGATCTGACGAACAAGTGTTTGATACAGGGCGTATCCTGCATGTTCAGTTGGATTAAATGCCCATTTGTAGAGCATCTCTCCAAGGATGGTGTGAAGCTTTTCTTCCATGTGTTGATTCCTTTATGTTAAAAGAAAGATTGTTCATACTAGGAGACGATAAAGTTCGTCTCCTAGTATGTTGATAAGGTGTTAAAATTAAACAGGAATTGTTTCGAATGTCCCGTTCATTTGTCCATTGACATTGGTTCCTGAGATATGTGGACCGTTGTTGAGAACTTGTTCGTTGACGAAGTCGTGGTAGAGATGTCTGATACGTTCTCTTGTTTTCACGACTGTCATGAACATCTCATTGTTCAGTTCTGATTTCATGCGTCTTCGTTCGATCACACTCACGTATTTCACACGTAAGATCCTCATCTCGAATCTGTACGCATGAAGTTTCTTGTGATATTCCTCAAGGATAGGTGAGATGACTTCATTGAAGAATGTATTGTATGCGTCAGAATCTCCACCATAACGAACATATGTTTCATATGCGACTTCGTGGATGTATTCGAACATGGGAAGAGACAGGATCCACCTGGTTGGATCTTGCTCGAGTTCTCTCTTCAATTTGTTGGGAAAATGACAGCAATATTCATCATAGTTGATCATGGTGATTCTCCTATGTTAGACCTACATAGGATGGCAAAAAAATAGAAGGATCTCGGGTGAGATCCTCCTATCTTGTTGTGTCATTTGATGATGATTTCCTTCGGGGGATCGGGAAGCATCTCTTTCTCTTCTTCCTGTTTGGGAGGTTCTTCCCAAGTCAGTTTCCGACCACCGAGAGTCTGCTGAGCCATGTTCATTGCGATATTCGCAAGTTGTGATTGGTTGGCGAATTGGAACTTGAACGCGAGAGCCATCTGTGTGATGTCGTTGATCGTGACACGTTCCTTGTCTTTGGTGATGTGCTTCCATGCTTCCGCACAGTACGAGATCATGAGACGCTGTCTCGAAGAGAGTCGACTTTCTTTCTTGTTGACAAGATCGATCTCTTCGAAGACGTCCTTGATCTTCACGCCTTCGGACTCGAGGATGTTCTTCATGGTTTCGGCGAAGATCTTCTTGCCGAACTCAATCGGGAATCCATTCTGTTCCTGTTGCTGGTTGGTGGTCTCTTCAGCGGATTCTCTCGGACCGAACTGATCAACCTGTTCTTCCATTTTGGTTTCTTCTGACATAATTGTTCTCCTGTTGTTGAGAGGTTAAGATATTTGAATCCAGTGATTTCCGAAACTGTACATGGACATTTTTTCTGCCGGGTTTTCTACAACAAGTTCACCATCCATGAAGTGAACATTGATGTGCGTCTGGTTGATTGTGAATTTGCACAAAGCCATCAAGAGCTCATCGAGATTATAATTGTTGTTCCATTCGGTGCAGCACATCAGTGCATAAGGAACACCATCTGCATCTCTCAGATGAATCAGAACACCGACAGATTTACCATCGGTTCCGTTTGTGAGGTTGATGTTTTGAATGACCGCATCTGTTATTACCATTGGGTCCTCCTTGTGTAGATTATGAATATTTAAACAAGTGGGTGTCAGATACACCCACTTAAATGATTTAGAACACTCTGTTCCAGCGAGGTCCTCTGAGGAGGACTTGTTTGTTTTTCTTGGGTGCGTCAATGATCAGACCACCGTCGATGAAGTCTGTCTTTTCCGGATTAGTGATGATGCTGATATAGTCCATTTCGACCATGAACTCGTTCAGCGCTGCAAGAGTTTCTTCCAGATCTTCGTATTCATCACGAAGCAGAACCATTTGGAAGGTTGCTGGTAATCCGTAGCTGTCTCTGATCTGAAGGAAGACGCCGATTGTCTTTCCTTCTGATCCGTTGGTGAGGTTGAGGTTCTGGATGATGGCCTCACTGATTTCATCCCGTGCTTCAAACATAGATACCTCCTTTGAGGTTAAAGTTGAGTAAATGAATAATGTGTAACACGTATTGTTACATTGATTATTCGTGTTAGTAATATATGTTTGTATTCGTTATCAAAAAAAAGAAAAAAGGGACCCATTGCTGGGTCCCCGCGGATGTCACCGATTACTCGGTGACAGCATCCGCTGCGGCTTCCGCGGCATCGCTGCTGTGTGAGAACAGCTTGATGCCACCGATGACGAGTCCGGCGACGACGGCAATGCCGCCGGCCAGCGCGATCATCTCGACGAGGGTGAGGTGTTTCTTTTCGGAAGCGGTGTTGGGGGTGGTGTTTTCGTTTTCCATGATGGACGTCCTTTCGTTTATGAAGATTTAAACACGATACAAGCACACCATATGCTCATATCACCCAAATAATTTATATTCAAACAAAAATGAAATACACAAATAATACACACGCATACGCATAACAGCGTATGCGTGTGTCTCTTGTGCGGTTACATGTATCCGTCTGAGTAGAACTGTTGAAACTTCTTACTCATACGTTGCAGTAATGCGAACCTTGCGGTAGCATGTCTGCGATGTGATTCAAGATTCATGTCGAATTGATCAAGATAGATGAGCTCTTCTCCTTCGATCTTTCTTAATCGTCCAAGCATCTGCTGTGGTAAGATAGGAGCCATCATGCTGATGGTGTTAAGAGCTGTGATCAGCCCTTTCACATCAAGTCCTGTGGATGCCTTCTGAAGAGTGGATATGATAATGTCGCTTTCTGTCAAGACGTCGTCACTTGAACCTTCGACATATTCATTCACCACTTTATCTTCATAGTGCGACTGTAAGCGTGTAACCAATGCTTCAACAAATTGTCTCGTGCACGCAAAGATGAGCATCTTACGTCCAGGTTTGTACCTGTTGACGAAGTATGCGTCAATCTTCGGAATCAAACATTCGTCGACATACTTGTTGAACTTTGCCTGTTTTACAAGAAGCTGTCCTTCATATCTTGCATGACTGTATCCACGCATCCGACAGACATGACGTTCCATCACTTCCCCACGGTAGCCAAACGTGTAAGTAGTAACGTACTTGTCATAGTTGTTAATGCCATAACGTATTGCGACAGGATAAACCCTATCGAAGATACGTCGTGCATCACTGTTGGTCTGTGTGAAGGTTGCACTGCTGTACAGGTTGTAGGGAACGTTGACTCTCAGATCAATTTGATTCTGTGCATGGAATGCTTTATGGACTTCATCGAATATCTTCGTACCTATGCCCAAGTGACGAAAAAGACCATCTAAGTCCATAGGGAGATCTTGATATCCCGAATCTCCTTTACAGAACAATCTCATTGTTCCAAGTGAAGCCACGATGATATCTGGCTTATAGTCACTCAACATCAGATCAGCAACAGACTTGAATCCTTCAATCTTGTAGATCCTGTCACCGACATCTGTTTGTTCCCTTATACTTTCAATCCACTGGTTGACCAGTCCTTCGACAATAACGATCCCAGCATATCCGAGATTGATCATGGATTTGGTTGCGCTGTAGGTTTTGCCCTTACCAGTCTGGAGTGCCAAACCTTTCATTCCTGGTGTCTTCTCAGAGCACTTCTTGATGATGTCCACTTGCCACTCTCTGTCCTTGAATTGTTTGTTCATATGGACATTGATTTTGCGAAGAGGATAATCGTTCAATTTGTGTTCTTCGATTTCAACAGTTGTTTGTTCGCGCAACGCATTCACGAAATCATCGAAAAATGCGATGGGTACTTTCAATGAGCTGGTTCTCGTATCATAATGCATGTACTGCTTCTGAATGAACCAACGCTTTGTCCGAGGATCGTAACCGCGTTCGCTCAACAGCTTTCGAACCAAGTCCCCAGCAATAAAGCCAACAGGACATGTCGGAGGAATGATGAGCTCTCCGTGAGTATATCCCCGATACACCCTGATCTTTATGTTTGGTAACATTGTTTCTCTTTCTGTTGATGATAAGGGAGTGTGGCATTACACCACACTCCCACGGGAAAGTTATGCTTTGTCAGAAGTTGAAGAATCTGTCATTGAAACCATAACCACTTCCTTTGTCTCTGAGAACTGCTTTCGGATCACTGAACAAGCTGTCCATGCGTTCGAATGACAGTTTCGTAGACAGAGCCGCTTCTGAGATGACGGGACCAAGACCTCCAAAGTTGACGTACTCATCGCCACGTTCCATGACGGGGATGCGATAATCATCTTCATTCGTGATCATGAAGCCTCGCAACATCATCTCTACATAGAATAGCTCGATGTTGGTCTTGTGATACAGGAGTTCAATGAAATCTCCGATCAACTTCGACACGGAATGATATTCCTTGATCTGCGTACTGAGGAAGTTCTCAACCGCAGACAAGAAGCTCACCATATCGTCATTTACCACACGATACCTCAGTACAGATTTGTTGAAGTCAAATCCTTCCAGAGGAATATCCACAGTTTCCGGAGTCACCACAAGTTTCTTATAGTTCTTCCGCATATACTGCAGCATGTAGTTGGACAGATATGGCTTGGTGTCACCATCGATCAGATCCAGTACATCACAGACATTTCCATCTTTGACCAACTCAATCTTCTCCACAGCTGAGAATGTTTCACCAGCTGGGATAGTCTGACGAGTCAAGTCAGTGATAGGTCCGATTGCACTGAGACTGAGACGGATCGATGTCTTCCTCAGCTTTTCAGCCAATGTAACTTGCCACATGATGGCGTCGCCATTCTTGATCAGATATCTCGACGCTGCAAGAGGAATGTTATATTCCTTCGTCAACGTCTTGATCAGATGCTTCGTAGACAACACCAACTGAGTAACGGACGACACTGTCTTGGTTGCCGAATACACACCGATGTGGATTTCCGGTGGGATATAGACTTGCAACCTCTGATGCATATAACCAGCGCAATGTTCACACACTCCGTCGGTATGTCTGCATCCGAATGGACTCCAGATATTCACAACCTTGTCAACGAAGAGATCAATGTTCTTCTTCGTCAACTGGATGCTATCATCCTCTGGATAGAGTCTCCGTTTTTCTTTCGCAAGCAGATCCTTGTGTTCTTCATCCACTCGGATGTATTTCCCAAGGAAATTCTTCTTATACTTCTCTTTCAAGAAGACAGGAATTGTCACCTGAGATCCACACCATCCTGGATAAAGTCTTGGAAGCTGAGATCCGACAAGTCGGCATTTTCTTGCAAAATACTGAGCAGCTTCAATGACATCCGTATTGAAGAATGCGGCTTTTCTTGCAGACAAAGATTCCGTAGCGAAATCATACACATTCTCCAGTCCACCAAATGCAGATGCACTGATGGGATAAGACATCATTTCATCCGTGATGTCGGAACGACAGCCATACATGGCGAACATCTGAGGAAGCTGATTTCGTTTGAGCAACTTCGTACGCATGAACGGTTCCAGTACATTGTTTTCAAGAATGCCTTTGGATTGCAGCATTTCATGCAACTTGTTATTGACAACCTCCATCTTCTTCTCAGCGATTCTGGTACCGAGTCTCGGATCCAGTCGTTCCGATGTAATGTCATGCAAAGGTTTCTGGATGAACAATCTGCTCAAAGACAGAGCATCCAACATGACCTGATACTGTCTCGTATAGTTATACGAGAAGCTGAATGTCATATTCTTGCTCAACCAGATCTGTGCGAGAACTTCCAGATATGGAAGGTTCATATCCAGCACCAACTCACTGTAGATTTTGTCACAGCATTCTGCAGTGGTACCGTCATCAAATCCTTCAATCCAGAAGATCTTGTTTTCATCGACAGGGATGTTGAAGTGCACATATATCCGCCACAAGATCGCATTGTAGATAGCGATTCTCAATGGCATCAACACGTGATGTCCGTTATCCATGACGATGGTGATTTCACCGGATTCAGGAGCGAGTTCCTGAATCATTTGTACATTTGTGATCTCTTTGATCGTCAATGTCCTCATGCAGTCACTCCCTCCGTGGTTTCAAGTTCCGGTCTGACATCGAATCCAATCGCACCCATGAGATGCGAAAAGATACTGACATTTTTGTTTTCGTCGATGGCTTGTTGTGTCGTAAATTCGAACAATGGTATTTGCGATGGATGATCACACGTGAGAAGTTGGAACGCTTCTCTTTTCACCAGATCTGAAGATGCTGATGATGTGCACATCAATCTCGCAACGATCTCACCACCCAACGACATGTTCAGCATGCAGATCTCATCCTCACCGAATCTCTGAGGAGTTTGTCCGATAGAAGACTGAGATTTCACATACTTGTTGGTTGGTTTGATCGGAGTCTCGAACTGAGACACATATGCCATTTCGACAGAGTGGATCATAGCTGATGGGATCTTACCGAGGAGCAGCAGATACTTCGATCCGATAAGACCTTTGGATACAGTTCTGATATGTTTCTCCACACCGTTCTTATCTTTGACGATATAGTTGATGGGAGATGTCTCAACTCCGTACTTTTCAGCCATGTTGATGATGAACTCTTCTGTGAAGTTCTTGGTGAATGCGGATACAAGATAAATGCCATCTTTCTTGCAGTCCTCGACAAATTCCCGTTTGTCGTCATCTGTGACGAGCATAGACTTGATCTTCATGGCATATGCTTCACGATAATCCGCGATATACTGCATGATATACTCGTAAGCTTCTCGCCAATCAGACATTCTCTGTACTTTCTTCACCACTTCATCAGAACAACGATTGAAGAATTGCTCATAGAACTGAGACGGATTCATTCGGTTGATCACGGATGCCGGAGTTATGATGACATCAGCTCTGTTGCCAAAATCATCAACCGGCATATACTTGTCTGGCCATATGGCACTAACAACGCCCTTGCCACCTTCTCTCCCAGTTAATTTTGAACCCAATGTGATCCCACGTTTGTAACCATACGTGATAACCACAGAGATGAACTCAACTGGTTCGCGTTTGTCGATCAACTGAAGTCTTCTTCCGACATATTTTCTCGGAGCAGCCATGCCGATACACCGAGTCACGAGCGTGTTGAACTCGCTGCTCAGTTCATATCCTTCTTCTCTGCATTTCTCCCAGACATCAATGACAGCCTGCCAATAATAACCATGTTGTTCACGGTATTTCATGAACTGACTGTACACAGATTCTTTTCCTCTGAGATTTCGCAACGCATCGAAGTTGACATAAACATCCACGTCGATCACAGTTGCACCAGGTGGTGCTTTGTGTTCCTTATCGTGGAGATACTCAATGTTCTGCAGAGCTTCATTCGTCATGTCAGAAACGAATGTCGTCTTGTTGCGTCCACGAAGTGCAACCAGAACTCCATCATCTCTGACTGTCTCACCGATGTCTGGAAATGCCTTATAGAAAGTGTCATCTCCATACAGGTTCAGCGGGACATCATCTTCACCGATGTTCAACTTCAACTGACAGATCGCTGTGTTCTGTCCAGCATTCGCCAGACTTTCACTGATGATAAAAGCATCCTCAGTGACACCCCATTCTGACATGAACACCACATTGGCGTTGACGCCCATGCAATAATACTCTCCCTTGTGATTGGGAGAGGTCATGAATTTCATGTCTTTGGGAATGAAGTTGTTGACTGTCAAGTTGTGCGTATTACACGGTGTGTTCATATATCCGAACCCATCGTGCAGCATGGTATAATTGCTTATATCCACATAATGCACTTTGTTGTCGTCCTGTCCAATATAGACGACAGTATGGGTTGGAATTGTCGTGCTGTCCGCGTTCCATTGCGTCATTTTGAATTTCGGAATGATCGCAATGATGATTGCGTCCTGATCTCTGCTGGCATTGTCGAACTCATACTTTCCGAATATGGGTTCGTAACCAGTTGAGATCCTTGGTGGTTCACATCCATCGATAACGAGTGCCTGAGCCAAATTGCCAGACATCATCATCGTACGCTGAGAACTGCAGTACTGGATATAAGGACCAAGTAATCCTTGCAATCCAAGCAACTCCTGTCTCATCGTCAGATCTGAACGCATGATTGTGTTGATTTCTTTCATTACACTCTTTCCTGTTGTTAACGGGTTAAAACCGATTGTCACAATCTTATGTGAACTCTCCTAGCACAATTGTAATATATGCACACTTAGGCTATGAACCTAGTGGCATATTCACAGATTATACAAAGGAAATCAGACATGGCTGCAGATAGCGAATCAGTAAAACTTTCTGATCGTTGCGAAGCACGCAAAGGTGACATGTCCGTGGATAATGAACCTTGGAAAAGATTCATTATGGATCACAAGAGATACCTTCTTGGCAAATGCTCAAAGATGGTATTAGATGTCCACGAAATGTTAAAATATAAATACAGACCTTACGACTTCGCAACGGAAAAGATGGAGATACCGATTGAGTCAACATGGATCATGTTGTACATCAACGATATCCCAGGAATCATGGACTTCAATGAATCACTGACATCCATTTTCTCTTTTGATTCAACCATCATCAGCGATCTTTATCGGATGTTTGAGTCAACTCAGGAAGAGAATTAATTGGACTTTCCTTCAGGTTGCTGAGGAGGATATCCGAATGTAGCGCTCCCACTACGTGGTTCGTGCATTGGATACGGTCCACCCATCGCACCACGGAGTCCGTAGTTCGCAACGATGTTGTTCCAATATCCATGCAAGCCGTGGTAATTGAAGGACGGAGTGTAGATCGCGAACCCGATGGATATGACCCAGATCCAAGGATAAACATTGAGAAGTTTCTCAACGTTCTTCTTGATTTCTTTGTCAAGTTCTTTCCGACGGTATTCGGTCTTTTCACTGTATCCGTTCCACTCATCTTGTTTCCAAGATCCATCTCTGATGACGGAGTTCTTGAAGTTCTCGATGAACTGATGGACGAACTCTGTTCCGAGTGCTGTTTCGATTTCGATCGCACACGCTCTGAGTCGAACCATGAATCGATTCTCGTCGGATTCGAACATGGATGTGAGTTTGCGAATCACATCTTCTTCTGACAGTCTGGCTGGATCCATGGTAAAGACCTGGAACATCATGGACTGTTCTTGTTCGACTTTACGGTTCTGCTCGAGTGCCATTTCCTTCAAGATGAAGTTGTGGACAAGAGCTTTCGCATACTCGTACTGTTGCGTGTATTCCATACTTTCGCTCCTTTTGGTTGACATTGCCTGTAGGTGGATTCGCTCCACCTACAGGTAGTGCTTTTATTTTTGTTTGCATCACCATGCGTTCGAACCAAACACAATGATGACAGGAACCATACCGTGTTCAGATGCAACAACAAACTTCTTGCCAGAGTGCAAGTAGTTTCCAATCTTCTTCGCGACATCGGCTTGTTCTGTAAGTTCCGGTGTCTTGATAGTAAGACTTGCTGTAGCGTTTTCGGTGTATTTTGGTGTCGTCAGTGTGTAGGTCTTCGATGCATTGTGAACAGTGTCTTCTGTCGTGTAGGTGAGTTTCTTTGTCGTGACATTGATTGCTTCTTTTGCCACAACATTGATGGTATTGACACAGTTGATGTTGATGATGTCTTGGATCATCTCGATGTTCGAATCGTAGGTATTGTGCATGTGCCACGATGGAACAGTGCTATCGAGGATGAAGAAGTTACCATCAGTATCTCTGATCTCCAAGAATGAATTCTGTGGACAGATCTTGATGTCGTAACCGTGCACCTCACCATCTGCTTGTGATGTGTGAATGTGAATGCATTTCTTACCTTCATTCGTGTTAATGTCCACAAAATAAGAGGTAAGATCTGTTGCAAACTTCACAGAATTTCCTTCAACTCCATTGGGTTGTGCCATGGCAAACCAGCGAAGATGTTCATGTCTTCGAATACCTGGTTCTCTACCAAGTGGAAGCCAATAGAATTTATCAGTTCCTGCATAACAGAAGATGCGGACCCTTTCTCCCTTGTAAATACAAGGAACAAGCTGATTGTTTCCACCAAGGTAATCACAAGTCAACAGAGTTGTCAACCTGAGTTCAGACTTGGTTTTTACACCAGTTAAAGGATTTTCGACTTCTGATTTCATGACAGAAGGAACAGGGGAAGGAGGACCTTTGAAGTTTGGCAACAGTTCGGGACAGAATGCTTTGATCTCCGAGACAAGACCTGTTTCATTGGTCGTATCACTGATACCAACGTATTCTTCCCATTGTCCGGTTGGTTTAAAATCGTCAGACATGGTAATCCTTTGTATCTGATTTTAAACAAAAATAAAACGGATGGTTGAGAACTCGAGACAAGAGTGTGAATCTCTATTCTCAACCATCCTTACAGGAGTTGTGTTTGTTACACAGCGAGCGGAGCCTGTCCTGCCAGAGGCACTCCACTTGCGGTGCGTCCGGGTGCTGACATGCACGGCAACGTCGGCTGCATGAGCGGGTTCATGAGAACCGGACCGGTAGTCGGAAGAATCGGCATTCCGTTATAGGATGCGTTCATCTGCGGCAGCGGAACTCCGGATGGAGTCGTTGTTACACCCGCGGGGTTCGGAGTCATGAAAGGATTCGTCAGAACACCGGCTGGGAGTGCGTTCTTCGGAACGCCGCCGCTGGACACTGCGCCACCGGGCATCGGAACACTGGATCCTTCCGGGATCCTGGACTTCTTCCACGGGAGAGTGGACGCCGGAACAGATTTCTGATTGTCATTCTGCGCGGTGCCGGTCGAGAACCATCCCATCAGTTTCTGATAGGGTTCGAGATTCTGCAGGTGGTTCTTAAGCAAGGTCGGATGCAGATCCAGATCCGTCGCTTTCTTGACGACGGAAGACATCTTGCTGACTGCAGCGATCAGAACGTGGAAGATCGCATCCGCTTTCGGAATGGCGACCATTGTTCCGGTATAGGTGAAATGTTCTTCGATCTTGTCCGTACCGAAGACCATCTGCATGAATCCGCGGAAGACCTCCCAAGAGGATTTGCGGATCTTGCCCTTGAGTTTCTTCTCCAGCTCTTCGTTGAAGATGTCACTCTGCAACTGCGCGGTATGGGTCTTGTTATCGTAGAAGATATAGCCCCATTCGACAGCCTTGATCTTGTCGATCTCGCCGAGCATCTTCATGTCGATCTTGTCCATGAAGTTCGTGATGACATCCATGGCCGAATAATCGACATCTTTCTTCTTGCTCGCGGCCGCTTCAACGATCGTACTCAGCGTGTGTTTCAGGATCGAGCCGGGAAACACGCAGAGATGGTTGAAGAACCATTCGCGTTCATTGTTCTTCGCCAGATTCTCAACCAGAGGATTGAGGATGATGGCATCCGGCATGACAGGCATACCGGACTTGAACAGAGCCACGCGCATGGCTTTGCCGTTGCTGGATTTGACACCGACCGGCTCATCGTTTGCCGTTTGCATGATGATCTGATCTTTGTCGACATAGTAGACATTCCCGAGCTCCACCAAGAGCTTCAGAAACTCGTACACGTTCTCGTCGGAAATTTGCTTTTCCATGATGATTGTTCCTTGTGTTTATGGGTTAGAAGGAGAAATCGATACCACTTAGTGCTGCTGCAGCATTCGGCATGGAACCACCCATCATTCCAGAAGGCATCGCTCCTGGCATATTCGGTGGGAAGGTCGGCATACCGAGTGCATTAACAACACTCTTGCCCGTGCACCCTGCGATCAGTTTGTTCAATTCAGCTCCATTACTGATGAACTGCTGATCCGTTCCGATCATCGGATTGTTCAGCTGACTCATCCGATTCGAAGACTCATAGAATCCACGTCCTTCTGTGGAATACGAGAAGTCTTCGAAATGCAGATCGACGATGGTCTCGCTGTTTGCATCGTATCTTGCGTGAAGCTGGAAGTCACCACTTGCCGCTTTCAACACCGGGAACAGATTGTTCTCAAGATTGTAGCGGAATTTCATGACTGCGGCTTCAAGCTGTTGCTGAGCGATCCCAGGATCTGGATTCGGTATGAGGATATCCGCCGGAGGACGGAATTGCCATACACCTTTATCGGATGCAGTGAGATCCAGTTTCGGAACGAAGGATGAATACGAGAAGTCGATGTGTGCGAGACCGCATTCCATGGCGATGGAAGTAATTGCCGCAGAAACCATCGACGAATAAGTCACTTTCGCCGATATCTCCGTCTGAGGAATCACATCCCATTGAGACTCTCTTGCGATCTTTTGGATCACGACTTGAATTCCAGGGAATCTCTGATCGAGTTCCTGAATGGTGATCGGAACTGTCACATCGATTGCCATCTGTTGCCATGGTTGTCCGGTGGAATGCGGGACGTTATTGGAGAACGTTCTCGTTACATTCTCCAGAGTATCACTCACTCCGATTGCATTGTCCATCGCAGATCTGGTTGCTTTGTCTGCACTGTTCTCGAGATCGATCGCAGAACCAAGATTCATCACGATCTCCTTGAGATGATGCATTGGACTCTTCAACACAGACTGAATGCATGCGGCACCATTGTTCACATTCGCGACAGCTGCTGTTCCTTCAGTGGTCACTCGTGTTCCAATTCCATTGTCCATATGGACGTTACGAATGACATCACCTGGAGTCATGAGATACGTGTCCACATTCGCAGCCATCATGTCGAGAGAACTGTCGATCAAATCGTTATTCACTCGAACATTCGTCTGAGGCATCGCACCCATGGAATTTGCACGATCCATGAAATTGATGAAACAATGGTGCGTGATGTGAAGGATGCAGTTCGGATTCATGACCGGATCTGTCGAATTGATAGTGTACTCCACGACTGGAGTGTCCACACACCATCCAGAACAGATCATCCGACTCGGGGATGCAATCGCTGCGATATCACCACCGAGATATTTCGGCGCAAGATCGAGGATCAACAAGAACGTCCATGAATTTGAAACAACTCCGGTATCCAACAGGATGCCGTTTGCCTCAGGTCTGATCGCACATGCGATATCCGGACTCTTGAGATTGTCAGATCTGGTGACTGCTTCCGTCATGCTCACGGACGACGTCAATCTGTCAATCATGTTGTCTGTGAAGTTGTAGATGTACGGGCGGATCACTTGTGCACCGAAATTCTTCGGACTGTACAAGAACAGCATGGATCCACCTGCTTGGAAAGGCCTGAACAATGCGCCAGGCGCCAACGGTTGTTCAAACATCGAGACCTCCTGTAATCTTTTTGTTTGAGTGTTAATTGTTGAACCAGGAGCATTCATAGTCAGTGAACACTCCTCTCGAACCCAGAATGGTGTACACAAGATCGGAATAGAGTCTCCTCGTTTTACCATTCTTGTGCATTAGAGTAATATATACATCTTCGTTAAATGAACGAACTATGCACATTTTCTCTATTTCGACATTGGGTTCGTAACATTGTGCAATAGTAGTCAACTGTTGCATAATGTTATTGAAGATAAGACGTGGGAATATATCGGTGTCTTTCTTTCCATTGTACACGAGATGTCCCATGTTACAACTGTAGTAGACATTACCGAAGTATGCTTCCCAATTGTCATACGAACCTTCAATCTTGAATTCCGTGTAAGGAACTTGTTCGATAAACTTATCCAATCCATAGATCAGTGAATTTCCTAGATCACCGAAGTTGGTCTGGACTTTGTCTGTCAAACTGAATGCCGCTGGAATGCGGCGAGTGAATGGATGAACACTGAATGTTCCACTCAACATGTTCCTGACATCAGCAATTTGGATCTTTCTGTTGAGAGCGTTTCGAACATATCCACTTGTTCCGAAGATCTTTGGAGGATTCCAATCTCCAACAATACTTCTACGAATCCATGGATAAATCAATGCTTCATCATCCCATGCCAGTGGCATAAGACAACGACCCAGTTCAAAGAACTTGTCCAAGTCTGGATCTTCATGCGCATCAATGATGTGTGCGAGTCCATATGTATCACGTGATTCATCAACGAGTTGTTGGAGATCTGGATGATTATATTTCTCACCAGCTCTATCTAACTCATCTAAGAATGCCTCACGTGAAGTACATGCGGAACAATAAACTCTTGGAATCGTCCACAATTCTGTAAGAACATCGATGATGTTCTGTGCAAAGTAATGGACAACTACTCTTTCTTTCTCAACAAAGTTATACATTCTCGATGAGATCGGAATGAGTTCTTTGTCAAGATTCTTTCCAAGAGACCACACGTTGATTGGTTCGAAACCAATGGCAATATATTCGATGATGTTTCCGAGTATTGACTCGATCACTTTGTATCGATACACGTTGTCGAAAGCACCATCGAATTCTCTCCCAACAGGGAAGAAGATTTCATCTGATCCAACACTGTACCAGTCATAGTCGAGATTCACACAACGTTGTCCAAAAGTAGAGCAGTCAACTCTTCTTTTGGATTCTGTCCAGCGATCCACTAAAGGTACTATGTCTAAAAGCATGGGTATTACACCTCCTTTGCTCTTATCATATTACATCGTCAGATTGTAAACTTTTATACCAACTGATTGGTCATGATCTTATTAACCAGTCCGACAGAACTTGCTAACAATCTCCAAACCAGATCAGCATAGTACACTTCACCTGTGTTCGTATTTCTGACCCACAGTTCTTCTGTCCAAGTTTTCTCCACCTCCATAGTTAAATGTCTTGGAGTGATGAAACCAGGTTGTTCATATGCGGAGTTAAGAATGTTCTGAACGACATTATCATTGATGTACGTAGTCTTATCATTCACAAGAGATGTCTCAATGTTCTTGTAAATGATACGTGCATCATAGTATCGATCTTGCATACCATCTCTTGTATTACCAACTGTGGTAAATTTAAAATCAGTTGCATTGAAGCTCAAAACATAATCGATCAAACAATCCATTTCGGATGGATCATAATCAGTACTCGCATATTCGGTGAGAATCTGTAACTTACCAGGTTCTCTGTTGTATCCTTTCGCAGAAAGTCTTTGCGTTACTTCTGGAAGAATGTCAAGGTTGTAGTTAGATGCCAGATGCATGACAAGTTCACTTGCTTTATGTTTCTTCATGAACCAGATGGATAATGGATCCAGTTCTCTGAACCAGACTCCAACCAATCCAATCCAATCTTCTTTTGAGCAATAGGTTGAACCCATGAGAATGTCATAGACATCAGCATCCAATGCTAATGGATTGCATCCACTTTCAGCAACTGTTGTCAATGTTGCAACCACATCTTGTGGAGATGTGTTTCCTAAACCATAGGCAATGTCCGGCATATAAATACCGTGTCCGTCACCATAGGTCCGAATGAGAACATCCCGTATATAACGAGAAAGAGATTGCACTCCATAGAACTCACAAGTATCTGGAATGATGTCAGATGTCACCAACAGTTCATTGATGGAATCGACATAAACTCGAGTAGTTGCAAGTCTTGCTTCAGCAATTGGACCAGATGGCACGTGGTTGTTATATGTCTTACACCAGATTGGATACATGTCCAATTCTTCATTTGTTTCAGCGTGACGTAAGGTCGTTAGATTGAGAGGACCTCTTGTCATGAAAACAATTTCTTTGTATACGGTGTTATAGACATAAACGAGTTTGTACTTGTGCCACATCTTGTCAACCATAATGTCACGACCAAGTATCAACTCATAGTACCTTCCAGTTGAACTGCTGAAGTTGTGAAATGCTCTCGTTCCAGAGATTATGATATTTTCGACGTATGCCGTAGGCAACTCAAAAATATATTGAATCATGTCTGTCTCCTGTTAAAAGAAAGTCATATGACACCAGGACCACCAAGGGTCCGGTGTCATATGATCTATCTCTTATTCGTAATCCAAAGCAGATTCGATGAATGCACACATCTGTCCCGTGATTTCGGCGGATATCTCAATGGTTTTCCCATTCAGATCGTCTTCGTTCATCAGATCCCACAAGAACTCCGGAGTGTTGAACACCACATATTGTTTCGTGAGATCGTCAACGATCGACTTCATCTGAGAATCCCATTCTCTTCCATTGGAAGAGATGGCACCACCTTCGAACTTGGCTTTGCAGTTGTGATAACTGTAGCTCGTTCCATAATTCAACAGGAACAAGCTGTCAGCTTCAGACTGCACAACCTTTACATTCGTTGTTGGTGCTGCGGTCAAGATATGTCCAAACAGTTTGTATCCATACGAGAATACGATCATTTGCAGCAACGCCACAAGTCTCGTATAATGAATGGAATCCAATGTCAGGATACCACGACCACCACCGATGTCTTTTCCGAAGAATCCACAGGTGACGAACCGATTGATCGAGGATGGGAAGATCGGATGTTTCTCAAAGAACTTGAGACATTCCTCATATTCCTTCCAACTGATGTCATATCTCAGGAGATACTTGTTGATCACATCAATCACAGATGCCGCAACAATGATCGGCACATCCATTGTCTTGGATGACACGATACTGTCGATTTCCATCTGTGCGATGTTACCACCTTCATCACCAGAAGATGCTCCATATGCAACACGCGTTTTCACTTGTTTGCGATTGGAGTTACTGTCCTGAGTTCCGACAAGAGTTCTCGCGATACTGTCAGAGAACCTCATAATGTTGGAATCATCTTGAAGAAGATTCACATTGATGAAGTTTCTTACCAACAGATTGCTGAAGATGATGAACGCTCTGGTCGATGGAGTATATCCACTGAAGATGGCCGCAGGTTTGTCAACACTGCAACATCCATTGACCGTGTGCTTTAGATAGAACTGGAACTTGTCAATCAGTTCCTTGAAATGCATTCTGATGATCGGATTCATCAGAACAACGCATTTCATTTCACGATCTCGTTCGATCTTCTTCTTTCCATCTTCGACAGACTGAACCGATGGGATATTCGCCATCAGTTCACCAAATACAGGAGCCATCATCTTGCACAGATATGCAACAACGATCAGTTCCCGCATTTCAGGTTCCTGGAATGTCAGCTCTGCTGTATCCTGAGGACGTTTCCCAAACTTGCTGGTATCGCCCATCTTGATGAATGCTTTGGAATATGAATCGAACTTCTCGATCAGTCCCAAATCATTGATCAGTTTCAGATAACGTTCACCAAGACTCTCGATGAATGCCGATATTGCAAGAGGACCTTGATCCTTTGGCATGTCATGCTTGATTGCGCTGTTGATGTTGCAGAAGCACATCAGAACCTGTTTCTGTTCGACATCAGACAGGTTCCTGAGAACCCAGTTGGTTGCATCAAAGATAGCACCCCAAACCTCTGGTTTCTCACCATCATTGCTGATCTTCTTGTACGTCGAACAATGGAATGTGAGATACGGCTCAATCGCGTCACGTTCTGGAAGTTCCATTTCTGGATCAAGATAGACAACGATCTGAGTTCCTTCAACTTTTGGCCTAAAAATCATTGAAATTCTCCTTGTATGAAATTTAAGTTGATTTACACGAGTTTCCTTCACATATTTGTAATATATGCTCATCTGTCGGTTGGACATTGGATTTCAATTCGTGCAATATATGTTCGGAGTATGTAAAAATAAAATACTCTTGTCCTAGGATAACCTAGGACAAGAGCACTTATTTGTCACTTTGATTCTTTGCGATAGATCCACGGTGGAACAGGATTGTCGTCAACCCAAATTCCTCGTTTCTCATTCTTTGCAACATGTTCGTGGAATCTGATGATATTGCTGACAGGTCTTGTCTGTGGGTAATACCAAGCGTATCCATCAAGCACCATGCGTTCATTCACACAATCGTTGTCACTGTACATAACACAGATGATGCGATTGTACTTGTCAGATCCAACTCGTTGAAGTGTGATCGTTTTATTTTCAATCAACTTGGCGAGATGTTCTTTGCATTTGTGTCCGAACATCTGAGTTGTTTCAGGTGCATCGATTCCATACAGTCTGACTCTGTATGATACTCCTTTGTCTCTCACATCCAAAGTATCACCATCAACTACTCTTTCAACGATGATCGGATGATGTTGATATTCAAGAGCTGACACTTGTTTATCAGTTCCTGATGTAAGAATGAGTGCGAAGAAGATGAATACAATGAACACGACTGCAAACATTGCGGATGTGCTTCCGGTTCCTTTAAGATTCATATGACTCAACCTCCTTATTTTGAAATATAAAAGATTGATTAGGGTATCGGGTGAGAGATCACCCGATACCCTGTGACTCATATGATGGCACTTACCAAGGAATGTCTCCTTCGCTCGATGCAGGTGCGGACTGCTGTGGAGCAGGACTTCCACCACCTGCATTTCCGCCGCCGTTACCACCACGGTTGTTCGGATCGAATTTCTCGTCACACCACGGAAGCATGGCGTACGTACGATCGAGCCACTGTTCGATAACGTCGAGCTGGACTCCGCTCTTGCCGGCTTCGCTCATCGGATCAGCTCCGATCGAAACACCGCTCTTGCCTTTCAGCAGGAAGTCGAACGACATGTTGTTCCTGCAGTTGGTCAGGATCAGATGGTAGCACATTTTGCTGTCCTTCTGAAGAGTGATGACCCAGTCAAGGACGAACTGCTTCGTGTTGGGATCGAAGCGTTCCGCTTTGATTGGAATCTTCGTATCCGGCGCAGATTCACGGACCTTCTTGATCAGTTTTCGAAACATGTTGTACGTGAAGTCATCCATGCTCGCAGAGAACGGCGGTTTGCCGCCGCCTTTCGTGAACACGGTGATGTGGATGTTTCCGCGGAATGGTTTGATGGACAGGGTTTCTCCGGACTGACGATTCTGGATCGACAGTGGACGGAAGTACGGGCGATCTTCGTTCATGATGATTGACTCCTATAGTTGGGTTGTTTGTTCAAAGTGTATAAGGTAGTGTGAAATTGTTTTTTGATAATTTGTCCATCACGTAGTCACGTGTGCGGAGGTTCAATCCACCCAATTCACACATCTCAATGAATGCTTTCTTTTCCTTTGGTTTGAGCGTTCCTTTGATCAGATCCTTATCACCAAGTAGTATCAATGACAAAGGATAGAACGGAATGTTCCTATTCTTGAAAACAGATTCAGAGAGTTTATCCCTATCGTTCTCAATTACAGCTCCAGTGAAACTCTTGAAGATTGCACCAGTCAGTTCTCTTCCTCCAAACATAAAGTAATCCAGTGGATAATGACTCATCAGTAAAACACGATGCTGTCCACCAGATGATTTATGTCCTTCAGCAAGTTTCTTATAACTTGGTGTGTTTGCTTCAATGTGTTGTAAAACAACGTTGATCGTTGGACAATCGTTCTGAAAGTACGATCTTGTTGGGAACTGTTTCTTGAACATAGCAAGTGCATCTTGTATTTTCGCCTTCTCAATGGAATCCCTACTCTTGAGATACTGTTGTGGTATCATTCTCGAATAGGTCTCCGTGTAGAAAACAATGAACTGAGCGACTTGCTTGTTCATCAGATACAAGTTTTCACTCAGTTCAGTCATGATTCCTTGCATATCTTCATTGACAACATCAACAAGTTGTTGGAGTTTCTTGTTCTTATCCCATCTGTTTCGGATGAGAGTTTCGACATTGATGTAGATCAAATACCCTTTCGGATACTTGTTCTTCTTGATGTACTCCAACATCTTGTCAATGACAATTGTCGTACCAAAGGAATATCTGCCCTCCTCAACACGAGAAGGGCTTTTGAACATGTTCAGTGGGAAAAATCCCATTAGACCTTCTCCTTGTTGAGTAATTTGTCACATGTAGTGAGAACTGATGTAACATCCTGGAGGGTGACATTGTTGTGACATTTTTGCGCAATTGGAAGAATCAATTCCCCGAGATTTCCAGGAGTAATAACGGGTAATTCATCCAATTCTGTATTCACGTTCTCGATGACTTGTTCTTTGGTTGAGATGATGTTCTTGTCAATCACAACATCCTCGTACTTTGTCCTTGCATATTGTGAACATGCTTCAGTCAATGACGCATCATCCGATATCAATCGGATGTGTAACTGATCCACTAACTTTGGCTTGTTCTCTACAAGTGCGTCATACCAATGTTGAAATCTCACGAACTCAGTTCCATCTGTACCATCCTTCAATCGAATGGTCTTGAATGGACATGCGTCTTCATTCACAATGAATTCACATGAGAAAACACCATCTCGTTCTCTGATGAAGCAGTATCCTTTCTTGGCATCTTCTTCACCATGCGCAAAGCAGTCAAATGATCCGATGGATATAACACCAGATGCAGTTGCAACTGCTTTATGAACATGTCCTGACAAACAGATACCATGTGGAATGATCTTCTCTTTCAGAACATTGGCGTATAGCACGTTCTTAGGAGTAGGTATCCCTTCTGGTAACATGAAGTCGAGATATCCATGATTGATCAGTATGTCAACGGAAGATAGTTGATTGTCTCGCAACAACTTCTCCATCTCTTCAATTTGATTCTCATATGGTAAGTTATCGGGAGTGTACATGACCCATTTGTCAACGGACTCGATATGTTCAAGTCCCATGGTTTCATATACCTTGACAACATCCAAATCTTTGTATCGTTTGTTGAAGAAACGGCATTGATTGCGATCATGTGTGTATGTTCCTCGAATAACTCTGATCAAGAATCCATACTCCAATGCCATCGCAACGAGATCATCAATGATCGTTACTGCGATGATACTGGATTCTGTATTCATGGTTAGAAGAGTATCGAAGAAATCACCACATACAAACAATACATCAACTTTGTCTTCATCATCAGGTTTCTTCCGAAGTCTTGGATACAAGTATCTCTTTAACTTCAGATAGAGTTCTCTGGTTGACATACGTGGATTTCCAATATGCACATCTGCGATGGCAATGTAGTTGTGAGAGATCACTCCCACTCCATATCTTCAGTCATCTGAGCAGGTGATTCTTCAGATGACTCATGTCGTTCGATCTTGTTCACTTGTTCAGCATAAGCACGTTTCTGTTCATCCGTATATGTTCCAGAATTGGCTTTACGTATGGCTGCTACAATAGCATCCTTAACGATACCAGTTCTGTCATTCATAGGAGTTGCAGATCTAGTTGTATTCATGAACATGGTCATCAGATCAGAAGCATTGCCTCCAAGTTGACCGATCTCCACAACGGATTTGAATACAGGAGGAAGTTCTGTGATAAGTTTGTGCTTCTTCTTATCACCAGGCCAATACACACCTTGTTCACTGTTATCGTACTCTCCATAGGAGATGATCTTCAGTGGATGGTACATACTGAACTTCATCTGATATTCCATTGTCAACTTCTGAAGTTGCTCTTCCGTGAGACGTTTGAACATCTCTTTGTTGAACAAGGGAAGGAAATGCTTAGCTTCCACTTCTGTAATGACGTTCTTACCAGGAAGGACCTCGTTCAAGAACTGCGAACAACTGTCGAGTAATGTATCGTGAGGTTTTGCTCCCTCACCATCATCGAACTCTCTCATACGACGTTCTTGTTCAGGAGTCATGATAACACTTCTCCTTCCGCATGGATGGTGAAGTCACCATCTGCGTTAACTTCGATCATGTGTCTGCGACAGATCGGCTGTCCATTGTTGTCAGAGATATCGATCGATATGGAGTATTTGCCAGATCCATCGGTCTCTTCTTCATAGGTGGCGTTGACATTGTACTGCTCTGGAAAATAATGATCCATAGCAACCTTCAGTCGATTGCTTATCTCACGACACAGATCATCAGGTGATTTTCCATATACAGCTTCCAGTTCTCGGAATGAGATCATCTCATCTTCAAGTTGACTGCTGGTTGCACCAGGATTGGCGAATGTCCAGCGAATCAGATACAGTGCAACATCTGTGGGAGATTTCAGTATCCCATGTGTTGCATTGTGGAATGTAGGAACAACAGCAGATCCCATTTATTCATCCTTCTCTGTTGTAGTGGTTATGGTGTCATACAATCTCTCGATCTCAACAAGATGCGGACGTATTTCATTGAAGAGTTCTTTGAGATTGTCCATGTCGAAGTTGCTCGTGCGAACATAGATTGCATCCGACATATTGATCGGTGCAATAGATATGTCGCAGATTCTGTATTTGTCATGGACACCCATCTTAACCTTGACACCTTTCACAACATCTTCACGATGGATAGGTTTCTCAACGATAAGATAGGTTCCATTCTGGAATGTCTGGACGATGTCTCCAGTATCGGGTTCTTTACAAGGATTGTCTCCAAGTAATGCGTTGATCTTCCCGATGTCGAACATCTCGTCAACCAGACACACGTTCGTTGCGGCTCCTGCCAGACTGAGCCACCGAAGCATAGCAGGGATATCCTTTTCAGGATATCGCTGTTGTAAATGTTCGAATGTTTTGTCTCTTGATAATAGTACACGATGTGACATAGTTGTCTCTTCAGTTGATTCAGGATTTATGTTGATTTAAGCAAAAAAGAAGAACTGACACAACTAGGTAGGAACAACGTAACCTTAGTTGTATCAGTCCTTTACAGTCTTATTCTTCGACTTTCTTCAATGTGCGAATCTTACCCATACGATTGGGTACATCCGTCAAATCAAGATTGTCACCATCCTCCGACAACTGACGTTCCAGTTCCTCAGCGATCCATTCTCTCGACGATCTCAACAGAGACAATTCATCAAAGTTGTAGATCGGATCACCAGATCTGAATGTCCAGCTGATCGGTGCTTCTCTGTCATAGTTGGGATCCAATGTGCTGAAACTTCCGTTCTCCAGAAGTCTTCCAACAACATCTTCCTGTGGGAGATCTTGCGGTTCAACACCCCAACCACGGATCATGCCTTCATCATAGAGTTTCCTCATCTGAGGCATGGTCAAGATAGCTTGATACATACACGGAGGTACCTGTTCAAGATCTTCCAGACTTTCGATCGGAAGGATCTTGTTCGGTCTCAATGTCACATCCAATGTTCTTTCGACGGCATGGAATGCTTCATTGTCACGTGCTGTGATGGTTTGTGTGAATGCGGCATACCTGTCACCCCATACAGACTGTCCGAACAAGACACCAGATCCGTTCGTGTTCCATACAGAGTTCAGTTTGTCAAGAACAGCTTGCTGTCCATAATTGCCGCCAAGATATGCACCAAGCGGGATTGCTGTTGGCATATCCAAGACTCTCAATACTTGCATTGTGTCGACCTCCTGTGATTGAGTTATTTAAGTCATAATGTAGTTCTTCGACATACAAAATTACAAGGATGGATGGGATTAATTTCCCATCCATCCTCGTGATATATGTCCAATCACTTCATGAGACTTTCATATTCTTCTCACAAAGATCTTTGTACTTCTTCACATCGATCGTGTCATCCTCGGTGAGATACCGATGCATACCAATCGATTGTTCTGAAGTGATTTTCACTGCATTGTCCAATCCATTTCCCTGACCACCAAGGAGTGTGCAGATAGGATGCAGTTTCATGAGTTCTGGAACTAACGCCTGCTCTTTGATGAAAAGCAGGTAGAGTTGGTCACCCATTGGGTTGTTTGCGATCGCTACTCGCTGTACCGTTTCCAGTACTGGACTATATCATCAACTCATCGCTGAGTTGGAGCACTTCAACATCGCTTGATGCTTACGTTCACAATGAACTAGTCTCTGAACCTTCTTTAAGCGGCTACGTGAGTCATCTTAAAGCTTGGCTGCTGATTACCATACGCAATGTTCCAGATATTGCGGTTAGGCTCCCAGCAATTCACTTTCTTTTCGACATGGGTCACCCCATGAAGCGACAGTGTTGCAACTATCGAAATCAGCATTTGGCCTTTATACCTGTTCCTTATAAACAGGAGTAGACTATACTTTCACCAACAATGTGAGGGTACCTTCATCACACCATAGGTATTCCGTCTCTAGTCGTTGAACCTTAACAACTTGTTGTCAATCATGACACCGTTTGGCTACCGGTTCCACACTTGCAGTGGACACTTGTTGTTCTTGGCTGCTGATCACGCCATTGTTAATAGATGTGAGAACCTACTCGATTTGAATAAGCTTTTATTTCATCTCACGATCCATCCCGAGACATTGTTTCAGTCTCACGACACCACTAGGGTTTCTCGGGCTTTAGGGTTTTCCAGCAATTTACGGAAATTCACACACATCCTTCCGGATATATGGGCCCAAGACCTTTCGGTCTAAGCAGAAATGCTGTATGGTGTTAATCCAATCGTGTCATCATTCGGATCTGTCTTCACATGAACTGCGAAGAAGAGCTGAACAGCGCCGTGGCGCAACGTCGGATTCCTTCCACACTTTTGTTACGTGAATTACGACGAACAATTCACTCAATGTTTCCATTGTCTTGATCATGTTTCCATCTCATTGAGATGTCAGGTACTTCCATCACCATATCGTCTTGTGATGTACTCCTCGTTAGAGGATGATCGATGTCGCTGTATCCAGTTACCTGGTCTACTCGCTAGCACGTTTCCCGTTTCCGACGAACCACTTAGCACCACTTTCGTGGCTTTTATTTCAGCTTATGGCATCTTGTTCATTCTTTCAGTCTTTCGACAACATTCACGCTTATCATTACTGATTACGTTGTAGTTGAACAAGCTTTGGGGATTTCATGCATTTCACCTGATGCTGCAGCACAATGTCACCATTGTACCGTCCTGGTCGATTAAAGATATTCGACTTCTCCTAAGAATTCCTTTGGAATGTGTCTCGCATTCTTTGGATACTTGATGGAATATTCCCTCGCAATTCTGTAATGACATCCGTCAAGGATATCTTTGATATTGTGAGGTTCACATCCAACAATCTTTGCAATGACAGAATGTTTTATATTCTTTTCAAGCAATTGGCATGCTTTATGAACCATTTCATCCGTCATAGCACTATGTTTCAATCCAGTCTTCAAAGCGTGATCCATATTCTCCCAGTTCCACATCCACTCGAGATTAGATGGATGGTTATTCATCTTATTCCCGTCTATGTGGTTGACTGTATCTTTGTTTTCTGGATTAGGAACAAATGCCATTGCAATTACTCTGTGTGTCTTCGTATACCACACTGTTTTATCGTCTCTCGTGATGACAACTTCCGGATAACCATCCGGTGATATATCTTGGTGGAGATTCTGCATCCACCAAGTTGCAAATATGTTACCATCTTCAACTGCGTAATAATTACTACAGCCAAGAAACGCTAAGTGTTTGTACTGAAGACGCACTTCAGTTCTCCAAGGAGCATTGAAACACCAACCCATTAATTTCTTCTTAGCAATTTGAACAGGTTTCTTCTCTTCAAACGTGCTAAGATACAAATACGGACCGTCTTTGTACGTAACACCTGTAAGAAGATTCTGTACCACACCATTTGAGTAAACTCTTATGTGCGGCATGCCGAGATCATCTAGGGTTGTCATTCTCAGTGGTTTGTAGTTGTCATCCATAACTTCCTCCATGACAGGAGTTTACGTCATAGATAACAACCTGTCTCATTCGTTTAATCAGTTAAGAAGCAACGGAATTCCTTTCCAGGGACTTTCCGCCATTAAGATCTTGATGCACTCATGGATTGTTTCATCATACGTCACCAGTGCCTTGTTGTAAAGGTACAGTGCCTCATCATTACTCAGCTTTTTGCGTCGTTTCATGAGGTTGATCAGTTCCAGTTTGTGGTTGGCTACGACCATCCTCCAAGGAAGATGTACTTCGTCAGCCATGTGGTCACCCACAATAGGAACAATGACAGCTCGTGCGCTGAAATGCATACGAGCAGCCAAGATACACTTACGTATGAATCCTGTCTTTCCGATCAATTTTCCTTTGGTCACGGCATTGACATACTCCAGATAACTCTGATAGGTCATCCACACATGTTGTTCAAGATAGTTCTTGTTACTGGTGGGATTGTGGCGATAGTTGTATATCGCATTACCCAACTCAATGCAAGTCTTGAGGATGTGTGTGGATGCATCATCGTTGTACGTCATGGTTCCACTCTTGGTCAGAATGTGCAAACTCTGATTCAAGATCGGAATGTGACGCATGAAGATGCAATGTCGATATGTCTTCACGAACTCTTCGATGTATTCGTTCTTCTTGGCTTTTGCCCCTCTGTTCAAGGAGAGACAGAACCTGATGATATCATCGAAGTTCTTGTAGAAGTAGTCTGGACCTTGTCCTAGTACTCCTGCATAAGGTTCTGGGAGTTCGCTGTCAACATCCAACAGAAGGTCGATGACCTTCTTCTTCCTGGATACGCAACCCATCCATTTTCCGAGAACTCGATAAGCTTCCGGATGAAGGAGAGGTGGCATAAACTCAGGAATTTCCAACCAAGCAAGATATCGGATCTCATTGGCAAATGCTGTCCTTACCTCTGTCTTACATTTCGGACAGATGGTGTGAAGTGCAAAGTTTCCTTTGAGATTACCACAATCGCAACTCGCTATGAAGTTGAGATTGTTGTCACTCTCTTGGAATAAGATACGCTTCATCAACTCTGTGGAAGAGTCGTTGATTGTACCTGTTTCATCACATCCACATGGGACCACTTGTGCATTGGGATCATTTCGGAATACCTCATCGAAATCGATGAGTTTCAGCTTGGTGATGGATTTGGTTGTCTTGGGTTGACAGAAGACTTTTCTTTGTTCCGCGAATATGGGATTCCAATAATCCGCTTCGCGTTTCGACTTATAGACAAAGTCGTACCACACGTTGAGCCTCCTGTGAAAAATTAAAGTCTTGTTGAAGAGATCGGATCACGGAGGAGGTATTTCTCCTCCTCCGTGATCCTCGGTTCAGTTATGCACTGGCTCGTTCATCAGTAGATGAACGGATTCGTGGCATCCCAGCCACCGACATTGCCCTGGCCGACGCCGAAGCCCAGACTGCTGAGAGCATTGTAGTTGTACGCCGAGGCGAGGCCCGTGATGTCGTACACCTGGTTGCCGTTCAGGTAGTCGTAGGTCAGATGCAGCGTCTTGCCGATCGCCTGAGCGATGGCGGAGAAGACGTTCGGATCGATGACCGCTTTGAACGTCATGTACAGGGATTCGGTTCCCTGCGGATAATGACGTTTCACGTTGGCCAGCGTCACGCGCGGATCCATCTGGATCTGCAGGAAACTGGTCAGTTCCGAAGTGCGCGGAATGTCGACCGCGAGACTCAGGAAGTCGATCGACCGAGAGTCGACAGTCTCCTGGTTGGACTTGGTCACGACGCCGTCGAAGGAGCGGTAGCACTGGATGAACGGACGAACGTTCGGGCCACCGATCGGGGTCTTCGTGAACGTGGACATGGCCGCCAGGAATCCGGCGCCGCTGTTGGCGATGAGGTTGTTGATCGCACCGATCTTGGCGCGGCCTTCCTGAATGTCGATCGCGAGAAGCGGTTTCATCGAGGTCAGGTACTGAGTGAAGAACTCATTACGCTGCGCGATGTCCTTGGCGAACCAGGGCTGGCCGTTCTCGTCGGTGATCAGGCGGCCGACGTTCGGAGAGTTCTTGGCGAAGCTGGAGAACTGTGCCATCCAGCCCTGCTTTTCGATGAATCCTTCGATCGCCAGACTGATGCCGGTCGCGAGGATCGCGGGCGACTTGAAGTCGGACACGATGTCGGTGATCACGGTCATCGGGAGATACTTGACACCACCGAGAACCGGCTGCAGGCCGTTCATGCTGACATTGGGAGCCAGGATGAAGGTCGTGTATCCGGTGACGGCGAGAATCGGAGTCTTCTCGACTTCGGGACGGCCATAGCCGAGCTGATTCGGTTTCTGGCGGGTCGTGTAGAGAATCAGACCGATGTCATCGCGAGCGGGGATGTCGTGCGGATTCCGCGCGGAGATGAACTGACGGACGGCGTTGATGTCGGCGGACGCGACGAAGTCGCCACCGAAAGCATCGACCGTGACATTCGCCAGATTGGGATCGACCTGCGCATTGATTTCGTTGCGGATGTGGGTCGCCATCTGGTTGGCGCGGGAATACATGCCGGGACGGACGACGATGCACTGATCGATCGCGATGCTGGCGTTGATCAGTTTCATGCGCTGATCGATGTCCTTGCGCATGGCGGCGACGGGGAGATCACCGGTGTTCTGATAGGAGGAACTGAAGATGAGCGCGATGCCGATCCGATTGTACGAGATCACGCAGGCCTCATAGTTCGTTCCATTGATGCGTTCGAAGTGCGCATCGAAGCCGGCTTTGACCAGCAGTTCCTTCACGGTGTCGAGATACTTCTGGCCTTCGGCATCCAGGTTGGACGGAGTGGCCAGACTGCCCAGCAGATCGAAGATGTTCTTCGCGCTGCTCGGCTGCGCCGCGGTCTCGGTGTTGGTCGGGTTGGGGTTGCTTCCTGCTTCGCTGGCGTTGCCACGATGCATGGAAATGGTGGATTCGTTTGCCATGATTTGCCTCCTTAAGGTTGGGTTGTTGGCATTCTTTGTGTACACGACGTCTTTTGAAGTTAGTTCCTAACGACTGGCTAGGTCGTCAGGTTTTGGCTTCAGTTCCATAATATATATCCGTTCACTTAATGAGAATTTTCCTGAGTTCGCATAGAGTGTATGGACTTTGTAATAAAATACCATGCTTTCTCAGAGAGGAAATCAAACCATGCTTGATCGCATTTTGTCTGTACTTCCTCGTGGAAATCAGAAAAATCCTGTTGTGTATCAACGGATGATCGATACAATCAATTTCAGACTGGATATCCAGAAGAACAAGTTCTTACTCGGACATCCTGTTCAAACATCTGGAATTGAGTTGATTCGATTTCTGATGCTCAATATCGATCTTGAAGAGATTCTTTCGTACTCTTCTGATATCGATAGATTCACGAACATCATTGACTTTGTTGAATCTACATTCAGAGGTGCGTTCGATCCAGTTTACAAAGGACGTATTGAGAGAGGATTGTTTACTGCTCGTGATGGAGGACAGAATATACCAGAGTTCATCATGAACACTGAATATATCAACAAGTTCGATGAGTATCCATTTGACAAACCATATGTCGAATGGAAGAAACTTCGAGCTGTTCGCATAATCCATCACGATTCACTTGAATTGGTGTCTGATCTCCACAATTGGGCGATCAAATTCACCAAAGACATTCCGTCATATATGCTCTTCAGCATAGACATCAGAACACTTGTATTCAAGTGGGTGAAGTATGTTGAGTATTGCAGATACATCGATCAAGAACCCGATGATCGTGAGTTCTTGAAAACCAGTGAAATTATCCATTGGCATGATGATCTGTTCAACATCTGGCTGATTAACATCATCAATCAGTATCTCCAATTGAGATCTGATAATGAAGAGAACAATCAACCAGGATTCACCGCATACATTGATCCATTCATCATTCGTGATGAACAGGTTCAATATGCTTTCGATGATCTTGGCAAGTTCATAGATCTTGCTAAAGATGGAGCAGTGCGTGTTCAGGATATTCTTGATACACGTTGGATCAACAATCGTACTGTATCTGAAATGATCAAAGAACAACAAGAACAAGTTGCTCTTCCTGAAATCAGACAGTATCGTTGGTTGGACATCATCCGTTGGATGCCTTATCTCAGAATGATTCTTCTTCTGAACAAGTTCTATCCGAAGGTTGGTCTTACCAAGATGATTGTTGAACGTGGACGAGACATCATGAACAGAGATCTGAAATTTCAGAATCTCTCCAACAATCTGTTGACCTCTGAAGCGAAGAAGAGATTAGCTATCTCTCTGCAAGAGATCAATGATCTTGTGAATGAGTCGTAACGTACTCTGTATGGATGTGCACCCATAGAGACTTGCGTCTCCGTGAGTACAATCTATATAATGAGTATCTCTTGTAAAATAATACAACAAGTAGAGTCGGTCAGCAATGACCGACTCTACTTGCTTATTGTTTCAGATGATTTGATTCATGTGGTTCAGCAATACAGTTGCATTGCATCCGAATGATGGCATCAGTGGATTGTCAAGCTGTTGTATTTCATACGTCACAGCTTCGCATGTACAATTGAGACACGCATATCCGAACTTGTCATCATAATGATACTTCACTGTTGTTCCTGGAAGGAAGGTGAACGGTCTTGCATTCTTCCAATCAAAACAAAGTGATGTTCCTTGGAATCGGAACAACTCGCTCTGTAAGGAATATGGATTCCCGTGATTCCTTCTGAATTGGATATTGATGGTGGATGTTGAAACGGGATCAGATGGTTTCACCACATAGTTGATGACATTGGCAACAACGGAGTAAAGTTCATCTGCTTTGTTGATCTTCATACCATCAATGAGAGTCTGATCCATCTGTGTATTGTATGCAGTTGGATCGTTCTCAGAACCAAGGTCAGACCAATTCTTCTCAACCACATCTGTATTGCACAGGATCTCATATTTACCTGCACCAGAACCAGAGTTGGAGAACCACTTGTACCACTTACTGTATTCTGACTGATGTGAGAACTTGTTAAGTCCTTCAAAGTTCTTCTGACCAACGTAATAGATATCAATGAGATTCAAATCAATTGGTCTTCCGAATCTTGGGAAGATGAATAGAACATCATCTGTGATGTAGTAACAGAATCCATGTGCGTAAACACCATACCCTGGTGCTTTCTGGTAATAGTTCATTACCTCACACATCCCCATGGAAGGTGGAACATAGAAGTTCGTGTAGACTGCCGTATTGTCAGGAGGGCTGATCACAGCTTTCTTGATACCAAACACATTGGCTGTATATTCCAATATGTTCTTCATGGTAGCTGTTGTCGCCATGAAATTCACACGGCGTTTCCTCATCTGAAATACAACATCCGAAACCAACTCAATCTCCACTTTGAAGTAGGTTCTATCAGTATCCTTTTCAGAGCGTTCGGATGGTTCCAATCTGTCAGCAGGGAATTGCTTGAAGATATCTGGATTGGTCATGAGGATCGCTCTGAACTTCCTTGAGAAATAAGGTTTCTCAGGGATAAAGGATGCAACTGTTGGATCGAATGCAGTGAACTCAAGAAGGCATTGAAGATCTTTCCTTGAGTTATAAAGAACAATGTAGGTGTTCTTCGGTACTTCGCATGTCATCGTGATCTTATCAGCATAATTCAAGATGAACTGCTGTTCGATCTTGATATTCTTGATATTCTTACTCATGGTGACATTGAAGCTTGGCTGAGATGGTGATGAGAACACCGCCCATACATTGATAACTTCGGACGCATTACCAATGTTATCGACAAGTTCACTCACCTTGGTAGCCAACTGTGGGCTTAAATGAGTCAACATCATTTCTTAGATCCTCCTCCATCGAGAAGTGATAGGATAATATCTGTGATGGATTTCGGTGCAGGAGGTCTCTTCATTTGACGTCTTCTCTTTTCAACTCTGTCCTGCATGATCTTGTAGGTTTCTTTTGCATGTTTCATGAATGACATCTGTTCGACATCTCGTGATTGATTGATGTATTCTTCATATGTCTCGATGTACATACGAAGAAGTTCTGTAATCTCGAACACATCATCTCGATTGTACAATGAAAACTCTGTTCCGTTGGACATCATGTCGATGATATAAGAGATAGGAACCATGGAGATACATTTGTTGTTCTCATCCATAGGTCCTGGTGCATACACCGGAGGTGGTGCATCTTCTTTCAAAAAGAGAGGATGAATGACTGGTTGATATGTCTCGTTTACGATAACTTTGAAGTTACGTTTGTTGATCATATCAGCGATGTCTCTGTAGATGATAGGCATGATTTTATCCTTTGTTTTAAGTCATAAGATAGAAGCAGACAGGTAGAGGAATATTCCTCTACCTGTCTGTGTAAAAGGTTTATTCGTAGATTCCTTGTTCTTTCCGAATGTACTCAACTGCTTTCATTGCGAGGAACATGTACAGAGGCATCTTGTAGAACTGTTCTATGGGAGGAAGGTTATACACCTCTTCGATGCACTTGTGCAATGCTTTCAAGTTGATAGCACGTTCGGTAAGGAATGTCTTCACAAGTTCTTCATGTTCTGTAGAACCTGAGAAGATGAAGGAGAATCCGCCTGCAGATCCAGCACCATCAGAGAACGCACTTGTGTTGAAGAACAGGCATTCATGATAATGTGGATGGAGGTGAATCAGAAGATCTCCGATCATATCGTTGGATGGATTCGTTTCTGTGTCAAGGATATCTCCACCATCTCCTTCATTGTCATCACAATCTTCCGATGAACAAATGTCATAGAGAGATGGTGAATCAATGAACTCGGTGTACTGCTTGTTAAGCAGAGCATTGAGTCTGGTGTAAGTAGATCCAACTGTAAGTGTCTTGACAGTGATCTCAGTTGGAACTGCTTGAAGTGGAATAGTTTCCTTGATGAACGCACGCCAGATATTCACATCCATGAATGGAGCATCTTCCATGAACTGGATCGGGAGACCACCCATGTTCCTGTAATCCACAATCTGGTGAATAAAATCCACCATGTAAGGATCGTAGATACCATCGGGTCTCATGATCGATCTGTAGATCTTGCGTTCATAGAACTTGCTCATGTAGTATGATGTCATCTGGTAGTAGCTCTTGTGCAAGAAACGAAGTTCAACTGCTTCATCATGAAGAAGCAATGCACCTGGTTCATTCAGAAAACGTTTCTTGTCGAACCAAGCTTCATCTCTCACTCGCTTATCAAGTGCTTCCTGCATTTCATCTGTCATGATGTTAGTCATCCAGAAATGAATGCGGAAATACGTTGATGAACGAATAGCTGTGCGTTCCGGAATCTCATCGATTGTCATCAGACCAATAACACCAGTATCCACTTCCATAGTGAATCTGTCACCTTGTTCAGGTCTGAATCCAGGATAGCAGATTGCTTCACCTGTTAGTCTGCTCTCTTGACCATTCTCTCTGTCGTGTTCATACGAGAGTGCTGAAGTGAGACGAACTTCAAATCCGTGAATTCGAAGATACGAGTAATGTACATCGTTCATATCGAACTCAGAGATCTTGTTCTTTCCACCAATATCTGTTTCAGGATTCTGATCCTTGTAGTATGTAACCACAAGAGGAGATCCTTCAGCAAAACCCTTCATGTACTGAACAATGGAAGCCCTTCTATCAACGTTGATAGCCTGTTGGTTGTTGAAGGTGCTTTTGACATATGTGCGTTTCGCATACATGTCATCAGGCTGTGGAAGTACTTCAGGGATTTTAGTCAGATTCGGATGTTCTTTGGTATCAACATTCGGTTCCAACTTACTCTCATTGACAGGAGATGATTTCAGAGCGGATGGATTGTTCTTTTCACTTGCAAATGCCATAGCTCAATCATCCTCGTTTTTCAACCAACAGATTGCACATAAGAACTCTGAATTGAGTGAAATGTGTGATCTTCGGTTCAGTACATTGTGACAACACGAATCTGTAGACACGTTTGACATTCTTGTTCTTGATCTTCAAGACAGAACCATCGAATTCGAGAAGAGATGGATCCACTTGCATATCGTCGGCGAATACACCAATGTGATAAGGGAATCCAATCTCCAGACATTTGGCTCCGTATTTTTGATAAGAAGCAAGGACTTCTGGAATCAATGCATATCCAGGAATGTCAGTGGAGATGTCGATGTCCGTTGTCCTGTTCTCATCATCCACATTGTCAAGAGTGATGATACCAACGAAGAAAGGATGGTATTTCCTCTTGAACAAGATAGATGTTTGTTGAACAGTCCAATCATCCCACCATGGATAGTGGACACACAGAGGTTTCTTGGTGGAAGCTTCTTGTTTCTTGTACCACGTATCCACGGCTATGTTTTGCCATCTGATATTCCCTTCGTTGTGAATCCTATATTCAGGATCCACAGGAACATAATCAAATGGAATCAGATAATTGTTGACAGTTTCAGGGTATTCAAGAAGAACTCTATCCACCTTGGCAAACTGACAAGTCACATTGAAATTGACAATGAACTTTCCAGTCTGTCCGGCATCAGGTGCTTCTTGACTGCATTCGATCTGGAAGATAGCATTCTTTTGATTGTGCTGAATCACACACTCTCTGTCATTCATCTCGACTCTTCGATTGGTCGTCAAATTGATCTGACCTTTCGAATTCTTGTACAACCACTTGAAGTATTCGGTTTTATCGATTCCTTCCATCTGGCTGATGACATAGAGAGTGTTGAGGATCTGGACAGGGACTGGATAATCATACACCAGATCGAAGTATTGGACCATTTCACCATTGGTAAAAGTTTGGAACAATCTTGACAATGTTTCAGTTGCTGTTGTGTTCGATGTAAAGATCATCTGAACTTCCATCGTGAAGTTAGCAGCAACCACATGTTCTTCCAACAATGTCCTCACATCTGCATTGGAGAACACGGGATAAACTGTATCTTTTGTCCAGTCCAACCAAGGTTTCTTTGTCTTGGTTTGGTGACCACCTGTGATCAAGGTATTTCCATTCCCAAGATCAATGGTCGTTCCATTTCCTTCCCATTTATTCTGGGACATGTTGTAACTTGGAGTGAGCGTTGCAATACATCGATCACGATTGATTTTCGCATTGCTATCATCATCCACAGACTTGGATGTGGCACGTGTATCGGATTGCATATCAACGTTGACAAAGGTATGATCCCTTCCCAACTTCTTGATAATCAATCCAAGTAGCTGTTGTGCACATGCTTCGTAGATATGATTTTGTTGCTCACGCACGTTCGTTATAAGCTTGAGCATCGTGGTTTTCCTTTAGGTTTACGTTACATACGATGGTCGGATCACCTAATTCATATCTGTATTTTGATATGATCAAGTCTATAATTATGCGTAATTGTTTTAGTCTAAGGCTTGTCCACACTAACACTGGAGGTGACTTAAATGCCTATGTTTGATCTAACGGCAAGTATGGAGGATGTCAGACTTGCCACAAAAACTGTGAACTTCAATACGGACACATTATTCGACTACCAAGTTGGTTCGGTCGAGAGAGGAGTAGATGGTAAGTTCTACCTGAGTGGTGGATATGGACCATCTCTCATCGGAGGTATTGCAAAACCAGGATACTACAAATCCACTCTCATGGGTTCGTTCGCCGCAAGAATCTCGGCACTCTATCAGGTCCAGGAATTCATTCTCGACAGTGAGGATGCAATCTCTCGTGACAGAGATCGTCTCGTTAGATTTGCTGGAGAACACAGTGGTCTCATTGATGCTGACAAACAGATCATCTGTCTGGATGGTACATCAGAATACGACGTCGATCATCTCTTGAAGTTTGTTCAAGAGATCTGCGAGAACAAGAAGAAACATGCGAAAGATCTGATGATCACAACTCCTTTCCACGATGCAGCGTGCAGTGGAAAAGAACTTCGTATGCTTGCACCAACGGTGTTGTTCGTTGACTCTCTCACAGAACTGCATTGCTTGGATGAAATGAAGATCGTTGATGAAGGTCTTGATTCCAGCAAAGCCACAACCATCGCCATGCGCGATGCACTGAAGAAGACTTATCTTCTCAGATGGCTCAAGAAACTTGCTGTTGAATACAACATCATTGTTGTGCTTACGGCACACTTTGGAAAGAAGATCGACATCGATGGTGGATATGGTCCTACTCCAAAAACCATGCAGTTCATGCAGGCTGACATGGCAATCAAAGGTGTTGGAAGCAAATTCACCTTCCTGACGTCACCGCAGGTCAACATCGATTCTTGCAAAGTTTTGCAGGATGATTCAAAGCAATGCTGGTATAAGTTCGGTGACACCGGACCTATGGATGTCAATGAGTTGATCGTCAAGATCCAGCGTTGCAAGAATAACAATGCTGGAACCATGCAACCTTACATCGTCAGTCAATCCAATGGATATTTGGAAGATGCAACGAATTTTCATTATACCAAGACAATTGGCAAGATGTTTGGTCTTTCTGGAAATATGACAACTTGTTCGCACACTCTTGTTCCTGACAAAACCATGACAAGGAACAGCATGCGTAAAGTCATCGGAGAAGATTACAGGATTCACAGAGCATTCCAGTTGACGGCACAACTTCTGTACTTGCAGAGGAATTGGAATATCAATGAACTGTTCCCACACAATGTGGAACCAGAGAGATTCTGTGATTTCATTCTCAGCAGCAAAGATCCTTACACCAAGGATATGATTCTTGAATCAAGGAGTTACTGGCTTCCGAAGGAAATCAAGTCAGAAAGACCTTACATGTCCTTGATGGATATTCTTGAGTTGATCAAGAACAACAGCAAACCTCTCGTGAAGTAACAGGAATGGAACATGAATCAAGAGAAACGAAGACAACGGGCGAAAGAGAAAGCCCGATTGAACAGAATTCAACGGAACAAACCAAAACAGAATCCATCACGACCTGCTGGTTTGTTCACAAAACAAAAAGTTGTGAGAAGAGCAATGAAAACATTCAGCATCGCTGCATTGTTGATGATATTGCTCGGATCCATCGCAGTAATCTGCACCTTGCTTCGACTTGCATTTTGATAATCCTTGTTACAATATTCTTAACAGGATGTTGTAGTGTTGGATTGCATATTGACAAGTATGGAGCAAGAATTGGAAAAGAAAAGATAGAGAGTTATGAAGATGAAAATGGTTCCGTGTATTTGTACATGAAATTCACTGGAATTGGATTCTTCTGGTATCCTATCTTTGGAAGATGATCTACAAAAGCTAACACACTCCAGGAGTAATCCTGGAGTGTGTTAGTAAGTTTATTCTTTGTCTTTCACTTTGTCAGCAACTGCAGACACAGTATCAACCACAGTTCCTGCAACACCACCTTGTGCTTTGTACTTGGTGTATACTTTGATCACGACAAGTACAAGAACAACAAGAGCAAGCAATGCAAGAACAACGTATTTCACGATGACCTTGATGTTACTCATGGATGATGTTACTGTGGTACCAGCAGTGTCAACTGTTTTCACAACAGCTTCTTTGGTTGCTTCTGCAACAGGTGGAACGATCTTCGGAGCAACTTCAGCAGTCTTGTCAACAATCTTGTCGATGCCTGTTGAAGATGGTTCCACTTCAGGAGGTTGTGATCCTGATCCTGTGGCAGCACCAATTGTCTTGGTTGCTGTTGGTTGTGGTTCAGGTGCAGTGCGAACAAGGTAATTCTTTGCAAGAGCAATTTTGACTTCAGCAGGAACTTTGTCAGATGTCATGACACTCTCGACATAACCTTCATTCAACTGAGGTCCTGATTTAAGAGTGTTAACTCTCCCAGTTCCTCCAGTTGTTGCGACCAAACCACCACCTGTTGAACTTTGTGTTGTGAAACTACAATTGCCTCTGATAGAAGCAGTTGTTATTTCAGATTGTCCGATACGGACACCAACAGGTGTTCCATACACTGGCACGGTGGCATCCAGACCAATGGCTTTCAGTTCTGTGAACACATTGTGTCCACAACCACCGCACATCAGCATGATGGGAGTAAAACAAAGAAGCATTTTGAACAAATTCTTCATTTGACACCTCCCTTTATGAGTTCCATTTTAGCAATATTCTCCAAGGAATTTCCACGGATATTTGTTCTACGAACCTGCTAAAATGTTAGGTGTGATCGGATGGATTGCTTATCCAGCCGTTGTAAGAAGATACTGACCAAAGGTGGTCGGAGGATTGGTGACATCCTTCATCCCTTTAAGGTTAGCACCTTCTTTGATCTTCGCTTGTTTCAACATGGTGTAAACCATGCGAGACATGATCTGCGATCCTGTGTTGATGAACTGACAACCCTGTGAGAACTTCCTGAACCCATTGGAGATCTCAGTGAACATGCGTCTGTTCTGAGGATTGAAATCATTCTGCTTGATGTTGTCGAAGAACTTCGACATTTTCTTGGAATTGTTCGAGAGAGCATTGGAATAGCTGTTGACACTTCCGAGCACATCAGCAGAGTTGTCGATACAAGCATCGAGAACTTTCGGATTGAAACCAAGTTCTTTGGTTGTCTTGTCAACTTTTCCAATCACATTGAAGTCAAACTTCAGATTGGAGATGCCGGTTTCATCAACATCGACGGTGACGAGACCTTTCGGATTTGTGATGCCTTCGAATGCTTTTCCAAGAGCCACGACTGTGTTGATCGCCATGTCAAGTTTCTTCTGTGAATCTTCATCACCCTTGATGGTGTTCACGAGATCTTTCGGATTGATCATGGACACATATCCACAGAACTTGAACAAGAACGGTTCGCACATCTTGTCAAACTTGACAATGACAGCACCAAGTGCACCGAAATCTTTGAGTTCAAGTCCATCGTGAAGAACAATGGTTTCGAAATGTTTTTCATCGATGATCGATGCATCGTAGCTGACTTGTGCCTTCTTGAAAAGGTTCAGCATTCTCCGATTGGATGAGAACAGACCGAGAATCCAATCGAGAAGTTTCTTGAAGAACTCTTTGATTGTGTCAAGGAATCCTTCTGTTGCTGCTTCGATGGATGCATCGAGTTTATTCAGAACTGCGTCTTGGAGTTCAGCAGTACCGTACTTCTCAGGAGAAATATCGATACCGAATGACTCCATAGAGGAAGTGAATGCATTGCTGAGTCCATTCAGTGATGCAACAACTGCTGCAGTCACACCGTACTCACCAATGGCTTCCTTTGCAATCAAACAGTCATTGATCACTTGAATCTGTTCATCCAAACGGTTCTGAAGTTCATTCAGTTCTTGTCCGTTCATGCTGAGAGATTCAAGTGAACTGATGATGTTCTGTTCTTCGAGGGACCCCCCCATCATCTCATTCTTGAATTTCATTTTGTGACAATTGCTTGTGTTTAATGGGATTAAAAAGTGAGATAGGACGAATTCCTATCTCACTTGTATAGTGTGTGATTTAGTACTTCATACGAAGCTGAATGTTCCACTCAGCACATTCCGCTTGTGTTGCAACAGGGACAGATTTGCTTCCATATTCAGAAGCAGCAATGTCTCCTGTCATTCCAACAAGCAATGCAGCATTATCTGCAGAGATCACGACAGAGACTGTATCACCATTGTCATCATAGGTGAACTCTCTCCTGTAATACTTGTAAATGTTGCTGCTTGTGAGAGTAACATTCGCCTCCGCGTCAGCATCTGCGACTTTCACATACCACGTCAGTGGCAGATACAGACGAATGACCTTGTATCCGTTGGATGTTGTTACACCAACTTGGACGTGACTCAAGAAACTTGATTCCGTATCGGATTTGTTGGAAACAATCGGATTGATGACAACATCACCAATTCCATATCCATACGTGCTCTGAGCTGTGTTGCAGATCAAGAGTGCATCAATGGAAACGTTACCGATTGCCAGATTGTCGACAACATACTCGGGAAGTTGGAAGTCGATGTAGTTCGGACCACTTGTCTTACTGAAGCAGCATTTGCATGCAACTTCGCTCGTCAAGTAGGTGCGGTTGGCAAGAATCGGTGCGAAAATATCTTCTTTACCGATCTCTTTCCAGTCGCCCCAAACAACAGACTGATTTGTTCCATTGAACTCGTAGTACGTATCGCTTGGAATGGCTTCGCCTATCAGTGCTGAGACATCGGCTTCTTCATAAGTTCCAGGAGTTGATCCTTCCGTGTAGTAGACAACACCTTCTTCGAAGGTTTCTGCAGAAGTCAGGACGTATTCATCGGTGAACACGTTATTACCGATTCGTTGCAACACCGCACCAGAATCATCATCGATGTAAGTCTGATAATATCTGTACGGTATGTTCACGATGGCTTCTGCATCGATCTCAGAAGAAGTCTTGAGTTTCACGGATTGAACTGTGAGCTGTCCTTTACCGCACGGTGTCTTCCCATACATGCCGAGATAGCCCGCAGCATTGCCTGCACTGAGACGAACACTTTGTTCGTCATCATTGTTATCAGTGTAGACAAATGTCATCCCAAAATACTCGTTCGGAACAGCAGGCTTGAGATAGATGTGTCTGGAAGGAACATGTGCGGGCACGTGATTCAGATAGTAGATACCTTGTTCGGTCTCTGTGTCCAAATCCCTGATCTCGTAGATCGTCTCTTCAGACATCGGATCTTCCGGATCATAATTCGGATTCGATGTTCCAACTTTGTCACGGATCGCCATTTCTGGATAGATACCGACGTATTCCAGTACGGAATCTCCCAGATAGGGATGTGAGTGGATCATCGAGTACACGTCATCATGATCGTGATCGAGTGGTGAGTACAGTTCATCGTGCGTGTGAACAGCAGGTGCTGCACCCACATCCTGGTAGGTATGAGTGTGCACAACGGCTGCGAAGATAGAACGAAGAGGATTGACTGCAGAAGGTCCTGTGATGGACTCTGCATCCTCGTAATACGTTCCAACGATCGCAGTACCAGCTGTGACAGTTGCTTCAGAGAATGTGTCTGTTGTATCGTCATACGTGTAGTACGTCTTACCTTCGACGAACTCAGCATCCGATGTGATAGTTTTCACTGTCACATAGGAGTAACCGAAACACGAATAGACGGTGTCGTACAAACTCCTGAAGTAACTGTATGCAACAACGTGCTCGGAGTCTGCTGTTGCAGGAATGTTGGATGCAGTCACAACATGATCTCTATGGACAAACAATCCAGGGTGAGCCGATGCACTCGCATCATGGATCAACAATGAATCATTTGTCAGAATGTCATCATGAGAGTGAACTTTGTCAGCATATCTCCCATCGTGGTTGTGACCAGCGTATTCCTGATAGAACGCGAGAATTCCTGCAGTTGTTGTGATCATGTTTGCGGCATTTGCAATCTCACCCTTGTAATCACTCGTGAGAGCATTCAAAGAGATGTACAGATCATTGTGATTGTGATTCAGATATGCCGCATAAAATCCAGCAATCTGAGTCGCTGAAACGATTTTGTCAGTTCCAGTTGTCACAAGATCATCCACAATTGCAGATGCTTGCAAGTACTCAGTATGTGAGTGAACAAGAGGTGCGTACAGTGTGTTGTGATTGTGTCCCAGATATGCCTGATACACATCATACACTGCTTTCTTAGATGCGACTTTATCCGAATCTGTTGACACGTCGTAAGAAGTGTACGAATTCGTTACATCAGAAAGCTGGACGTAGTAATTCGCATGTGCGTTAGGATCCGCCATGTGAATAACAATGTCACTTGAAGATGAGCCACCTCCACCACCAGTGATCAATTCACTTTTCAGGACATACTGCGGATGTGGATTGAGGGTGATGTTGTTCGCATCCGTTTCAACCATATGGTCTTTCAATTCATAAGAAGTTGTAAGACCGGCTGGTTTCCTCTTACGAGAAAAAGAAAGAGTTGCCATGTTCTAACTCCTTAATGAATGATTAACCAACGCAGATCATGTACCATGAAGAACCATCGGATTCTAGTGGTATGTAAGTCACGTTGCTGTTTGTAAGGGTTGCAGCGTAACTGTACGAACCCCACACGATGTTTACAGTTCCTGCACCGTGAACTTCGACATTCACTCGACATCCATCCATGACGGATGTTGGTGCCGGAAGTGTAACGGTGATAGTTCCAGATGCGTTCGTGCACTTGATGGTCGGTTCACAGTATTTGAGATATCCTTGTATGGTAGCCGCAGTGACATTTGAAGCTGTCTGGAACGTACGTTTTGTTTTCGCAAAACGAGTCCACGCGTACCATGTGGTTGATCCGTATCTTGTACGATACCACATGTTGTTGTAGCTATCCTTGCTGATCAGGATCTGCACGAGAACTGTGTCATTCTGTCCGCCTGCTGCAGTTGCTGATCCAGAAATTGTTGATTCTGTTATAACAATGACAGTAGACCGCTGAGCAACACCACCACCATCCTGAATCGGACCATGGGTGCATGATTGTACATCATAGATACCAGTGGTGGTGAGCGTGTCCAAATCAACGGCATTGTTTCCATTGTTTCTTGCAGCACCGTACAAAAGACCTTTTGCCTGCAATGCAGATGCCAACTTATTCAATGCATTGATTGATGGAGCACGATTGATTATTCCAGTCATGCCGACATAATTGGAGCCATTTGAAGCAGTGAGTTGTATAGCGTGTTCTCCATTTGTGTCGGTATAGTAGAAGACTTCTCCATAATAACTGGAAATATTCGAACTCGTGAGAGTCACGTAGCTGTGGTAACTCTGAATGAGTTCTCGTTTGAGCATATACTGCTTATGGACATCATTGCTTCCATATGCATTTTGCGAAATATGTCCATTTGCATAGACGTACAGATCGTAAACTGCTTTTGCAGAAGCAATCTTGCCATTTGCATTGGAACCAGAAGCAGGTAATGTTGTGGTTGCAGCATCGTATGAAGTGCTGTATGTGTTAACCACCTGACTCCATGGGATATACTGACGATGCGCTGCATCGTGAGTGTTAGCAGTCCATGTTTTTGAAGTGGAACTTCCGGTGTGATCAGTCAGTCTTGTATTGACTGCATTAAAGTTCGGCAATGTGTAGCTGTTGTACAGATCGTACACTGCTTTCGCTGATGCAACTTCACCGTAATACGTGGTGCGAATATTCGCATCACTCGGTGTAGACGGTTCACTCTTCGCAACGTCGTACGTGTTGACAACTTTGCTCCACTGCACGTACTGCGGGTGTGCGAAGTCACTTCTGTTTGCAGTCCATGTCTGTTTCGTTGCACTTCCAGTGTGATCCGATACGAGATCAATGATGAAGTTGTCACGTTGATCAACGTATATTTCCAGATCAACAACTGCTTTGGTAGAAGCAGGCGTGTCCTTCATTTCCTTCAGGTGAACAGAAGTACTCCACCTGCCACCTTGACTGTCAAGTGCTGATTTGTCGTGCCAACTGGCGTTCAGTTCATCATCCCTGAGATACATTGCGTGTTCATCAGGAGTGAATGTTACTGTAACACTCGATGCTACTGGTCCAGCAAAGGTGACGACATCACCAGCATTGACTGCACGGATCTTCGCGCCATTGTTGACAGAATTGACACGTAGTGCACCACTAAGATAATTCCCATTCGCATCCTTGGCGTAGATGTATCCAGCTTGAGGAACAACATAGGAACCATTTGATCTGATGACACTTGCAACATTGGTCTGATCAGCAAGTCTGTGCTCTGCGAGTTGCAGTTGCAATGCACTGATCACTCCATCGTAATTCTGGAGCGTATCCATCTTCCATTCATAGATGGGATTTGCTGTGGTTGATCCTTCAGCATCCACGATCTCGAACAGATAGATCATTCCACCAATGTAGTTGCCATTGATGTCAATGTCAGGTGCTGTCTGTTGTTCATAGGTGTCTGCACCAGATTTGAACAAGACTTTACCATGACCTCCCCATTGTTCCAGTCCGATCTTCGTTCCAAGACTGTATTGACTTGGATTCGGCAACTCCAGTTGGTAGTCACCGAATGACTCATACATGGTGTTGGGAAGAGCATATTTGTAATTGGCATCTGAGTTGGATGATACGATATTGCGATCGATGATCTTTCTGATCATGTTACCACCAAGGGTGTTCCAAGGTGACCATGTGATCGTACCACCAGCTGTTGCTGAATATCCAACACGAGTGTAAGGTGTTGGATCGTTGACATTGTCTGGGTACACGATCTGTCTGATACGAGGTATTGCAGAAGATTCCTGATTGACCGCATGGTATACAGACATGACGTGGATGTAACCAGTTGGATCCGATATCGGAGGTCCATTCACGATCGTGCTATCAACACGACGAAAACATGCTTCTGTGATGCTGTTGAGATCTGTGTTACTCGCAAGTGGTTCACCTTTGAACAGGTTACCCATGGCATACATGGTGACGCCAGTCTTTTGCTTCGTAAGATTATCAGCATTCATCACATGCACATCATCACTCATGTTGGTCACGAGAGGTGATTTCATGGATTGATTCATTACTGGTTCTCCTTACATTATAAGGGTATTATAGTGGTTTAAACTAGTCATAGATATGGTCGGAAGTGCCTTGTTGAAGGGAGAACAGAGTACCAAAGAGGTACTCTGTTCTCATGAGAATTTGGAACTTTATCAACATAACTATTCATAGTTATGTTGAAAATTCACAACCAAGAATAACAAGGAGATATCACAACATGGCATTCCCAACTAAAGTAATTCCATTCTCGGAAGCATGTGTCACCTGGTTAAATCAGACATATGCACCAAAAATACATGAACATGATCAGTATATGCTGAGAACTGAGAACGCTGGAGGACACGAACCAGATTGGGATCATACACTTGTGTTAGAAGGTCCAACTACTTGGAATGCTTATCACAAGACAAATAAAGTATATAAAATCAATGCACCTGGATTCATATTTGTGACCTTCACAACAAGTCAATTGGATAATGATGACTATCTTGTTTTACTTGCAAGCAAGGAAGATTATCTATATGCTGATGGTACTTATACAGCATGTCAAAATCATGCTGTAGAATATATGTCCACCACTAGTAATGGTTACGGTCACTCAGCTCAATTTGTACATATCACACCAGGTACATCAACTTACATGAGAATCGCAGTTGATTCTCCTCCAAATGGAAGACACACTCTATTGTTCATTCCAGATAAAGGATTGACAACACTGCAGTTGAGTGGATGTATTACTTCTATAGATACATCCACATATGACGGAAATAGGGTATTCAGTCGTTTTGATTATAATCCTAGATCAACGTTAAATCAAATCAAAACAAATCTTTTATCGATATTTGCGGGTGATTGGAGAACAAATTTTGCATGACTTGTGATAACAACCTCATGGGAGTCGTGCGCTCCCATGAGGTAAAATTCACCAATCAACATTGCTATGATAGCAATGTTGAACATAATTGAAAGGGTTGTTATCATGGCAACGTCAGTATCTATGTTGGAAACAAAGTTGAGTCGAGCAACTACAAGATGGATCCTGAACAAATTTACTTACAATGGAAGCAATGATAATGGATGTTTCAGAATATGTCTTGATGGCTATACTGAACAATGGGGAACTGGAACATCTAACAATGTCACATTCCCTAAACCATTTCGAGATAATGAACATGTGCATGTTGATGTAACCAGTATATCAAATGACAATTTGATATTTTCAGTACATCATGTTACGAGTACTGGATTCCAAGTTGATGCAATTAAGATACTTAATTCAATTCCAGTCTCTCTTGCCAATGTTGAAAGTTTTGCATTCATGTGGAAAGCAATTGGATATACGTCAATAGACAATCCTGATGGAAATGTATTAGAATCACAAGAAGATACGAGAGGTCCACAATAGGACCTCTCGTATCTTCAATCTATCTCTAATCAATATGCTACATTTGCAGATGCAGTTGGTTGAACAAAAGTTGTCGTCAAGTTGTATGACGCACTTATACGAGCTGAGTTCACTATCCAAGCTATACCATCAGGAGGATCAGCTTGACCAGTTCCTCTTGGGTCACTCCAATAATAAACAGAGTGATCGCTGTACAAACATATTCTCCAAATTCCATCATACTTGCACATAATGTAATTGGTTCCATTGTAGAACCACATTCGGTTGTCTCCAGTTGCTACTGGATCCATCATGTGCAATCGATAACCATTTGACCAATTTCCTGATGTCAAGTATGTTATCTTTGGTCGAAGTATGTTAGTTTCTTTCAACGTCGTGCCATTGAAATTGTCAGTCCAATCACCTCCAAATATACTACTTCCAAGAGATAAGAGTGATCCAAGTCCACTGCTGTTGTGAGATGAAATCTGATTCTCACCTCTAGCAACTCTGGTGAAATACGAAGCTTTCGGAATACTTGTTGACAATCCTTTCATCGGGACGAACATTAGTTTCATATATGTTGATGGAGTTGACGCATCACATACTCTGAGATATGTTGATGTTCCTGGTAGGATAGGGAATGCGCAATTTGTATACCATTCTCCATCTACAGTACCATACAGTTTACATCTCTTGTTTGCATAGTGAGGTCTCGTGTAACTTCCAAAATTACTAGCTTGTTGTTGATGACGTACCAAGTATCCTGGGTGACTTGCAACCAGATACCACCAGTCTATCTCGTCAGCGTATCCATCATAGGTACTTTCAGTCTATAGATATCCAGGAACATTTATCTTGTAAATAGTTCCTGGATTGGCCGCCCAGCTTCCATCAGTTGTTTCCATGAACACCATCCTCGTGAAATCAGGCATGCTTGCTGATGGATCAAACAGACCAGTGATGTCACTCGCTTTCAAGTATTCCGAATGACTGTGATTCTTCAATGCATATGTCTGGTTTAGCCAGTTCTTGCATGCTTGTGAAAGAGGAATAACTTTTGTTGGAAAAGACATGATGTGTCAACTCCTGTTTTCATAGTTTTCTGTAAATTCAACATTACTATGAATAGTAATGTTGACACATCTGTAAAATAAAATCAAGGATCTACCTTGCCTAATAAGCAAGGTAGATCCTGTAGAATATGTTATGTACAGGCCAAATTCAAGGCATGTACAAGAGTACATCAGATCATCCAACAATTCAATTTCAATATCAAGGAGTAATCAAATGGAACGACTCAACTGTTTGTTTCCAGGTGTGGACTTTGTCCAGTACATCGAACCTGATCTTTCAGAAACCACTGTTGATGGTGGTACCACGATCATTTACGATCGTTTCACAGAAGGTCTTGGTCTCAATCCAGAAACAGGTGCAATGGATGTGGAAGTACCTGTGTACATCCGCAAGACAACCATCATTGTTGAAGGAAACGTCACAACCATTCGGAAACAAAAGACGTACGCAAAATGGAGTGAGCGTGAAACAGCCACATACGTGGGTGTGAACAACGAACTGAAAAAATATTCTGTTCGTTAACTCCATTCCACGGTTCTGGTGTACACTGAGCCGTTTCTACATAAATCATGTTGAAGGGGAGAGCGGATATCCGCTCTCCCCTTCAACGCTTATTGATTGTCATCTGGACAGCCAGTCGAACAAAGAGGTGATGAGTTCCTGCACTGAACCAACACGCAGAACAAGTGCCAACGCCATACCAACAACTGTAACGATGACTCCAAGTTTCCAATGATACTTAGATTGTACATCGTCGTGCTCTTTAAGGGCATTCAGTTCTTTCGCCACATTCTTCTTCAATGTATTGACTTCACCAGATACTTGATTGACCTGATCTTTCAATTGCTTTTCAGATGTATCAATCTCTTTCTTAATGGTGTCAACATGATTGAGTGCAGAAAGATATTCGTGATTGTGGTTGAGAGCGAATGATTCGCATTCAGCAATACGATCATTGAGTATTGATATATTGTCGACGATTGCCCTGAGATGTGCGATGTTGGTGACCAACACATCGGAGATACGTTCAACTCTGGATTCAACTGCAGCTTGATGATCTTTCAAAGCTACCTTTAAATCAGAGAGTTCAGTGGAGTACTTTTTGTACTCCTCTGATACCGCATCTAACAGTTGTTTATAACTGTTGAGTTCGTTTCTGAGTCCTTCTATTGCCGCTGTCCACTTTTCATCATTGATAGATGAATCCATGATAGGATATCTCCATTGATTAAAAGTTGCTATCAGCGATCAATCGCACATCATTTCACTTTGTCATAAAGCTTGTTGATGTTCAGAACAGTATTGTGCTCAAGTGCAAGTTGTCTTGTAGCAGCCATGCTCTGTGCTTCAAAGACCAGAGCAGTTCCTTTCGCCAGCTCACCAAGAGCCATGACATCAGCTTTAGCCATGACTGCGTCGTTGGCCTCGATGATGTTGCAGATGCTCTTGAGAACATTCTCGATACGAGTGACAGAAGCTTCCAGTCCTGCAATTCCTTGGAGATGGGATTCCATGTCCAGCAGAGCAGATTGAGTCATGCGGAACTCTTCCATGGTCTGGTAGGCTTTCACAAAATCAACATTTGTGACAGCACCATCTTTGAAATCGTTCTGACATTTTTCAATCACAGGCTGTGCTGCTTTGATGGTTCTTCCAACCACTGCATTGGCTGATGCAACGAGCTGTCCAGCTTTGCCATCCTCGCGAGAGAGTGACTTGAACACATTGGTGAATGCAACTTCTGCGGTATTCGCAAGATTGGTTGCATTGAGCTTGTTGTAAGCATCCAGAATGTCCTGACATCCGACCACATAAACAACGTTCATGTTAGCAGGAACAAACATTTGTTGCTTCATGACTTTGTCAAAAGTGAATCCATTGACAGTCCTCACTTTCAGAACATTGGAGTTCACAAACTCCCTGAGTTCACTCCTTTTCAGAGCTTTCGGGAATTTGGTGAGGTTAGTTCTGAATGTGTTGAGGATGCCGATGAATGAATCCGCGACTGACACGAATGCTCTTCCGAGCACATTACCGTTAAGAGCTTCTTGCGAAGCTTCATCCACATTTGCCACAAAAGCAAGGACTTCGTCAATGCTGGCGAGATACTCCTGCTTTGTTTTTCCTTCCGTGAATTTCATGATTCTTCACCGTTTCGTTATAAAAGTTAAAATAGAAATTCGATTCTATCCATGACACAGACTAGTGTATAAAATGGTAAAAGAGGGTTGTGTCCAGGCTTTCACCTGGACACAACCTTCACATTACGAGGCAACGATCTGTCTTACGACAGATTATTTCTTCTCACCTTCTCCTTCGCCTTCGGCAGGCTTCGCGGGAGCTTTGGCGGCCTTGACGCAGACATAGGCACTGTAAGCCAGCTTGGTCAAGCAGGTGTTGCCGAATTTGACCATCTTGTCAGCCTGTGCAGCAACCGCCTTCTTGTTCTTGGCGACAGTCTGCTTCTTCTCATCATCGCCAGCGGCTTTCGCGGACTTGATGGCTTCAGCATATGCCTTGTCGATGGCGTGGGCCAGTTTCTTCAGGTTCTGATCTGCCAGAGCGCCGAGAGCGATCTTGCAAAGAGCCTGAGCTTTGCCGGCGTCGTAGCCGAGTTCTGCGAAAGTCTTTTCCTCTTCTTTGAAGGGGAACTCGCCGACTTCCACACCGGCGTCGGTGCGCTTGATGCCGAGAGCTTCGAGGGTCTTGAACTGACTGTCGATGGACTTGAAGAGAGCTTCACCGACATTACCCAGCTCACCTTTTTCGGCAGCGCCGATGGCCGCGGGCATGGTGGACTGAACGTTGGCCAGAATTGCAGAGATGGCTTTGAATGCATCGCCGCACTGTTTGGCTTGCGCATAGGTCAGAGCTGTGACCTTCTGGTCTTTCAGTTCTGCGCCATTCAGCGCGCCCTGATTGGCCTCGATGTACTGTTTGTATTTTTCGTTCTTGTCGAGGATGCGTTTGAACCAATCGACGATCGCCTTCCAGAGTTTCTCAACACCGGCGATGAACGCATTCCATGCATCACGAGCAAGACCTTCGAGACCGGCGACATACTGACCCTTGAGGGAATCCAGTTCGGAGACGGACTTGCTCTCGAGGGAAGCAATGCTCAGGGCTTCGAAACCCAGGGCGGTGGACAGATCGCCATTGTGGTCGAAGATTGCCATGTTCGCAGGAACACAACCGAACTTCTTGATTGATTCGCAAGCAGATGCGATGTTGTCCATCACAGTCTCTGCTTCCGCAGTGCACGCTTCCGCGGCATACAGGTTCTCAACCGCCACGTTGTACGCGAGCAGCGCGTCAACGAGATTGGCGTCACCGGCGACATCAGAGATAACCTGCTTCGTTTGTGACTTGAATTTCATCTGATTGTTCTCCATTGAAATTGTTTTCACTGTACAGCTTCCAAATTCTTCCGAGAACACACATCTTGACACACGATGTAGATATCTGTTGATCCACTGAAGATCGTATTGAATTTGGCTATAATATAGGTGTTTGGTACATTCTCGTATAGTCCATGATGCGAGAATTTGGTTGCATTCATTATCGACTGTCCTTCGATTTTGATTCGTCCATGTATGAAACTCCTGTTGTTTTTGGGTTGCCCTGTAGGAGGATCGTAATGATCCTCCTACAGGGGTATTATGTGCTTTATTTCTTCTTCTTGGGTTTGTTGTCATTCCAGTAATCAATTGGGAATACACATTGTACCATGGTTGAAAAGAATCCATCAACCAGAATGAATATCCCAATAAAGAACAGGAATTGATGACTGTTTGGTTCACCGATTTGGTATTCCAAACGACAGAAGATGTATCCCACAAGCAACAACCTTATCAAGTTAGTTGTGTGGTAACTGATCTTGTGTCCATTTGGATATTGCTTGATGATCGAGAACCATCTCAGAAAAGTTTCGGGAAAAAACATCGTAGTATCCAGAGAATCAGATACAGTGCTACAACTCCAATTGGAAGGAGACATCCGATAAACAGACATCCACATCCATTGATGGAACTGATAACCTCTTTCTCCAATTCACATAGTTTCTGTTTGGATAGATTGCGCTGATGTTCTTTCTCGAGTTTCTTCAACTGATACTCTCTCAGCGCATCCATCTCTTCTTGTAGTGGATCTCTTCGCATAAGTAAATTCCTTATGTGAGAACGACTCAGAACAAATTGTCATTGACTCTGCAAGGAGCTTGCTTTGCATCATCATCTTCTGGTCTATCATCAGCATAAATGTCAGACACAGACATATCCTCTCCATTGATGTCATCGAGGATACCCAACTTACCGAATCGATAAGCTGTGTACTTCCACTCTGATGGAGTATCATTCACATAACGATGCTTGTTCCATGCCCAAGTCAAATATGGAATTCCTCTGTGATTGTTCTCAATTTCTTGGAAGAACATACAATCGAATTCCCTTTTTAATCCTTTACAGTCCGCAAGATGTGCTTCACCATATCGTTTCACAATATTGGTTTGTCCACTTGCAGCAAGTCTTCCTGCTTCAGTATCCATCTGCAATCCAGTTGCGAAGAACATGTCGTGATGATTCACATAGTTGTGGAATCTCTCACCCATCAACTGAATTTGTTTTGCATCATTCATGGCTTTATCTTCAGGACACCTTTTACAAAGAGTGATGTAGTCAAGAACAGTTGCAACAACTTTCCCTCCAAGTTTCTCCTGTTTCTCGACTTCTTCAACGAACTCTTTGTATCCAAAAGCTTCACCCATTCGACGCAACACAATCAATTTAAATCCTCTTTTACTGTAAGTCCTCGAGACGTATTCAACGATCTCTTCATCTTTCAGTCCTTCAGGATCTTTCTTGAATGCATTCACATATGCAGATTGGAACCATTGCATCAGGTTCTCATAGATCTCATTCTCCAATGAGATGAACAAGACAATTGGAGTCAGTCCTCCAGTATCCGGTGGATCATTCAAAGTACAGATCCATCTTGCAATATCCATCAGGATACCAGATTTATAATGATGTGATCTTGCACATATTGCCAAGAACTCACCATATGCTGCTTCTTGTCTTGGACCAAACAATCTGTTGAATCCTTGCAAACCAAACTTGATTCCACGTTCTGAACGTTTCTTCTTCTGTGCAGTTACTGCTTTCAGAATGGTCTGTGGATTCGTCAGATCAATCTCATTGATCGGTGCTTGAATTGCATCATCCATATCTGCTTCTTGCATATTGGATTGCAATTCCTTTGCAGATTCCAGAAGTTCATTCAAGATCAAGTCTTGTCTTTCCACATCTGGTGTTGATGCTGCTTGTTGACTGATACCCAACATACGACGAAGTTTACGGTTACTCTTGGTCCAGATCAATTGATTCCGGATCTTCTTTACAAGAGATCGTATCCTTGCATCAGATACTGGTTCTGTGTTCGTCAACAATTGCTGAAGATCCTGTACTCTACCAGGATCACTTTTCATGATGGGATCATCTGCCAACCGTAGCATCAATCCCGCAATCTCTCCTTTATTGGAGAGTTCCAACTCACCACTCGACACATCCTTCAATATCTTGACATACAAGTTGTTGACAGGATTGATCAGTGTCTTGTCTTCGGTTGCTGCTTCTTCATACATCTTGATCACAGCATCGACAAACTTCTTCGATGTTGGTCCTGGTGCATAAGATGCAAGACACAGAGTGTTGAGATAAATATCAGCTGACTTTATGTTCACTGTTGTTTACCTTGATTTGTCACTGTTCCGTTGATTTAAACTAGGCTTTTCGCCGAACCTATTATATGTAAAATCAATGTAAATAATAACACAGTCGAATGTGTTGACTAAACAAGGAGTATGACCATGCGTCCATTCATCAGATATATCGGTACTCATCATTGTGATGATGCTGAATATATGTGGTACAATGATCCTTGTCGTGCATTCCATGAATTGAACCACGATGCTCAAGCATACTTTTTGCTTGGTCAGTCCATCGTGCTTCATTATTTTGACAAACTGTTTCGTTGGACTTCGCAACCATTGGTTGCTGAATATGCAGGTTATGTGAAAGGTCTGGTTTCAGAACTGTCAGCATCTGCAATCAACAATACAGATGTCATGGAGACTGTCAACATTTGTAAAGAACTGTTCAGTTGTGTGTATGAAGGAGACAACGGTGTCTTCATTCATCGTCCTCTTGACAAAGCACACATTACACATGTTCTGTTTGACAGTGCATTTGACAAAGATATTCCACAACCTTGCTCACCCAACTTTGCAGTTCCATTCATATCCATGATCAATGCAACAGCAAAGTGCTACAGTGGTATTTATATTGAGGATCGCGTTTACGCGGCTTCTCCTGATTTTCCGATCCTCAGTATCAGAGATGGTGTGCTCAATTGTGAGAAGAGGGATAAATATTCTATAGGGAAATCCTTTGTTTTGGACGAACAAGTGATGACTTCTCCCAATTTGAAGGCTTATCCCCTTTTGCAAATGTATGCAATGACGGAAGTGGAAGACAAAGACATTGAGACGATCTTTGCATGTATCGGCTCCATGTGCATGCATGGAGATTTATTGCTTATGCAGACGAGTATGCAGAGACTATCATATGTACTCTTCTGTTCGGTTTTCGAACGGAGTGTCTTCTGCAACATCGATCGGCTCTCAGCCGGTGATGGAAGATGTATTCATCCATCACAGATGTATGAAGCGCTGTTTGAGTTTATCAGCATTCTTCACAAACGTTGTGGAGTTGGCGCACCTGACAAAAAGTTGCTCAACTCTATCATCGAAAGAGGATGCTGTTTCGGGAATGATTCGGACAGAAAACGTCCGACTCTTGTCGAATATCTCAAACAAGAAGATCCGGCAACTGTATCAACCGAGATGTACAAAGCGTTCAAGAACAGTTCGCTTGCGTGCATCGAAGAATACGATATCTTTTCTCAGAACTTCGTGTCGTCGCAGGAAGCTCAGGAAGACGATCTTGATGATCCCTCTGACAGTGCTCCACCTGAGGACGAAGGCGATGATGAGAACGAGGAAGCGGAGCCAGATGCTACGCCAGATGATGATCCAATGCCTGAAGAAGATTCTGATGCCGACACACCGTCAGATGACGCTGCTCAGGATGACACCTTGGATGATCCAGATGGTGACACTGCACCTGACGAAACCGAAGGTGACGATGATTCGGAGGATGAAGGTTCCGACACACAGCCATCATCAGATCCACCATTGAACACTTCCGACCCACGTGGAATCGTTATCAAAATTGTCTCGCCCGATGATGAAACACCTGACTCCATCATTTTCAAAGAGGAGATGGGGAATTATCTGAAAGCCTTGCTGAAGAATCCTCCAGCTACTATGTCACCGCAACATGTACAGTTGTTGACTAAGCTGTGGAAAAACTGGCTGTACGCGCTAGACGTCCAAACGATAACGAAGATTGTGGCATTTGCCACGAAGTTACCGGTAACCATGAAACGTTTAACAAATGGAGATTCTCCACAATGAGTAAAGAAACTCTCAAGTCATTCCTCGGAGCGATTGACAGCTCTGTGATGAATGAACAGACTGGCAGACTCCCTGACGACTTCGACGGCGCTGTCGCTTTCGTTGGTTCCAAAGTCCAGGCTTTCCTGGAATCGAACCATCTGGTGACTCCCAAGAAGATGAACAACACCACGATCTTCGCCGCCAACGAGTCATATCAGGCTGACGCCATCGAAAACACTCTCGGTGCGAACGCAATCGTCGATCTGGTGAAGGACTGCCATATCGCCGGCGCCAATCTCGGCGTGGCCGCCAAGAAAGTCGGACAGCTTCTGTACGCTGCTCTTGGCCAAGACAATGCCTCCGTTTTCTCCGCCTACAGCAAAGGCCAGGATCAGGTCGACGGCACCATCGCCCTCGAGACCCTGTATCCCTCCGCCCTCATGCCGACCATCAATGATGTCGGTATGGAAGCGTTCGGCATCCAGATGGACCGCGTGCAGCCCGACCTGAAGGTCATCCTGACCGTCGCTCTGCTGCAGTTCCACACCTCCCTGACTCCCCGCGTCGTCCCCGTGCAGGCCATCGGCCAGGGCAATGTGACGATCGTCCGTGAGAATCTCACGATCCACGACCTGTCCGAGCCCAAAGCCAAACCGATCCGCATGATCAACCTGTACAAAGACCCGACCCCCGTCAGCACCGTTCTGAAACGCATCGTCCCGCTCGTGGCGAATGACGACGCTCAGGATCCGAAACTCGTCGCCGACGGCATCTACAAGTTCGAGAAAGTCATCAACATGTTCGATCTCGCTCTGGATGCCAGCAAGCCCGGCTATGAGAAGTACAACCACACGGACTTCGTTGAAGACAACATCTTCATCGACGGTCTGTATATCAACCTGACCAAGGCCGGCACGCCCGCACAGGGCACCGAAGGCGAAGATGGCTACGTCGCGGCTACCGCAGCAGTGACCGAGCAGTTCTTCGTCAAGGTTCCGCAGAGCAAGGGCCGTCTGACTCAGATGACGAACACCCAGAAGTCGACCGATCGTTACGTCAACATCGACCGCTTCCCCGTCATCCTGACCAAAGACAGCACCATCATTCCGGCTTCCGCCAACGCCTCCGATGCGTCCGAAATTCTGGCTGGTCTCACCGTCAACCAGGGCATCCTGATCAACTTCAACGTCAGCGCCCACGTGGATCGTGAGTACTCCATCCTCGACGCCAAGGGTTTCGCCACCGTCGCGGCCTACAACAAACTGACCGCTCCCACCGACGATGAGAAGGCTTTCGCCAAATCTCTGACCGTCAAGATGGTTGGCTTCACCCTCGATGCTCGTTACAACGAGGACAACAAGCGCAAGTCCAACGTCCGCGGCAATCTGCAGCGCCGTTCGATTAGCTACGAGCTGCCTGGCGGCCGTAACTTCATCATGGACAACGCCATCGGTCAGGAAGGCATGGTCAATGCGGCCGCACGTCTGGCTCAGCTCGAGCACATCGGCCGTGACGCCAAGAACCTGGACATCATCACTGGCGTGATGAACTCCGTCCACGACGAATTCGAGATGCTCGGCAGTGGTGAGTTCGCTCGCGACGTCCTCGGCGCGCAGTATGCGGCTGGCGATATCGTGAACCCCTACACCTACATCGATACCATCGATTTCAGTCAGGTCGTGACCGTCCGTTCTGGCGATGCCTCCGGCGACATCAAGCAGTTCGTGAAAACCAAGCTGACGAAGATCACTTCCAGCATCCTCGCGAACTCCTTCTTCGCCCAGCAGCTGGCTGACAACGCGAAAGTCGTCTTCCGCGCCATCACCAGCAACACGATCCTCGGCAACACCATCATGGCAAAGCACTACCATGACGCTCTGAACTGCGATGTCGCAGCCAACGGCGGCGTGGAACATGCCATCGTCCTGGACAACGGCGTCGTGATCGAATTCGTGACCACGACCTTCGAGTCCATGTCGGATCGTATGATCCTGATCCCGTTCCTGGCCAACAGCCCGAGCTCCGTTCTGAACTTCGGTACGGACTACGACCAGGGTACCATGATCGGATCCTACACGAACACCCAGGATGGCGCTGCACATCAGCGTCTCTTCTCCGTCACCCGTGAGCTGCTGATCCCGACCAACGTGATCGGCGCGGTCCTCGACATTGTCGGTCTGGACTCTCTCTGAGTGATCTGAGAGCGGTGCAAATCCGCAAAACGTGATGCAACTCCACGTACACGGGTTCTGCCCGTGTACGTGGTTTATTTTTCAATATCTTATAGATCTGGGAGATCACCATACTTTTCCAACATTCCTTACATAGGAGGAACACACCATGAGTGAAGAAGCAACAAAAGACAAAAAAGGTTATTGGGTGAAAATCGTCCGCGCGGTTCTGGCTGCGTTGGCTGCTGCCGCCATCGGTTATGGCGCTGCAAAGTTTGGACTGCTCGAGACAGAGGCTGACAAACAGCATGTCGAAAACATCAAGACCGCGGTCACCAAATCCATCCAGGGCGAAGAGCTGACTGAGAAGGAAGCCACGGATGCCACCACCGGCGCCATCGTCGTGACTGGCAAAGTCGTGCAGAAGACTCAGGAAGCCAAGAAAGCGGAATCCGCGAAGGATGCCAAAGCTGCTGATGCAAAGAAAGCGGCTGAACCGGCGAAAGATGCAAAAGCGGATGCCAAAGCCGCTCCTGCTGAAGCAAAAAAATAATACATACTGCAACATCTGAACCCCAGGATTTCCCTGGGGTTCAGATGCTTATTTGAGTTCATATTACAGATTCACTTTTCACCGACAAGAGATCCGTGACGAGAACCCGCACTTCCTTTCGACACAGTCGGAACGAAAGTATATCCCTGATTGATGATCTGATTCATCGCGGAACGCAATCCGGTACAGTTCTTTCCGATCCGAACTGAAATCCAGTGGTATTTACCAAGACTGTTGTTCATTTTCGGATCACGGAGTCCCACGACGTACAACGTGTAGACCGCACCGTCGAACTGTTTGTAGAACATGAGATTGCAAAGCAGATTCCAGATGTCGATGATCTTCATGTCGATCTGTTCCCATTCCATCAAATGAATGAGTCCCAAGTCAACGCACAGATAGTACATTGCAGACGGGTAAACATTCGTGTTGTTGGATACTCTGCTCGCATAACGGCGATTCGCCATCGTGCGGATGAACTTGCGAGCTCCCTTGATGATGACATCGAGATCTGTTTTGATGCTCTTCGTCATGCCTTTGTACTCAAGGCCGAGAATGAAGAACATCAGCAGGATCACGTAGTCGCAATGAGCCATCTTTCCGGTGAGGAACTCACTGATGGGATCAGAAAGGATGCAGTACTTCTTGCAGTATTTCTGCATGCTTTCATCAACGACACGTGCGATGTCAGCAACGACTTCGCGATCCGCGACACTCACTCCTGCGTGCTTCTTGTCCGGAATCAAGACCTTGTAGATCTTGTCTGTCAGATCTGGCGGGAGAGGGAACTGAATTTGAGCTTTCTGGATCGGAGGAACGGTGGTGTTGGTAGTGGTTGATGCACCGGTGCTGCGACTGGATCTCTTCCTGGCTTTCGTCTGACTGGATCCCGATTTTGTTGCTTTTGCCTTGCTGGTTGCCATTGGGCACCTCCTGTTGGGTTTAAATTTGCCTTATAACCTAATGATGGTATAAGGACTGGTTCAATGTATGTTTGCTGAAAATATTTAAACACATGGTGTGCAGGCACGATAACCTGCACACCATGTATGAAGAGGGAATTTACTCAAGCAAGTCATCTTCACAAAGTCTGACAATTTGCATGAGAATGGCGATTGTCAAGAACAACGGCCACAATATTCCAAACAGTAAGCATGCGATGATGACAGATGCACCATGCACCAACTGATCGCTAAGGGTATAGGATACCTTCTTCTCCCGTTCAGTCCGTATCATATTTTTAATGGAGAGAAGTATCACCAATACCGCTACAATGGAGTATGCGATAAGCATAACATTCCTTTCTGTTACGAGGTTCGTATCCATCAATAAGATAAATTAAGAACTCTTCATCCCTTGCAATAGGGATGAAGAGCTCCTTGTCATCTCATCAAGCAAGTGCTGCTTCGATTGCAGCTTTTGCTTTGTTGATACTTTCCGCGACAGTGTATTTCTCCTGCACTTCAGCATAGAGAAGACGTTTGCTTCCATCAGCAAAAGTCTGCACGCACGTTGTGCGATTGTTGTTGCGGAAGATTTTCACTGTCTTGGAATTCTTCTTGAACACGACTTCGTCTGTTCCTTCTTTGATGAACTCAACATCACTGAAGTACTTTTTCACAGCTTCAGCGATGGTCAGTTCTGTCGACTGAGAAGATTTCTTCTTTCCCATGATTATCACTCCTATCTATGAAGGTTGGATGATATTGCCTATAAGATAGCCGATGATGGATTCAGCTTTTCCTTGACAAGTCTATCCATTTCCTCATAGGTTGGGAGATTGAAATACTCACTTCCACACAAAGAAGCATTTTCTCTTGTATAGAGTGAGTGAAGGAAGAATTTCTCAACATCGAACGTATCGAATTTACGTTCAGGTACAAGTCCTTCGTGAACACTTGCCATTTCTTCTGGATAGAAGAAACTCGGCATCACTTGATTGACATCAATTGGACCTACTCTCTCAGAATTGTCGATTTGAATCACGTAGAACTCTTTGGTTTCTCGTGCACAGTTTAAAGTTCTGAGAAGATTAGGATACATTGCATTTGGATCATATTACCATCCTGTTGTCAGGATGTCTGCTCTTTCGGAATTAACCTACTCCCTGTCGGGATGATCTCTGAACGTCCATCTCTTGCAAGATGTTTCGCTGCTGATTGTTCATTGTCACAGTCCTTAGCACCACATAGTGGCTTTTATTGCAGCATAGACCGATCTATCTGTTCTTTCTGTCTTTCGACGGCATTCACAGTTATCATTACTGATTCTGTTGTAGCCAAATAGATCATAGAACTTTCCAGCAATTAAGCAGATTCTTCGACTCATGATTACTCATGAGAAGTCCCCAATGTGTCGAGGAGACGTCGATGTCGCACACGAACTTGTGCACATTACTGACAGCATCACTTTCCTTCAGGATCGGAACACCAGTGTTCATCGTGTTTGATGGATCTAATACAGCACCACCTTTGTTGTTGATATAAATATCCCAAGGTGATTCCATGGATTCTCCAATAGATGCTGGTATCTTATCCTGTGGATCGAGATACTCGTAGAATGTGTTCTTCAATTGGATGGTTTGTTTTGCAAAGTCCTCAAGATTACTGACACCAATCAACTGGATCATGTTGTAGATGTCTCTGTTCTTGAGATTCATGACATGCAGAATTGCAACGTCAACGATGTTGTACACAGTGTATGCAACTTGTTCACGAGTCTGCATTTCATAATGGCCTTTGTTGGAACCGAATTCGAGTTTACCTGCACCAATCTCCTTCGTTCCAATATCATCCAATTTGTAAGAAGGTTCTCTTCCTTTCGCTTTGCGAAGTCTTCCATACAATGCCATCGCATCGATGTACCTTGTATAGTCAGTACAATGGAACCAATCCCACCGATCTGTGATATGGTCTCCTGGTTTACCATTGTCTTTCACATACTTGGTAACACGATACTTCTGTGGTATGTCTTTGCTACAGAAGACATCGGTTGGTTGTTCTCCTCTGAACACAATGCGTTCCAGAAGGTAAGGAATATCGTAACCCATGTTCCAGATGACGCAGAAGTCTGGTCTATGATCGTGGATCCTATCGAAGATCCATTTGATCAAACTGATCTCCTCATCGAATATCATGTAAGTAGGGTCGATCCTATTCTTCTGATACAGCGCAGCGGCATTGGATTTCAGAGAAGCAATGAACTTCTCTTCAACCTTATGCCACATCTTATCCACTGCACCGATTGTGTTGTTTTGGAAGAACTCTTTCAAGATACCGACATATGTCTTGCCAGATCCATCGATGTAGGTGATCAGGATGATCTGGTTATTACCAGTAACATCCGTTTCAATATCGAGTGATCCGACGTTGTAATACGTCGGCATTCTTCCACCATTTTGTTTCTTGAATGCATGTTTGATACGAACACCGATATCAATATCCGCACCATAGACATAAGGATTCGATAGGATTTTCCGTAGGTTCACGAATCCTTGTTGTCTCCATGACATCCTTGATGTACCGAATGGATCATCAATTGCTCTCTGGAGAGTTTGTGCAATCCTGTTATATCTCGTCTTATAACAGATACAATCCTTCTTGTTTGCGTATTCACGCTTCGCATGATAGATGCGTTTTGAAGGTTCTGTCACATAGACTTGTACTTCAGGATTATCGAAAATGACCATCTCTTGCTCATTGGTTTCACAGTCTTTGATGAATCCAACATAAGCATCATTATCATTATCGATTCTGACATACTCTCCATGAATCAAACATCGTCTGTCTTTTGGAATCATGTGCCATCCTCTTGGTTGTTGTTCATTATACATAACTATCGTCAGCTCGAATAATTTATAATAAGAAGATAAGTGGTGTGGAGACGAACCCCACACCACTTATCTGCGTGTCATAGATTATTCTTTACGAAGGACTTTCACAGCTTGTACGAAAGCATCCTTGTCCATTTCGAAGAAAGGATTGCCTTCCACATAACCGTAACCTCCGTTCCATCCCTTGATCAGGACGCATGGTTTGAAGTTGTCTTTGTCAAGGATCTTGACGAATCCAACAACCTTGCTCTTGATCAGTTTTCCGGCGATGTTCCGTTGATCGTAAAGACCATCCTCGTGAAGAGGTGGCATCTCAACATGTGCTTGAACAATGCCAACATCTCCACTCGCAAAAGCTTCGATGAATTGTTCATTGTTCTTTCCTTGCGTCATCGAGTAGGTGATGCGAAGGAATTCACCTGTTGCAGATAAAGGACGTCCGCCTTCAGGAAACCCTTTCAGACGACTCAACGAAATGTACCGATAACCGGAGAATCTCTTTGCAATACCAATCAGGTACTGAAGAATCTCTTCAGATGCACCATCCTGATGTTCCTCAAGATCGGCTCCAGCCATGTCTTTGCACTGTTCCTTCTCTTCAGAAGAAAGCTTCTGAAACTCTTCTTTAGGAGAGAGTTCTTGATCTTCCATGTAGTATCTCCTAAACATTGTTGTATGGGTTCACAAAAGTTTGGCTATTGCGTTAGCCTCAGATATGATGCTTGGTAAATACATCGTCATGAATGAGTAGCTCAAACCAATGCTGTCTGCACAGTGTTCCGTAAGACCTTGCATCAGTTTCTCATTCTTGAAATGGATTTTCGGATTGGTGACAACAGCTTGCTGAATATTCACTTTTCCGCTATCCCCACGACCTGATACACCAAGTTTCGCGGATTTTGCGGGGATCACAATGATTGCTTTCCCAGCAACATCACGTGCTACCATTCTGGCAGTACAATGCCACATACTCAGAGCACCATAAGCCATCGGTCGTTTCGGATTAATGAAGGCGTCCTCCATAACGATGTAATCAGGCTTAAGTTCAGTGAGTAACTGGGCGATTGTCTCTCGAAGCACTGCAAGAGAAATAGTTCTCTTACCATACTTCTCCGATTCTTCTCGGTACGTTGCTTTATCAGCAGTGCCCGAAGGGGAGAACTCTCCAAGTTTGACAACATTGAGTGCGCCATTCTCAAGGTCAATCTCAGAAAGATTCCACCCTGTGTGACTCAGACCTGGATCGAAACCCAGAACCCGAATCTTTGACGTTTTGCTCATTTTCATCTCCATGTATTTTACATGAAGTAGAAAATGTCACCAGGGTTTACTCTATAATAATAGTTAAACGTGTAAAAAAAGACACAGGTACCCGAAGGCACCTGTGTCTATCTTTCCACTTCGACTTTGAAGATGACACGCAAGGTCTGTAGCCTCAAGCTGCAAAAGCGGGAACAGTGGTGATCTGCCAGACTTTGGAGGATTCTGTTGCCTCACAGAATGTCGTTCCAAATGATAGCGATGTCGCGTTCACGCATTTTAGCTCCGCTTTACGATCAAGTGGATTTTACTCCATTGAAAGACAAGCAGGTTAAAATACTAATGTCTTTGTGGTTAGATTCGTGGTTGTTATTTCTTCTTGGCTTTCTTGAAAGCCTCTTCGTGCGCCTTGGCGATCTCGTCGCAGAGTCCGCCTTCCATGCGCATCGGGCGGGAGAAGTTGGCATTCAGCGTCATCGTGAGAACGCCGAAACGCTCGGTCTCATACCGCTCGTTGGTGCCGGGCTTGACGCCGGAGAACGACTGATGCGGTTTGATGCCGACTTCCATGGAGAGATTCGTGGAACCGCCGAGTTTGATGCTGGCGGGAACCTGGTGATTCTCGAGAGAGCGGGCGCTGACGAATTTGGCCGCCGCTTCCGCGATGGCGTCCTGGCACTCGGTGATGACTTTCTTGACTTCCTTGGTCACGCCGCGTTCCGCCTGGATCGCTTCGTAATCCTTCGCGGTCATGCTGTAGATCAGCTTTTCGAGTTTTCCGTCTTTCGATTCCTTGCGGGTCTCGGTCACTTCACGGCCGAGCAGTTCGAACTTCTTTTCACTCATTTTGGAGCTCCTTCTCGTTAGAGTGTTTTGAATTGAGTGTGATACGATCCACTAGGATCAGCTACGGGGCATATGACATAGCTTATCACACCCTAGTAATATATGCTTGTTCAACTATTGAACATTTCACAAGTGACACATCACTTCACATCCATAACTTTTCGGATGATCCGTTGTTGTGCAATGATGACGAATCTATCGTACGTGATTATGTCCACTCCGTACTTCATTGCTTTATCTACCTTGGAAGAACGATGCATCGTGTTAGGAACCACGAGATAATCGAGTCCTTTGCTTACAGCATCTACTGGTTTCCAGTCTATAGATCTTGCAATGTTCATCAGTTCTTGTCTGGGTTTCTCCATCTCACCTGTGAAACACACAGTTGGTTTCTGATCATCCACTTTTTCTGAAGGATATTCAATGCCTTCGAACATCTTGATATAATCAGAAACAGCATACCTGTTTTTCTTCATGAACTCAGCAACGTTCTTTGCACGACTTGGTCCAACCTTCGGAACGCTCAGAAGAGTTTGTTCAATGTCGTCCGATTCAACAATTTCCATGATGTTCGGATAATACGACATGATGACTTCAGCGATGTTCTCTCCGATATCTGGTATCGACAAAGATGCTAGGATCTTGTATGCTGGAACCTTGGAATCCAAAAGCTGTTCAGTTGTTGTGTTGATCACTTTACTGATTGCTTCACCGAATCCAAGTTCTCGCAAATCCTTGCGCAGACCGAATCTCATCCAAGATCCGATGTCTGTTACTTTGCATTCGTTCACTGCTTTCGCAATACACGCTTCTCCAATACCCAGAACTCCGAGTATCTTCAACGCATATTCGATCTTAACGATTGCCTTTCCAGGACAATCATCGTTCCGACAGAACAAGTGCGGTCCAACCATTTCCAGTTTATCTGATCCACAGACTGGACACCTTCCTGGTATAACCACTTTGTTCTTCTCATCATGCTGAACTGTCGATATCCATGGGATCACATCACCACTTCTCTCCACAACAACATGATCACCGATTGCAATCTGATTGTCAACGATGTTCTTGAAGTTATGTAGAGTCGCTCTGTTGATTGTGATACCACCAATATCAACTGGTTCCACGATTGCTGTCGGAACAATTGCCTCCTTTCCAACAGTCCATTCAATATCAACGATCTTGGATGGTTTTCTGACATTGGCGAACTTGAATGCAATCTGTCCTCTTGGATGATGTGCTGTACTCCCAAGAGATTCAGAATATTCTTGATCCACCAACTTGACCACCAACCCATCTTTCGGTGTGGCATACCCATCGAACTTCTTGACAATTGCATCCCATTTCTTTTCGATATTGGTCGCATTTACCAAGACTTGATGAGATCCATATTCGATGAATGTTAGTGTGGTTTTCGGAGGAAGGAGTTTGAGATCTTTCACTCCTACGATGCCAGCAACCGCATTTCGTTGATTCTTGTATGGACGCATGTTTGCTTCCACAGCAGAAGCATTCAGTTGCTTGAAGTCGTCATCCAGTATGACCAGTTCTCCGATCCTTCTTTTGTTGTGTTCTTTCAACAACTTGTCAATAGGACCGAAATAACCTGTTCTCGACTGTGCTTGGATAATCGGTGCTTTGTCTGTGATGTTCTCACCAATTTCACCATCACCTCTCGTTGATAGAATCCCATGATTGATATCACAGGTAATTCCATCATACTTGATCTGTACGACGAATGCTTCTTTTGGTGTTCTGGCAACCTTCTTGATCCAGTCCATCAGTTCATCCAATGAATACACTTTGTCGAGTGACAATAAAGGTGTATCATGTTTCACTTTGGATGGAACGATGGATTGGTTCTGTGCACTCAGTTTCGCACCAGCACCTATCATATCAAGAAGTTTGTTGGATGGATCGAGTTGTTTCAACTCTCTTACGAGTTTGTCATACTCGACATCCTCCATGATGGGATCCGATTCTACCCAATATGCTTGATTAGCTTTGGATATCAGATCCTCTAATTCCTTGATTCTTGTCATGCGTATCTCCTTTTCAAAGGATTTTCCAGCATTGTAATAAAATAATAAGGAAACACCTTGGTGGAGTATATCCACCAAGGTGCACCTCATCATTTCATTCGTGTTTCAGCACATCTTTGTCAGACGGCTTACGTTTCTTCTTGTTCTCAAAAGGAGTTCCGATCACGTCACCAGGGTTCGGACCATATATCGGAATCTCCTCCTTCGTTTGGTGGTGGCGATTGAATAACCGAGTCATCAATCGTTTCAATTGTGTAAACGGGCATTTCATCATCACCTCACATGCTGCACACGATCTTTGCAACTTTGATACAGGATTCTCTGGATCCGAATCCAGCAAGGAATCCGGTAGGATGGACGAATATTGCATCATCAATGCCTGTTGCAAGTTTGCACTGATCGAGACGAGTTCCTCTCCATCGCTCAGGAAGTGCGTAGCGAAGTTCTTTGCTTCCGTATTCTTTCGGAACCATCTGGATCCTCCATTTCTTGGAAGCATCACGATAGATGCAGCACCTGACATCAGGATCTGCAATCGCTACATCAGTCCATGGTACATAGTCTTCCATAACCATGACCTTGCCATCGAAGATGCGATTGCAGTTCCTCGCGATATCCCTCGCTTGAAGCATGGAGTTTGCTCTGATCAATTCTCTTGCGAAAATGGGCATGACAAAATCCACTGTCTCCGCGAATGCAGCATCCATTGCTTGTGGAGATTGATCCTCATTCCACATGGGAACAAAGGATGCAACACATGCTAGTTTGTTGGACGTGAGACGATAGCCATTGGTGATGGGTGCTCCGTTATCCTGTTGTTCCACCGTGTAGAACAGACCTTTGCGAAGCTCCTCCTTCAGTGCCCAATCGTCATACATGTCGTTCAGCAGCTTTCCACAAGCCGCCATCATGACACCATTCGGATAGTACACTGGTGCACCATGGTGATCGTATGTACCACCACCGACATCGAACACGATGTTGCATTTCTTGAGGAGATCCTCATTCCTGGTTCTGATCCACTGCCAATGATACTGTGGCAATTCCGTTCTCAGAATCACCGCACACAAGATGTCATCAGCATGGAACCCATCAGGGTGGGTACCTCCATACAAGATGCCTTTCTGAGCATCTCCAGCTCTCATGAGCTCTTTTTCAAGTTGCGTTTCCATTCTTTTCTCCTTATTTAAACTTGTTTTGTTATATGGCAATCCCGCCAGGATTCGAACCTGGACTAATTGGACCAAAACCAATTGTGCTACCGTTACACAACGGGATTGTATTTTCAAAAAATAAAAGTGTCGGTGGGCACGGCAACCCACCGACTGTGATCCTATAATAACCATGAGAGGACTGGCCAAGACATTTGGCGATCACGGCAAGGCGGGTCGGGAGTCCGCCTTTAACCGAGCAATCCCGGATCACTTTAGATCTCAAAGGATTCGCGACTCCAATGAGATCCTTCCATTGGCAACCGATATCCAATGGCTTTTTGTAGTTGAAAATGTTGGCAGAAACAAATCAGAGAACCTACTCGTATTGGACAACAACCGTACCGTTATCTGCTCCGTCCATTTCTCGTGGCAGGGACGACTTCTTTGATTCACGCTTCAATTCCCAACTATATTGGTAACCCGTCCGGAGTCGAACCGGACCACTGCTTGTACTAAGCCACCACTGTAGCACACCTAGCAGTAGGACTCAACTCGCTGGATTTCGAGAGGTACCTACCGGTAAGTATGCTCTGCTCACATAATGATCCAGATTCCATATATGTGCGCTTTGAACAATGATGAACCTGCACTAGACACCTATGCATCGATGTCACAGTTGCAAGCCCGCAGGGTAATAATCAAGAAAGTGGGCGAAGTTACAATCAACATATCCTTGCCCAAGGGACATGAGGTTCTCATTAAGCACCAGAAAACGGCTCCAGAGATGAGACACCATGTGTATTTACCGTGGATACGCCGGCGTTGGGTTATTTGCACCGTTAAACCCTCGTTTAATTCGTCTTTGACCAGCTCTGTTGTCAATTGCCAGCCTTTGGTGACGACCCCATCTAAATGCTTCTGTGTGGAGACCTGACTGTATATCCCAGTACGGACCGAGTGTAATGTCCAACGAAGATGGGATATCGAACATCATGTCTCATTTTTCATGTGCACACAACGACCGCTTTGCTTGCATCGAACTACTGGAAACCAGTCTATTAGCATTGCGACCGATGACAGCCCTGTTGGTAACTGTCCACACTTCTCCACCCCCGTTCGAAAAGAGATGGATTAACACGCCGGATTGCCTAACGTATCCCGCTCTCCAACGTATAAAATGATGGTCTAGCCAGCAAGATTCTGACTAATTGAATGATGTCATGAGTCAGGGATATGTGAATCGAACACATCTCACCGCCTCCCAAAGGCGGGGACCAACCACTAGCCCAATCCCTGACTCATAACACCTGAATTCTTCACCTATGTAATATATGTGTGTTGTACATTTGAAGTTTTACAATCGTTTATCTTCATATGATAAAAGCAACATGTAAAGGAATACATCAACGATGCGAATGTTGTCGATAGAACAAAAGGGTTACATGCCGTATACCCACACAGGAACACATTTCTTACACATCGATTTCATGGATCGTGTAACAGCTATCATGTCAAGCAATGGATTTGGTAAATCCAGTCTTCTCAGAGAGATCTCTCCATATCCCCCAGTGAGAACAGATTACCAGAAACAAGGATATGTAAAGAAGGTGTTCAAACATGATGCACATGTGTACGAACTTGTCAGTGATTTCAAGAACATTTCTTGTCCTCACTCTTTCAAAGAAGATGGAGTTGAACTGAACATCTCCGGTACATCAGAAACCCAGAGAGATCTGATCGAAGAGAAGTTCGGTATCACTCAGATGATCGAAGATATCATGTCCATGAAGTACCGTATTTGTGATATGAGACCGTCTGAACGAAAGACTCTATTCTCTGCTATGTATCCATCTGATCTCACCTTTGTCTTGGAGTATCACAAACAGGTGTGTTCTCAGATCAGGACACTCAATAATCAAATCAAACTCCTTCGTTCTAGAGATACTTCGTTACGTGGAAAACTGATGTCGAAGGAGCAAATTGAGGATCTCAACAAAACACGAGATGATTACAATTACATTGTTAATCTGGCTGACAAACTCAACCTTCTCCTCTCATCCGAGAACGAGAGATTGCAAGCCATGCCGGAGTATCATGCGATGGATTCGCTTTCTGATGAGGAGATGGAGATCTTTCGCAAATGCAACAACGGGGAAATCCTTGAGGTATTGAACTGGTTGCAAGAGAGGTACAACCTCCTTATCATGAGACATCCTGAATTGCATCTGAACAGTGATCTCAATTACAGAGGTCAGATGCTTAATGTGATGACGAATGATCTCAATGACAAAGCAAGAAGAATCAGTGAGGAGAATCAACAGAACATTGAGAAGATTAAAACTCTTCGAGATGAATTGGATTACTTTCTCAACTGCAAGAACTCCAACAAGGAAGATGAGAAAGAAGCACTCGAGAAATCGATTGTTTATTTCAAAGAACAGATCAGGAGACTTGGTGATGTAGATGAAACAGACTACATTATTCCTGAGGATAGATTGGAACGAGTGTCTTCATTAGTCATTCCAGAGATAACAACTCTGTGCACTGAACTTCATCAGTATGCAGGAAAGCTGAAGACAGCTCAAGAAATCCAATCTATGCGAAAGGATGTCGAAGCAACTTCAACTTTGCTCTCATCAGCAAGAGATGCTGAGTTGAAAGTACAAGCAAGAATTGATCAATTGGATGGAAGATTATTCCAATTGAAATCAAAAGGATATCCTGCTGATTGCATGAGAGGGTGTGGTATTCGTGAGTCATTAGCAAAGATGATTCAAGATACTGAAGAACAGTCGAAGTATTATAAGTCTGAATTGAAGAAAGTTCAGACTCAGATCATTGACTGTCAGAACTCCATAAATGCAACGAAAAATGCATTGCAAGCGCCTTCCCTTGCATTGCCAATAATTGAGCGACTCTGGGGTATTTTATCAAGGGAAAACCTTGGTGATTTTGTTCTTAAAGGAGGAACTTTCATTTCCTTCTTAAATGACTATTGCACGGAATTGCCCAATATCATCACGAAGTTGTATGTGAAAAGCAATTCATTCTGGACAAAGAAAAGTTATCTGAGAGATCTATCATTAGCTGAAGGGAAACTGGAGACACTCCAGAATGCTGAGAAAGCAATGATGTCAATTGAAGTGATCAATCATGCGATTGCTGAAAGAGAACATCAGTTGTCAGATCTTCACAGAAAGCTTGTTCTGTTCTCACAACAGATGGAGAATATTGCTTCTAAGAAGGAAGCAATTGCTAACATGCAAGGATGTGTGACAGACATGATGATCACGATTGATACTGTGATGAGTGCAATCAATTACAACAAGTTGAGAACACGAGTTGCGTTCAATGAGAAGATTATCAGTGAACACACTGCTGTTAAGAATGAGTTGAACAGAAGACTTCGTGAGATTGAGACATCGATCTCTGAACAGAAGAATCTACACGCAATCGTGGAACAAGAGATCGAACCAACTCTCAAAGTTCTTGAATCTGATCTGATAAAATGGGAATCTGTTGAGTTCGGATTGTCTCCGACTAAAGGTCTTCCATTCATTTATCTTGTCAGGTTCATTAACAGGTTGATCAGTCACGTCAATCGTTACATCAAAGAAGTTTGGTGTTACGATATGGAACTTGTGTATCTGAAAGAAAGTGATAACCTTGATTTTGGAATACAAGTTCTCATCAACAAGAGCAGCATCGTCAAAGATATCAGCATCTGTTCTGATGGACAGAAAGCTATCATCAATCTGGCGATGACACTGGCCATATCCAAAGAACGAGGATTTGGGACAAAGTTCCCTCTCAAATTGGATGAAGTGGATGCTCCACTGACCGATGAACATAGAACCAATCTTGTGGCTATGCTGTCAAGATTGGTGGAAGTTGGAGAGATCGCACAGTTGTTCTTAGTGAATCACTTCGTCATCCATTCAGGTATGTCACACTGTGAAACTGTGTGTCTGTCTACAGATGGCATTGTGGTTCCTAATGTATTCAACGAACACGTTCAAATTGCATAACGTTAAGAGGACTGTCATTACTGACAGTCCTCTTAACTAACTTTTCTTTTATTCATATCGATTGTAAACAATCTTGTCCTTTTCAACAGAGAATGCGAATGCAACACATTCACCCTTGTAGTGAATTGTCACAATGTTATCTTCGAACACAAAAGACATACTCTCTTCATCTTCTTTGTCATTGACATAACGATAGACGGAGAATATGTCTTTTTCAGAACGATTGGGAAGAAGTACGGTGTATCTTATATTTGTTTTGAATGTCCCACCACAAGTCACCTCGACTGTATGATTGGTACATCCTCTCATGCAAACGACATGTTCCATATTTTCATTATGGAAAACCGCAGCCGCATTGAAGCGATCTGCAAACAAAGAAAGATCACCACATGTGAAATCTTTGATGCCATCCAGAAAACTGTATTTTGTGACCTCATGAAGTAGCAAAGAGATAACGATTTGCTTCTTCATGAAGTTGGAAACTCCTTTCCAATTCTCATGATCATAAGAAACTTCCATTCCGAATGATTCGAACAAGAAAGATTTTCCATTGGGTTTGTGAGTGACAGTGTCGACAGACACAAAACATCTTCCAGATGCTGACAGTTGACTGCACAGCATACGACCAGCACCACACGCCGAATATACAAACTGCATACCTGGAATAAGGTCACATGTTGCAGTCAGTTGCCCGTTTTCTTCAACGAGGACGAAAGCATATTCTTTTCCATCACAGTGAACGACAGCTTTATCATTTCCATCCTCTTCTTCGATATGGTCAATCTGAATGACCTTATCATTGTCAGTGAAAATGAAAGTACGAATGTTGTCACTGAAAATTTCTTTCTGTTCTGAAAGCATGGAACTTATCTGACGAGAGTACCCACCGAGTCCGTATCCTACAGAACAACCGAGTGAGATGCTCGCAAATAACGAGAGATTATTGAACATTGTTCGTTCCTTGAGTTTAAATTTTTTAAGTAAGGGCCTATAGAAAAGAACGACCAATTTTTGATCATTTACCGGCTTTTCACAAGCATATTATGTTAAACTAACTAATTTTGACAGGAGATAAAATCATGGCTCAAGCGATAAATGTCGTCTACAATACAGTGCTTGCAGAGATCCCTCCACAGATCTTGCAGATGGCAATGTATGTAGCCAATAAGCACTTTCGAGTCTGCAACAATGTGCAAGAATTCATCATGCAAAAGATCATCCGAGAACGTGTTCTTGATGATCTGAATCTGACTGGGGGAAAGTTCAAGAAATTCGTTCTCAAGTCAGAGTATCATGAGAAGACAACTCTTGATATGCAAGGCTGGGCTGGTGATGATGGTGGATATGATCTATACCGCATTCCTCCGGAAGTGCGCGACAATCTTCCGATGATTCATTGTCTCAGCGTTCAGTTCCCATATGCTTCATCCAGTGTGAATGGAGAAGGTTCACTTGCTGTGAATAACGCGGGTTATGATTTGATATCTCAATCAGATCAGATCCTCAACTCATACACTCTTGCAAGACCTCTCAATCATCCAGTTGGACAGGTTCTCTCTGGAGATCTTTTGAAACTCTGGCCTTCTCAGTACGGATTCACTGGATTCGTTGTTACTGTGAGACTTGCACTTGATGAGACATTCGAACAGGTCCAACCATCCGCAACCGAAGCACTTGCTGAGCTGGTTACGCTTGCAACCAAAGCATGGATTTACAACAATCTCATCATTGACATCGATCGTGCTGCAATGGAATGCGGTGCTGACATTGGAAAGATCAAAGAAGAGATTGAGAACTACAGAGATGCGAATAACATGTACAAGGAAGCCAAACCGAAATGGTTCGCTGCGCAGCAGTTGGATTCCGACATGAGACAGCGTCTCTATCAGTATTCACTTTGACGAACAAATACCTCACACAGGAGAGTCGCAATGACTCTCCTGTGTGAGCAAATTACTCGTACTGATATCTGGACAGAATAAACACAATCTAACCTTCGATCAATCGTAATCGAAAGTGAGCATAATGATGTACACGATAAAAGCGATCTTCAGTGAAGCTTTTGTGCTATCTCGACTTGAGATCTTCGTCAGTTCGACGAGATGTTCGACACTGTCTTTGATTCTCAAGATATTCGGATCGTTGATTCGTGATGATCTGTATGTGTTCCTGACCTTCTCAAGGATGGCGAGTCTTGATTTGAGATTCACCTTCTCCATGATACACAGTCTATAAGATCGTTGTATGATCTCTGTGATCAGGATGCGATATCCGATCAGATACCGACCAGTCTTATCGATCTCATCCTGTTTCTGTTTCTGATATTGTACAACAGCTTGGTTGCTGAAGAACATGAGAAGAGTTCTCATCATATCAGGTCTGATATTCGGGATGAGTTTGACAACAATCTTGACTATGTCATTTCGGATGAACTGATTGGCGTTGAGTGACTTGTTGCAGATAACAGAGATCACGTTGTCGAGAGACCCAGTCAGTTCTTTGACGATCTTCTCACCATCAACATCATCCGTTGTCATGGTTGTAGATGCGATCTTCTTCCCTTCTTCCAATGTCTTATAGTATTCAAGAACCACAAGTTTGATCTTGGTACGAAGACGAGTCTGTACATCTGACAACACATAGACAATCTTCTGGTCTGGTGTGAAGTTAACAATCGTGTGGTAATGGATGTTGTTGTCCTTAGAGCAAAGTTCTCTTGCTCTCGCTTCCATGATCAACTTCCAAGTATTGGTCTCCTTGTTGACGATGTCATACTTTGCAGAAAGACCATCCAGAGTTGCCTGCATGACATCAGGATTTGGTTTGTATGGAAGCATATGGTTCACGATGGATGAGAAGAACTTGTACTGAAGCATCTTCCACAGAGCAAAGCATCCATCATACTTGAGATTGTTAGGAAGATTGCTCTTAGTGATACAATGCGCCATGTAAACAGTGAACACATTGTACACATCAGAAGACACCTTGAAGTCTTTGTTCAATCCAGACTGGGAGATCATGTCTGCAAATTCAGACCGATCAATTTCGAACGCATCAAACACAGCTCTTTGATCTTTGTCAAAAAAATGAATCTTATTCACACCAAGCATGGGTGAATTCAAAGCTTCAACATGATCATCACGCACTTCATAGAGAGTGCAGATTCTCACGAGCTGATCTATCATGCGTCGAGTTATGGTTATGTTGAAACGCTCCATACAGAGCTGTTTCAGAGATAACTTGACGTTTGGCATAAGGATTCTCCTTGTATACAAATTGCATAAAATGGTTTTTAAACAAAAAATAAACGCTGGTGGATCAGCGTTCACTTGAAGAGGGTTCATAACAAAATACAGAGATAGGATATTCCTATGAAAGGAATGCTGCTCTGTATCTTGCAAATCTATCAGTGAGAGATCTCAGCTCGGTTTGTGAGGCTTCGCCGAGATATTTCTCAACTGAACAAATTTTGTTCAATTGTTTCTTACGAAACTCTTGAACTAAGTTGTTCAACTTGCTCATACACACACCTCCTTTCTGGCACCACAGCTGATCCACCAGTTGTGGTGCTGCTTTTAAAAAATAAAAGAGAAGAAGAGCAGGGACTCTGGGCGGCGCCGCCCAGAGTCCCACCTCATGACGATGTTACGCCTCTGCGGTTTCCGTCGCGGCGTCGGCCGCGGTGTGGGCATGCTTCCAGAGCATGCCGAGACCGGCGCCGATGACGGCGATGCCGACGATGATGCCGCACCACTTCGCGGTGGTCTTCCAGCTGAAGCTCTGCTCGGCCTGCGGCTGCTGCTGTTCGGCGTTGTTGTTCTCGGGGTTCACGTTGGCGTTGGTGGTTTCGTTGGTATCCATGGTTAATCCTCCTATGGTTGGTTGTTGAAACACCGTGAAGAACGGTACACCGTATATCGTTCTTCACCCAAATAATTTATATTTGAACAAAGTTGAAATACACTAAATACACCATGTGGCCTTCATAGCCACATGGTGTACTTCTCTATTCACAGTGCTTTGTATAGATCAACAACAGAATAGTTTCTGTTTCTCTTCGCTTCAGTGATCGCACCTTTATCAACTTGTTCCAAAGGTTTGATCGTATCATCAATGATATCTTCATCACCGATGATATCCATCAACTTATTCAGTTCTCTCTGATGTGCTTGCTTGACAATGATGTTCACATCTCTGTCAATCAATTTACGAAGTTCAACAATTCTTGCTTTCGCAAGTTTCTTCTGTCGTTTCTCTTCAGCTTCGATCTCATTTCCATTGGCTTCGATATTGCACATGAATTCATCAGGACCAATTCCATAGAGTTGGTGGTTCCTTCCAAACAGAATGAAATAACAAGCCAACAGATAAGAGATGAACAAGTCATCATGTCCTTGTTCAGAGTGATCCACTCGTCCATTCTTCATGGTAAGACCACAGATCTCATCAATGAGACTGTTGTCATACAGTCTGGTTACATTCAGTTTCAGTGCTGTCATCATGACTGTTCCATACAGGAATTCACGTGACGTTGCTGACTTGGATGTATTGAATCCAAATTCTTTACGAACAGTTCCAGATCCATAATCAAGATTCTTCACATTCGTATCCTGAGTATAGTTCTGGAAATAACTGTTGTAGATCCTCTGTAATGGATTGAATGTTTCTCTCCTTGTCTCGGCAAAGATGAAGTCCAACAACATAGCACCGTTCTTGTTACGTTCAGGAATGAAGATACTTCTTGGAAAATCCTTCATGAACTTCAAGATACATCTTGCAACAAATGCAAGGTTGGTTGTATTGCATTTGAACGTTGCAACCGTGTGCATGTCATAGGGATCCAACATACAGAATGATGTAAAGTCTCGTCCAACATTGTCGGATGTATCACATGCCATGACGTAAGGACGGTCTTTATACAACGAATCCAATGTCAGAATCTTCGGATTGTCATACCAACGAATAGCGAGAGATTCGTAGTATGTAACAGTGAGTGGATCCTTTCTCGAACACTGAAGTTGATCGAGCAAATCCTTCGGGAATATCGATCCTTCGGAACCATGCAACCATTGGTTCATGTAGTCTTTAGCAACTGTCTTTGGATCTTTATTTGCTGTGTTCTTCTCGAACCATTCATCACTCTTACCAAGCTGTTTGTGGTTGAACTCAATGTAAACCATGTTGTTCTTGGAGTTCAATCTGATCATAGACATAAGGTCTTCACGATCCTTGCAATCGTAGAAATGTTCCGTGAATCGGATGGCTTTACAAACCATACGATATGCTTCTCTTCCACGAGGATCATCGATATCACCAGCAGTTGATGTGATGATGGTTGCTGAAGGAAGACCTGCTTTCAACGCCTGTTCACCTGCTGCGGACATGGCTGCAGATGCCGCAGGGAATGACTTATCTATGTTGTCATAGTACACAATCTCATCCCAGTGTTGTACAGCATGAGATTGACCACGAGCTTGATCACCTGCAGCAATCTTATCAGATTGTGCAACGAAGGTTATAAGTGAGTTCTGTAGTTCTGCAAATGTCACACCTTCCTTATTGTTGGTATCAGCTAGTGTCTGATGGACCAACCAGGGAGGAAGTGCATCACGTATTTTCTTAAGACGATCCACGTTCTCAGACTGGAGTTTCAACCCTTTGCAGAACATACCCCAGTTACAGTTATAAGCACCAATATACAGATACCAGACAGTAAGCACCATTGTACCGATCGTCTTACCAATCTGTCGTGGCATACACTGGAATCCGTCAATACTGTTGAAGAACACCCAAGCTTGCGCTAAGTTAGATCTGTTCAAAATGTAAGGAGATCCACCAGAACCTTGTTCAGTGATCCTTACAACTTCTCGTATGAAATACCAAGGATTGATCTTGCACTCGTATGCAATACGTTGCTTCAACTCAATGGAGTTATCCTTTAAGTTGTGTGGATCATATCCTTGCAACTCTGGTTGTGTCAATGCCAAGAAGAAGAATCTGTTATTGATACACATCTTGTTCAAGATCATGCTCATGCGTATGAATGACATGTTCGTTGTGCGTGTATCAACAATAGATCCAGGATACTTAGCAAAGTCTTCACTAAAAAGAATCATGGTTCTATTTCCTTTAAGCTATGCATCTGTCTCATTCATACAATATATTGAATCAATAAAAGGTGAACAAACCACTGTGGAGGATTGCTCCTCCACAGTGGTCTGCTCGTATAAGTCATATGCTCATCACGCGGCGTTGATCGCCGCTACACGTTTGCGTAACGTTTCACCGTACAAGGAGAGGAGTCCTCTTGACACATAAAGATCCTCGAGTTCCTTCTCGGTGAACAACCCACGCTTTGCGATGAAGCTTTTGAACTCTTCCCATGAGGCTCTCACCTCGAGTACTTTGGCTTCGACATCAGCGGCATCTCCAACAGCTGCTCCACTTGTTTGTTTCAAGCAGATCCAACCACATGGAGATATCCAACATTCATCGCCTGACAACCAAAGTGCAATTCTACTCATGCTACACAGTGTACCGGCACGCGTGATCACTTTCGCTTTGCAACGATCGATTGCTGACAAGAATGCACGGATGCCGTAGGTATTATCCGTACGACCCGTTTCTGCATCGATGGTGATCTCAACAACATCGTTCTCAGTTGCGCTGTCGATAAGACCAACCAAACAACCAGTGTACTTGTAGAAATCGTCAGTCAAGATGATTCGAAGATAAGCACATCCATTTGCATCGATTGTACGCGCGACACAAGGAGGCGGCATCTTCTGATATTGTTCCGGAACTCCCGGGACTCCATCACGAACCTCTTGATCATTCACTTCACCAATAAGCGACTCAACAGAGGCGCCTATATCATGTCCATCGGCATCTTGTTTTTCAAGATCCGATACCTTTGTAAGCATAGCGGAGTCTTCTCCGAACAAACATTCTTCGTAGACTTCGGTGTCCATGGCTTCAGAGACCTGGTGCGTTGGCACCGCTTCAGTCTTCTTCTGCGGAGCACCACTTTTGTTTATGAAGCGCATTGGAGCCTCCCATGCTTATTTCTTTGCAAAATATGCGTCAGCAGCCCAGGTGTCGTCGACTTCACCGTCTCCATCACCAGAACCCTTGCCGTCGCCTTCGCCTTTTCCAGATCCGGCATCGTCTCCGTCACCGGAGCCTTCTTCTTTTTCACCGGAACCTTTTTCTCCTTCTCCGGCGTCATCGCCTTCTCCGGAACCTTCGGCTTTCTTGGCTTTGTCAGCGGGAGCGGCAGGCTCTTTTCCACCTTCGCCCTCACCTTCACCAGAGCCTTCCCCTTCACCGGATCCAGCACCGTCGCCGTCTCCTTCACCAGGGGTCTGGTTCTTCTTGGCTTTCTTGGACTTGCACTCATCGCAATCGCAGTCGTCGCCGTGCTCGCCCTTGCCTTCGTCAGGAGTCTGATTCTTCTTCTTGCCGGTGGCTTCGCCGTCACCTTCTCCGGAGCCTTTTCCATCTCCTTCGCCGGATCCGCCTTCACCACTGCCTTTGCCATCACCGCTTCCGCTGCCTTCACCAGAGCCGGATCCCTTGCCACTGCCAGATCCTTCACCTTCGCCAGCGCCACCTTCCTCGGAAAGGATGTGGAGTGCTTCGGTGGAACTCATAGCAGCGAAGAGGCGTCTGCGCATCTGTTCACCGGTGATGTAGGTATCCTGTTTGCAAGAAGTGATCTTGGTGTACTCCTCGTTGGTGAGAATACCTGCAGCAACCATGTCTTTCAACAAGCTTTCCATAAACTTCACCAATTCTGTTGCTTCTTCTTTGATCTCAGACGAGCGTCCAAATGCTCCATGCGATGTACCATGGAACATGAACTTCGCCCAGGGACCGACTTCACGATTTTTACCATAGAACCACACTATGGTACCTGCAGATGCAACGAGGCCACTGGCAACAGTGGTCACGTTGGCTTTACATCTCATCATGTAATCGACGAGAAGTTGTGTTGCGTACACATTGCCACCGGGTGTGTCGATGACAATTCTGATCTCATCGCCAGACTTCGCACGGCCGAGTATATCGAAGACTTCAAGAAACTGTGAAGTCGCTTCGATGACTCCACACAACTGGATCGTGACCTCTTCGTGGCCATTCGAATCAATTGGTTTCTTGCAGATGATCGGTGGAACTCCGCCGTACGGAGGTGGCATTTTGATCGGTGAGGTTGCATTGATTTGCATGGTTAACCTCCCGATTATTTGTGATCAAACAGTGCACCGAAGATCGAAACGTTGCCTTTTTCGGAGACAAGCTGATTGCCAGGTGCCCGTGTCATAATAATGTTTTTGACGCGAACGGAATCACATCCGAATGCATCAAGAACCTGCTGGTCCTGTATGATCGATTCGTGACCAACTGACTGAAGGGCTTCCATAGCAGATGCATAGTCTTGCTTGCCGACAGTAATGTCGATGGACTCATTGGATGCATCTTGATCACGGAAACGCTTACTGGCTTTCAGGAAGCCAGGACCATCGACAGCATCGAATGTCACAAGTGCGAGCATTTCTTTGCGTGTGTTGGGACCAGACTGTCCGATCACACGAGCTGCCGATCTCAGAGAGAACGACGTATTGCGACGTCCATCCTCAAAGGATTCTTTCAAATACTGACCATACGGTCCGTATGGCACGATGTCGCCATACACCATGATCGTGTTGTCAGTTTCCACACCATACACTTTCGTGAAGTAGTGTGAGACTCTGGTACGATCAATGTAGAGCAATCTCGGGAGATCATCTTTGGTTTTGATGAGAGGATGACCCCACTCACCTTCCATGTCTCCAGACTGCACATTCGCCGCGAAGCGTCCCTGAAGATTGGTGATGCATGCAAGGACTGATTCTCTGGTGTAATCAACTTTGTTGCGAGATGCAACTCCGATGACCGTCAGAGGGATTCCTTTATACACACCATTCTTGTCAGGCTTGACTGCTTGCAACTGGCGACCTTCCATCTCCAGTTCGGTAGAGATGGAAAAACAGACTTGTTTTTCCATTGCTTCTCCTTGAATGGTTATTTTCTCAGAATGTCTTCAATCTGACTCGGTGACTCATTCTCATTGACAAGTGCAGCATTGACACCTTCATTGAAATAAGCACCGACGATACGAGAAGTTGTAGATGTTGCAGCATGTGCAACATCATTCAACGGAATGCGTGTGAAATCACCAGTCATCTTATCATTACGATAAGCTTTGGTGAAATCATTCGGACATCTGGTGAGGTGTGCGAAGATGGCTTCGTATGTTGCATGATCAACAGGGAAACCAATGCCAGATGTGGCAATCAGTCTGTCGAAAATGAAAGCCTGATCTTCATACTTGATTGCTTTCAAGGTGTTGGCGAATTTCACGAATTCAATCCAAACAATGAATGCAATGTTTGAATCAAGAACAACTTTCGTTGTCTTCATGAAAGTATCACCTTTGTGGAAGATCAGTTTCACACGAGGTCTGTCACCAGAATTGTCATTGACCACTTCAGAAGGAAACATCTCAATGTGAGAAACAAGGAACATTCCTGACTGTATTCCATCCACAACCATATCGAAAACACCGAGAGTCTTGACAGACTCTCCAACGGTCAAGCAACCGTACTGTTCCAATTTTTTGAGGATGGAGACTTCGCAAGTTTCACCTTCGAAGATAACAGGACTGTCTTTGTCCTTCTGAGAGAATTTCTTCAAAACTTCAACATTCATTATTCCGATTCTCCCTCACTTAAAACATGAAATCCAACAGGATCACACCATGTTCGACAGATTGGTTGAATACATCCAGATTTCTTCTGGAGGAATATGTGATACTGTTACACATATAATTGTGTCCGCTCTCCAGGGGCTTTGCCCAGTTCTGGCGATTGACATTGATCACAGAGTAACGATCTTTCACAAATTCTTTGAATGAAGAAGCGATGTATTTCTGCGGATCGAATTCATCAAAGTTCTGAATGAAATGTCCTCCACCATACTGGATCCTTGTATAATCAAGGATAGTCTTGGACGACAAATCATAAGCAAGTCCGCCTACATATCCAGGGAACTTGAAAGAGTTGTCACTGATTCTCATGATAGGTTCATGATAACCAATGGTGATCTTTGCGTTAATGAGAATCAAGAAACTGTTCTCACATTTCATCAAATCAAATTCACCATCATCTTTGATGATTGTGGTATTTGGTTCAAAGTCATAGAGACATTGTTTCTTGTCCGCTCTCATGTATGGAGTGAACCTACTCTTCTCGAATGAGATGGTTCTACTGGAAAGACGTCTGAATTCATGAGGAAGAAACAATCTTCCATCTAACACCAAGAGAACGGATTTACCTGACATGGTGTATCCAGATGGTAAATTGAACTTACTGATAGTTCCAGAACATTCTTTCAGTTTCACACATTCGATAGATCCTGCAGGTGTGAAATCAATCAAGATATGACCTGCATTTCTATCTGTCAGATTGCGACAAAGACGCGCACCTTCTTCTCCATAAAGAACACTGTTCACAACATGTGGATAACAGAAGTATCCGTTACACACGGGAATTGTGTTATTGAAGTTGATGTAGTTTCCTTTCTTACAGGAGAACGTAGCATCTGGTGTTGAACGTCTGAAATGATACCTGTCATTGTAATTTGGTTTGGTTACAGAACCGTGTCCAATTGTGATGAAAGTATCAACGCTCGCTGCAACAATGTTTAGTTGATGATCTCCGATCAATGACAGACCGTGTTTGATGAATGAGAGATCTTTGACTCTATCATTAATGATCATGTAGGAAGGAACTGGTATGTTGTTGTTCACATAATTGGAAAGATCGTAACCATTGGATTCAAGATTATCCAATATGTCAACAAGAGCTTCCCAATCGGAACACACATTGATTCCTTGCACAGCATTGAACATCTTGCAGTAATCGACAGCACATGTGAAATCATCACCTTTCAGATACAGATAAACTGGACCTGTTGTGATGAAAGATGTGTTCACTTCATTCACGGTCAACGCATCACAGCTGTACAGTTTTGCACAACCGTCTCGAATATGGATCATACCCAATATCTTCATGTGTTCACCTTGATTTTTGCCTTAAAAATAATGCATAAGATGGTCGATAGGCTGGATTTCTCCAGCCTATCGCCCACTGTTGAAAGGAAAAGAATGAGGTTACTGTTGATTGTTCTTCGCTTCAGCAGCTTTGTTGGCATTCACATAGCGAACGATCTTCTGCTGCGTTCTGAAAAGATGTGCTTCAACAGTTTTGTAGCAACGGTCTGCATCTCTGAGAATCTTGAAGATGTCGGAGTAGACAGCCCAAAGATCAGAGGTACCATAGTTCCCCTTCTTGGCTTCAGCATCTCCGAGTCTCTTGTTCGCTGCTGCAAATTTGTCGAGCTCCTTGTAGAAGTTCATGACATTGCGAGCAACGTCCTGGGCGAGATCGGAGATGTTTCCGACAGTGTAGCCGAGTTCCTTGTAGGTCTTTCCGGCAACACGTTTCGTGATCAGGTTGGCGAAGAAAGTCTGTGCCTCTTCATTGCCAAGAACCGATGCATCGAATTTCTCTTTGATGTCGGCAATTGTTTCTTGATCCATGTCATTCAGGTTCTCAGTCGGAACCTTGCTGTACTTCTGGATCACACCCATGTACTTGTTCGCCATGGCGATAGCATTCTTCAGACTGTCAACTGCAAGTTTCGCAGTCTTGTAGTCGAAGGTTGCATAAGAAACAACCGTGTTCTCAAGTTCAGCTTTCTGAACACTGGTGAGTTCATCCGCCTGTTCTTTCAAGACCTTGATGCATTCTTTGCGTTCGAACTCGAACGAAAGGAACAGCTGAACTCTCTCGCGGATATTCGACCACAGTCCTTCGATTGCGGCATCCGCGGATGCGAGTGCGTTCGCATGTTCAGCATCCAATTTTTCGATGAGATTCTTCTTGAAGATATGGAGATCATACGATCCCATATTTTTCCAATCAACAGGTTCACCAATCAGACTTTCAAGTCCGTGGTTACTCCCATCGAGGGATTCAAGCAGAACCTTATCACAACCGAGCTCGCTGAGTGCCTTCTTTGCAGCAAGCAAATTCCCATCGATCACTCTGGAATGTTCCAAGCTCTCGATATGTCCTTGCCAGGCTGTCTCACAAGCATCGCATCTGTTGATGAAAAGATCGATCATTGTGTTATCTCCTGATGTGGTTTCACAAAAAAATAATGGTTCAAATAATGTTCTCAGGAATCCGCTTTAATAGAACACAACGTTTCACTTGTGTAATGTATACACGAATTCCTGATGAACATTTGGAGATCATTACGATCTCACTTCAACCGGAACACCATAGATAACACGATAAATGCCATCAACGTAGTTGAGGAATTCCATCAACACTGTTGTTCCGACTCGGTTGACAGAGGTATTCATTGCAAAATGCTCTGCATAACTGTTGACTGCAATCTGAGTTGTGATCTCATTTCCAGTCGCTATATCGCGGAGTATGAAATGCGATGGAGCGGGTGCTTGTGTCACTGCTTCTGCATCTGAATTGAATGCAGGAGGTTCTCCATTCCTGTAGAAGTTCTCGATGAATGTCGCGACAGTTGGGAACGTTGTCACATCGATGTAATACGTACCGGTGTTACTTGCATAACGAATAATCGGTCTCGAATACGGTGCAGCATTGTTTCCATACACACGTCCAGCGTATGCACCACCTGAAACAGCAGTGAAGTTCGATGCTGAATCAGCGAGTAAGAATGGAACAGCGTTGTTTCGATCTCTCAGACGAATGGCAACTGTCTGATAATAGATCGATGTGTTTCCATTCTCATCGACAGGAACTGTTGTTGCAATCGTGAACGCCTGGAGTGCAGAGAAGTTCGTTCCATCGAAAGAGTTCTGATCGATACGAACATCTGTCAGAGGACCATCTGGTCTTGCTTGATAGATGTTGTAAGGATAGTACACAAGCTTGTACTTATTCTCCGTCGTATCCCAGATAGGAATAACGGAGATCTTCGCCATGGAGTTGATCTCTTGATCGATGATGCGGATAGTCTTCTCACGATAAAGATATCCAAGACGAGAAGTGTTGCTGTGTCTCGTCCAGTTGATGTTTCTGTTCTTGGCTGGGAAGTATTTGAACAGAACTCTGAACTCACGTCCAGCAATTGTACTGTCAATGTCTTCCAGTCCATACACGAAACAACACTGGTTGTCGATAGGAACTGCTTCCGTTGTTCCATCAGCATACACCAGCTTTGGTGTGATGGACAGAGTGGACGGAAGATATCCCTTTCTCAGAACCCAAATATCAGAGTCAAGGGGACTGTTGTTCAGATCGATGTCAAAATCAACAATCGCAGTTGCTGAGATATCCATGTCTTCAATGACATGAGATTTGTGAGCAATGAGTTCGATAGACAGAATCTTGTTGTGAACATCTCTGTTGCTCAGATCAGTCACAGTTTCGAACACTTCCAGTTGGATAACTTCACCATCTGTAAGTGTCACATCAGGTGCTGCAAAACACAGATCTCCTTTCAAGACATAACGAATTGTCGTGTCTTCAGGGAGAACGTAGACAACATCTCCAACAGAGATGTTGTTTGCATCTGCAACAAATTCCAGACGTTCTGCAATCACTTCGCCGTTCTCAACACGATTGGTGACGACTTGAACTGTCTTTCCAATGATGTTGCTCTTGTTCTCAGCAGTGACCACAAATTTCTCTGCAAGGACGGACACAATCGGGATAGCAGAACCTGTCTGTGCGGATCCACTGTTGACACGGCTGATAACCGTCCTGTTTCCTTCTGTATCAGTTCTTACGAGCTGATAATACGAAGGATGTTTTCCGTAGAAAACAAGTTTTCGATCAAGCTTCAGAAGTGTTTCGGTTGTGTTGGCGTCGATGTTCCTCACGTCGTAATACAACATGTAAACATCATTCCCGTATCCGACAATTCGGTTCGGTGCATCGTCATCGTTGTCAACCAATCTGATTGGTCGAAGAGTTGTCTTCAGTGTATCAGGATCAACACTGTGAACAACGTAGAGGACGTAGACACCGTTACCGATAGTATCATCGACAACGAGAGAATTGACACCAGGAACAACCTTTCCTGATTGTTCAGATGGACCATCACCTTCCACGTAGTAGGTATTCAGTGGGATTTGTGCTCCCACTGTAACCGTTGCTTCATGATAGGTGACAAGAACACCACTTCCCTCCCTTGTGTAATAAGTCACACCAGGTTGGAAAGTGGTATCTGAAGTCAGGATGAAATCACTATCTGGGTCATAGATACTCGATCGTTTGTACACATCCGGAGCAAGATCTCCGAATAGTAACAAATCGTTTTTGAGATAATCACCCATTGATCACATCCTTGTGTTGAATTGAATCAGTTGGAAGAAGCATCTTGAACAGATACTTCAGTTTCTTGTACAAGAGTTTGTTCTTCGACCTGAACCTATGATACATCGGATAAATATCCAAGTATCTGAGATCTTGTCTCATGTAAGCAGCGTCGATCTCTTTGAGCCAAGCATATGCTCTGAATTGATATTCGAAGACTTCAGGATCTTCGTACATCTCAAAATCAAAGCTGTTGTTTGGATCCACTGTATCTCTCACAATACTGTTCAGGTATGTTGAGAAGATGGCGTGCGAATATGGGATCACGATACGTTGTTTCGGATCCTCATTTGCTCCAACAAAATAGGCTCTCAGTCGAGTCAACCTGTCAAGATCATTGTCATTCCTGTATTTCTCAATGATATCGATCGCTGTGCTTGGAATGATAGAACGCTGTAAATAGCATGCTCCATTCCTGTGACCAATCGATCGAATAAAGAGTTGTCCAAAGAATGACTCGAAATCACTGATGGTTTTTCCATCAACAACCAACAGGCTGAGGTTGTCGAACCAGAACGGACTTTCACCAGCACTTGCGACCTGGTTTCCAGATACGTATCCCTTCTGTATTCCTCTCGTGGTAGCTCTCACAGCATAGATCTCAATTCGATTTGTCTTCTCCAACCAAATCAGATTCTGGAGAACAACCTCTCGTTTGATGAGGTTTCCAGATGTTTTGGATTCGAATACAACAAAATCAAGATTCTCTGTGAGTTGTCTTCCATTCAAGAACACGAGTATTGTGCAATCCCCAAGAATCGGAAATTCATCCTCATCTTCTTCAAGAGATGCCATGATCGGACCAGAGGAGATGGCTCTCCAACTATCCTCACTGACTTCCCAAGCATCATCGTAGAACACCTTGAAGATACCTCTGTTTTCAGTAAGCATCAAAGTTGATCCAATCAGACTCTCTGAAAGTGTAAGAACATTTGTGTTGGGATTCCATGTACCTGGATTGGAAAGGTATTTGTAACTATACAGATCGGTTGATTCAACACCGTTTGCATCTTTCGCTCTCGCGCCTGTGTTCCGTTTATAAACCATGTAGTTCTCATCAGTGAACTCAACATCACGATTGTGATAGGTGTAGTACACTGGATCACTTGGAATGGTTTCTCCAACAGTCACTATTGCGGGTTGATATGACACGTTACCGAATCTGTCAGTTGACGATGTAAAATAAGCTGTATCCTCTTCAAACACACCTGTTGCTTCTTGATAACCGTGAATCTCTCTGATCTCTTGACAGATGATCGGTTTCTCAAATACTTCAATTGCAACGATATCACCTTCGTTCAACTTAACAGAATCATCAAGAAGAACAGAGAATGTCTTTGCATCTTTCAGTACGGACAGTTGTGCATACAGCTTGTTATCCCATTCTTTTCCAATGACAGTCTGAGTGATCTCGATGTTATCACCTGAAGCTGACTCATTTGCGAGATTCGTGACAAGACTGTCATCCAACTTGATTCCATTCAGATACACAATTGGGAACATATCCGCAGCATTGTATTCTGCAAGTACAGTTGGAATGGGAACTGTGAAGGTGTGCAATTTCTTGGATCCAACCTTGTAGTGGATCACACGATGACAGATCAACTGAATGGTGTTGTAGTAACCGAGTACATCGACGTAATAACCGATGTCTCTGGATTCTCTGGTTCCAGTTGTATCCATCAATGCATGTGCATAGATGCTGTCTTCAAGATGATCGGCTTTCCAGAATTCGAACTGGACTGCGTGTGTTCCAGTTAGGAATTTCAGAATGGTTTCGTCATCATGCACATACAAGAGATCTGTGTAATTCACATCTCTCACAAGACCAAGTTTCTTACCATGTGTTCTGATGAACACATGTATTTCGTAGGAATCACTTGGTATATCTGCAGCAACGTACCCTATCAGGGAATCATTGACAGAAAAGTCATTGTGAGTGAGTTGGATGAATTGATCTTCTCTCAAACACTTGTGAACAAAGAGACCTGATCTTACTGGTTCCATAACGGATGTACCAGTGGATTTTGGAATCACAAAGATATCACAAGTATTGTGTGTGATCAGTGTGTTGTATGGGTTGTATTCACGTGGAACATGAATGATCGTTCTTGTAGTCGAGTTATCCGACGTGTACGTCAAGTCTCGTTTGTTTTGCATGTCGATCACAAGCTTGGAGACTACATTGTTGTCAACGATGGCTTCAACATAGTCATTCATCTGAAGATCGGATGCTTTTGCAACGACAGAGTACTTCCCATTGATGAACACCATGGTTGCGTTCTTACAGGAAGTATAAGCAAGAGCTCTTGTGTTAGGACTTGAAATCTTGACGTACGAACAAGTGACACTCTGTTCCATATCACTATCGTGATACTTGGTGAAGTAGACACTTGCTGGACTGTAGGACTTCCCACAGCATTTCTTGAACATGTCACGACGCACTGCAATCAGCAGTGCGTTGTTGACAACACCAGCTCGCATGTAGATGCCTTCTCTCCAGAGCCAAATCCCTGAATGAGTATACATCTGAAAAGTCAACAGATTGTCTTTGTTGTAATCAGACAGTTTCACCCAATCAGTTACATTCAGTCTGAAAGGAGCAATCTCTTCCAACGCCACAGAATACACGAAGTACAGATCAGATGGAGTTGGCATATCTATCTGCGCATATCGTGGAGTGTAAGTACCACAAACGGCTCTTGCTGTCAAGAGCCGTGGTGCTACGTTGGTGCGATACTCTTTGTAAGGTTCATTCCAAATTCTATCAAACAAGTGCTTTTCCAAGTAATCACAGACACGTTGTTCTGTGGCAATACTCATCTGCTGATCCTGTCAATGAAGAGTTTGGATGCAACAAGTTCATTGGCGAACATGATGATTTTCTTCTTCATGTCGGTGAACTTGATAAGATTGGAGATGTTTGGGTTCTTGGAACCCTGGCTATTTGCAAGCAACTGGTACACCCAGTACGGAGGATAATCCAGTGCGATCATCATCGCTTGACTGTCGATCGATCCTCTGCTCATCGTCACGTAGAGCTGTTTGCTTGTGAGAGTCTTCATACGAGAAGGACCACAAGTTGCAAGAAGTTTGCAAACGATATCCAGTGACAGAACCCAACCATTGTTGAGTTTCAGACGTTCATCTTTGAAGATGTTCAGTCTCTCAACGATCTCCGATCCTGTACCAAGGAAGGTACAACGATACATGAGAGGAGGAACTTCCAGTGGTTGATCTTCCTGTCCAAGTAGTTGCGCATAATACGCCGCGATGAGAGTATGAACAAGACGGAACTCATCATAACCCAGATTGAAGATGCTGCGAAGATGCACAGCGATCATCGTGGAATAGGATTCGATCACAAATGCACAGAGGTTTGGAGTGAGCCAACCATCCATGTCATTGTAACTTGCGCAAAGCATTCCTCGCGAAACAAGTGCGCAAAGTCTGGGAATATCCGTGATCTGCATAGAACTATTATATGCATCACGTTTGCCTAGAATAGGTGAAAGATTCACCCAAATATTCTGGTATTCCGCTGGAATGTTCTTGGAAATGTATTTTCCATCGACTGTGATGTCATTGAGTGTCAACAATTCAGGAACCGTATCACGTGATGCAGAGCAATCTGCAAACGTGAACATTCCCAATTTGTCCGCTTCAACGACACGCTGGTAGATGTCTGAAAAAGAGGTCTTGACATGAAGACGAATGTTCTTCAAAAAGTCGAGCTCCTGCTTTCCAAACACAACACCGGGGTTCTTCACGAAGTACGCTGCCGCGCCTATGGCACTGCCGCGTATATCAAGTGCTGCCCCGTATGGAGTATCGGCAATTGAGGGTTTCATCATATTAACCTTTCAGGGTAAAGAACTTTATTGCTCTATGGGTTAAAAGACCTATAGAATTGTCCGTTAACAAACTTTTGGGAGATTTTGACATGTCAGGAATGGTTGCTCCTTATCCGCATGTAGAAATCGACGTTGAAGACAAGTCGATCTACATTCCGGTAAACGAAGACATTCTCCCGCTTCATCGTCCCTTGTACATCATGCGTACTCAAAAGGGACCGGTTGGGGTTCCAGTTTGGTGCGAATCCTATACCAAAGCGAAGAAGGTCTTTGGCGCCGACACATTCAATCAGAGAAGCAAATACTTCTCTCCGTCTTCCTACTTCCTCCTTCAGCAGATGCAAGCCAACGGCGCGTTCATCATGCGTGCCGCTGACACCAACGCAGCGTCCGCCCGTCTGTTCGTTGAACTCGGACTCAAGAAAGTCACTTCTGTTCCGCAGTTCCAGCGCGACATGTACGGCAAATTCGTCTATGATGACGAAGGCAAGAAGATTCCGCTGACCAGCGAAACCGCAATTCCTGGTTATCAGCTGATCTGGCGCGCCGTTGAGACGCCTGCTGGCAACAACGACATCGATCCCGGCGCTTGGGAAGATCTCGCTCCGAAGCAAGATGCAACGGATTCGAATCTGACCTGGTATCCGATGTTCACATTCGTCGCCACGAACGGTGGTGAATGGGGTAACGCATTCGGATTCAAGCTCTGCTACAGCAACAAGGACAACAGCGGCGACTTCATCGTCCGCAACGGTTCCGTTGCTTATCAGATCGCTCCGGTCGAACTGGAAGCAGGAAACAGCACACCCACTGTCATTTATGACAAGTACAACAACCCCTCGGTCAACGGCGTTGTGAAACCCGACACCATCGATTCCATCACCGAGACCGAAATCAGCTTCAACAAGAAGATCGCCGATGCTTACAGCGATGGTTACGAACTCCCGCTGCAGATCTACTACTACAGCGACAGCTTCAAGACCGTCGGCGAGAAACTGATGGAAGCTGAAATCGATGCCAAAGAAGCGATCAACACGCTGTATGGCAGCATTGTCGATATCGATGACGAAGCAGGTGCCGATGGCAACATCACCACATTCGTGGAAGACCTCTTCGGAACGATCCTGGCAGACGATGCATCCGCCGATGACATTGCCGCAATCAAGGCGATGATCACTGATACGGAAGCCGTACGTGGATTCATGGCCAACGTCATGACCTGCGTCGATCGCAACAAACGTGCATATTTCGCATCTGCGGTGGTGGCCACCGATGAGACGACAGTCGAAGGTGCAATCGACATGGACAGTGATGCAACTCACTACATGCTCGGCGGTACCGATGGCAATTACACCGACAACTACATCGAAGAGTACACCCGCAAGTACCTGACCGCGGCCGCGAACAACAACCACGAGTACCTGATCGACTACTTCCGCATGCCCTTCAACTGTGTTATCGACACTGGCTGGAGTCTTGCCACGAAGAAAGCCTATCTGGAATTCATGGATGTCCGCGACGACCTCAAGGTCTATCTCGGAACCCAGCAGAGCTGGATGCAGGTTCAGGCCAATAAACTCATCATTCCGCCGGTCAACAGCCGTTACGAGGATGAGTCCATCGGCGCCTCTCTGCGTACCTATGCGTGGCTGATGCGTGAAAGCATCGCCAAGGGAACCGAGTGCTGCCGTTGCACGATCTTCCTGCATGCTGGCAAGACTGCCGATTACGATCGCTGGCTGCCTGGCACGCTGTGGATCGCCAAGAAACTGGCAGAGTACTGCAACCGCGACTTCATGAACAAGGAACCCAAAGAACTGCCCAACAGCGCTGTCGAGTGCTGGAAGGAACTGAGCTGGGTTGCTTCTTCTGAAGACACCAAGTCCCGCAACTGGAATGCTGGTCTGAACTACGTTCAGTACTACAGCATGACCGGTCTCCATTACGCGTCAGTGCGTTCGGTCTACAAGTACGACACCAGCGTGCTCGTCGACGACATGTTCGTCAACGCCATCACCTGGATGAAGCACATTGTCCGTCGCAGCTGGGCACGCTTTGCAGGTGCCACGCGTCCCGTTGCCGAACTGCAGCAGGCGATCACGGAAGACCTGACCTCCCGTCTGGCCTACATGATCAACGGCAAGTACGAATTCACCGTCGATGTCTATCAGACGGATGAAGACAAGAAACTCGGATTCGTGCAGCATGTCGATATCACGGTCACCTCGCCGGCAACCAACCGCGTCTGGCTCGTGAACATCATCTGCAAGCGCGAAGGCTTCGAGCCCGAAGAATAAGGAGTAAGTCACAATGGCTAACGAAAATTTTCTTCGTAACAAGTCCGAATTCGGTGCCGGTGAAGGTACCGTTGCGAACCTGCTTCAGGGCGCACAGCTCGGACTCGGCTTCAAGGCCGGTGCATTTGATGCTGCAACTCCTCTTGCGTTCCCGCCTGCTGTCATCGTGGTGATGCAGACTCCTTCTATGTACAAGGACCTGCCTGTGCTGGCTCAGACCATCAAGGCCATGTTCGAGTGCCATGCGAAGAGCGTCACCGGTATCGACGTCAGCTACACTGTCGAATCCTCCGGTCAGCCGGTTGGACACGACGGTCAGGAACTCGTCGTCCCCACCAAGACCAAACGTACTGCACCTTCTCCCACCTTTGTGTGGCCTGAAGTTCTCGGCAACCTGGTCTGGAACATCATCAAGCGCTGGTGCTGGGATATGAACGATCCCGACACGAACGCCGGCATGGAATTCCTGGACAATCCGGATCCGTACACTCTGTCGAGCTATGCTCTGTCCTTCATGAGCATTCAGTTTGACCAGACCATGATTCCGGATCGCATCATCGATGGTGCCTTCTTCACCAACGTGTTCCCGCAAGGAACCAACGAATTGGGTATGAAGCGTGAAATCGGTCAGACTGCTGTTCAGGAGCGTTCGATCACCTTCAACGCGTATCAGATCCACAACAACAAGACCCGCGAGATTGCGATTGCGCTGGCCACTGAAATGAGCCTCCGCAACAACAATTACATCAGCGCTGCTCCGAAAGCGAGCAAGGTTGATGGCCTGATCAAGGACAACGGTCTGATTGAAGATCTGAAGAACCTGCAGGCTGATTCGGCCATCGCCGCATCTGATGACACTGGAGCCAACTGGAGCAAGACTGCACCGACGGCATAAGTCGAATCGGAATATATCGAACAAAAGGAATACATCACCATCCAGGAGTACTCCTGGATGGTGATGATCCTTATCTTTTGTTTATCAGTACCCGTCACCACCACCGTCAGATGGAGGTTGGACTTCACCCTTATGCAACTTCGCCATATTCTCGATACGACGTTTTGCATTCAACAGGAATGTAACATTCTGGAGGATGTCATCCGTGAGTGCTTCATCCGTTGTTGGGATAGATGCAATCTCATGGAATCCGACCTTTCCAAGGAAATCTCTCAGAATGTTTCCAACAATGACAGCACGCAGTGATGCAAGATAACTACTCGCATCTGAATCACCTGCTGCAATATCATCCGGGAAGATCTTCTCAACGAGATTCTGCACGGAATCCATATAAGCATTGATTTCTTCATGCTGTGCCTTGGAAATAGCCACATTCGGAGTCGGAAGATTGACTTCGATAGCAGCGACCACTTCAGCCAACTTTGCATTGGTTGAATTGTTGGATTGGTCTGCTTCAGGCGGTGCATTGTCTTTGACAGACTTGTCAAGACCGGTGCCTTGATCACGCAAAATCTTCTTGATTTCTTCAAGCAAACCGTGGTGAGCGCACACATAATTGGTGGCAAATTTCTTATTGAACGGTTTGATAGTGTTCTGCCATTTCCTGACAGAATTTGAGAAGAACAAGTTCGATTGTGCGACAGATCTTGAATACTCGGTTTCACCGAGCTGGTTCAGTGCGGATGGAGGAACCAACAAACCAAGTCCTGCCATGTTGTTGAGTAACTCAAGCAACTCCGTATCCGGAGCGGAAGAATTACCATAACGAGAATCCACATTCACGGACAAATCATCCGTTGTTCCAGCAATAGCTTTCGGTGTGATTGTCACATGTTGATTGAGAATGGATTCTGCCGCGATGGAGGGATTGGTTGTGAATGATGGTGCGTATTTGGTGAGGAATGCACGACGAACATTCTCAAGAGTTTCCAATGGATTCTTGTTCTGTTCATCGATATTGACTTCAATGGTACGATGCTTGGTTGCATTGTCGACAGCAGCCATAACCTTGGCAATTGTCAACGTTGTACGCAGAGCAAGGATGAAATCAATATCCTCAAGGAAGGTCTTTCCTGTACCATCGTCACGATGATCAAAACGATAGTACACCATCATGGGTTCTGGAACGAACACAAGACGAACTTTTGTCTTGGCGAGCAAGTTGAAGAAGATGCTCTTGCCCACCGCATTGTGAAGTTCCACATTCAGTCCGGTCAGACCTTCTTCTTTCAATTTCGATGAAAGAAGTTTGTTCACCGCGACTGCAAACACCTGAGATATGGCTTCAACAGTCTGTGCTTGATTCATACTGGACTTCATATCGAAAGTCTGCATGATTTGGTTGCCGTACATAGAACGTGCAGCATTATAAGCCATACGTTCCACACCACCACCAAGTCCTCCATTGAAAGCATATTCTCCTTGAGCAGGCTGACCATTCTCATCAATGACCACCCAGTAACCAATGTGGTTGGTCACGTCTCTTGGAGTGCAAACAGGAATGACTGCATCAGATGGAATCTCAAGAACAATAGGCATATCACCTTTATCAACATCAATGACATCGGAAATGGTGAACACACCAAGATTGCTCCGTCGTTCTTGCGAACCAGGAACGAATCCATCGAATTGTTTGGCGGCTTCTTTCGCCAATTTGGTGATGCGTCTCTCTTGTGCTTCTTTTGCTTTGGTGAGGTACTTGAGATTCTTGGTGACTGTAATGCACTGATTGCCAGTACTCAAGATGTCGAAGTTGTGTTTCACCAGATCATTGACCATCTTGGTTCTGTCCTGATCAGACATGGATTCAAAACCCATGTGTTCAACCAAGGATTCAACTGCAGTTGTCACATCTTCACCGCAGATAAGATTCTTCAGTGATTCGTTCGACTCGTACAGAACCTCAACACTTGCATCGGATTTGGAATCACCAAACAATTCAGCAGCGGTTGGATCGAATGTGTCAGCAACTTCATTGAGAACGTCAACTTGTTTCTTTGGAAGAACAATGATGGGTCTCGCGCCTTCTTCGAAACCAGTGATCTCCAACCATCTCGTAAGTTTTGGACCAAGATGGAATACATCATTGAAGTGATCGTTCAGCAATGCGGAAATCTTGGTATTGATGTCATCTGACAGCGTTGGAACATCAACGGATACCGACACAAGATCAGTCTGCATGTCAGTAGGACTGATGATCGAAGAGATGATGATCTGTTCCGCTTGTTTGATTTCAGGAGCAATGATCTTGATGTTTTTCAGATGTTCAATCGTCTGTCTCGTACTGGATGACACAGATTGAAGATAGGAGAGAATGTTTTCTGGTTTCCACTGCGGATTGACTTGTTCTTGTTTGCTCAATCCAGGCATGTGGTGGAGTTCTTGAGTGGTGTACATTCCATAATGGATATTCTGTTTCGGAAGTCCATTTGGTTTGTTGGAAATCGCTCGAGAATTCGTGATACCGAAGAACTGCATAATGCGCCCAACGGTACGTTTTGTCAAATTATCGCCGTCTGCCATGATATGTTAATCCTTTAAGTTAAGTTAATTTCAAAAGGAACGTTCACATGCTTCTTAGTCGAATTGCCAATAAGGAGATCATAAACTTCCTACAGACAGTGACGATCAAGAACAAATACTTTGCTCAGCAAATGCTTGAGCTCAAAGTAAAAGACAATGTTCAAGATTTCCTGCCGGAAGAATACAATCCTTACTACCGCCATCTCAATGGTGAGTACATTCTCGACGAAAGAACGGCTGAACTTACACATTCTGTTGTCAATCCAACAACTGGGTTGGCAGAAACACAGACAATCGCAGCGCATGTTAAGATCGGTGACGATGTTATCATGTGTAACAGTGAAGTGTACAAGCCGGATCATTTCGATGAGCTTATGTACATCACGTCTCTCGATACGCAAACGACAATTCCGTTCACAAAGGAAAACCTTCATGCGGAATATGCGCTTGCAGCAGGGAGACCTGAGTCAAGCGTTCATAAGAAGACTCTCGCGAACTATAGACTTCCGAGCAGATATTACACTCTGCTCTGTGAGAAATATCCTTCGCAAGTCGATCTTATTAAGGCTATAGTATATCCAATCCCCAGTAAATCGGCGGCTATTTCCGCCGATAATTACACTGCTTTGTCGTATGACGACACATTGCTGAATGACAATGAGAGAGTTTCTCTTGTCTCCAGAATGAAGGGATTGCTCGATGTCATTAGATATCGATGGGATGTAAAGGAATATGCCTTCGAAGAGCATTACCCAATGGTTGTGTGGGGAATGATTTGGAATCTCCTGATCACTCATTTGAGAGCACAGAGATTCATCAATATCCGCACACCGAACGCGCACCCACTTCATATTTGGGAGTATCTCAACTCTCATGGATTGGGTGAGTATCGTGGTTATCTCTCATCGACACAGGAGATGTTCCTCTACAGAAACCTCAGATATATTCTCGCCAATAGAGGAAAACAAAGCACTCTTAATATTCTCATTGATGAACTTCTCAATGAGAGTGGAATTGATCTGAAAGCAAAGACAATTGTTCTCGATACATCCAGAGTTCTGGATGGTGAGACAGTTGCTGGTAGCGCAGGATCTCAATGCGCAAATTGCTCACGACGTGTTGTCTGTAACAAGAAGATTACCTCTTATACTTGTCCGGACTACATCGGTCTTGACGATATGTGCAAACCTGTTCCTGTTGTACTCACAGAAGAATTTGCTGGAAGTAACAAACTTAAAATCTATGATATTCTTCAATCTGACTACGGATACTCCTACGATGAAGCTGTTGAGAAATACAACAGATCATTCCTGTGGAGAGACAAGGAAATTGAAGAGATCAAAGAACGTCTCGATAGAGATCAAGTTGTTGACGTATCTGCAGAAACAGAAAGTCTGGACAACTTGATTGCACGCGAACATCGAGAAGGTTTGGAACCTGAGTACAACAGCGATGTTGTTGAAGAACAATTCAATACACTTCGTCACATTCCTGCAACTTGGTTACCAACCAAGCTTCTTGAAATGCAGAAGATCTCATTCAATCCGAAGTATTTCGAATTGATGAATCAGTTTGTGACGCACACTCTGTTGCGTCTTGCATCAAAACGTAGGTGTAATATCACCTATCGTTTCAAAGTGACTGACGAATCCGCTGAATCTGTTCTCGGATTCAACGAAATGCTCGCATCTCTGTATCTCGGCACACTTCGTGCAAACAATGCAATCTTGATCAGAGATGATGTCAAACCACCTCTTGTCAATTGGAGCAACAGACAAAGCAACAACCTTTGTGCATTGTGTGAAAACAATTGTGCGATCGCAACTGTTGACTCTACTGGTGCAACCAATTACGAAGTGGCTATTCCAAACAAAGCGTTCGTCAACAGATCGTTCAAGTTTGGAAAACCTGTCACACAAGAAGCACTTGAGAAGAGTGTGATGTTTGAGATGTCTGAGGATGATCTTGCAACTCTCGATGAACTCGGATATCCGAACAAATATCTCTTCGAGTTCAACAACACTTTGTATATATCAGAGAAGGTTGAACGAACCGATGAAACCGATCAGTGTGCGACATGTTCTCGTAAGAACTATTGTTCAAAACAACTGACAACACTCTGTGATGAATATAAGTCAACAGCTCGTGTTCTCACAAGTGTCGAGAAAGCAATCGGTACAGATGGAACTATCAATTACGCTGTTATGAATGACGGTGATGAAATTGCTGTCATTCCAACGTACTTCAAGTGGCATAACAAACACCTGTATGCTGAGAATGCAACAAGTGATTCAATTCATGCTGTTGAGATACGTGAACGTCAAGTATACAGTTTGAATGATGGTTCAGAAGCTATCTTTGGATCGCTCTACATGTTCTACGACGATGCTCTGCAAGATGAAGGTCAAGTTTACAAGATCAGTTCATTTGTGGACGTCGACGAGATCATAGAGAAGTATACTCCGATCATAAGGACAATCACTTCTCAAGAGGATCTGGGTGCATATCTGTACAACATGTTCGATCTGATCAGATCGATGCAACAATACGTTCTTGGTTCTGGTGATACATTGGTTCACCTTGCCATGAGAGAAGTGTTGATATCTCTGCTTTACGGTGGAAGAATCAACATGGATCTTGTAACAACTCCCAAGAACTCAGTCACAGCGGATGGGAGTATTGTTGCAACGTACAGTGATTGGCTTGCATCAAACAAAGACTCATTGTTAGTCTTTAGATCTCTCGACAATATGGCTGATTCCAGAACAGCTTGGAATGAATACACCAATGTCATTCTTGATGAATTGCTTGCTCAGAGCAACCTCCCATATACAGAGACAAGCAATGACAGTATCAAATACGCCAAGCTTAAGGAATTGGTTGTCAGACTGAGCAGTTACAACATCAACATCATTGACACGAACAATGATGCAACAGCGTGTGTTACGTTCGTTCCAGTTACGAACAATGACACTGATCGTGTTGTGACATTGACACATCCTGTATTTGTCGATATTCCATGTCCTGAAGTCAAACGTCCGTATGCAGCACATGCTTCTATTACAGAAGCAGTGAACATCGATACCGACACTCCATATCAAGTATCCTATTTCAAAGGAAAATGGTACGAGAGAGCAGGTACATTGGAAGAGTACTACGAGACTCTCCCAGCATCGGAAGCTGATTACGATTCCATCACATATGACGAACACCGCAATGTCACATCCTACACAAAGAAAGTCCTCAAGACAAGAGTTGTGTGGGAGGATTGGACTGAACTCGTTCCTCAGACTGAAGAACAGGATGCCAATCTCAAAGAACGTGTTATTGGTTCGTACTATGAGATCGAAACTGGACATGACGAACATTTCTACGCCGTCGCACAGGAGAATGTTGGAAAGAACGAAATCATCCTGTTTGACAATGAAAACAAAATCATAGCAGAGGAAGATAACAATGAGTGACACTGCTTTTCGTACAAGTATCAGTGTCCCGACACTGCTTGGTGTTATCAATCAGTTCCACGGGATCATGAACTTGTCGTACACGTATCGCCCCGACACCACAATCAACAAGAAACGTGGTGTATTCGCGGGCATACAGCCAACAAGAATCCCTGTTTGCAAATATTTCGGAATTGGTATCCGTGGATTTGCAAACATCTCATCGCAGGACAACCTGGCGCAGCCGTACTACCCGTCTCCTGAAAACCAGGACCTGTACGAACCAATTCCTTTCAGGTGTGTTCCTGAAAGACTGTCCTCTACTGAGGAAGCGAAATACCGCATCCGCACGACAGCCACCATCAATGGTCAGACGTATTACCAGTACTGGCTGAAGTGTATCGAGTTCGAGGACAGTTCTGTCAGAACCACACAGATTGACGGAGAAGGTCGTGAGATTCCTTACGTCATCGACTCCAACAATCTGAATCCAGTTCCTTCTCTTGCCAACAGCAGTGATGTTCTCAATGGTACAACTTCACGTATCGTTGCATCAGTTGTCGGCATCTGCGAAGTCACTGGAAAGGAAGTGGTTGAAGTGATCAACGCCATGTATGGTGGCGATCTCCGCAAAGCACGCATCAGTGAATTCGGTGTGTACTCTGGTGAGGATTATGGTGTCACTGCAGAGGCAGACCCTGACGGCATCCCTTACACGGAAGCAGTTTATGTCCAGCTTGCTTCTCACAGATGCACACTCGGAACTGATCTGAGCAATGAGTCTACCGTTCTTCGTGAACGCAAAGTGTTCGAGAACGGTTCTTGTGTTGTTCTGTAAGGAACAAACAAAAAATAAAGAAAGATCCTAAGGTGGGGCTAGCCTTGCCCCACCTTAGGTTATTCTTTATTTTACCAGAACCGGCAATTGCCAGTCCAGATTCCTTGATCAGTTCCGATCCCGAAAAACACTTTGGTTGTGATCTCATCGTTCTCGAACAGCAGCGAATGCGTTGCACTCTGGAAGAACTTGTTGTCCATCTGCATGAAGACATGCATGGTTTCGAACAAGAAATACGAGAGGTCATTCATTGCCTTCTTGTAATACCGAGGATTCACTCTTCCTGCGTCGTCATAGAAGATAGCTTGTCCCGGATCAAGACTCGAGAATGTCACAACTTTCGGATGGAACATGACAGTGTATCTCGACACGAGTTCGCCGATGGCGACTTCATAGTCGGTCTTCGCCTGCTGTGCTCTCTTCGAGGGAGAGCCATTGACATGTTCTTTGGATGTCATGAACAGTTTGATGATATCAGGAACCGCGGCGTAGTTCACATCATCTTTCGTGATGTATCTCGGACACATCTTGAAATAAGTTTCCAGATATTCGAGAGATACTTTCGGATCGATGATGTACTTCTTGAGATTCTCGATATACTGCGTGATGGCTTTCGCAACGATCACATTCAGATATTCATCGAACGAAGTGATTTCGTTGAAATCCTTCAATGTTGCGGCATCAAAGATGTTGGACCTTGCGGCCATATCTTCGATGATTCGGATGTTGTTGATATCCGCCATCGGAATCGTGTGCTTCTCATCACAGAGTTCGCCACAATTCATGTGTGAGTTGAACTCTTCGATCAAGAACTTGAGGAACTCTCTGTTCAGTCCACTCGAATGTTTGTCGAGGATCTTGACAAGGGCACCGATGTTTCCGATACCTTTGCCTTTTCCAAGAATTCCTGTGGAGGTTCCGAGTTCTCTCGTGAACTCGTCCGCAAGATCTTGTACCTCTTTCATTCCGACTTCGAGCAGGACTGGTTCGAGATATCCAACACTGATCGTGTAGGAATCCACGTTCCTGAAGATACCAGGAATTGTCCGTATGGATTTCACAATCTCATCCGGATTCTGATACTTCAACGAAGACTCAACTGCGATCAGATGCAGATGGCGTTTGCCGTTCGAACGACGTGCATATTTTGCAGACACGTTCAATGTTCCGTTCTGAGAGAAGACTTTCTTCAAGTCATCGCTCTCCCATTCAGGCGGCGCCCAATCTTTGGATCCGACAGGTGCTTGTTTCTGAACGACAGGTTCCTGTTTCACTGCTGGTTGCTGTGGCTGGAACGCCGGTTGTGGTTGTCCGACAGGTTGCGGTGTCTGATTCAACATTGATGCATAGTCATTTCCAGTCCCGAGAAGAGTCTGGTTGTATCCACCTCCGTTGAATATGGATCCGCCACCACCCATTGGCATCTGCGCACCATACATCCCCATGCCACCTCCGGTGAACATTGAAGATTGCATCATTGGATTCTGCATCATCATGGGCTGTTGCATATACCCACCACTGCGGAGTCTCGAGATCTGTTTCGCAATGAAGTTGTTTTGCAGATCACTGATGATCTGTTGTTCAGTCAACTGCGGATACCGCAGAAGTGCTTGAACGTACACTTGCTTCAATTGCGGATAATTCGAAGTGACGATGTTGTACTCCTGCTGCGTTATCATCCCGCGCTGAAGCATGGATGTTATCACAGTAGGAAAGTTCCGTTCCACCGCTTGCATATACGGTGTGTTGTTGATGTCCACCATGTATTGACCTCCTGTTTATCAATTATGGTTGTTCAATGATTCTGTGTGAAGGACGAGTTAGTCAAAAACGTCCTTGATTTCATCCGCGAAAGGCGGAGGAATAATGTTTCCATCTTCATCAATCTCGCAGAACGGATTCATGGAACCTGTTACAACGGGAGACGATGAAGGAATGTCAGTGATCGAAGTCACAATCAACTGACTTGGGTGTGCCTTGATGAGTCGTGCAGAAACCTTGGTAGATTTCTTTCCAGCTCTCACTGCTTCTGTTTCAATGGACTCCAGAGATATGAATCTCTTCAATCCAATTGCAAGAAGCCAATTGTCATTGTACAATGACGGGTTCGGACGGAAGACTTGCGTCTTACCGATCCACGTGGCTTGTTGAGATGCGGATCGACAGAATGTCGATACTGCTTTCTGCGTCAACTTCTCCTGTTTCGAATTGATGACGTTATACTGTCTGTGAGCAATGTCACGAACAATACTCGACATCAACTGATCAAGAGATCCGATCTTCTTGTTGTACAGATTAGTCGGATCGTACGTCACAATCAGATCGTCAATGTTGTAGAACATCCAGTACAACAGATCATAAATATCATTGACTGGAATGCCGATGTGTTCGAGTTGTTGCTTCGCAACCAGATCGAGAAGAGGATCAGTCATTCTCAGATGCTTGTTTGCATTGTTGCAGAGCAACTTGTTCAAAGAATCCGCTGCACCGATATAACGTCCGAGTGTGGTCTTGTAATAATTCCCATCATCAGACATCACATCCGCTGGCGTAAACATTGTGTTCTCATTGAGGATCTTGATCATAGAAAGAACAACCCTGCGCTTATACATGTCCTTCATGGACTCTTTGTTGATGCGCAAAAATGCTCCATTCTTTGTTTCAAAATACTCGTTCACCTGGTCAGCTGGATCATACTCATTCGTAATGATCAGCTCACCTGGTTCAAAATGATACCATGAAAGAGTTCCATGGAATCCTCTCTTACAGAAATGATACAGGATGAGCGGAATACGTTCGCTCTTCTTCCCTGCTCTCGAACCTTGATAGATCTTGGCTGTCACGATCAAATCCCAATAGAGTTGACCAGACATACCTTTCACTTTCATCTTGTCAGATTCACGACGACCGAATGTCATCGGAACTCGCATGACTTTGACGATGACAGATCCATTATCGGTTCTGTTGATACCACCTTTTTCCACAATCGGAAATTGCGGGAAATACTCCGTGTCGTTATACACAACACGGTCGTGGTGGAGATAAGGAATATGAATGTGGATATAATGACTGACACCTTCGAAAGAGAATTCATATCTCATCAGTGTCACTTCCGACTTTCTGATCGGTATGCCGCCTTTCAGAATCGGATTGCTGATGATATACTCGATCCTTTCAAGAGGATCCAATTCTCGATACCCGATATACTGCATCTGGTTATCGAAGAACTGCATGCTTTGACGAAAACACTTGTCCAGATAGGCAGGAATTTCCGCAATTTTTCTCTTCCTGAAATCGTAAATCAAATCGTCGTTGAATGGACGCATGTCCTCAGCGACTCCCTTCATTATTCTTTGCCACATGTCAACTCCTGTCATTTCTTGGTGTTTTTGGTAAATGCTGCAATCGAGAATGAGATCACACCTGCTGCTGCAGTCGCAACTATCTTCAGGATAGCCATATCCCTTTCGATGCGCTTCTGATCAGCCGCATATGTCTCATTTCTCGCTTCGTCAACTTTCTTCCTTGCTTCGGCTTCTTGTTTATCCGCCTGAACCCTTGCAGAGTGGATACTCTTCCACATCTCTACTTGTTGTTCGGCAGCTTCTTTAGCCATTCGATACGATTCTGCTTCATTCTTCAGTTTCTGCTCTTGAAGCTTGTGAGATTCTTCGAGAGTCTTCATCTCTTCAGTATGTTTCTTCTGTAGAGACTCATATCTCTCATCAGCCATCTTCATAGCCTTCTCATACACTTCCTTTGATATGATCTTAGAAGTATTGAGCATGCCTCTGATTTTGTCAAAATCGCATTCATGTCGTTCTTTGATCAAGTCCCGAAGTTTCGCCTCAGAAGAAGCGATCAACATTGCAGTTCCATCAACAGCTTCACAGGGTTTCGGTGTATCGATGTTATCCAACGGTATCCGAATAGTGGCATCTTCTATCTCATCAACACCTTGTCGGAATGTTAAGAATACACCAGAGATATCCTCAGGATTTACTTTCCTGAATGGGGATTCCACGAATGTCGTGGCTTTCACTGGTACTTCTACAATTCTTCCGAATACATACACATACAGTTTCGAATATGTGAATGTTGGGTCATTTGCTGTGAAAGAAAATGTTGGTCTGTTCGAACACATCTCATATGCATCTGGAGTATCGACAATTTGTTCGATAAACTGATTCTGATGAGATGGATGGATGGCTATTGTAGCCATCTCAACTGTGGAAAACACCAAATCCACTTCTTTGACATACACTGGTCCGACCTTGATATCGTTGAGTGGTATCTCAATCCGACCACCAGGTATTGCTTTGTCATATGAGGCTCGTATTCCTGGAGAACATCTTTCTCCAATTGTGAATCTCCACTCACATGCAACATACCCTGGATGCATGACATCCTGATTTGTCAAAACTTGCTGAAGAACTTCTTGTTGTCCGTTTCTGTCTGTGGCTACTATCGGTAGGCGAGTCCAGTTTTGGACTTGCATCTCGAGATAATACGCGGGATAGTTGTTAGCCAACTTCTCGCTTACTATCTCTTTCGTCGAGTAAGCCATAATAACTCCTTTCTTAGAAATTGTAACACACATTTCTGCAAAGGAGTAATATATTCATATAGATCAAATGAACCATTAAAGCCGTATATTGTGATTCGAAGATGTAATAAAATAGTTACTGCACTGGGATCACTCCCAGTGCAGTAACCATAAATCAACTTCTTTCCGCATATGCTTTGTCAAGCATAGTTGAGATCTTACTGAAATGGCTGTCAGATGGAGCTTTTCCTCCACCATTCAGAACACCAATCGCATATCCTTGTTTGATAGCTGTATTCTGATTCTTATTGACAGTTCCAACACCAGAACAAAGCTCTGTCACTGATGAAACTTTCATTCCATTGAAACCGGTCAGTTTCTTGGAACTCACAGAACCTTTCACCATATCAGTTATTGACTTGTCAGCATATCTGCTATCACGAAGTGCAGATGGAAGAGCAGCTTGAGAAATCTGTTTTGAATCGATTCCACAACTTGTCATTGCAGTTTTCATATTTGCAACGGTGGATCCATTCTCAACAACCTTTCCAGACATAGTTCCGAACTCTCGTCTTGCGATGGCTTTCATGTCACCGCCAGATGCAATTTCAGATACTTTTCCGAAAAGCTTTGAGTTTCCAGATGCCGCGGTAGCTGTGATCGTTGTTACAGATGCTGACACTCCAGTGACGGTACCGAGAACTCCGTTTTCGGACATGAGTTCTCTTTTACGTCCAGGACAATCCAGCATCTGATCTGCTTGACCGGTGTTACCTTTGTTCACAGCCTTGATGTAATCATCAAGGAATCCGAATGATCCAGCTAACGCTTTCAACGTATAGTCTGTATCAATCTGAGACTTCGCCCATTGACAAGTCGAACATTCGAAATATGGCTTATTCGCACAATTATTCTTCTTGTAAGACTTGGCAGATGTATCCTGTGTCTTGATCACATCATTAAGAGAAGATTTCTTTATCTCTTCTCTTGTGGTCGGAACAGAAGATTTAACTTTGGCTTTTGCATCTTGAAACAGCTTGGAGAACTTCGCTGACATGCTGTTGTTCTCCGCACGTTCTGCTTCTTCTGCAGCTTTCTGTATCTCTTCTGCTTCAAGAGCGGCATCGTATGCTTCAGCACCATACATGCCTTCATCACACATGTCGTGAACTTCATCTGCCGATAGTTCGCCAGCAGCCACTGCTGCGGCGACATCATTTTCTGGAGAAGTGACAATCTTATCCAGCATCTTCCCTGACATACTTGTAACAGAGTTGGATGCTGGAGAGTCCGTACCTGCACCTATCGGTACAGTCTTCTGGACGTCATTGATATCCTCCAAAACTTCAGTTGTTGCAGATGGGGATGCACCACCTTGAGTGACGCCTTCTGCTTGTCCAACATTGAACATATGTCATCCTCCTTACAAATTGTTGTCAAACAGAAGTGCGGTTAAGAGCACTTTTGCTATGACGGAGGACCTCGTTCTGGTACGTGGATCAAGTGCGTTGAGTTCAGCACCACCTGTTTCTTCAAGCTGTCTCTTGAAATCACCATATGCGTTGATGTCACCACCACGAACACGCACGAGTTCATTCAACGTAGCTTCAAGTCCACGTGTGTTAAGTGATTGGATTTCCGGTGCGGACAAAGCACATGCTCTATCAGGTCCAGAGACTTGTCCAGTCAGTGCATCAATTCTCTGGTCTCTTGAAGGAACAGAAAGTTTCTTGTCAACTTCCTGTTGTGCTCGTCTGATAGGAAGTTGGAGAACGAGATATTTCTCGTTGGTGAGATACTTTCTTCCTGTCGTAACATCGGTAAGCCAAAGCTTGTGGTAAACGTTCAAATCAACAACCGACAATCCTCTGATAAGATCATGAATCTTAAGGGACTTCTTCATATTCGGCATGATGATGTTGATCGCAATTGCTCCTTTGGAGAGATCCGTCATAAAACGAATGAAATCATTGTCAGACATCTTTCCAAGAAGATTCTGATAACGACGTCCGTTGTCTCCAGATGGATCAAGTGTATCCATCACTTTCACAATATGAGCAATGATACGTTTACGTTTATCTTTTCCCTTTTCAGACAACACCTCAGTTGCGACATCTTCGAAAGAAATGTTGTCATCATCTTCGCGGAATCCTTCCACTACCATGTGACCATTCGAAATCTTTTTCGCGAAGTCAGCATCATAGTGTTTCTTCCACTTCACAGTCACCTTGCGTTTTTCAGCAATCGGTAACTGCTTGTAAGAGACGAACAACCAGTTCTTCTTGTCATCGGGTGTTGCATAGTAGAGAGCATCTTTACAGTCCTCTTTCTTGACACAATAAACATATCCAGTTGTCTCTCCTTCAACAGGAGACAAGGATTCGTCATTGTGAACAATCTCAACAAAGTTCACTTCTCTACTGAGAGAAGCTGCTTTATCAAGTTGAAGGATATGCTCCTGATAGTTCTTCATCTTGGACCCATGTCCGATCATGAAAGGAACGATATGTGCACATGCAATGCCATACAAACGATGCATATACACAACAGGAACTTCAATGTCTCTGTTTGCTCTGTTCTTGCAAACATGGATGCCAAGACTTGTGATATCAAGATCTCTCTTGGTTCCATGATAAAGGAATTCCCCACATTTCTTCCAATCAGATGCACTGATCGGAGAACGCTCTTCATAGGGAGTATCCTTGGTTATTTTCTTTCCCATATGGGTATTCTCCTTATATTCAACAATTCATAAGATGGCATTGAAACAAAAAATAAAGAAAAAGAGAGAACCTCCTGGGAATATCCCAGGAGGTTCCTTCTATCATTGATTGAAATCAGAAGTCATCACGATCCTGATCACCTGAATCATCGTCATCTTCTTCATTCAAGTCGTCATCTTCCCAAGGAGGATTGTTATCTCCATTGGGATCATAGTCGTCATCGATCTCGTCATCGTCAGGTCCGCTCAACGCGTCTTCCAAGTCAGACGGATCCATCTCATCTTCGAGATAGGAGACGGCGTCATTCTCAAAACGAGAACTGTCTTCCATCCGTTCCATCTCTTCATCGAGTTCCTGCTTGCAAGCAGGACAAAGATTTGGATTCATATCGGACACGTCACGATAATCTTCCAAATCAAATGCTGCATTACATTTCTTGCATGTTAGCATGTCTTCTCCTTGCAGTTGATTGTGTAGATAGACTCGTCTACATCGATAATACCCCATCTGATTTGCACGATGCAGGGATCTTCGTTCGCATCCTGGATGATCTCGGACTTGAAGATCATCCCAACTTCGCATTTGCATCCGCGCCACTGGGTACGGATGTAATCGCTGACATCTGCGAGATACTCATTGAGACGAAGTGCCATTTCCTTCCATCCACGAGTGTTGACTCTCGAGATTTCGACAATGTTCTCAATGAGAGGCTCGAAACTTGCCAACTGATCTTCCGTCGTGGCTCCGTTCTTGAGAGCATAGAAGATCTTCCAGATGATTCTTGCGGTTTTGTCAACCTTGTTATTTCTCATTTCATTATCCCACCGTTGTTTACGAGAAGCGTATCCATTCTCCCCAGGAGAAGTGGTTCGATGCTGGCATCGGAGAGACTGCGATATCCGATACGATACAGCATGTCTCCGAACAGGTACAGATCGCCATACTTCATGTCACCGTACTTGAACATGAGTGTGGCGTAGTAATTGCGAAGAAGTGCGATCATCGATCCGAGACAGTACATCTCATTCATGGTGAATTCAGCATCGACTTGTCGTTCTCTCATCAATGCAGAATCAAACACACTTCCGATGTATTTCCCATCGATGTACTTGTTGGTGATCTTGAACTTGTGGGTCCTGAACACCTTCGGATCGATCTTGAGAGTGACGAAATTCCTTCCAAACGAAGGAGTCACCATGAGATCCCAGTACTCGAGTTTCGCAACGTACTTCCGAATCTGCGAGGACACGAAGTCATCGACACCTTCCATCTTGTATCCGAAATCATGGGACAGAAGAGTGAAGCATGCGGGGATGCTGGCTGGAAGTGACAGATGTCCGGCATACATCAGATAATGTACCGGTGCTCTCTGTTTCTGCATGGGGTCATTTACCAGCCGGACATGTCCCTTTTCATCCGTACAGAAATGTTTGCCCCACCACCTGGAGAACGATCCACACAGTTCTCGAAACGCATAGAGAATGATTTCGTAATGATGGTCTTTGACGGTTCTGGCGATGAGATCATCCGCAGGACTCTTGTCTTCGCGGTCCTTGTACATGTCATAAGCGAGTAACCTGATGTACGGCTGGATGTTTTCGCCGGACACCATGAAGACCTTGGCATCCTCGCGACAGTGCAGTTTTTCCGGATCATACCCGCATTCATCGATTCTTGCGCGTTCGACCAATGACCTGTTTTCTTCGTCGGACGAGTTCGCTATGGTGTAGCGAAGACTGGACATGATCTCCGTGACGGACTGAAAATCCCTCACATTCATTTGATCATACGTGAGTTTCTTTCCCATTCTATCTATCTCCTGTTTCAAATGGGTTAAGGTGTTCTATAGATCGTCTATAGTTTACACCACTGACGTAATATATTCGTTAAAAATAAATGAAAAAGGTAACAGTGTGGATTTCTCCACACTGTTACCTCATGAATGTTTATGCAGAGTACTTCAGGATGGACTGAAGTCCATGTGTCACGCGATCGCGTTCTTCTGCTTTCTTGGCATTGTTGAAGCGATCGAGTGTTCCAACCAGATATCCGGTGATACGACGAAGACGTTCAAAATGAACGTTCTTGTCAAGTGCGTGACATTCCGGACACTCGTTATCGAGAAGTCCGACGAATCCACAAACAGGACATCTGTCAGAAGACTTGTGATTGATGGAGTAGTATCCCATGTTCGCATCGTGCATCGCGCGGATCAATGCCTCGAATGCTTCGATGTTGTTGGTGGGACTTCCATCAAGCTCAATGTAACTTATATGCGATTGTCATTGCGTTTCCGCAAAGGATCGGACTATATCTTCTAAGTAGGGTGTTACGGAAAGTGTCAATCTCTTTCCTATCTAGCACGAAGCTAAGTTAGTCTCTACACACTTCATTCGTTATGAATGTTTGGCACGGTATTGGCTGCTATCCACATTGTGGACCGTAGCGTTTCTTAGTCAGTGTCTTCGTACGACTTACGTCAATGACAGCGTCTTATTCAACTGATACCGTTAGCACGTGATACTATCACGCACACCTCTTTGACATGAGTTAACCCTATTTATCGCGAGCCATTAAGTTAACCCGCGTTACACAGCGCGTGGAACGGCGCTTCCAGCCGGATCTTGTCGTATGCCGAGATCTCGAACCCAACTGGAATATGGAAGCTGTTGGTGTAGTACTCTTTGTCAGTAACACCTTTGATGATTCCATACTTCTTCTTGTCCATGCGGACAAACTTTCCAGACAATCCTTCAGCTGGTGTGGCCAAAAGACTGTAGTTGAGTTTCATCTTCTCAGCTCTGCGATCCGTGAATTCACGCATGTGCTTGATGATCGCGTATCCCTTCTTCCACACTTCTTCGGATTCACCATGGTGTTTACCATACAGCATGGTCAGCGCTTCTGCGAGGCCGATGAATCCGATGGAGAGGGATCCGTGTTTGATGATTTCCAAGATCTGATCATCAGGTTTGAGTTTGTCCGAGTCAATCCAGATACCCTGTTCCATGAGGAACGGGAAGTTCTTGACCAGACGTTTGCCCTGGATCAGAAGGCGATCGTAGAGTTGATCTGCAGCCATCTCAAGATACTTGTCGAGAATTGCATAGAATTTCTTCTCTGCAACTTCAGTCGAACTGGAACTCTTGACAGCATCGATGGCGAATCTTGGAAGATTCAACGAAGTGAATGAACAATTGCCACGTCCAACGGAAATCTGTCGAGTAGGATCATACACGTTCGAAACCACTCGAGTACGACAACCCCATTGTCGTTAATAGGTAGACTATATCACGATCCCAGAGGGATCCCTGCCATTTCGAAATGATCTTGCGATCATCCCTACGCTACTCATTCCCTGATCTTTATTAGATCATTGTTTTCGCTAGTCGTTAGGCTTTTACAACACGATATGTTGATTTAGCACGGTAGGTTACATCGTCATCACTGACGTGCTTTCCCCGTTTAAGCAGGTTTATTTAACGTATGTTGCCATACGTGACCACAGGTTGTGTTTATGGTCGCGGGTAATGTTTCCGGTGTACCTTTGTAGTACATCTTGTTGAACGGAGCATCGATGTTCATGAAGTTCGGGAACAAACGCTTTGCAGATACCCTACAAGCGAGTTTCCAAAGATCGTAATTCGGATCACCTGGATTGTAGTTCACTCCAGACAATTCACGGAATACGTGGATCGGGAAGATTGCGGTCTCTCCGTTTCCAAGTCCGGCATCTGTCGCAAGAAGAATGTTCTTGATCGCCATTCTTCCTTCAGGAGTTGTGTCAGTTCCGTAGTTGATGGAACTGAACGGAACCTGAGATCCAGCACGCGAATGCATGGAACAAAGGTTGTGCACGAGTGCTTCCATCGCTTGATAAGTTTCCTTATCAATATCTCTGAAAGTACGTGCAACGACTTTGTCATACACTTTGCCGCTGATCCCGAAACCATGTTCGATCATCTTGGCATGAACACGACGTTTGAATTCATCTGTTGTAACAGATGACATCGTTGGTTCATATCCATCTGTTTCGAAGTCCTTGATGAATGCGTCCTTGTCGAATTCATTATCAAAGACATTGTCTTCTGCAAAATCAATTGCTTTCGAAAGATTGTTGTAGAAGATCTTACGGAATGACTTGGCAACACCTTCTGCCATCGCATAGTCGAAGTTATGTATCGATTGACCACCCAAGAATAGCAACTATTCCATCTCTGACTATATCATCATCTTCATTGTTCATAGTGAAGATGCCTCATTTTCCAACTGGTATCCAACTCCAGTTGTACACTACTTGATTCTCACGGATCCTTATGCGTCCGTTACTCTTTCGCTAGTCGATTGACCTATCACAATGTGTGATGTGGCACAGGATTGTCTTAGTGTAAATCACTAATGTTTCCCCTGTTAGCAAATGCTTTAATTACCCAGTTACTGGTAAATAGAACACATGTTCTAGCATTCACACCCTGTGGATAACAGGTTAACGAGGTTGTTCGATGTAGCTCACGCTACAAAGGCACAGTTTGGATAATGCTGGTCGTTCTGACATGACTGAATTGCGATGCATGCGAGTGCTGCGTAACTCCTGATGGAACCAGGTTCACGAATATGTCCGTGACCAGTGGTGAATCCACCATGGAACAATTTGAGCAGATCTGTCTGAACACAGGTGAGTGTCCACTGATAGAAATCGAAATCCTATTTGTTTCATCATTGCTGATGGTTCTGACTATATCACGATCTCAGTGAGATCTGACGCACTTCCAACTGTGATCAATTCAGCTGTACTCCCGCATCCGGGATAGTCGATAGACTACAGATAAATCTATAGCACAGGATTGACACACATGTACTTCTATCACATACATGAGGCTTTCCCTGTTAGCACACCAACTATCGATCATTTCCTATCGATCCAATTAAGTCTGATGTACACCGAGTGATCAACTCGTTCACGTCATTCTTCGATGTAGCTCACGCTACAAAGCCACAATTTCGTTTATGGATGTAAATGTACCCATTCAAGAATGCTTCCGCATGCTCAGGCTTAAGCAAGTTCTTGAAGTTGTAATCCTTTGCCGCTTCCTGTCCATACATGAGCATGGAACCCATTGACGCCTGTCCGTTGACATTGGCATTATCCCTTTTGATATCGGCATCGTCTGGATCCGAAATCTGTGCGAGAGTTTTGCTCAGGGTGGACTTGCTTTCGCGGATCTTTGTTCTGTGTGCCCGGTAATTCTCATACGAACCAGCAACTTTACCGTATCCACAGCCACGCAGTGTGTGAACAACGGCATCCTGAACCTGTTCGATTGTGAGAGTTTGACCAGGATTGTTCTTCAGGTAATCCTCCAAATGAAGGACAACCGCCCCAGTGATTCCATTCAGATTGACTTCTTTCCCATCGAGCGACTTGATCTCGTCGTTCAATGGCCACACCACGACTTCACCAGAATACTTACCCTTCAGGAACGCCTTGTTGATCGCGGACTTGATCTTGTTCGCATCAAACGGAACAACGCGACCGTCCCTTTTGATAACCTGACTGATGGTAGTGGACTGTGCTTCCAAGCTCATAATGATTCTCCTAACTTGGGTGTGTGAACGTTACTGCGCCTGACTTATTTCAATGCGCCAATATTATTGTGACCTATCGTTTCTAAATTCCCCAATAATTGACCTCGAAATTTACTAAAATATTGAGAAATTGATGACTATGTTGAACAAGAATTTTATCATACAAGATCGTAATGTATTATACCAGATGTAAAAAATAACAAGGAGATGTTGTTATGAAAGTCAAGGTTAAAGTACCAAGTGAAGAGAGTCTGATGTTCTTCAAAGAACGTTGGAACGGTCAACCGTTCTTCGGTGAATATGAACCACCCATGTACAATGGAAACGATAGTGAGTGGATCAACAGAATCCTCACAACAGATCCAAAGAACATCAGTCACATGATCAACTCCATCGATTGGACATCTTTCGATCCAACAACAAGTACTGTTCTGATTGATGTGGATTTCGTAGGTCCTTATGGACAGATGGCAATCTCTGATTGGTTGAAAGGAAACATCAGATTTGCAGTCAGAACCATTCTTGTCAAAAACAAGAGACGTATGATCACATGGGATATCATCCACAAACCGATCGATATTGGAAGGGGCTCTCAACCAGAGAAGACCCAAGAACAGGTTGATCGTGAAGGAAGAACCAACGAACTCGTTGAGAAATTGCAGAAAGAAATCATCGACAGCGATGACGGAACTGGAGGTATGAATGAAGATCCGTCTGTACGGTAAGGTTATCAACTCCATTGTTGATGGACCTGGAATAAGGTATTCCATATACACACAAGGATGTGCACATCATTGCAAGAACTGTCACAATCCAAAGAGTTGGGATTTTAAAGGAGGCATCGAAGAAGATACTACTGATATCATCAATGAGATCCTCAGAGACAAACTTGTTTCTGGTATCACATTCAGTGGTGGAGATCCCATCTATCAATACGAAGCATGTCTCAAATTGATCGAGGATTTGCGGGTAGTTTCAGACAAGCATTATGACGTGGCCGTGTGGACAGGATTCACTTTTGAGGAGCTATTGAGCGACCAAAAGTATAGGAAATTCCTTACCAAAATCGACGTAATTGTCGATGGTCCATACATGGATGATTTGAGAGATTTGAAGCTTAAGTGGAGAGGAAGTAGCAATCAACGTATTATCGATGTCAAGGAATCCTTGAAACAAGGTAAAGCTGTATTGACTTCCGATCCACGTTGGCTTTGACAAAAAAGAAAAGATAAGGAGATGAACAGGACCACACGGTCCTGTTCATCTTCCATTATCTTCAGAGTTTGGAGGTGATGAAGATCCGGTAGGTGTCACCATCAACCGACATCATCAGATTGACACAGACTCCGAAATCGCCAGATCTGAGCATACCAAGATATTCCTTGGACATTTCATACAGAGCTCTCACGTGATCAGATCCTTTGGCAGGATACATCCGTGCAAGATCCTGTCCCGATATGGAAATATCGTTGTCTCCTTCGAACAATCCGGCGACAGCTTTGATGATGACGTCATCCGGTTCATCCGGAGATACTCCGAGAATAGCGGCCAAGAACGTGACACATCTGAAGAACTTGCAGAATGTGACATACTCGTCATTCGAAGCCCAATCTTTCGTATACTCACTGTTGATGAAACTTTCTTTCAGTTCCTTCTCTTTGGAGTACGACATATTGGTTGCTTTGAAGATGGCGATTAGTTCACTGACACGTTCCTGATGCGAAGCGAATGCTCTTTCATCGGCTTCTTGTTCGGATGCTTTGATGGCTTCCATGCGTGCCTTGAATTCGGCTTCCGCCTTCTGGTGGGCCGCTTCTTCTTCAGCACGGCGTTCTGCTTCTTCGCGTTCCCTGATCTCATCTTCCGTCAACCACATGTCATCATCGGAGATATTGAAGGATATCCCACTGACATCGATGAGATCAACGTAATCACGGAACCCGTACTCCTCATGGATCATCGAAAGCTGTGGTTGATCATCCGTGTTGTCACCGATGAGTTCATTGAGGAAATCTCTGTAGATAAGACAGCTCAAGATATACTCGTCAACTGTCTCTCCGAGAAACTCAACAACTTTCGTAGTCTCAGGATAGACGAGATCCTGATCAAGTATGGCGACACATTCGACAGAGAGATCGAAGATGTCTTTCGCTCTGTCGATGAGCAATCTCGGATCCACCTTGCAGGACTGTGTGTCGAGATTCTTCTTACTGAAGCAGTTCATCATCTTGACATAAGCACGTGTTCTGTCGACGATGTTCGATCCTGCATCACACTTCAGAAGACCCCATTTACGAACGGATTCAAATGCTTCGATGTACTTGGAGCTGTTCGTGAAGAACTTGGATTTGTTGGTTCTTGTCATAACCACCTTTCTGTGATCGATCCATCCGTGTTCTTCCAGGAATCTGGTCTTTGATTCGATCTCGCTGAACAATGCAAGGAATTGATCAATATATTTCGACCAATATTCTCCCACATTGATCATCTTTCCTTCTTTGAGTAACTCCATGTTTACCTCCTAATGTGTTTAAAGGGTACTAGGTGGAATAATCCACCTAGTACCTATGGGTTGTTTGTATGTTCAGTAACGAATTGCTTTCGGACCGATGTGATTGTCGACGAAAGAACCGTAGTCCTGAATCTCTTGAAGCAATTCCACTCCGAAAGACACGTCGTGATCCTTGAAATATCGACACGCGCGATCGACGAAACGTCTCACTTGTTCCGCCGGAGATCTGAACGGGAACACGTATGCACGGATGATTGGCTTTCCGTTCAGCATGTATCCACGCGAGAACGTGTATTTCCCGGAACTCCACACACGTCCTTCAATGAGTTGTTTGATCATGGGAGTGTGACCGTTCTTCTGCATGTTGATATATTTGAGTGCAAGACCGATCCCACGATCCTGATCGTATGAATCCCTGGCGATGCACCAAGATCCATCCACATAGATCTGCCCATCCTCACCGAGAGTCGCAACCATGTATCCAACACGGTGCCAACTGCAAGTTGAGAATTCGCGAGATCCACCAGTTGCGTAAACGCGACTCACCTTGTGGATGAACCCGATGAGACCCTCATCCTCCACCACATTGGCGAAGATGGGTGACCCAATGAAGGGTCGTTTGACTTCTTTCATTTCGATATCCTCCTGTTAGTTGACTGGGTTATCAACTAAGTAATATATTGTCACTGATCACTTGAACTTTGGAGGATCTGTTTTGTTGAACAGAGCCATGAATTGACCACCAAGAAGATTACCGACAATCACAAGGAACAAGAAGAAATACTTGTGACATTGGTGATCTCCGAATGTGCTCATGTCGATATAGAATGCGTCTGCAATGGAGTGCTCGAATCCACAAAGGATAAACGATGCTACACACATAATTGTGACAAGCCATCCACACACCTTGCTTTTCTTGTATCCATCGACAGCAATGTACATCAAGATACCGCACATGAATCCAAGTGCAATGTTTTTGAATATGTAGCTAGTCTGAAATACCTCAAGCAAACGAGCACCTCTTGATAAGAGTAGTTCATCTGCTTTAATAGTAAGTTCAGGGTTTGCGATACGAAGAACCCATCCCATTAATTGACATCCTGCGAGATTACCAATCAATGTGATGAACAGTGTTCGTTTTGAAGGAGTATAGTCTGTTACTCCAAGCAATGACATGAGCATGATTTCTGATGATCTTGTTGGACTGCTGAACCATCTGACATGTCCTGTCAATCCAGTGAACAACAGTTTCTCAAAGATGAGAATGGAGAGAAGTCCAAGACTGAACACAAATGCTCCGAGTGTCTTGTCAGGGATGGAGAGATATGCTGCTCCACCTAGCGAGATCATGATACCACCAGCAATTGACTTACGTAACATATCACACATAAGTGACTTCCTTTTTGTTTAAGGTTGATTTGGCTATATTGTATTATAAGTGTGTAAAATGATATTTGCCATTTTATGAACATTCACTCTCTTAAAACAAACAATTTACCTTGAGGAATCCATAAATGAACGAGATTATCATGGGAACTGGTATGGAACCTCTCATCATTGAAGTAGGAGATTACCTAGCTTCATCTGAAGGATGGTTTGACCAGATCAATGACAAAGGAAAGTATGTAACCATAAGTGGTTTCCCTGCAATTTGGTTGCAGAGGAAACTCAAAAGAGAATATGGTACATCCAAGATTCAGAACTTCTTTGAAGTGGTCGGTATCAGGTGGTTTGGAAAGTCCACGATTCAAGTTCACAAGTTCTTCCTTCCTGAACTGATCTATCTTCTTGCAAAATTTAGATCTCCTCTTGCTCTCAGAAATGAGATCATTAACAATACATGGATCAGATCCATGTATGAAGACACCAAGAGTACAGAGATTGATTTCAAACGAATCGATAAAGACATGAATGTGAGATTACTTCCATTCCAAAGATCTTTCATCGAGGAATATGGAATCAAGAAAACAAGATGTCATCTCAGAGGAATGATTCTTTCATTCGATTGCGGTCTTGGTAAAACCATTACATCTCTTTCTCTCATGAAAGCACTTGGATGTGACAAGGTTGTTATCTTTGCACCAAAGTCCACACTCTTCAACGTGTGGGTTGATCATCTCAACAGGTTCTTCAAGAAAGTTCCGAAGTATTGGGTTGTCAATCAAGATCACGATCCAAAAGATGCAGAATACTACATCTGCAACTATGAAAGCATGGACAAGATTTATGACATCGTCAACCACATCAAGAAGGGATCAAAAGTTGGTATCATCACCGATGAAAGTCACAACTTCTTGAGACTTGGAAGTAAGAGAACTCAGAATTTGATTTCTCTTCGTGATGATCTGGATTGTCACGATTGTCTACTTCAAAGCGGCACACCTGTCAAGGCGCTAGGCGTCGAGATCATGCCACTTCTTCGAGTCATTGATGGTTTCTTTGATGAGGAAGCACAAGTGACTTTTGCCAAAGCATTTGGTGTGAATACTTTGATCGCAACTGACATTCTCCATGCACGTATGGATATGATGATGGTTCGCAAGACAAAGGAAGAGGTGATCACACTTCCTGAAAAACATGAGCAAGATCTTCTTGTGAAGATTCGTGGTGGTGAGAGATACACCATCACCAATGTGAAGAAACTTCTCAAAGTGTATGGTGCGGAACGTTCAGATTTCCACAACAAACACATGAAAGAATATCAGGAAGAGTGGAACACTTGTATCTCGTTCCTTGCAGGACACAAGACCATTGGTCCTTCCAATGAATTCCGGAGATATCTTGATACTGTGAACTATCTGATCAAACATGGCTACAACAGATATGATCCTCGTCTTGTTGAGGATGTTGTCTGGATGAACAAGTATGAGAAAGATGTTCTCATGCCAGCCATGTCAGCAGACATGAAGAAGATGTTCAAGCATTGCAAATCAGCAATCAAGTATCTTGACATGAAGATTCAAGGAGAAATCCTTGGATATCTCGGACATCTTCGTGGAGAGATGACAAGCGCATTGCTGGATGCAATCGATCTTGAAGAACTTATCAACAGTGCCATCAAGAAAACAATCCTCTTCACGTCATTTGTTGATACGGTGGAGACTGCTGCTGAGAAACTGAAATCTCTTGGATTCAAGCCGTGTCTCGTATATGGTGAGACATCCAAAGAGGTTCCTCAGTTACTCAAGCAATTCAGAGAGGACAAATCAATCAATCCTCTTGTCGCAACCATGCAAACACTGGCAACTGGCGTAACGCTTGTCGAAGCCAATCAAGTCATCTTCATCAACAGACCTTGGCGAGATGCGGACTACAAGCAAAGTTCGGACCGTGTCTGGCGCATAGGCCAAGATACCGAATGTTACATCTACACACTCACACTTGACACTGGAGAAGAGCCCAACTTGTCCACATCCATGAAAGACATCCTCGACTGGTCGAAGGAAATGTCTGAAGCAATCGTGGATGGAACACGTGGTTTTGCTTTCAGTGATTTCATGTGACAATAACAACACTAGAGCACACCTCAATGAGGTGTGCTCTAGTGCCTATTTGTTTACCAATCAATTGTGCAGTTATACTCTTCAAGAAGGAACTTCTTAAGAGTACTCGCACATCTGTTGATATTGATGTAGAAGGTCTGTTTGATCACACCCATCCGATTGGCAAGATATGTCTGTGACAGTCCATTGTCGATCAAGAACTTCTTGAATTCAACGGGATTGTGGAATGTCTTTCCATTCAATACCTTATAATCATCAGGGTTGTCTGACTTGAGAGGATAATTCGGTGACTGTGCGCTTAGCACATCCTTACCAAGAGCTCTGTTGATCTTCATGATCGTGTCAATCCTTGGCATCTTGTTCCGATAAATGAAGTTCCTGAAAACTCCATTGAATCTGACAAGAGCAGAACCGTATCCATGCTTGATGACGAATTCACGTATCTTGTCAATATCCTTCTCGCACTTCTCGAACATCGCAATGATCTGTTCTGCAGTGAATTCCAACTGCGTTCTTCCACTGGATGTGTCATCTTTCTTTTCAGAAACCTTACAGTTGACCACATCACATCCGCAGAACTCATTGACTCTTATGACAAAGAGATTTGTGAGTTTCTTGTACCTCTTGATGGCGCTAGCACATCTCCCATCGTGACCCAATATATCAGCAAACATCTGAGAAAGCGGAAGCTTGTACTTGTCAAGTATTGACATCACTTTCTCATATGTGTCGACAGGAGCACTGTTGATGAAATCCTGCTTGAGTGCATCGAGCATACTTTGTGTAAGTTCGATGTACTGTGAAGGAATCACTTTCTCCTTAACAGGTTCCTCAACAACTGGTTTCTCTTCAGGAGTAGGAGGTGTCTGTTGTTCTTGCGGTTCTTCCTTTGCAAATTCCTTGCGAAGAACAGAACGTTCCTTCATCTCTTTTGCAAAGTGAATCCAGTGCCAATCTGCATCCACATTCTGAAAGTTCCTCTGGAACTGTGTTCTCAGATACGGGTAGATCTCTGAATCTGAACTTGTCAGTAACTTCTGACAATCCTTGATGTTCAGTCTCATGGACCAAACAATGCTCTCAAACGGAACACCCGCATCAACAAGACATCCGCACTGATCTTTGATCGGTGCTCTCATCTTACCTGCTTCAACGAGGATACGAGAGCATTCTTTCAAGAACTCGAATTTGCTTCTGGTGTAACGGAACGCTCCATTGAACGGAAGGATATAAGGATGGATACGTCCATCGTTGTCGAACTCTTCTCCTTCATCATACACTTCGCCAGGATCAGGAACTTCTGTCTCATTGTTGTTCGAGACTTTGATTCGAAGTTGAAGAACATCAATCTGTTCTTTCAGATCCTGTATCTTTTTGTCACGCACACCTATCTCATTTTCTATGAGATCCAGCACGTGCTTTGCTGATGATAGATGTTGTCCCAATGTTTGGACATACCTATCAGCATTGGTCAAATCATACTGTCCCATGGTTAACGCATCTCCAATTTAATGAATTTTAAGAAAAAAGAAAGGGTCCTCCGAAGAGGACCCGTGACAATCTCCACACTAGGCCAATGTGAAGATCATCTACTTGACAAATCTCTGCATATACATGTTCAGTTAATAAGATGCCAACTCAAGATGTCGGATGATCTATCAACTCTTCATGTAAAGGTGAGGAACTACGGGCATCCCACCAGTCCCAGATCATCAGTCCTATAATGAATCTGGAATACGCGAAAGCTTCATCAAGTGTTGTACTTTAGGAGGTACTGTTAGGACATCACGCGTGTAATATATACACAAATCACTCTTGAAAGCTGAATTCTGGCTGATACAGATCAATGGTGAAATCAGTTGACATCTCTGTCAAGACTTCCTTGTCCTGATCATACTCGTACAGTTCAATTCCAGCTTCATGCAGCATGTTGACAGAAGAACTGATCTTGTCACGCCATTCGTATTCAGATGCGACACGTCTGACAGCAAGATCTTGTTTCTTGAACACAATGACTTTGATACCGGAATTGATCAAGAGTTTCGCACATTCTGTACACGGTACAAGTGTGACGAACAGAATCAATCCATCACAAGCGACACCATACTTCGCACATTGTGCGATGCAGTTGGCCTCCGCATGCACAACATACATGAGTTTGGTGCTTCTGTCTTCATACCGTTCTTTGGAATCATCCACACCACGAGCAAATCCATTGTATCCAGTCGCCATAACTCGACGATCTTTCACAAGGACAGCGCCCACTTTGGTGGAAGGATCTTTGGACTGCAAGGCTGTACGTTCAGCAATGTCCATGAAGTAATGGATCCATCGTTTACTGTACATCGAAGTCATCCCTCCCTCCATAGGTGTTCATTCCTTCCACATATCGACGATTCCTGCGATGTTTTCGTCCCGCACGATGTCTTCTCTTTCTGGGAGCTTCATTGTTCTGAACACTCTGTTCTTGACTGCTTGCCGTCTTCGCGAGCTCAGCAAGCAGACCAATATCGCATTTGATACGTTCGGCAGCACCAGCGATGCGATAAAGATCGTGCGCGATCAAACGAAGATAACACGCAAATGACCAAATGAAAACGATGCACGCAAGTGCGATGACGGCGAGACAAGAGACAACTGCAATTTGAAACCAATCCATTATTCTTCTCCTTTGAGATTGAGGTTGAGTCCTTCTCCTTCAGCAGACATGTTTGAAGCATATGTTGCACGAACATGTTGGATGTGCTCGCTGAAGTCGTGAATGAATTTTGTGACATGATCGTAATACGCTGGAAGTGACTTGCATTTGAGAGGATCTTCGATCACTTCTCCAGGATGATCTGCCTCGTACCAACGCATTGCTGTTTCGCAGATGATCATGTCAATGATGGCTTCCGGAAGTTCTTTGTTTCGACAGTACTTGTGGATGAAAGAAGCACCAAGAATGCATTCTTTCAAGGACTCAAGTTCTTCTTTGGAACGCTCGGATTTCACAACACCGAGCTTCTTTCCTTCTTCGAACCACGTCATCATCCAACTTGGAGCATTGTCTTCATCTTCAGTGACAACCCACTTTCCTTCTTTGAAAGTGTGCAGCACACCTGCGATAAATCCTTGTGTTCCTTCCTCAACCTCTCCGAGTTTCATGGCTTCTTCCATACTTGGGGCGGTGATAACTCGGACCCCTTCATCCGTCATAACGTCCAATACATCAGACATTGAAATTCTCCTTCCTTAAATCGTAACCGATTCTTTCGGCGTCGATTACACTGTTGACTGTGAGTGAGAACAATGATGGAACCTTCTGACAGAACTCTTTGTCAAATGCAGAAAACACCACACGTACCACAGGACGTATGACTGTTATCTTACGAGTCGATGTGTTCCACTTTTGTGAATAGTACTCCACAAGAACTCCGCCGTAGATCGGCAGTCGTATCTTGTAGATGGCTCTAGGAAGACCTAACCTATCTTTCGACGTATCGACTGTCTTGATGGATCCACCACAGATGGATGTATTCCCGAGTCTTATCCTATCTCCAACCATGGAGTAAAGATGGTTCTCAAGAACAAACCCAAATTGTGTGGCTTTATTTTCATAGTCGAACACATAGGCGTAATCTTTCGAGCACTCTGTTTGTTCTCCGAAATACCGGCAGGCTTCTTGAACGATGTCCGCCAGGCGTGCATGAATTTTGTCTTCTACGATAGTTCTCTCCGATTGTTTGGCCTTTCTCGAGAATGGCCACCGCCACCCTAACATTGTCGTAACCTCCTAAATTTTAAATTGTGAGATGGCCTAGATGATAGATCTCCCTGCTTAACCTAGCAGGGAGATCCGGTTGAATGTTATTTCACAAGTTTGTAGATGCATCCACGTTTGGAGTAAAGCTGAAGACTTCCCTCATTCTTTCCAACAACCTTGCGATTGAGTTGAATGATCACAGTACTATCAGGTTTCACCCATTTCGCGATGTTATCCACATACAGGTGTTTGATCGGACATCTGCTCCTGAATTCCTGAGGAACAGAAATCATGAACGGACTGTCTACAAGATAAACTCCGAGAACTTTCCAGTTCCCAACAACAATCTTGGACAATCTACCAGAACCACTTCGTCTGTCAATTCTGACAACATTGGGTTCTTTGTCGTTCACATGTACGATCACAACATCCTGCATTGGATACTGCGACACAAACGAAACATCACGAAGAGATCCATCGACTGCGGTAGATTTCTTCGATTTTGCTTTTGCATCAATGTTGAGAAGATATCCTGTCTTTGTTACTCCAATGAAAGAATCACCAACAGGAACACATTTGTCATATCCGTTGACAGAACCTACAATTCCCGAAAGAACGCAGATTCCTTTCTTGGACACAGCAACCGTATGCGTTGGTTTCTTGACAAGATACACTCCTGTTGACTTGAACTGCTTGGGGAGATCCCACACATCACTGTCAACCTTTCCACCCATTTGCAGAAGATGTCCACTTCCTTGGTAGAGATGGAATTCCAACTGCTCTGGATCGAAATGACAAGTTGGATCGTGTGTAAGAGCATCGAACTCGTCTATTGATTCGATCTGGATAAATCCAGTATCCTTATAACACGCGTATCCCTTATAACTGGGGATCTGTGTCTTGCGAGGATATTTCATCGAATACTTTTCATCGATCTTCTTCACAGCAGAGATAATCACATCAGGAACATGAGTGAATGTCTGCTGAAGATCGTTGATGGATTTCTTGACCTTCTCAATGTCATCAAGAAGATCGGCTCTACCACGTGCCGTCATCTGAGCAAGTGTAAGACCTGCGATGAACTTGGCTTGGAAAGAGGTGAGTTTGAATCTCTTACAAAGAATCGGAACAGTCTGTTCTTTGGTCTCGGCATTCTTGAAGATCTTGTACACCTCATCAGCATGATCCGCAATGATTACAAGTGCCGTCAATTCACGGAATCTTGCAATGAGTTTGTTCAATCTCTGTTTGAGTTCACCGAGAACAGAACGATGTCTCGCGATGTACCAAGCATCCAACAATGTGAATGGAGTGTGCTCTTCCTTTTCTCCTTTTTCATTGACATAGAGACGAGATGGTTTCCATGCCATCGTGAACTGACAACGTTTCTTCAGTTCATCAAGAAGATCGAAGGGATTCTCTCCACGTCTCACTTTGCAGACGTACTGACCACGCATGATACCTTGTTTCTTACCAGCATGGTCATCCAATTCCTGGAAGTGCTGATTGATCCAACTGTCTTTCACACGTGTTTGCATACCAGCATCCAACATAACTGGTCCGAAACTCTTCTTGTAAGGAATAGTCTCAAATACAATGCGATCTGTTCCGATCTTCAGAACTCCATCTGTTGCGATCGGACAATCGAACACACCTGCTTTATAAGCAGAGATCAATTCGTCTCGATTACGGAGGAGTCCATATGTTGGAAAGTCAGGAATGAGATATTTTGCAAGACTGGACTGAAGTTTCTTCTCCCATTCAGGATCTGATGTTCTCAACTTCACGTATTCAATGGTCAACTGACACAGTTCATGAATGCACATCATGGGTGTGTCGGTCTTGAATCCAATTGCGATACCGAATGATCCAATCAAGAGTGTCGTTGGAATCACAGGTATGAAATTCTCAGGTTCCATACCTTCTTCAGATTCACACGGAACATATGTGAATGTGGATTCTGCAACATCCTTGAAGAAGATATCATTCGCTGCTTCGGATTCAGACACGTCCACGTACCTTGCAGCAGCGGCTGGTTCTCCAGAATACATACCGATATTGGAGTCTGAGAATACCAAAGGTATGATGTTGGAGAATGGTTGTGCAAGATTGGATATCGTGTCATTGATGGAGTTGTCACCATGAGGATGCATCTTCATAACGATACCTGTAAGAGATGCTTCCTTCTGAGTCTTCGGATGTTCATGAAGTGCCCAGAGAATACGTCGATGAATCATCTTCAATCCATCGATATTATTCGGAAACTTCGATTTGTGAGTATCATTGCCGAAGATCCGAATATTGTCTTCAATGGCATTGTCTGCAGTCATCTCTGATTTATAATCAGTTGCTGCGAGATGTTCTTTGTCATCAGCCATAATTTTCTCCTTGTATGAATTTTTAAGTTACACATAAAGTGTTAAATTATTGTAATGTAATACAGATACATCACAATAACACGGATAACATTAGTGTAATATATTCACATTGTGTGAATGAACAAAAAAATGAGGGACCACGGTGGGTCCCTCACTACGCGGATTACTCCGCTGTCGTTGAATTGGCTTCGCGAATCGAATCGCGAACCAGATTCATTCCCCATCCGACTCCGATGAAGACGGCGGAGAACACGACACACTTCACGACAAATTTTACTGCATTCATTTGTCTTTCCTCCGTAAGTGTTTGATGACTTCGAAAACCATCGCGATGATAAAGATCACCACCACGATGGCTTTCCCAACGATGATCGGAAACGTCCACATCTTAACGCATCTTTTCGGGAACGATCGCTTCGAGATGAGCGATGTGTTCTTTGAGATGCGCAATCTTCTCGTTCACCCAGTTGAGATGATCGACAAGATTGTAACGCTTGATGAAGTTGTACCAATGAAGAGCAGCAATCTTCTCGAGCGTTTCGATGCGGTTGCGTTCGAACAGCTGAAGTTCCTCTCTGTCTTTCTTCAAGTTTTTAGCATTGGTGGTATCCAAAGCATACTTGATGAAATCCACGATGAGGGCTCCCGTCATTTCGCCGATCGCTTCGCCAATAGCACATTCCTTATTCATGATATCCTCCATTGTTTAAGGGTTTCGGTTTGGCTTTCTACCCTAATGATATAGATTTGAATGTATTCCAACTACAATAAAATACAAAAAAGAATAAACGATCCAGAGGGGTGGCCACCCCTCTGGATCTTCAAGCGCGCGCTTCAGTCTTCATTTAGCGTATTTCTTATACGCGTCCTGTACGGTGAATGTTTTCACATTACCTTCAGGATCACGTATGGTCACAGATTGATCAACAATGCTGTAATTCAAAACACGCAAGGCTTCATTGTAACGTTGGTTACTGATGTTGCCTGTTTTCAATGCTCGGATAAGATTACTCCCGGGTGTGTTGGCTTGTGATGGAAGAAGTCCTAGAACCTCTATCGCATATTTCCTACACTGCTGAGAGAACCACTCCTTGCTGATATTGAATTCCACGAAGATTGAGCGCAGAAGAATGTCGTCTTCGTGACGACTCTCGAGAACTTCTTCTCTCGAGAACAGAGGTGATCCAGCAGACATCTCGATCTGCAATGGAGTACACTTCGGTCCATTTAAGAATCGTTCCCGATACTCTTGACTGAGCTCAGGGATTTTCATGTTTGTTCCTTTTGGTAAGAGGATTTGAATGTTACTTCAAGTCTTTCTGCTCAACTCTCCTTCTGAATCTGTCGATGCAGAGATCCAACATGTGATCTGCCACATCATGTTCTGTTTCCATACGACAAGTTTTCACCAGTCCGAAGAACCACATCACAAATGCGACTTCTTTTCGCAATTGTTCATTGGTACGATCAAGTTCCCTTCTTTGGAAAAGAACTTGTATCGTGCGCTTGAGCCACATGAATCCTTGAATGGTATCTATGCTGTATTCGGCTCTCACACTTCTTCTCTTGGTCAACGCTGACATGTAGTACAGATCAAGACAGTTGTCACATAACCTGATGTCGTCAGGGAATGTTAGACTGTGATCGATCAAGTATCCACATGGAAGTAACGCAGTGAACTGCGGACAATTGTCTACCTTGATATCACTGGTTGATACATCAGAGCACAACTGATAGAAGTACATATCTTCCAGAGGTTTGCTGAAGTCCATCAGTCCGTTGACAATGGATTTTCTGCAAGCTGGATGTGATACTTTCCTTGCAATCTGCTGTTCTTCTCCTTCTGTAGGAACACATGTGATGTTCACCTTTCCTTCACTGCGTAATATATACTCCAATAAGTTGTGGATAGATCGATGTGCATCTTGGATATGTCCTCCTGTTAACATATGGTAACCTTCCGCAACAATGACAGTGCAGAAGATCTCTTCCAATGTATCAGAAGGTGGTAACACTGTTGGGTTATTCAACCACTCCAGTGTACCACCTACCCAAGCTGCCACTTCTTTCCTCCACAAACTCTCTTTGATCTGAGCATTGGTTTTGATATCCTCTTTCAGATAATCAAACATTCTCAGAAGAATTGTGAATGGATTGAATTTTGCCATGCATGTCTCCTTACTCGATGTAGTTTGCATCCATGAGCTTCTTACGAGCTGTCGAGTCAACACCAAGCATATCGTAGATCTTCTTCACATCACCGACACCACGAACAACAGAGAAACATCTCGTCTGTGGATCAACGCATGTATAGAAGATGGCTTGTTCGGACATTTCGCCGAGACCTTTGAACCTGCGAATACTGTAGCAAGTATCCAGTGTTTCAAAGATGCTGTACAGCATCGTGTAGGTGCATGGTGCGTGCATGTACAGATCACTGTATTTCGTGGTCACGTACATGTTGAAGTTTCTCCAGAATCCTCTTTCATATTCTGGAAGAACATATGCCTTCATCTCGTACTGCAGTCTCTGCAAAGGAACCGGTATTTCAATACCAGAATCGATCAAGATAATGGAATCTGATTCCTTATTGTAAACCACATCATCGATACCAAGTACAGACTTGATCTTCTTCACATCCGGATTACCAGAAGTGATATACTCCGAACAATGCAGAAGTTGTTCCAGTATCATGGGATCGATGTTCAAGACGTTAGCCACTTTGATGACAGTCTTGCCAATGTGTTTCACAAGATAACAGAAACTCATGAACTGTTCATCATTCAACGTGTATTCACCTTGTTTCGTCTCGATGTAGATATCGAGTAACGTACGATAAACACAGTTGATACGAGATTGTTCAAGAGCATCTTGATCTCTCAGATACACAGCTTGATTCTTCATGATGGTTGAGTATAGAGGAGGATTCGTGATGATCACTCGTCCTTGTTCCAGAATCAATGGATTGATCCTGTAGAATGTACCAACCAACAATGCCACGATGTGACACCCGTCAGCATCAGCATCCGTCATGATCACGATCTTGTTAAAGTTCATGTTCGACAGATCTTTGTCGTTGGGTGTGACTCCAATCAACCGTACCATGTCCTGGTAGATCAGGTTCTGATTCAGTTTCTTGTTATCACCACGGATGGCATTGAATGGTTTGCCTCTTAATTTCAAGATGGCCTGGAACCTGTCATCACGAACTGCTTTCACACGACCACCTGCAGAATCACCTTCTGTGATGAAGAGTTCTGTCATGGATCTGTCTGTGGATGAACAGTTGTAGAACGAACCAATATGGTTCAAGGTATATCCAATGCCTTTCAATGACTTGGAGATTTTGTAGGCTGTCTTGGAATACTTGGCATATTCCATCGAGAGATTCTCTTTGATGGCCTCGTAGAGAGTCTCCCATTTCGAATCCGGCACCTTATTCAGATACCTTCTCAACATCGACCGATAGAAATCACCAAACCTGCGATTCTCAAACCTTGTTTTGTCCTGACCAATGAAGTCAACTCCATGAGAATATGTTGCAAGAATATGTCCTGACAATGGAAGCTGATACTTGCTTTCAAAATAAGCGGACAATTCTTCGCCCTCCACATAATCAAGAAGATGTGTCTTCATGACAGCTTGAAGGACGGCGATGTGAGAACTCTCTGGATGTGTGATCGGGGTTCCATTGATTGCCGCAACAAATCCATTGTGACCCGAAGCACTTCCTTCATCCAAGAATACATCGATATCGAAACCGATCGGATCGGAATCGCCCGTAGATTCATGGATCATTCTTCCAAGTTCCCAGATTGGTTTCTTGAGACCGAATTTCTTCTGAACATATTTTCTGGGACTTACGGTGCTGTCTGTCTTGAACAACACCTTTCCAGAATCATCTCCAGTTATTCGATCGAATGTCATCCAAGTAGATTTTGGTTTATCCTCAATCACTTCTTTCGGAAGCATTCCATCAATCATCTTTATTCTGACAGTTGTGTTCGTTTTGAACACAGTGTAGAATTCAGAAAGATCAATGATTTCTTGAAGCCCACCTTCCTTGAAGAAACTCTTCGTGAAGCTGACAATGGACTTGTCCGGACGGAACATAACTATAGTACCACATGTGTCAGCATTCTTGTCGAGGGGAGTCTGTGAGATATAGGTGTCCTTAACGTCACCGAATGCAAGTCTGATATATCCAAACCCATCCATTCGTTTTGACATCACGCAGCATTCTTCACTGAATGCTGCGATCGCCTTCATTGCAATTCCATTGGTTCCTACGGAATTGCCATACGCTGACCCTTCAAACTTACCAGACGTGAACACTTTGGTGACAGCGTCAATAAGTCTGTCGATAGGTATACCACGACCATGGTCTCGAACAATGACTTGGTAATCATCTTTGTCCTTGTTGAACAGGAATGTAATCTCAATGAGATAAGACTTATTCTTATCCAGAGATTCATCGATACTGTTATCAAGGATCTCCTTGACCATGAGGACATTGCCTCGGATATTGCTAAACTGGAAACCCCACATTCCAGGGCGTTTCTTCATATGTGCAAGACCGGATATCGTCTTGATTGACGAATCATTGTAGTCTTCTCTCATGCTCTTCTCCTGCAATTGTTTCAATTCTTCTGTTATATCTGGTGTCAGATTCATGAGTTTCACAAATTCCACATCTTTATGTTTATGAAATCTGTGATACATGTATTTATAATCAACACCATACATTCTACACCACTCTGCAAGTGTATGAGTCTCATTGTTGTATGTGATGTTTATATTGATCGACCTGTTGTTGGACTGATCATATATATCCACCCATCTACAATTCTCTGGACAATAATTTCCATTTGAATTGATTCGATCGATGGATAAATCTTCACGATACCCATGAGTCTCTGCCCATTCGCGAAATGTTTCGAAATCGTGCCACTCGGGACACACTCGAATACCTCTACCACCGTAACGTTCATAACATGCACGCTGTGGCTGATAGCACCGTCTTTTCATATCGTACCAAATACGATACAATCTTCCGTCAGAATGTCCGTGTGATAGATTCCTTTCGAATAAGACATCCTTGGCCTTACAACCACACGATTGAGTCTTGTGACTCTTAAGTGCCTTAACAGATACGGTACATATCATTCCACAGTCACATTTACATCGCCACATGACTCGTCTATCGGAATTAACTCCAACTGGCTTCAATGCAGTTAATTTACCTGATCTGAGTCCAGTGATGTCATCAATTGGTTTGAATGGTGATTTGTAAGGTGGTACGTCACAACAACATGACGTGTACTTTCCACTTATGATGTCGCTTATTTGATAAGTGACTGTTTCTCCACATTCACAAAGTGCAATTACTTGTGAATGTTCTGTAAACTCACGACCCATCTTATCGATGATTGTCAGTTTACCATATTTCTTGTTCTTGAAGTCGTTGAAATTAATCATGCTTCACCTCCATTGATTTGATTTTACACATTTGTAATATATGTGTAAGAAGCTCTTGAAGGTGTAAGAACACATATCAAGGATAATAAAAATGAAAAAATAAATAGAAGAAAAGAGGAACACCCTACACCAGAGATGGTGTAGGGTGTTCATTGAGTTAATCGAAAAGATCCGGTCTGGACTCACGATATTCGTTTGCACGATCATACTCTCTTCTTAGCTCATGAATGAATTCATCGAAAGCTTTTGACGCTTCCGACTTCTTCACCCAAGTGCGACGACCAGCGATCCTTTTCAATCTCTCATTGTAATGCGTAGCATGTATACTCGCCATCACACGCAAATGAGAATTGAACTCAGGGTCTTCGAACATCGGATCTTGTTCAGAAGTTCCCTCGCGAAGGGTCTCCAAACAAAGTTTCAACCCGATGAGAACTTGGTAGTGATTCATCGCATCAGCTCCGATACGAACATTGTCAGCCATGATAACCTCCTTTTGGTTTGCTGTTTATATTCACAGAGGTAATATATGCACAATTCATCATGATAAACAAAAAAAATAAAAAGAGGGATCTCCGAAGAGATCCCTCAGTTATTCACTTGTCCCAGAGCTGAGCCAGACGTGCTTGTCTGTTCACCAGTCCTGCGACAGTCACGTACGTGACTTTTCCATTGACAATCTTCTTCTGTTTAACCCAACGCATCAGCTGGGCTTTAACATTAGAAGAGTTACCGGAATTGATCGCCTTGATCAGATCATTGGCATTGTGGATTGCTCCACTGCCAAAATGATAGATCATATCCGCCATAACAGCCTTCTGATTGTCAGTGAGTTTGACATTCAGTTTAAGCTGTTCAACAGATCTGAGGCAACTGTCAACATACGTCATCAAGATCTTGTCCGCTTCCGCCTTGCTCATATACTTTTTGGAAGTGTAGAGCTTGGAAGTGAAACCATATCCGATGGTTTCCTTCCCGGCAGAGCAAAGATATACATTCGATCTGAACCCCTCATTGCGAGCGATGAGATCGAACGTAATCTTCTGAAGATCACTGGCGTTGACGTTGACGATGGTCACGAGAGTGACAAGTGCGATGATGATACTTTTCATGTTGAACCTCCTATATTGTTAAGGGTTATCATTCATCTACCCGTGTAATATATAGATAAAATAAGACGGCATACAACAGTGCGCTGACTAGACGCACTGTTGCATACCTTCACAGGAGTTGAATGAAAAAAAGGTTGGCCGAGAGACAGGCAATCAAAGCCAGTCAACAGGAAACGGAGCCTAAGCACGGAAGTAATGCAAGTCCCCTCAGCAAATCCACTCCGCGTGGCTTCCGGAAAGGAGCCCAAGAGTATTGTGCGAATAACACTCACTGCGAAAAGACGGAATGTTCGCATATCGCCAATATCTCTCGGTCCAACCAAAATATAATTAAGTCTTCCACACGAACAAACTTGTGCAACAACTGTTAGGTGCCGGGATCACCAACTTTCATTGCAAGAACACCAGATCTTCTACTGATCCATCAACATGCATTACTTGTTTGAATATTGTGTGTTTGAAGTAACCCTCGCAACATCTCTACTTTCAGCATGAGTGGTCTTGTATATGAATCTGATATTCTCATTTCGTTCGCATGTAGCGCGACGGATGATCAGATGTAGATCACAAAGTTTCCCTAACTACACCACACTTTATCAATGGCGCAATTGAATGCAGTGTGATATAGTGTGGAAGACTTGAAATTCGTTTCTATAGCATAGACACGTATGTATCTTATTACAACGATGAAAAACACTAGGGTTTCCCACATAATATGTATAAGGTATAGGATTTGCCTATCATTTATAACATAAGGAGATATACACCATGTCGATGTCACCGATTGATCAAGCCTTTCATAATTTTGAAGAGGCTATACAAGGGACTCGTTCCATCCGTCAGGGGTTGATCCATGATCTGAAGAACAAGATCAACATCGTTGAGATGGATCCCAATAATGAATCACCGAGAACTATCGAAGTGAAAGTTCAGTTGATCAACACACTTGCCGGACTTCTCAAAGATGAAGAATCTGTGATGGAGCGCAATGTGAAACTCAATCTTTCTCGCAAAGAGAGTGAAGATAATACACAGGTTGCTGCATCTATTGGTGCACTTCTCAAAGCCATCAATCTCAATGGGAACAATGGTGGTTCTGGAGAACCTGCTAACATGAGCGCAGCAGGTGCTGGTGTGGAAGAAGCATTCCAAAAATCCGGACAAGAAATCACAGAAGGTGAACTCCAGGAATGTCAGGGTGGTCCGACCACATCCGCTCCCGTTGATGACAAGAAGATCCTCGAAGAACCAAAGAAAGAAGACTGATTTACAAATAGATCTATCTCCCTGGTGTTATCCAGGGAGATAGATCATTATTGCCGTTGGTGATCAGTTGAAACGAGAACGAATGGAGCGGATAGCCGCCATCACTGACTCGTTCTTCAGCACATCACGAAGCACGTCCATGTTGAACGTGATCTTCGCACCACGCAGTCTGGCGTTGACAAGCTGAAGCAGTGCACTGTAGAATGCTTCGAACTTGACCGCATCCTGCGGTGGCAGCGAGTAGGTGAGACGGAAGATGTAACCATCGCTGAAGATGGTACCGGATCCTTCAACCATGCGGTTGAACAGAGTCTCAACCAGCTCGCGGGTGCTGTACTTGATGGACGTGGAGGAACTGCTCGGAGCAACGAGGCGAACGATGCTGAAAAGCACGCGCATGCGCTCACGCAGTTTGGCCGGATTCATGGTGCGGATTTTGCACATATCGCGATACATATCGAGCATCTTGGTGAGCTCGATGAGTTCGCGGGATTTCGGCGCCGCGGGTTTCACAGTTGCTTTCTTGGGAGCCTCCGCTGGAGCAGCCGGTTCCTTCAGATCAGCAGGCGTTGAAAGATTGAGTTTCTCTTCTTTCTTGGGAGTCACATCGATCTCGAGCTCCTCTTCCTTCTCAGGTTCAGCCGGAGTTTCCGTCACAGGAGTACTTTCCTGTTCAGCAGGTGCTGATTCCTGCACAGGTGCAGCCTGTTCAGTGGCGGGAGCCTGATTCACAGAAGCATCCGTCGTTTCGACTTCCGGTGCCATCTGTTCTTCTGCAGGTTGTTCACTCTGCTGATACTGATGATTGCGTTTCTTTGCCATTTTGCAAATCTCCTATTTGATTTTGCGATTACAACAGGATGGATGCGAGATCAACATTGTTGACTTTCAGAACTGTACCATGCATGTTCTTCATAGCCAGGTTCATGAAGGTTGATGTGATCTTGACTGTTTGGATGCCGATAAACTTTGCACCAAGTGCTTTCGCACGTTCACCACAACACTTGTAACAAAAGTCTCTCTTGGTTTCACAAGTGAGTGGCGAATACATGTGTTGAATCTGATGATCGTACTGACCGATATTCTCCGGAGTGAGAACAACATCAACATCTCCAACACGCAGTGTTCTTCCAAGGAATTTCTTGATATCAATCTCATTGAAATTGATTTCAATGGTTCTCTTGGTACCACAGTCATCGTTGGAGATAGCAAGGTCTTGGAACACTCGCATCACCAGCTTGGTTTCAGCACCACCTTTCGCAGTTTCCTTACCACGAGAATACGAACCTTTTCGAATCTCGTTACAGATTACAGGAAACGCTTCTTTCGTCCATCCTTCCATCAGTGAATTCGGGATGAAATCAAATTCACCTGCACTGTCAGAGAATGCATCGATACATCCAACCGTAAGGAAAAGTTTCTTACGATGGAGATCCCATGACTTACTCCCAAGTCCATTGAAGAACCTTGCAGATGGGTCATCTCCGATGTACTCTTTGTCCATTGCTTTGAGTTTGTCTTCCAGTTCTTTTGCAACCAAAGGATTGTTGAGTTCTCCTTTATGTTGTTCGATGAACTCACGTTTCACCTTCTGGATATCAGGATGTGATGAAAGTGATTTCAAGGTAAGAGTTGGAACACAAAGTTCTGTCATGTGGTTGATGAAGAATGCATTGTTCAATGCTTCTTCCAATTGCCACACTTCAATCTTCTTGTTGGTAGCCAAAGAAGAAAGAGTTCCCATGATGTCACTGTCTTTCAAGACTTTGTTCATATATGGGAACTGATACATGGTTGGATAACCAAAGATGAGAGTATTCTCCAACAGTCTACCAACTGTTGTTAATTCAGGTTTCACCTGAACATAAGGAACATTCCCAAAATACTGGCTATCCAGAGGACCAAAGTCAAAGGTATCCAATCGATGATACGGAGGAATCTTCAGATCATCATGGAAATGCTCAAAGACATAAGCAGTGTGATCTTCATTGTCTCCAGTCACCATAGCAAGACCATTCTTGATCTGAACGATATCACCAGGTGTAAACGTTCCTTTCACATCTGCTTTCAGCACATTGGCTGATGCACCAGGATCGATGCTGACGTCAAGTTGCTTATGAGTGTATTCACTGACAACTGTCATAGCTTCAAGAAGCCATGCTCTCTCAGTGAACTTCTTTCCAACAGCCGCAACCATAAGCAACCGTTTCTTGAAATTAGACAGTCTCATTGGTTACGGTCTCCTCTGCTGGTATCACCATGCGATCCAAACAAGTCTGGAACTTACCGTGAAGTTCACTTCCTTCTGGATACTCATCGATGAAGTCATTCAATGTCTTCAGGAATGCTTGTCTCAGTTGACCATTCGTCATACCAATCTGATAATGTGATGCGACAATCAATGCAATCATAGCATCTGTCATGATGGCTTTCAACTTGGTACCATCTTCTCTCCGACTGAAATAACGAATGTCATGTTTCCACACATATTTGTACTTGTCACGAAGTTTGTTGAACTTAGCAACTTTCTGATCATCAGTCAGTTCCGTATCATGAAAAATGCGTACGCACTGAATGAGATCATCACCTCGTAAGAGTTGCTTCTCGTAACTTTCCATGTAGTGACGAATCATGTATTGTTTCTGACTGTCAGATGTAATCACAGCAGTGGATTGTGGATCCTTGACAGTAACAGGAAAACATGAACATGCCATCTTCTCAATGATGGCATTACGTTTTTCAACATACTGCAGATAAGCAACCATCTCTTCAGTTGTCATAGTTGACTCGTAAGATGGATCACCATAACTGTCGATTTTGTCGAAAATGGATTGCATGAACTCAACGAATGTATCATCTGAACCAATCACAACTCCTCTGTTTGCAAGGTATTCCCAACCTTCATCCAAAGGAAATGTTTCATTCATGGTGCTGATAACAGCAGTGATACAATCAGTTCCTGAACTTGCTTCTTTCAACAGCTCTACGAGCTGTTCGTTGTTGTGAATCAGTTCGAACAATTTGTCATTGTCAAACTTTGAACACAGGAAGAAGATAGCTTGATGCATGATAACATCATCCAACAAGTCATCAGTTTCTCGATTGAAGAAGATTCCAATTTCATTGAGATCATCCAAAAGAATACGCAATACTCGATTACGAATCCATAATGGTGATAATGCTTCTTCATCAACTTCAACAAGATAGCGTTCTTCTGTCAGATAGTTCTTCACTTCTTCAGACAGTTCAGATGCTTTTGTGATAACTTCTTGAGAATAGCGATCTTCTATGGTAAGTTCTTGTTGAACGATACTCATATCAAAGACCTCTTGTGTAAAAAATAATTGAATCTAGGCTTATACAAAGTATGGTCTTTACGTGTGAAATCCTAGGTATTTCCTAACACATTACATATTTTACCCAACACATGTTGAGTCCAATTAACCTCAGAATATCATTGTTGACTTAGTTTTGACTTATTGCTTTTATACTTATACTCTTTCTAAAAACCACCTTTTGAATATGGCTTAAAACCTAGAGTATGATAATTATTATCCCTGTTTTTCTTGGTATTTTGAGATGTGATATTTTCCGAATTAGTTCACATTTTCAGTTACAACCATTTTCAACTCATTCAATCCATCATTTCGATCAAGAGAAGAAGATACTCTCTTAAGAGAGTATCTTCTTCTCTTGCACCCCTATGGGGGAATAGGGGGTAAATCAGTACTTAAGAAAAAAGAAAATGTTATTTTTGTTATTTTGTTAAGAATAGATTTTGTTTAATATTCTTTTTTGTTAAGAAATGATTTTGTAATAATGTTTATTTGTTAAGAAATATAAAGTGTTTTGTTATAACAAACGTTAAGTTTTATTATATATATTAAAAGTACCTTAGATTCTTAGGAAGGATTGTTAAGGAACCTTTCTTAAAATTTCGATGAGTGTGAAATTTTACATTCGAAGCAATCTTATGTGATTGCAATATCTTCGCCGAGTTAGCTGAGTCCGGTTTAGCAAATCCCTTGTAAGGATTAGACGTGGGTTCGAATCCCGCACTCGGCTCCAATTTTGAAATGAACGAACCATTGTTGTAAAAATTTACAACATGACTCGATCATATGTCTCAATGACAATTGATTCTTTCACACAACGTGACAGTGAGCACATTGAACCACGCATGGAACAATTCTACCAAATATGGGTTAGCGATAGGTGATCTTCCAATTGCTTTAACTATCGTTAACTTGTTGATGGAATATCAAATTCATTCGTTGCACTAACTCACAAGTGTGAAGCTTTTGAAATTGGGATCATACGTTGATGTTTGGTCTGATTGACAATCGATGACAGTGTTAGTTTGCTCCTTACATTGTCGGTTGCCAATTGGACCAGATGTCTTCCTTTTCTTTCGCTTTCAACCATCCAATAGGGAGATGACACTCATATGTCAATGCCAACTGTTCTACTGACAACGGATGGATCATTCAAAGCATCCGTGCAAGCTGGTGGATATGCTGGCGTGCTCCAAATGGGTGATCATTTTCTAGCAACGATAGGTAACGACAGTCCAACAACCATCAACCGTATGGAATTATCTGCAGTGATTGCAAGCTTGAATCAGCTTACAGTTCCTTGTAGAGTCCATATTGTGAGTGATAGCCAGTATGTGGTTAAAGGTATCAACAGTTGGTTGACTGGTTGGGTAGCCAATGCTTGGATCACATCCACAAGACAACCTGTAGGGAATCAAGACCTTTGGGAACAAATGTGGAATCTCATGCAAGTGCATGTGATCACAGCTGAATGGGTGAAAGGTCATAGAGGTCATGCGACGAATGAGTTGTGTGATCAATTGGCTGGATGGGCTGCGTTCTCGCAAGAGGATTACAACTTTTAAAACAGAGGGTCTCAAATGACGAAAGATCAAAAGAAAGCATGGACCATGCTTATTGTTGGAGCGATCGTTGGATCAGCTCTTACGATCTTCTGCCAGATCATGGGCTGGCTGTGAGATGAATAACTTGGAGAGATGGTCGAGTGGTTTAAGGCAGCGGTCTTGAAAACCGCAGACGGGAAACTGTCCGCGAGTCCGAATCTCGCTCTCTCCGCCATTTCTAGGCCTCGTAGCACAATTGGTTAATGCCCCACCCTGTCACGGTGGTTATTGCCCGTTCAAATCGGGTCGAGGTCGCCATATTCCAGCATAGCTCAGCGGTAGAGTAGGTGGCTGTTAACCACTTGGTCGCTGGTCCGAATCCAGCTGCTGGAGCCATACATTTCATGGGGTCTTAGCTCAGTTGGCTAGAGCACCTGCTTTGCAAGCAGGATGTCACGAGTTCGAATCTCGTAGGCTCCAAATTCAGTGTACACCACGAATCCGGTGGAACTCCGTACATCACCGCTATCTCCATCAGTAGCGTGTTCCCACCTTTCAAAGATTCCGTTATAGTCGGATGATGGTTTTCAAAAAAAAGAACAAGGGGAACAGGTCCTTTGCAGGACCTGTTCCCTTATGTTCTTTATTGACGTTTGGTGGATCAGTTGATACCACCGACGAAAGTACCTGGTATGCAGTTACCCCATCCAGCATTGCTGAAGAACGATCTCGTTCCGACGCACTGTGACACATCGGCGATGAACATCCAACGATTAGGTACATTGCGAGATGCAAGGAACGAAGGTTCTTCATCATCGTTGGTGACTTTGACCAAGATGCGATAGAACTGTCCTTCGTTCATTTTGATGATGGAGAAGGTATAGTCGTCAAACACGACCACATGTTCCACTGGAGTGGATCCAGTGAGATGAAAATTGCTCCCGGATGCCTGATCCCCGATGACGAAACGTTTGACATCGAGGTAGTTTGGGAACGGACATCCGATAAGCATCTGAAGATACTGATCCGGAGTGTGGGCGTTGATATCCGCGAGGACTTTCTTTTCAGATTCCGGTTCTTGTTCGAGTTTGGTCTCGATGTGGATGTCCGGAATGGTTGCTTTGCCGACCACCTCAGGAACATCGGATTCTTCCTGAACAACAGGCTGCTGTTCTTCATGAACTGGAGTTTCGTCTTTCACTTCGACTTCGGGTTTGACTTCCGTTTCATTGTTGGTTTCCATGAGTTCCTCCTGTATGGATTCTTGGGTTGTTTCTTCTGGTTGTTCGCTCTTGATGATCACACCATTTGCAGGATGTGGTCCGTTCTCAGGAACTTCGATGATTTCGATTTCAGCGAGTTCCTTGCTGTTCTCTGTGTACGTACACAGATGACGAAAACGTTTTCTGTACTCCGCATCAACGATGAGTTTACCATCAACACGACTTACGATGTAGTGAATTCCATCGTACTCCGTGAAGTAGTTCTTCCCGTTGAAAGGTTCGTCGAGTTCTTTTTCATCGAACTCGTACTCTCTGCGGAGCGCATATAACGCATCTTTGCTGTTACAGGTCATTGCATCCATCAGTAGATCCACGAGCACTGCTGATGGTGCAGTTTGGAACTGTTCTAAGTTCATGTTACCTCCTGTTGTAATGGGTTAAGATAAACAACTGTGTGTGGTATTATCCACACACAGTTGTCTACCAAGTTAAAATCGATACATTTCACCAAGCAATAACTCATCCTTACTGAACGGTATGGAGATACCGATCTGTGATAAGATAAGGTATGCTGGTTTGATGTTGTGGTAGATGATGGCCCGTGTGTCAATGATCGGAACAAGTTCTTGAGGAACTCTTCCAGTCACTGGGTTGATCGCGACATATGTGGAAAGTCTTCCATATCTTTCAATGAACTTAAGCATCCTGTTACAGATACCTTTGTTCTTTGAACCTAACCACTCGATATATTGAGGAGTTGGTTTGAAGATTGGAACAACTGGTGCTTTGGTTGGAAGCATCAGAGTACCGTACTTGTCAGCAAATATCTCTTCCCACGCCATGTAGTAGAAGTAATTGCTTGACGTTGGTACAGCATAGTAGTTCTTTGTTCTGATTGACAAGGATTTATACCATTCGGTACTTCCATCCTTAATCTCATCTTCCATCTTCTTCTCAAATGCAACAACTTCTTTGATCAAGTCAATAGCTGAGAATTTCCCTTCCATTGATTTCATCAGGATCTTATTGATGATGAAGTTCTCTGCGAATTTGGTTGCAGATTTACAGATGTCAGAACCTTTGAACTGGACTCCTTTTATGTCTGGATCTGGTTTTGGGAGAACAACTCCTTCCTGAATTGTAACCACACCTGCATAATGTTTCTTGATATCTGCAAGAATCATGGTTGGGTACAGGAATTCATTCTTCATCGCCATGGTTGTCTCATATTCACCTCTCGCTCCATGTGCTCTGGAATACAGGAGTAATGAATGAGCTACTGCTTTGGTCAACCAATAGATTGCACAACTTGAAATCTGATATGTTGCATCAGAGATCTTGTATACATCATGGGTGTACCAGTCAATCCAATCTTTTACAGTGAAGATCACTGAATCTGTATCGGATATGACAGCAGTGTTTCGTTTCATGAACTTTCTGGTATCCACACACGGAGTGCAGAGTTTGGTGAAGATGAAACAATTGAAGATGTCTTGAATCTTCTTGAATTGATCAACGACGTGATTCGCGATTGTCACGAATTTCCTGGCGATATCAGGCGCTTTGTCAGGAAGATCGTAGACCTGCCAACTTGGATCAGGTGGTCTCAACACACTTGCAAATGATACATTCACAAGGTTGACGATATCACCTTCCAGTTTGAACAGATCTTGAGGATTGTCATTTGCGTCCATCTGAATCTTGGTTAGATCAAATGTGTCATTCGTCCATTTCCTGAAATACTCATCATTACCCCACATGATGTGACGAAGGTTCTGAAAGTAATAGAAGAATTGAACTTCTTCAGGAGACAGACTGTCAACCAATTTCCGAACAAGATGTAGTTCAGCCTTCTTCTTGTACAGTCTTACCTCTTTGAGATAGAACTGCATAAGAGTTTCTTTGTCGACAGTCTTCAGTCCGTGATTGATGATGACACGTTTGACTTCATCTTTGTCGATGATGCCAGGAGTAAGGTGAATGGTGATATGATTGATCAGATCCTCTTCACTGAACCATGCAAAGTTTCCTCCAAGCACAGCTTCTGCTGTCGAATACGCATATCCAATCAATGCTCTCGCGTTGGAAGTGATTGCGTTATACAGATCCTTTGCATAATTCAGATTATACGGAGATCCATAAGATCCTGGAAGAGAGTTGATGTTGATCTTGATCAGAGTCTGTCCATAATAGCACTGAAGTGCCATATTCTCATCACCAACAGCTTTTGCTTTCAGCATGTTCTTCTTCAGAACTTTACGCTGAGCAAGCTTTTCTTTCACCATCTGTGCGGTGATACCAAGTTTGGTTTCATGTTGTTTGAACACACAACCATTTGCAGATATCACTTTATCAGCTTGTGATTCGAAGAATGTTGCAAGATCAGTGCCGACTATCTTTGGTTCCCCATAGAGCTGAGTGTCCAAAAGAACAGCAGTCTTTGGTTGATATCTCGCAACCATGATCTCTCTCACGAGCTGTTCTGCTTGTGCATAAGGAATGTTGTTCACTCGACTTATGTAAGTCGCCATGTTTTCCTTATATGTTTTCAAAAGAGGTGGTCTACTCATTGGAATTTCCTTATATGTTGTGATGTGACACATAAAGTGTCACACTGTTTTACTTTAGTAAATGCTTTCACATATTTGTAATATATGCATAATTTAAACATGAGGAAAAACCTTTAAAGACTATCCTATGGTTGCACCCACGTTTGTATATTTCTACAAAAATCGAATTCAACTCAAGGAGAAGACCAATGTTTCTGAAGGTTCGTAATAACCTTGGTGCTGAAGGCGTTACTCCCGGCGAAGGTATTCCTGCGCCTGAAGATATTGCAGGTCCCGTTGCTGAACAACCAGCTGCTATCAGTCCAGCTGCTCAGTCGTTCATCGCACGGCATGCTGCAATGACAGTCCTCGTCTCGTATGCAAAGTACCTGATGAAAACAGGTCGTGTGGACGGGAAAGATGCAGTTGCTTCCGAAATCGGGAAGATTGCTTCAGCTGCCATGGATGCAGGCTACTGCACCGCAGATTGCTTGGAAAGACTTCTCGACAAGATCAAATATTGTCGAGTGGATTCTCCGTCGGAACTTGGAAACAAGATCCGTTGCAAGATGCGTGAACACATTCTCGAAAACCTGCTTTGCAATGTCTCTTATGACAAAGCAATCCTTGAAACACTGACCGATGAAGAACGTGAAGTGATCTCTGCTGGAATCGAAGCATGGGATAACTACATGAAGTGTCAGTGGAAGGTTGTCGAAAAATTCCAGCCGGCGATCGAAGAAGCCATTTGCAAGTTCATCGATACGTTCAAAGACAAATTCGATGAAGGCTTCGTTCAGATCATCTGTAAAAAATAACATCTCATCAACTTCATATGTGAGCCCCAAAATGGAAACAAAACCCGAGATTGCCAACCGTAATGTCAGCGGAATGAGCAAGATCGATGCCAATTTGGATGCCGCGATGAGGATGACTGGAGAGATCGCTTCGACTCTCGTGAAGCTCGTGTGTCCGCAAGGACAACGACTTGGTAAGACACCAAGACCGAGAGTCTCGGTCATTCCTTCATACGACCACGTGTTACAAATGAAGTAAATGACTGAGGTTAACCAACTATGCCTATAAAACTCAAAAGTCCTGAAGATGCGGTGAAGTTGTTCTTCTCTTCATTGTTCGCACGCAAGATGCCGTATTTGATACTCGGCAATGTCGAGCGAATCAATACTTGGTATATGACGAACATATCTCTTGATGAGATAACGATCTATTCACCGAATGTGGATCAAGCGATTCACGAGATCGTGTTTGTTGACACTGAACCACTCACTATGATCACATCGAGATTTCCAGTTCTCACGAAAATGTGTGGATGTATCAATGTGGCTGATGTGTGTGGATCAATCAACAAGTACAAAGGTCATGAACCACTTCGTATGGAGGTGGATGAATCGACCAAAACAGTCGTCATGACTGGAGAAGATTTTAGATGGACAGTTGGTGTTCTCTCCAGCCCAGAGATAGTAAGTTCTTATACTTACATTTTCGACAGGCACGTTGATAGAGGCAAACCATCCGAGTCGCCAAGAGAACTCAAATTTCCAGTTGATTTGACATCGATCGATAAGAATGCGATCACAAAGGTTCGAGTGAATTCTGATTTTTGTGATTCACTCAAAGCCATCTGGAGTGTAAACATTCCGTTGAAAGATGGATTCAACATGGTTTCGATTTATGAATATTGGAGAAAAGCGAAGCAGGAGAATGCACGTATGGATGTATGTGTTTGCCAGAATACTGGCAAGACAATCTGTACGTTGTGTCGTTATGTGGACGACTGGATAAAGGTCATCTCCATACAACCTGCTGCACTTTGGTTTCCAATGAAACATGAATGATGTTTAGCATTCCTTTGGTAAGAGGTATATGCTCGACTAGCATCCATCCACGGGATGTCCCGTGGATGGATGTTTCTTTATTTGTTTATTTATATCAGGACACCATAACATAGAAGCTTATAAACAATATTCTTCATTGATCAACATCAAATTGTTAAACAAAGGAACTACCACAATGAATGAGACCAATCTCAATCTTGGTTCCACTCCACTGAATCTTGGTGGAGAAAGCAAACCTGCTGAAACAGCGCAAACTGTTGTTGTTTCACAACCTGTCGAAGACAAGAAGGACGTTGCGATTCCGCAGACTCCGCAACCTGAACCAACTGTCGATCACACAGAAGATCCACAGGAACATGAAATGGAATCCATCGTGGACGATGATGCACCGGAGGCTCCGCTTCCTCCTGAGAAAGAAACACCTCCCACGGAGAACATCACGATCATTCCTGATCGTGAGCCTCAGCAAGTTTCTGCCAAAATACAGGTGGAAAAAGAAGCTCCGAAAAAAGAAGAACCTGTCAGTGAACCAGAAGAACAGGTCGATCCTTCTGAAGGAGAACTTCGTCGCGAATTCGCTGGTCTGTTCAACATCGAACGCCAGAAAGAAACGAAGACAAGTGAGGATGCTGGCATCGACACTATGCTAAACGCAGTGTCAACTGGAACAAAAGAGGACAATGACAAAGTCATGGATCAGTTCTCTTCGGATGCCGCTCTGCGTAAAGCAGTCGCTGTTCCAGGATCATTCATGCAGATCCTGTCTGAAGTGATCCAGTACGGGTGGGGAAGTTCCACCATTCAGGCGGATCTTCGTGAGATCCTTGAACACAGCGAGACCTACAAGAAACTAACAAAACAACCGGATCTCGTTCGTGACTTCTTCACACATGGTGCCAAGTACAACAGCGATGCTCCGACATCTCTGTCTGGAAAGAAGGCACGCATTGCTGTCATGGCTCGTATGCGCGGACTTCAGAAAGTCAATTTCCTGAATTCCGGATTCTATGTGATTCTTCGTGCTCCTCAGATGGCGGAACTCCAGGAGTTTGCTTCTTCTGTCGAAATCGAAGCCACAGAGCTCGGTCACGAACTCGGCAATCATTTCGGTCTGGTGACAGATGTATTCATCAAAGAGAAGTTCATCGAACTCCTCCAGGATTACAATCTCATCGTGGATTCGAACTTCGCCGACATCAATAAGAAAGGAGCTCTTGCTGAGAACCTTTCGTACTTCGACTATGATGTCGCAATGTGGGCGTTGGTCAGTCTGATGTATCGCAAGGGTCTTCACACGAAGATTGCTTGCACGCATTGCAAGACTGTGTCGCCGGATGTGTTGATTGACGTTCTTTCCACCAAGTGGATCAACAATGATCTGTACACGGAAGAGATGATCAACTACTGGTCTCAGAAGACCGATGAGAATGGTCGTCCTGTCATGCGTCAGGTCAAGGATCTGCAGAACTACCGGAACAACATCGTGAACAGAACCAAGCGCATCATCCAGAAACAGGATGATTACACTCTGGCAATCACGCTCCGCGATCCCACAATGGCGAAGTTCATTTCTGTCGGAACGAATCTCGTCAATGATCTGAACAAGACACTGCATGGTCCTTCCAGACTGCGTGAAGATCAGATCAAGATGAAGAGTATCATCCATCTGTTCCAGATGTACGCACCGTGGGTTGCGAAGATCGAGTTCCTGGATGACAACGGCAAGGTCATGTTCGAAACCGATGACACGCAGTCGATCATGGATGCTCTGGATATCAGCAACCAGAAGTACCACGATCTGCTCACGAACATCAGTGAGTACATCTCTGAAGCCAAGATCAACCACATCGGAACCTTCACGATCGAATGTCCGAATTGCGGCGCCAAGCCCGAGACGAAGTTGGACAACTTCTATCCGCTTGATGTCGAGACAATTTTTTTCGCCCTGTCCTGCCGGCCATAGTTGGCAGGGCTGTGATAGACGAGCATTACGACGAGTACTATCGCAACGAGATGATTGTCAAGTTCGAGAAGAACTTCAAAGAGCTTGTTAAAGTCAAAGGTGTTATACGAGATTTCGTATTTCGAGTGTTGTCTAAACAACACTCCATCTGGTGGCAAGGAGATATGTCACCGTATAAGGTGAACCTATGGCATTCTCCTGTTCCAGATGGTTATAATAAGCCAACTGCATACATGGATCGTGCATTGGATCTGTGCGAATACGAGATGACACATGACAATTATGGACTCACTTTCAAAGATCTGATGGAGTTGGATCTTACAACTTTTGAAGAGATTGAACAGCGAGTCCATGAACAAGCTAAAGCTCGTCAAGGAAAGATTGAACAACTCACATCTTTTGAAGATGTAGAAAAGAAGTCGAAGAAACAACATGGATGAATACAGGACCAAAGCTGTCATTGATGCTAACAAGGGAGTGACGAACGTTCTCGAATCAGAGACCATTCACACGGATCTTGCGAATGTCTATGACAAGATTTACAACACACTGAAGGCTCATTTTGGACCTTACAGTAAGTTCGCGGTTCTGATTGACCCTTCTGACGTACTTGCTGATCCCGTCTTTACCAAAGACGGGATCAACATTGTCAGAGCTATTGAATTTGCTTCCCCTATGGAAGAGGAAGTGAAGAAAATGGTGGCATATATTGGGACGCGAATGGAAACCGCAGTTGGTGACGGTACAACTTCTGCGATGATGTTCACTTGTGCCGTACTCAAGAAACTCATGACACACTTGTACTCTAATGAGTATGAGCATTTCTCTCTGAATGAACTCAGACGAGAATATGACAACATCGTTGCTCACATTGAGAGATACATTGATGATCACAAGATCACTTGGCAATCTCTTATGGAAAGAGAACATCTTTCCAGACAGGATGCAGTGTATCGTCTCGTGTTTGCACAGGCTTATTCATCGTCACATGGTGATGTTGAGTTGGCGGATGCTGTTGCAAAGATCTTCTCTGGAACACCTCCTGAATCATGGAAGTGCATGACATTCCAGAGAAGAACATATGAGTCAGAGAACAGATTCGATATTGAAGAATCTGAAGGACAATTCGAACTGAAGTGCGATCCAATCGTGAAATCTGTTTTCAATATGGAAATGGGAACGTGGTTGGAATATGACGATGCAATTCTTTGCATTGTGAATGATTCTGTCAGATTTGAATCACCAGCGTATGATTCACTGAAGATGATCTATCAGTACGGATTGTCCAAATCTGATGATGCAAAACGTGACAAACCGATGGTTCTCATCTGTCACAACAGGATCGATGGAACGACATACAACGAACTGATTGAAATGGTGAAGGAATCTCACGATACGAAATATCCTTTCACTGTATTCACAGCTGATGTGGAACATCCAACTTGCAATGAGATCACTGTTCTCAAAGCAGTTGCTGGGTTTGATCCATCGATCGATAAGGAAGGTTTGTCCTTTGTTGACAACGTGTATGTCAAGTACAAAGGTGACAAACTTGTTCTCGACAGATTGTACGACGAACCAGTTTATGAAGACGGTGAGTATGCCATGGAACATCCTTACATCAAGGATCCCAACTATGACTACTACACACATCTTCTGGAGATCTTTGATGAACTTCAATCTGGTTATGATCGGTTGAAGATGTCTCCAAAAGAGAAGAAAGATCAAGCGAACTATCGAAGACTGTACAACAAACTTCGTTATACGAAGCAGAAGTATCTTGTCATTGGTGGTTCTTCGTATGACAACCTCGCCATGTTTGACGTCGTTGATGATGTCATTACAGCATGCAGTATCGCATTACAAGAGGGAGTTGTTCCTGCTTGTAATCGTATGATCTTCTTTGCTGTGGACAACATGCGAGAATCTTTCTCTGAAGGATTGAGTGAACGAAGATATCATATCTTCAATTCCATTGCCACTTCTGTGCAGAAAGCCATTATTGAAATGGCGAAAACATCCATTTCCTATGCACCGAAAGGTATATGTAAGATGGATAATCAAGACGGGTTGACTGAACACTACTGGATCACGCACTGCGTTGACATCATTGATTTCGATGGAAAAGCAGTTGCGTTGAACGAGATGTTCAAGGGGGACGATAATATGTGTAAACTTATCGTACAACCCGCCAATGCAGATGTGGCTTTGATGAAGCGGTTCGGTGAACTTGCTCTCAAGTTTGTTCTTGCTGAACGTATTATCATGCGTGGTGGTGCATATCTTGGAGGAGCGAAGAAATGAGTACAAGTATCAATGGACTTTCCATTGTCAATGGCATGGAAGTGAAATTCTCTACATACAACAGGGTTGATGTGCAGACTTATCGTGGTACTGTGGTCGGACTTGTTGGGTTTGATGTGGCGAGAGTTCATGATGATATCATTGCCATTCACAACAACATGGAATCTGAAATTGCGAAGTTGCAGATTGTCGCACAGCAATTCATTCTGCTCAAAACAGCAGATGGTGCGATCAGACCATTTGCAACCTGTTGGATCAAAGCATCATCATTCGAACGCACTGACAATACTGCAGATTGCAGAATGGTCATCTACGGTGTGACTGAATATGAAGCTGCTAAGATCATGACATACATTCGTGATCTCGGATTCGAATGTGAGAAGATCTGAAACAATAGAACATCTACCCTCCGGATTCCTCCGGAGGGTAGATGCTTATTTGTTTGTTTTGATTACTGGACTTTCATGACGCCCAGTTTGAAGACATTGGGACTCATCTTCATGATGTCGTTAAACGAACGCTGCATGACGATGCCTGGGTCCGCACCTTCCGGAGTTGCATGTGATGCTGTGCTCTTTGATCCTTCGACTTTCGGATCATAATCGATGTTGACATCGACAGTGCGTGCAGCAGTATCGATCCAGATCCACATGATGTTCCACTTGCGTCCAAGGTAATACAGACGGATTTCCTGGACGTAGCGGAGAATCATGAAGTATGCTTTGTCGTCGATCGCGTTGCGGACATACGTGTACTTTTCACCATCTTCGGAGGTGTAGAACGGCGTTGCCGCTGCCCATGCAACAGGGCACTCGATGTAGATCAGACCTTTGGTGAAACCAAGTCTCTTGAGCATACTGAATGCCCATGAGGTGACAGGTTCAATATTCGGTTCTTTCGGAGCATTGTTGTTTCCGAATAACCATCCTTCCTGTGAAGGATCGATTTTCTTTTTGAACTTCATGGTTTACCTCACTTGAACTGAGAAAGCCACTGTGCGACTTCCTGCAGGCGTTGGTTGTAGACATTGCAGAAATTCGAAACGATCGAAACCTGCGTGATCAGGATATTGACGATATTCAGAATCGACTGACAACGTGTTGCCCTTTCGGAAGACACGGTCATCTGATTCATATCTTTCTTCTTCTTGGCGGCATTGTACTCAGCCTTTGCAGTGCGAAGAAGAGTATCAACTGCAGTCTCGAGAGACGAGATGATGTTCTGTCCAGCTGTGATGCTGGTCATGACACCAGCAATGTTGGCGTCAACGCCGCTCTGCGAGAGATTCAGCCAATCACGAAGTTCAAGACGTTCGAGTTGGAATTCACCGAACTGGATCTTTCCTGTTTCGTGATCGATGGTGCATCCATGGTTCGCATTGAGGAACGTTCCTGTGATCACCTGTGCAACTGCATCGGTGACTTGGATTCGACCCATGAGGATGTCCTGCTGAATGACACCATTGCTGAGCTTCACAGCAATCGCACTGATGACATCAACGCGCTGTTTGAGATGATCCCAGCGAGGAACTTCAGATGCGAATTTGTGTTCAGGAACTTTGAGAATGGCATCTTCGAAGTTGTTGGCGAACTTCATGATCATGCTGCTCGATGCACGTGCCTTGTCGATGTCCTCTTTCTTGATGAATCCGACTTTCTTGAGGAAAGCGAACAGTCTCGTGAGAGCATTGACGATGAATTCCCAGATCTTGAGAGCCCACTCTTGCAGAGTGTCAATCAGTCCCTGCATGCACACATCTTTCTTGTGCGCAACTGTTCCGATCAGATCGGAAGGAGTGATACCGATGAACTCCATGAAGTTGCCATCGGAGTTGACGATGTCAAGCCAGGTGTCGCTGTAACCAGCGGCTTCGAGTGATGCGATACACTGATCGCAATCCTTGATAACGGACAGCGCCATTTCAACCTTGTCAAGACAAGGACGCATGATCTCACTGTACGACCCGATACCAAGTGCGATGTTCTGAATGTCAGATGCTGCATCAACTGCAGATTTGACAGGTTCAGATTTCTTCGCGTAGTTCGATGTCAGTTGCATTGTGATTTATCCTTTTGCCAATTGTTGGAATTTTTCGCCATAGAAGCTGATGAGATTGTTCGACAGATTGTCAAGTTGATTGATCAGCTCTTCGATTTCCGGAACAACACGTCCGTGGACAATAATGTCGATCCAAGATGTAATACTCAGATATTTGAGAATGATCTTGTATCTGGCATATTGTTTCGCACGGTATCCACTTCGTTCATCATAGTTCTCGATGGACTTGATGATCTGTTCGATGTCATTGATGTACTTGTGGATGAATTCAGGATTCGCGTTGTTTGCTTTCAGTCCTTGGATGCTGACTTTCATGATCTCTTTGAATCTATCCGCACCATTCGGGTACAGACTGTATGATTTGCTTTTTGCCAAATATGGCATATAAGAGATGATGTGAAGTTTCTCAAATAAGGACATTTGAGTCCGGAATTTCCCTGCCTTTATCATACTCATCAGGGCTTCTTTTGAGTACCCAAAGTAGGTGTACATGCGATGCATTTTCTCAAGTCCGGAGACAAGTTCTTTACCGTATCCATGACGTGTGGCATATGCATCAGCTTCACGTTCCATGAATGTCATGTCACGTTCTGAAGAAAGAACATCACTGTACTTGGTATACTGCGCATCGCTCATGTATTTGTTGTAGTAAGGATTGTTGAAGAAGTTCTTCGTTCCCTGCCACATACCACGACAGATGTCTTTTGCCATTCCGAACATTGGACTGACGAATGTGTTGATTCTCTCAGGATCAGCATTGCTGAAATTGGCACATTCCTTCTCGAAGTTCAACGCTGCTGTTTTGAGTTGCTTCGCATCAGATGCACCCATCTTGATTGCTTCATCAGCAATAGCTTCAACAAACTTCATCTTCTCAACAGTTGACGCTTGCTTGTTGAAAGAGTCGAGAAGATTGTCATATTCTGCAACATGACAGAATGTGTCTGCCGCATACTCCAGGAGAGAAAGAGTATGTCCTATCTCGTGTAGCATAATGCCTGAGATTTCGCGAGCTGTAAAATTCTCAACAGGTGTTCCAGCTGGGAAGTTGTCAGTGATGCAGAAAGCCATCTCAAAGTCAAAGAACATTTGACAATGAACCAACTCTTTGAGTTTGTTCCTGACACTTGTCTTGATACCACCAGTTTTCGGATCAAATGCTTTCACGATGGCGATGAGTTCATCTGCCGTGACAGGAAGTTTGTTTGGAAAACTTCCTCTCGTTCCTGCAGATTTCACATATTCGATGAATGTTGCTCCCCAGTTTCCAATAAACATGCAAGTAGCGAAATCCGTATCGAAGTTCTGCATGAACTCCATCTCATCAACCCAGAAGCCAGCATACTTCCAGACTACATCGAAGAACTTCTTCACAGATTTTGTTCTGAAGTAATCGTGTAGTTTGTTTCTGCGATCTGTGGGAGTAAGATCTTTCAACTTGGTATCACGGTAATCAATCACATCTTGCCAAATGGCATCCAGTTGTTCACCCAACTTGGTGTTGATCTGGAAATCCATGGCTTCCATTGCTTTTGAAAACATGATATCTCCCTAAGTTATAATGAGTAATTTCCTCTATAAAATTACGCATAATATGGCTCAACGCCTGGCTTAGACAAAAAATAAAAGATATTAAAATGCAACCCATCCGGACTGTGATGTCCGGATGGGTTGTTTCAGATTGGCGGAACGTGGAATCATTCTGCTCTCGGTGAGCATTACTTTGTTTTGGTTGATTTTTTTTGAAAAACTTATTTGCCGATCCCGCCACCAAATCCGATGAGAATTGCTACAACGTTCATAGCACCTCCTTATCGGTTTGGTTCTACATTTGTAATATATTTCCAAATCGATATGGAGTTCATGACGTCATTTCTTATTCTTCTGGATCGCTCTCATGAGATCAATCAGTTCTGAGAAGTATTTGTCCATCCACGCAATGCGTGTTGCAACAATCACAAGACCTGATTTGGTGAACTCATAGATCTGATTCTGTGAACTCATCTGTTCCTGAAGTTCAGTCACAACTGCAGAACTTGCATTGTTACTGATGTTCTTCTCGATCTTGCTTTTCAGCTCTTTCGATTTGTCAAGAACATATTTGTTCAGCTGTTTCAGAGTGGTGGAATCGTGAGTCGTTGTTAACAGCTCACCAACTGTCGTGTACATCTTGTCGTAATCCCACCCAAGTGCTTTAAGCACTCCAGTTGCTTCCAACGTGGTGAGATCAACAATGTTGACGAGTTGAAGGGTATTCTCAATCCTGCAACCAAGTTCAACTTCGCAGTTTGCGAAGAGTTTGTTCGCATGACTGAATTCAACAACTCGTGTACTCGACTGAAGAATCAAAACAAGTTTCTTCACTTGTTCGTTGAAACTGTGGAAATCGTTGTAACGAATTGTCAACATTGTGGAGTTGGCAAATTCCTCACGCATCTTTTCATCAACGAACTGAAGAATGAATGCTTGTTGTGCGACGAGTTTGCGTTGTGCTCTGAAGTAGATATCGAAGATCAATCTGAACAGATGAACGATCTGTTCAATAACCCAAGTGATTGCATTCATCAGACCTTTGAGAATGGCCTTCAGTGAATCACCAATTGGGTTCTTGATCTCGATGAGTGCTTCAGTGGAAATGATACCTGCTTTTGAGATGTCCTCCAAATAGCACTCAACAGACACCGGAAGTGTCTGTCGATCCATATCAGCAGAGCATGCATTGAACAAAGCACAGCCTCGTTCATACAATTTGATCGCACAAGAAAGCTGATCATTCGTATCCAGGAACTCCTGGTAAAGTTGTTCGACTGTCATGATCAAGCCTCCCTACAGCATCCAACTTCATTACATTCTTCACTCTTCTTCATCTTTCTCTTTTCGATGAGACGAAGATGAATGAGAAGGTAGCGAAACTCTGGTGTATCTTCCGGAACTTGTTTGTAGGATCTTGCATAATAATCTCTCCAATCATTCTTGGATTTGAGATCATCGAGATCCATTGCAACGATAGCATCCGGGCTGAACGTACTGTATTTCACAGCCCTGTTCACCAGGTACTTGTATTCCGGAGAATTACAACGTTCCGTGTGAGTCAAGTGGGAAGTCCATTTGACAATATTGCTCACATCGAATGTGTTCATTGTTGGATTGACATAAACACTCAGAAGCATGATGTTGCAAAGTGTATCGATGTTGTTGATGATCGTTTGTTCATCAGCATCCCAGAACTTGATAGATTCCAGGAATGTGTACTGAAGTTCGTAGATTTTCCAAACTTCAGACATGGGGATCGAAACACTTACACGAGGTCTGTGTCTCCAACATGCTTCAGCCTCTTCATGAGAAGAGATGAGAGAACTTGCAAGTCCTGAAATCATCTCTGCCAACATCTTGGATGTTGCAAACTGAATGGAGTTCTTTGGAATTCCTTGCAGTGCTGCAGCAAAAGAAGGAGTTGACTTACAGAATCCATCCCCGTAGTTACGGTTCTGGATTCTGATAAGACAACTTTTCCAAGCATCAAGAAGATATTTCTTGACATATGGTTCGTACAGTTTCTTGATCCTGGGAAAATCATCACATGCTTTGCAGCATTCTGCTGCTGACCTGTATTCCGCAGGACCCATGAAACTGTCTTGATAAGTGTTGACAGAGTACACGCTTAATGCACCATCATCGACGATGAATTTGCATTTACGCATGACTTCAATCAAAGCAAGATCTCTGATAATACATTCTGGATCGAACATAACAGAGATCCTCCTTGATATCAGGAATTGTAGTACTTGTCGAGCTTCTGATCAATACGCGCGATGATCGCGGTGTAGTTTTCGATGATCTTGAGCTGTTTCTTGTATTCCGGAGATTCCGGATCAACTCCATCCAGCTCAAGTTTCAGAAGCTGAACGCGTGCTTGCATGAGATCACGTTCTGATCTCAGACGACGCATTTTCTCATCCTTGATCGTGACGAACCAGTCGCCAATTTTCTTGAAGATTCCGATTCCTCGGGCACCTGCCTCGATGTCAGCATCTGTGACACCGCCAGCAACCTTGGCGAATTTGGCGTTCGACTGATTGTTGCCATTCACCAGAAGCACATCACTTCCACCGTTCTTGTAGTTGAGAACGTTGTTGATGAAGTTGCTTCCACTGCGTCCGTTGATGATGCGATTGATCATAGCAGGAACAACCTTCACTGCTTCTTCCAGATATTTCATCTGGTAGGGCAGAAGTCTCGGAAGACCTGCGACCACTTCGGACATGAACAGAGTGATGTACCAGTCGATGAACTTGCCAAACATCTCTGCATCAACGATCATTCCAATCACAGCAGCGTGGCTGACTTTGGAGTTGAAGAGATTGATGCTCTTGTTCTGGAAGATCTCGTCAACGTTCTTGGCGATCTCATCCAGGATCACAGCGAAGCTTGCGAGTGTATCCGCAAATGCACCGAGGAATCTTTCATCCATGGCTTTCTTTGCAGCATACTGCATTTCCTTGTAGATCGCATTGTAGAACGCGACGGACTTGCGCTGATCACCAGGTTTGGCTTTCAGATATTCCTTCATCTTCTTCTCGGAAGGACCGAGTTCAGTGAAGAATTTCAGATTGTTCTTGACAGCTCCGGAGACCACATCGATGTAGTCGAGGAACTGATCCTTGGTCATGCTCCCGATGGAGCCACCGCCTTTCAGCTGTTCACTGATCGCGGCATCGAGTTTATCAATAGGGTTTGCCATGATTCGATTCCTTGTTCAGTGTTGCTTAGAAGCGGGGTGCGTTGCCATTGTTCAGGAGCTGGAGCAGGGTCTTCATGTCGATACCATCCGACTTCTTGCCGGCTTTTTCGATCATGTCGACCGTGTATTCTCCGCGGGATTCGATGCCGTTGAAGTACATGTCGATCGTGTTGTACATGTTGTCGTACACACTGATGATCATGCTCATCGTATCGTTGAACAGATTCTGACGTTGGTCATAGCGTTTGATGTCGAAACCGACATCTTTGCTGACGCGGTCGAGGGTCTGTTTGCTGATAATGATCAGACTGTTCGCAGCGTTGCGTGTCTGGTTGGCGCCGGGTGAATAGTTCTTCGCGGCTTTCGCTGTGTTGGCGACTTTGCGGAGTTCCATCTCACGGAGGATGCCGTCTTTGTCAGCTTGCAGTGCTTTCTTGCGTTTTGCGACGCGGTCGCATTCGAAGATGAAATCCTTCCAGAAAGAAATCTCGCCGGCTTTATAAGCCCACCAGCGACGGGACACAGGAGGCGTGAAGTTCAGGTTGATGAAACCTTCGAGAACCGGACCAGGTGTCAGATAAGGAAGCAACTGCACATAGAAGTACAGGTGAATCTTGTCATCGTTGGACTTGCTTCCGGGAACCGTGACTTCGAGAATACGACCGCAGTACAGGTTGGCAGAAGCAGACTCCATGTCTTTCCATTCGGCTTTCCTGTCATCTTTCTTCTGACCATTGTCTTCCATGGAGACTTCGTTGATCGTGACTTTGTCTTCGCCGAATTCAGCTTTGGCGAGATCAACGATCGAGTGGAATTCTTCCGTGGAAACGACGCTCATGAGATCGCGGACAGTCTTTCCAGACTCAACGAGACCATTCATGCCGATGGCATTGAAGACATATGCACAGTAGATCTGGTTCAGCATCTTCATCAGAGGATGAATCGCAGATTCCTGAGCAAGGGTGTCTTCGATGTAGACACGACTCATGATGTTCGTCTTCTTCGTGAACTCAGTCAAAGAGTTCACTCCGCGGTCCTTGCAGCTGTTGAGAAAGGCCATGAGTTCAGCGATCGTCGCTGTTCCGCCTTTCGCCATTGCAATTGCAGTAGCAGGATCCATTTTCTTCTCCTTGAATTTTATATTGATGTGGGTGAAAATTTGTGCTATAACAAGTTAATTTTTGGTGGATTTAGCCCCGATTTAGGACGGTCGTCCATAGTATAGTTGGTGGTCCTCCCAGCTAAAACCCATTAGTGACATACGTTTTCGAGGGCCATTTAAAAGCCAATTACCTCGATTTCGAATGTCATAAATACGTGTTATACAAGGAGTAATTATGGCTAGTCAAATGTCATATACAGTCAGAGGACGAACGTTTATCGTGACTGTGAAAGATCCTGACAATGCAAAGATACAACAACTTGCAAATGACTTAAAAGCAAAGAATCCCGGATGGTCAAAATCTCTGTGTCTCTCCACCGCTAGAGCGAAAGAGCGTCAGGAACGTGGACGTGAAGCATATGAGAAAGCACTCAAAGCTGGAACTCTCTACGAGGTTCAACAGAATCCTCAACGTCAAGCACCGAATGGTGGAATGACAAAAGGTGAACCTGGTATCTCACAGAGATCAGATGATCGAATCTCTAAGCAAAAAGATGCGAACAAGAATCTGTATGATGCATTGAATGCAGAGATTGCCCATCTCAACGAAGAGCGTTCAAAGAAGGGACGAATTGATGTTGCCATTGCGAAACCGAAAGATGGTGACACTTTGCTTGAGTACTTGACGAATGTTGCTTTCCAAGCTGGAGGCAAAGGCGACTTCAATACTCAATTTGCAAACTTCTTCTCCAGACAGGATCGTTTTGGAAACAGCATGCTTCCGAGAAATTCGGAATTTGCAGGATATACATTCATCACGAGACCTCGCCTCAATTTGACATCCGCGAATCTCATTGCTGACAGAAACTTTGCAGCACTCGATACTCTCAGTCCGAACACTGTTCCATTCATGATCAGATGTCTTCTGGACACGCAGTTCTGCAAAGATCAGTACGACATTGCAGCAAGATGTCAATTGCTTGATTATTTTTCACCGTTCAACACCCTCTTATGCAATGCAATGCAATCTTGCACAGGATTTAACGATCCCATTCTTCAGACAGAAACTACAGAAGGTGGTTTCTTCTCGGAAGACCAGACCTTTGCAATTGGATATGATCGTATGGCGAAAACCTATGATATCAACATCCAGTTCAGAGATGTGCAAGGTGGACCCGTGCTTGCATTGATGGATTATTGGACGAGATATATTGCCAATTTGACAGATGGTACTTTCATTCAGTATCCAGATGCAATCGATTGCAATCGACTTGATTACACGGTCTCCATTTACAGATTTGTTCTTGACAGATCGAAGAGATTCGTAACCAAGTGGGCAAAGTGTACAGGTTGTTTCCCAAGAACAGCACCTATCGGTGTTCCGTTCAACAAGAATCAAGGAGAACACTTTGTCACAGCATCTGGTGAGTTTGCAATTCCTTTCGTATGTAACCACATTGGTTACAATGACCCAATCATCTTGAAGGAATTCAACATGTTGGTTGAAAGGTATGCTGCTCCTGTCATGACTGGCAAGATCTTCAATGCAAAAGCAGAAAACAACTTCAATGGAGTTCCCTATATCCTTGCAAATTCACCATCTGGTGTAGAACTTGCTTGGGCACAATTGAATCTGTCAGATCAGAGAATCGCAGATGTGTCCGAGTTCTACAAGTATGGTAAACTGGGTGGACTTCCGTCTGCATCTGGCAATACAAGGTACTATGGAACAACAAGTTCACCTGCCCTTCAAAGAACAAGTTCTCAAGATTAAGGAGTTGACCACACATGAGCACACGCTCTCCAAACTGGTCACTTGAGTTTGCGAACAATCCTCTCAACATTCAACAGAGAATGCTGGAGAGATTCGAAGAATACGCTGATGGTGATTTCATTGCAGACCCGAACAATGTCGTGAGTTTCGTGATGGAAATGTTCTCGGAACTCACGGCAGATGCCACCAGCGAGATGGATAAGACCATGCAAACCATCTATCCATCCAGAGCGCAGAACACAAGTGATCTTTACAAACACATGTCGGATTACGACTATGTGAATTTGTTCAGCTCTCCCGCATCAGCTATCTTGCAGATCAGTCTTGACAAGACCTATCTGATGCGGAATGCGATCAGCTTCGGTAACTACAAGAAAGTGGTTATCCCGAAGTCAACCAAAATCACGATCGGATCTCACACCTTTGGATTGTACTATCCTGTTGAAATCAGGATCAATCCTGTCAGTGAGACATTCTCCATCGTGTACGACACCACAACTTCAAATCCTCTCTATCCAATTCAGAACAATGTATTGGAGCACAGTTTCAGACAATATGAGAACTTGAAGCTTCTCTACATTCAGCTTCCTGTATGGCAATTCGAAACGAAAGTTCACACTGAAGAACTGATCTCTGGAACGGGTTTCAATAAGACTCTGTCTTACACAAACAAGTTCTATGCGATTCGTTGTTTCGCAGAGACTTATGAGAAAGATGATGGAGCTGAAGAACCAACTTGGGATATTCGTGAACTGTCACTTGCTCTGAACAATCAGACGTATGACCACACGAAACCAACTGCTGTATTCACAGTTCTTCCAGAATCTCAGACATGTAAGGTGAACATTCCTTACGTGTACTTCACTGAGAATCTGATCAGAGGTGCTCTGAAGATTGAGATCTACACGACAGAAGGTGAACTCAACTTCACCATCCCAACAAATACGACGGAGTATTGTGCACTTGGATTCTTCACGGATGATATCTCTGATGAAGAAGCTATCTATGCAGAACCACTCCGTACCATTCCTGCAATTGCTGCTGTTCCGATGAACACAGTGATCAAAGGTGGATCAAACGGAATGTCGTATTCCAAACTTCGCGATTGTGTCATCCACGATACATTCAGTGATAAACCTCTTCAAACTCCTGATGATATCGATGCCTACTGGAACAAGAAGGATTATGTCACAACTTTGTATCGTGACGGAATCACGGACCGTATCTTCCTGACTCATGCAAAATTGACAGATGCATCCGGTGCGATCATTGGTGCCGCGACCATCGGAACACAGTTCAATGTTGGGAAGCTGGAAAATTACAGTACCATACAGAAGAACAGTTCTGTTGCAGACACTTACACGATCCTTCCGAAAACCATCTATCGTTTCGATGAGGAGTCTGGGACTTGTATTCCTCTGACGACAGCAGAAATGTCAGACTTAGAGAAGATGACACCTTCTGAGAAGGTGAATGCTTATAACTCCAACAACTACACGATCTCTCCATATCACCTGCAGATCTGTGTGAAGGGAAAATATCCAACAACAATTACGTACGATCTGCGTGATCCGAAGATCTTGTCAAGGGAATTCATTGGTGAAAACCAATCCACTGCAACGCAGTTGACAGTGTACGGATCGAAGTTCTCTCACGACCTGGAGGCCAAACATTATGAACTTGACATTGCTGTCGGAAGAACAGACGATCTCAAGGATATCGAAGCAGTTGTTGAAGCCACGGATGATGACAACAAAACATATGTTGCATCTGAGAACTTCATCGTTGTGATCGAAGCTGACACCATCTACGACAAACAGACATTTGCGAAAGCAAAGTATCTCGGTCGTTCGGGTGATCTCGATCTCTTCACGCTTCAGATCGATACTCTGTATGAACTGTATCAAGTCTCGAACAAACACGGTCTTGGAATTGTCAAGACCTTCAAAGATGTTGATGGAACATTGACTCATGTGTTTGCACTTGACACGAGTTTCAGGATCCTGCTCTGTTGCAAGAAGAGCATCATCAGTGAATCGGAGTATCAGATCACCAAAGTTGACACGGAACTTCCAGTCGAATATTCCGACTACACTGTTCTCTCGGAACACAAGTTGACTGTTCGTTTTGGAGAAGTGATCAATGAGTTGGATCAGCGCATGTCCTTGTCTTACGACAAGTCGATCTATGACACATATCAGACAACCAAGTTCAATGTTCTTGAATACCCGATCTACGAACGAGATGAGAAGGGTGCAATTGTTATCGAACGAGATGAAGAAACCGGGCTTCCTGTCCTCGATTCGAATGGTCATTTGCAGCTTAAAGAATTGTATGCTGCAGGTACTATCACGATGATAACAGAAGAAGTTCCTGTAGAAGTGACGTTGAATGAAGACAACATCACATCTTATTATAACAGGACTTTTGTGTATGAGGATGCCACAGGATCACGTGTTGCTAAAATCTCTCAAGAGAATGCAGATTCTTTGAAAGGAAAGCATGGGTTCGTTAAAGCACAGAGAACTCCTAGATTCAATATCACGAGTGCATTTTCGGACACCTCTGATGATGCTGGTGTAATTGGATCGTATGAATGTCTCAACCCAACTGAACTTGGTGCTCTTTCAGGATCTCATGATGTCTGGAAGATGAACAAGACAACAGATGCGAACGTGACAGACTTGTATGATGAGTATCAAGTCAAAGCAGTTGATGCTGCATTACTTGCACTCAAACTTGCAACTGTTATCACGAACCATGCCGATCTTCCAACAACAGGATTACCAGGTACGTTCATCTTCGTCACGAATGATGGAACGGATGCCACTGTTCCTGTGTACGGATTCTTGAAATCCAGCGGAGTTGATGATAGCAGTTGTCGTGCGAGATTGTACACGTGGACTTCTACTGGTTGGACTGCGTTGCTCGGTGGTGAAAACATCACAACGATGCGCAACACCATCAAAGTACTCAATCGCGGTTATACTGCGCAAGACAACGATGGACCCGAGATTCCAACTTTCTGTGGATATGCGTATGTGCTCGAGATGTCGTACAATCATCTTGAGACCAACCACAACAGAATCTCGGAGATCGATAACATCGGTGATGTTGTCTATGTGTCTTGGTTGACAACAGGCACACTTCCTGGTATCAAGGGAGATGTTACCAAATATGTGTCATTTGCTCAGTGCAAAACTGTTGAAATTGAAAACGGTAAAGTTTCTGGGTCTGACCTGTACTGGAAGAACAACATCAACCAATGGCCTTGGGATGTGACGAATTGGTTGAGGATCAGAACTGCTGCTCTTTATAAAGCATCAGATTCCACCAATCCAATTCAAGTCAAACAACTTCTCACTGATGAAGTATTCGGTATTTCATTCGATGCTCAAGGATCGAGTAAATATTGCCAGTACATTACTGGTCAATTGAAACTTGATTCCAACGGACAACCGATCGAAACCAATACTCGTGACATCGTGTATCTGATCGATATGCTTCAGTTGGATGCAAAACTGGCAATCGCCACTACATCCAATTACAACAATTATCCTTCCAGTGTCTGCGATATCATGAGGACTTACTTCGATGACATCGGTGAAGCAAAACCGAAGTTGTTCCCGAACTCCAGGATCTTCTTCGAACCTCTCAAGTCGTTCGGATATGGAACTTTCACTGTCAATGGATCAACGGAAGATTATCCTCTGGATATTACCATGGGATTCCGTCTCCACGTCAGTAAGGTTGCTGCTGAAGATCTGACCATGCTCGATGTCTTGAAACAGCAAGTCATTGCAATTATCGATGCAAAACTTTCACAAGGAATTGTGAACTGCGCTGACATTGCAAACGAGATCACATCAACAATAAGTGATTCTGTTTTGCATGTTGACGTGCTCGGTATCAATGGAGATCAAAATCTTCAGACAATGACATGCACTGACACCAATGTTCGTCCACATCTCAAACACATTCTCAAGTTGCTTGATGATGGGACAACGATTGACGTTGAACGTGGTCTCGATCTTGAGATCGTTGTTTCTGATTAACACCACACAACCTACAAGAGGTGCATTGAGCACCTCTTGTAGGTTTTTAATAATAATTGATATTATTTGTATTGATAACTTAGGAGGATACTAGATTGACAAAAAAGAATTTATCACCGGTTCAGTGCGAACGACAACTTGAACAATGTGATCCGTTGAGGATGCGATATCAAGAACATCTATCTCGTAGAGAGAAGGCATCAGCTATGCGTCATTATGCACGCAACAATGCAGCAATGCCAAAGGCAACTCTCGTCAAGATCATTCTTCAGAAGTTCGATGTTTCGAAAGAAGAGCTTGCTCGATTACTCGAACTGCAAGTGAGCGATATCTCATTGATCCTTGAAGGAAAATGGTATCCGTATATGAATAATGCATGGATACGCATCATGAATGAACCGGATGATTTTTCACGTACAAAATTGTCAGCAGATGACAGACTCTCACCAGATGAAAAGTGGGAACTTCTTTTGAAAAGAACAAAGAATTCTTAACATAAACGAGGACCAAATGCACGAAGGTTTAGCTATTATAGGATTCACTGGAAAGGCTAAGAGTGGTAAAGATACCGCTGCTGAAGTCTTCAGAGAATTGGCTGGACACGATAACTGTGAAATTATGTCGTTTGCACAGCCACTGAAAGAGATTGCAATGATCTTTGGTTTCACCAGAGAACAGTGCTACAATCAAGAACTGAAAGAAGTTGTGGATGAATTTTGGGGAATTACTCCTCGTAAGTTCCTTCAGCTTACTGGAACTGAAATGTTCAGAAATCATTTTCGTGAGGATTGCTGGACTAAGTTGTTCACACGTCGTATCATCGATCTTCAAAAAAAGATGACTGGACCAAAGTTTGTCCTCGTTACGGATGTGAGATTTCCGAACGAAGTTGATTGTATCAGACAACTTGGTGGATTCATCTTCAAGATCCAACGTCCAAGTTTGTCCACTTCATCAAACATGTACAAACATCCAAGTGAAATCTACATCGATGAACTGCAAGCAGATCTTATCATCACGAATGATTGCAAAAATCTCGATGATTATAAGTTACGCTGCAAAAACATTTTCATGGAATGGATTGATTGAAATTGTTTACATAACCAAGAACCAGTAAACACTGGTTCTTGGTTCTTATTTCATTTAGTAAAGAAACCAAATATCTCGTACAAACCATCGTATAGATATTCCCAATATAACTCTCATTAACAATTAACAAGGAGAAACTCTCATGGGAGCTATCACCAAAAGACAGGTGGCTGCGCTGACAATCGGTTATGCCATCGTTCGTGGGGTGGTGGAAAAGGTGAAACCTGAATCACCCGCAGAGGAAGCGAACATTGACAATGTTGCTTTCAATCAACTCATGTCGACAGTCAAGTGTTGCTGCGACAAAATCAAGGGAGGAAATTGATCATGGCTGACCTTATCAATTTCAAACAGGCTCTGATGGCTGAAGCTGAGAAGACTCAGGAGCTGCCTCCCGTTGTCATGTCCGAATCCACTGATCTCGGACAGATGGTCTCTCGTATCACTGGTGTCGACAATCGTGGCGAAGGCGAAAGCGCTGCCGCTCTTGTCGGTCGTTATGTCGACGAGTTCACTCGCGCTCTGAATGAAGAGGCGAATGCTGATGTTCTCAAGATCTATCAGGAAGTCGTTGATGTGATTTCTGACAAGATCCTCCACGTGTTCGGCGAAATCTCAGCCGCCAAGACACACGCCGAAGAAAAAGCCGGCGAAATGGAGAAGATCAAGAACGATATTCTCGCTCGCGATCCTTACGTTGCCGCACACATCAAGGCACCGGAACTCAACATCGATTTCCCGATGTTTGACTGGAGTGCGATCAGCGTGGTCGGGTCTAAGGCTTACATCATCGGTCGCGTGAATGGATCCGTGACTGTTGATGAACAGGAAGTTCCGGAATCCTTCTCGATGCATCACTTCAATCTCGCTGTTGAAGAGATGAAGAAAATGGAAGGAATCAAGGATGTGGAATTCACGCCTGAAACTTCCGGAGTCATCATCGACACGATCGCCGAAAACTGCACGATGCCGAAAGAAGACATCATTGTCGGCTTCCAGTATCTGAAGACAGCTACGGCTTTCAATCAGGTGATCAATCTGCTCGCTGAGAAAGATCTCGATCCTTCCAAGATCTTCAGCAACATCCTGTATTTCTCAGGAACGATCGAGAAAGTGTCCTGTGTCATCACAGCGATCACTTCCGATATCGTCGATCTTGGCGCCGCCAATCGAAAACTGATCGATGACAACATCAGCGTTGCTCGCGTCTATCTCGAACTGATGGCGTACTACATCGCCATGCATCGTGAGACGTCTTATGCAGACGCACTGCTTCTTCCGAACGGTGCTCTGAACAAAGACACCTATGATGCATTCGTCGCAGAAGGTGGTAAGAACATCATGATCGCGCATTACATCCGCGCCATGTTCAAAGATGATCTGTCCGCCATCCCTGTCCGTGGCGTTCCTGCTTCCAGCATCATCAAGAGTGCAACTGCTCTTGAAGAGCGTGTGAAGAGAGATATTGCGAACGTCGAACAGCGCATCCAGATCGCAACCAACCAGGCCCGCATCGCGGCATTCAAACACATTGCTGGTCAGTATATCAACAGTGCTATTGCACAGCTGATTCCCGATGCAGATGATGTGCAGAAGGCTGCCGCCGCAAACAAGGTCTTCGTTGCAGTTGCACCTGCAATCGTTCACGCGATCAACATGTACGACATCTCGTTCATGGATGCAGCACTTTCACTCATCATGGAAGTCAGCTATCCGAACACCTTTGTGTTCGCCATGTTCAAGAAACTCGGCGCCGCCTATGTCAACCGCGTTGACCTTGGTGGAAATGTTGATCAAGCGGCGATCGACATCGCAGAAACAGGCGTCATTGCTGACATCGTCAGCGAGTTCGTTGTGAAGAAACTGTACTGCTATGAGGAGTGCAAAGACATGACTCCGAAAGCACCGGTTGTCCCACAGCAACCCGCTCCTGCTCCAGCACCTGCAGAAGGTGAGCCATCCGAACAACCGGATGCTGATCCGAATGCAGCACCTGCTCAGGAAAACTGACACAAAAAAAGAATAAGCATCTAAGGTGTGGATTACTCCACACCTTAGATGTTCTTTTGTTCAGTTTCTGATTTGTGCTTGCAATTGAACAGGCAGATCATCAGAGTAATACCAAACAGTGTTGTGCTTGTCATCCTTGAAGATCTGATCTTCGCTGATAGCGAGATTGGTATGCTTCACCATCGAGTAGATCTCATCAAGAGACCTGTTCCCATCGATAGGTGATACACCAACTCTCCAATGACCGTGATTCGTCATGACAAATCCAACCAATACTTCAGAGCATGCTCCGGTGATCGGATGGATCGCATCGAAACAGTAAGGAAGAGCTGATTTGATGACGGGAATGTACGGATGATTGATCGCGATGCATTTGACAGGAACACTCTCTCCCCAAACAGAGAGGAATGCTTGTGCACGCAGTGCAATCGAATCTGTCTTTGACGCGCACTGATTGATCGTGAAGTTCGAATCTCTCATGGATTCGTAGGTCTCATATCCTTTGATAACATCCTCAAGTTTTGTCTTGATTTCCTGTTTCTCCGGATAATGAACAGGCCATTCAGGTGCATTGAATCCAGCGGCTTTTGGATGACCACCGCCACTGAACTTCTGAGCGATGTCGATGACCTCTTTGATATCATCTGGTGAATACACCGAACAACGAAATCTTCCGAAATCACCGAACCAGTTGATCAGCATGAGTGCATCGATTCCTGTCTTGTCAACAGAATCAAAGAACATACTGTTCGCTTGCTTATTGTTCGCGACGATAATCTGTCGTCCATCCAATTCCGTTCTGTAACACAGTTCATCAGCCATGGTTTTATTCCTGAGTTTGATATACTCAGAAATAGGTTTACCGTGATCGATGATCTGATCCAGTTTGAATTTCTCATTGTTGAGAAGATCTGCCCACATTCCAGCAGATTTGGTTCCAGGACGAACATCGAAGAGATCCATACCGTAGATGAACGGACCAGTGTTCTCGTATTTCCATTTCCATAGGTCGAAGTCACCGATGAGTTTGATGCACTCTGGCATTGGTTCTTCTGGGAAGAAGAATGTCCATGCCAATTCCGCACCACTCATGTCATCTCTGCGAACACCATCGATGGTGTTGAGACCAGCAGATTCGAGTTTGTCGTAGTTGTTCTTGTGATGATCGATCCAGATGATCTTGTTTCCTCTGGACTGAAGATTGCGGAATTCCTCATATGTCAATGAGAAATCCGTAACAACCACAGTTGCTCCAGGTTGGATCTTCCAGAATGGAATGGGTTTTCCATAGTTGGTTACGATACATTCCGCATTCGGGAATCGTCTTTTGACTATGGCACCAGCGCCATATCCATCGATATCACAGTGCGTGATACAGGTTACTGGGATCATAATGAGACTCCTTTCATTTGTTGAAGATTAACTCATACCATTTATGTAATATATACTTTAAAACATGCTGGCAAAATCAACGATTTAGCACAAGCCAACGCCATTTTATACATATTTTGAAAAAGGAAAACATTATCTTTTCCAAGAACAATTAAGGCAATTGTTTTAACTAACAGGAGAAACAATCATGGCTGGAACCCTGATTTACGATGCGTCAGCTGGTAGGTACCAGTACGTCATCGGAGGAAGCAGTTCCCAAGCGAAGTCCGTCAAAAAGGTTGTGACTATCGCTGAGCGTGATGCGCTCAAAGACAAGACAACTGATGTGATGGTGATGGAAGCGTACCGTGATGATCCAACTGTCGAAACAGGGTGGGCTATTTACACGTACGTTGAATCGTCCGGTACATGGGTGAAGATAGGTGAACAGGAGTCGATGGACATCACTGTGTCACTTACCGGACTTGGCTTCACAAAAACTGCTCAAGAGTACAATGCTGCAGTCGACAACAGTCACTCCCATGTGACCGTTGGCAACGTGAAGAACACTTCTGTTCTTTATGCGGCTTATGAAGGAAACGTGGACTTCACCGCATTCACGCAGGTGTCGCTCCCTACATTCGATGAAGTGAGTGAGTTCCGTGCACTGTATCAGAAAGCAGTGTACATCGGTGATGGTGAACCCTACTACATCGAGTCGTCTTCATTCACGAACAACTCCAATAAGTTTACTGGTATTTCCATCTCTGTAAATGACAGTATCATTGATGAAAACACAAGACTTACGAACGTGACACAGATTACTGGTTCTATCGATACTCTTGCAGTGATCGATTCCGGCAAACTGTATGTCGTTGCCATCCCCAATAGAGGTGGATCTTCGGTGATGTATCCGAAGAAGACAACTGATGCCACGTTCCAGGCAGGAAAACTGTACTACACACGTACTTCATTCAATGGAACCACTTCGTATATCTATACGAGGGCTTATGTCACCGCAGGTGAAACCAGAACTGGTGATTACTATGAAGGTGGTATCGCCAAGTGCGGCACTCTGCTCGGGGACAATCAGTACAGTATTCCTGGTACTGCCTACACTCAGGTTGGAACGGATTCCAACTGGGAACAGATTGGTGCACTGCATCTCGCGTGGGCTGCCATCAAAGGTGACGGAAACAACGGACACGTTCTCTACATGGCTGGTATTAACGTCAGCTATCAGCTCGGTACTGCTGCGTATCCGAACACAACTGATCTTGTTCAAACAGCAAAGATCGACAATGAACTTTCTGGTTTCTCCACTGCATATTTCGAGAAAGTTCCGTACTATCTGAACGAGTTCAAACCGATCACAGTTGTTGAAAACAACACACGTGTTATTCCTACTGACTGGTTGGATTTCTCGCTTGGTGGTTATTACACCATGGCACGTCGTGGTAACGGTACTACAGTGACTTACAATGGAGTCACCTTCAAGAAGGGTACTCTGTGGCTCTGGGGTCAGAACCATGATGGTTGCTTGGGTGACGGTTACCACACCATGCATGATATGACATCGAGTGACATTCAGAATTTCAAGGATCCTGATGGAAACAACTATCCGTCTGAAATCACTCCTTGCGAAGTCGGTCGTGCAGAACCCAAACCTTTGGCTTGCATTGTCGACAACAGTGAAGTTGTTTATGACGACTGGGTGGATTATTCTGCTGGTTGGTACCATGCAGTTGCACTCCGTTATGTCAACAAAGGCAACGGTGTTTATGAATCCGAAGTTTACCTTTGGGGTTCGAATGAATACGGATGCCTCGGCAACGGTAACTATCTGAACTATCGTCTGCAGGAAGATGGCACGTATGAAGTATCGGAAGACGGTATCGAATATGTTGACAGACCTCGTCTGCTCACGACTGCTGAATTCCCATACAAGGATGTTGTTGCAGTTCGTGCCAACCATTACGCGGTGATTTTGGTTCGTGCCAATGGTGAAGCTTACTATGCTGGTTGCAACAAACGCAATCAGTTGGGTATCACTGCAGCAGGTGGAGATGCCGTCAATCTGGCAACCTTCACCAAGATGTCTTCCTTCTTCAAGGATGCATATTGGGATGCTGAGACTTACGGTGGATTCGTCCTCCGTGATGTTCCGTATCTCACGAATGCCGCAGATCCGATCTACAAGAACATCTTCACCGGTGACATGTCTCTGAACAAGATCGCAAATGCTGTGACCAACAGTCATACGCACGTTGCGTCAACAGATGACATTGATGCTGTTGTGCTGTCCGCAAAACAGTTCCTCAATAACTACGAAGCAGTTCTTTCGAATTTGCACTCGAATCCGGCAACTGGTTGGCACACCAACATGTCCGTGCTGAACAAGCTGAGTGCCTCTGGCAATACTCTGCTGTTCAATGGCAACCCGATCGAAGGAAGTGGCGGTGGATCTGGAACTGGTGTCGTCGTGGATGCTTCGAACGAACGTCTTGATGACACTGTTGATATCACCGGATTCAACAACATCGCTGGTGGTATGCCTCTGGAAGTCATCAGTTACAATGCCACGATGTCTCCTGTTGGATACATTCTGCGCGTTGCACCATCCGGTGGTCAGTACCATCGCACATCCCGTTGGGAATCCGTCGGAACTCTCAATGCTGCGGGCACTTACACCGAACTGCTGACAGTTGAAGCACAGTCGAAGGGACTTATCGCTGTCATGTCGGGCAGTCCCACGATCAACAAGATCGTGAACAGCACAGGTGACATCAAGTCACTGCTTACCACCATCAGAGATGCATCCTCGAATCCGCAAACTCTTACTCTCTACTACATTGCTTTCAATGATCAGGGAGAGATGATCAGGAGTTCTCAAGCGTATACGACTATCCAGCAGAACAATCTGAAGGGCGGTACGATCAGCAGTCTGGTCTACAAGTCCGCGGATGATGGAGAGTATCTCCCGATTGACGACATGCAGAGTTCCGGACTCAACGAGAACTACGATGAAACAGAGCAGTGGATTGACCTCTATGACAGCAATCATGTTCTGAAGTTTGATGGAGCGGATGCGGAAGCTGCTGCAACAGCAGGAACTCCGTATTACTTCAACAACGGAACTCAGAACACAACGGAAGTCAAATCGTCCGCTGAGATCTGCATTCCGAAGGGTCATGAAGGCACGACTCCGATCTATCACTCTGTGGTGGATTCCAACGGAGATGTTGTCATCAGTGCGGCAACTATCGCGGAAGGTCTGTACAAGAAGGAAGGTTCTTCCTACAACAGCATCACAGAACGCGATATTCCTGAAACGTTCAATGAGTCTCTGTTCACATCCGGTGAGATCTACATTCATCCATCGAAGTCGGATTTCACCGCACTTGCGAATCAGAAGTACGCATACAATCCAGTTCGCAACACGTACCAGTACAAGTACAAGGTCACAACGGATGCGACATTCCAGGCCAACAAGAACTACTATCAGCTGAATTCCACGCTGAATGTGTACACGAAGGCCACTGTGACTCCAGGAAACACAAGGTCCGGTACGTACTACGAAGAAGACGGCATTGAGTCCGTCATTCTTCTGCTGACAGGTCCTGTCGGATCGGATGCCAATTCTTCAACATCTGAGAATTTCGCTCCTGGTTCTGTCGAAGATCCCATGATGGCGGTCATTCCTTCTGATTATCGCGGATATTCTGCGAGCGTCAGTGGTGAATATAACTCCGCAATCGGATTCAACTCAACAGTCGCTGGTAACTCCAACGATGTGTTCGGTCACTTCTCGCAGACAACTGGTCTCGCCAACATCATCGTTGGTATGAGCTCTGTTGCGTATGGTGATAGCAACACAGTTGCGGCAGATGAATCCTTCGCCATGGGAAGCGGTAACGTCGTCGGTGGTGATCGTAACTATGTGTTTGGTTCAGCGAACCACACCTATGGTTACTACGGATTCGTCTACGGTACTCGCAACTTCACCTATGGTGTTGATGCGTTTGTCGTGGGTAACTCCAACCACACCATGGGATCCAGGTCCTATGTGATCGGTCAGCAAGTGAAGGTCATGAAAGGTGCGAACGATTCAATGGTCGTCGGCTATGGCATTGATGTCTATGCTGAGAAAGCCATTGTGTTCGGACGCAATGCGAGTGTTCCGAAGTTTGTCGGCAACTATGTTGACGAAAACTCCGATACCATCAAGTCGATGTCTCTTGCCTCCTATGTGGCAAGTTACGACCAAATCTTCATCAGCAACAAGGAAGGTCTCTTCATTGGTGATGGTCTGAAGAATGGTCAGAATCTGACAACGATCTTCCCTGCATCTCTGACGAAATACAGATGCCGTCCGAATCCGGAATACTTCGATGCATCGACAAGTGCGAGAACATCAAAAGATCCGTATCTGTATGAACCTTATCTGCAGTGGAACTTCGTCGGCGCCATGCACATGTATTTCTCAGATCCCACACAGGTTGGCAACACAACTAACTACACGTATTCACAGCGTGATGGTGGTCGTGTCAAGACCTTTGATAAGGGTCTGGAGATCGGCAGTCCTTCAAGTGAGTCGACAGTTCTTCTTGACTTCGACAAAGCCACTCGTTGGAAACTTGGAGAGATTGGCGCTGCAAGCGACAGCGGACTTATCAAAGTGGAAGCACACAACTTTGTTGATGGTGCTGAAGCTTACATCGTTCTCTATGCGAAGGCAAATGTGTCTTGGTCTCTGCTTACCGGGACAACCAGTACGGCATATGGAACGAACAAATTCGCTGCTGTCAAATGGGTCAACGAAACTCAAGTCATTGATGGAGTTGAAGTGGTTACTCCTGTCAACGGACAGGGCATGACCAGCGGATACGCTCTCTTGAAACTCATGGTTGTCAAGTCCGGTGTTTCCAATGGTGTTGATCAGCTTGATCTCATCATCGAAACCGTGGTTAACACCTTGAGCTGACCACATCAGTATCAACTAAGAGAGTGATGCGTGAGCAACACTCCACATCACTCTCTTGTAACTCATTGAACTTATAAGGGTGACTATCATGTCAGAATTCGTGTTTGTAAGAAACGGTGAAGAGATTCCCTACTCCACCCAGTCAGTGACTGTGAAAGAACAGGTGACTGTTGATGTGCAGAAAGCACTGTGGAGCGGAGCTCAGCGCCTGTCTGTTGAAGCTCTCAATGCTCTCGGCATTGATCTGAAATTCAAGCCGACACAGACAGAAGCAAGAATCATGTTCGAGAAAGTCTCGTTCATGTACGGTGCGATTCCTGAATTCGCAACTCGTGTTCAGGAAATGAAGGACATGTACGATTTCCTTGAAATCGCATACGACGCCAAGACGGAAGATGTCGAAGCAGCTCTCAAGGCGAAATTCGAGAACGCGGACGATCGTGCAGAATACTATGCCCAGTTCCAGGGCGCTCTGCAGAATGTCAAGATCAACTACCAGGCGGGCAATCGTGCTATGTATGAGTACGATAATGAAATCATCGGCGAAGGCGAAGCATTCGACCCAGTTGATGACTTCATCGTCTGGATGCATCTTCCCATTCTCATCAAGTGGCTTCCTGGCACTTATGAGGAGAACGAGATTCCGGAGAAACGTCAGGAAGAAATCGTGACATCTTCGGAACGCGAATCCGTTCTTCGCGGCCAGATGGCGAACGACTGATTCTCTATCACAACAACTTAGATCTGATAGGGAGTCTTCATTGACTCCCTATCAGATTCTTTATTTGGAGTTCCATCATGGACAGTGAAGAAAAAGATATTGAACCGAAGATCAATGAAGAAACACACAATGATGAGTTTCTTCCACCGAGTGATGGTGACGAATATTACGGTGAACCAGTCACTCTGAAAGAGAAGATCATCGGTCTCTTGAAAAGTGCTCTCAATTATACAGCATTGGGTTCTCTGTTACCAGGAGCAACAAGAGAGTTCAACGAATTCGAATACAAACTCATTCGACATCTCTTCAAGTGCTTTTCGGATTACGAACAAAACATCTCATCATGGTTGTTCGAATATATCGATGTGAATGATGTCAAGTTCGTTTGGAATATGAATTTGCATACGTCTGGAATCATGGGATCATTCAACCCCCTGCATCCAAAGCAAATTCAAGTGAGTGACATTGCTCATTTCACAACAAGAATTCTACACAATAAGGGATTCGAAGAAGATGATCCAGATGGAATCATTGGTTATTCACCAATGGCAAACGAATTCAAACCAAGATGGAATGATGTGAACACTGCAGTGTGTGGAATCATGATCAATAACTTTGCAACAATTGTTCATGAAATGACTCACATGTTCCAGTTTGGCATTGCTTGCAAAGTGAAAGAAAATGCTTCATTCTGGGAGATCTTCCGACTGAAAGTTGTGCTTCCTGTTGGATATGTCTTCAACAGATTGTACACAGCATTTGTTGACAATCCTCTTGTTGACGCGATTGTCATAAAAGTTCATGAATTTCTTCATCCGAACGAGTTGGAGTACAATACAGACGATGCACATCTTCCATTCTTCTACAAGTTCACACTCGAGTATGATGTCGATGAGACAATCGAAAAGAGTGTGAAATTGAAGGAGTTTGTTGAGAAACTCGATCGTGCACTTACCTCCGTGTGTTTCAAATACAGACAAGATCCAACGGATCCTGAGAACGCACATGTCCACATTGGCTGCACACCAGAAGAACTTGCGGAGATGAAAAAATCACACGAATTGACAGTCCAGATGGCTATGGAAGAAAACGGTCCCAAGATCTGGAAATATGCTGAAGAATTGTATCAGATGCATGTTGAAGAACGTGATCGTATCCTTGCCAAACATGGATACAAAAAAGAAAAATAAGTCATCTATCATCTCTGGTGCGGAGAACATCCGCACCAGAGTGATGATGATTTTCAATTCAGACCCATTTCTAAATATGAAGAACGAATCTCTTTCATTACTCTCAATCTCTCTTGGAGAATCGCGGTACGTTCCTCATCGAATAGGACGCTTACAAGAATCTCCGAAGAAAGTTTTTCGATTGTTGATTGTAACAATTCTTCGAGAACGTACCCGTCTCGTTCGAACGATTTGAGAATTGAGCGGATCCGACGAGAAAGATGTTTCTGTTTTGGGGCGGGTGTGGACATTGTGTACCTCCATTGTGTTATTTTTTACGTGACTTGATCATCTAATACAAGAGATGATTGCCTACAAGTCACACGACTTCACGTGAGTAATATATAGACATTTTCTTATAAACTACACCCAACAACAAGGAGTTCAACATGGAACAAATCATCAAGAAGGAGTTCGAGTCGTATCCAGATCGCGACGCACTCCCGATCAAACTCGTCGATCGCACGGTCGGTGTTGTCGACATTCATGAACCCGATAAGAAGATCGAGAGATTCGCTCGCATCTGTTATCGGTCTGAAGACAAGATCAGTGAGAATTCTTCCGAAAAACTGATCAAGTTCTGCATCGCACATGATCACGGGAGCATTCTCGAACACTACTACATCTCTGTCTTCTTTCCGCGAGAAGGACATTACAAAGATGTCCTCGGTGATGATCGCATGACTCCTGGTTACATCTGGGATGCTTGTGATTCCACCGCGAAACGCAAGTTCACGGCTCTCTACTGGGATCGTTATCTCAAAGTGAACAAGGACATTCCTGACGGACAGCCTCTCATTTGGAGATGCACCAGTGGAACAGTCCGTGTCTGGAGAGACATTGTGAAATCCGGTATTGAAGCATCTATCAAACAGGACATTCGTCCCGCAGTCGTGTTCCATCTGGCTCTGCTGAAAGAACTTTATAAGTTCGCCCCGATCTTCTTCCAGGATATCGTGGATTGGGTCGATGGAATCGTCTCGTTCAGTGCAACGCAGTCCAAGAGTATCAGTTATCTCACGGAAGGCGTAGATCCCTCTGAAATCAAATTCAAATCCATTCCGGATGAGAAGCTGAATATCGGCATCGTTGTCGGAGAATCCATCGGTGCGTACGTCTCATTCATCTGCACCACGGAACGTGCGACTTCGCATCAGTTGGTCCGTCATCGCGTCGAGTGCTCCTACTCTCAGGAATCCCAACGCTATGTCAACTACGCCAACAAGGGAATCAACGTTGTTGCTCCTCTCGCTGAACAGAAGTTCGCTGATGAAGCCACTGCAACCCGTGCGGCGCGCACTTGGATCGATGCAATGATCGATGCAGGAAACGCGTATCTCGATCTCATCGAAGATGGTGTCAAGCCTGAATCCGCGAGATCTGTCCTCCCGAATGCCTGTGCAACCACCATTGGTGTCACGATGACTTTCGGATCTCTCGAGCACTTCTTCAACAAACGTTTGGCATCCGATGCGCAATTCGAGATTCGTGACATGGCTGCCAACATGTTGAAGATCCTCATCGATGGAGGTCATCCGATTCTGTACAATATCAATCCTTACAGCATCATTCGTTGGGCGAAGTGGATGGTTGAACAGAAACAGAAGTTCGGCATCGAATACTGGACTGGTGTGATCGAGAAATGGAAAGACATCATCGTTCAGACCAAGAAAGCACACGAAGCAGAGGCAAAGCGTCAGGCGGAACTTGCAGCGAAAGCGCAGGAACTCGCTAACTCCAAGAAGGAAGAAGACGCCAAGCCTGCTGAAGAAGTCAAAGAAGAAAAGTAACCACCCTCATCCCTCATAGGTGATCGTACGGAGGATAGTCCTCCGTACGATCGCCATTTTATGCACATAACATTCAACCACAAGGAGATTGTACTATGGCAAAGAAACTTATCAACGTCACAGCGAAGATGGGTCGTCTCATTCCTGTTCAGAATCTGAACAAGAAATGGAATGAAGGGGAGACTTACAACAGCGTCAAGATCGAGAATGATGATGGAAAGACGGAGCGTTGTCTCCTGCTCACCAAGAGCGAGATCAACAGATGCAAGTTTGTCACCACATCAGAACTCCCGAAATTCACCTTCTTCTCCGATGACAATGTTGAGACGAAGAAACCCAATGGTGAAAAGATGTTCGATCAGATGAAGTCTGGTCGTCTCTATGTCACCAAGATCGAGAGCAACAAACTCCGTGGATCGATCACTTCATACCTGCTCGCCCTCGACATCTATGAGAACAAGAAGTTCGAAAAGATCGTCATTCGTATTCCGATGTCCGTTATCAAACGTGCGACCGCACGTGCACAGCGGAATCCTGAAGATATCGCCACAGTTGGTTGGTTCCACGATCTGCTCGACTAACATACAAAGGAGAGTGACTCAATGCTCACTTACAAATCATTGACACCGGATATTGAGAATCAAGTCCTTGTGTCAATTTCAGGAGGTGGCGTTGCGATGGTTGAGACAGCAACTGGTGTCTTGAAAGCCATCAATGAACGCTACGGAAAAATCATCACCAACATGTGTGGTGGTTCTGCTGGAGGACTTGTCTCATCCATTTACATGTCATGGGGTCAAGATCCACAGAGAATGATCGATCTCATCCACAACACCTCGATCGATGACTGGTTCAAACTTTGTCCGTTCCAAGCATTCAAATCTGTGTTTGGATTGTCCAACTATGTCATGGACAATACAGCACTGTATGAGTTCTTGAAGAAGGAACTCACGATTGCTGCATAT